TTTAAAATCTTTGATAGCACCCTTAGCAATTAGATTGTTTACTTTTTCCACAAGTCGATCTATAAGAACAGGTTTTACACCAAAGTTTGTGTTAATGTTAAGTTCTAAGTTAGGCAACGGATTCTGTTCTAAGTCATCTAGCAATCGCCATGTTGATTGTTGCAACAACGGTTCGCCGCCTGTGATGCGCAGAATCGTTAATGTCTTTCGAACTTCTGGCCACCAGCGCCACCATGCTTCTACATAAGGATTGGTTTCTTCTTCATAGATTTGAAACCAATCGATGTCGTTGCGATGATTTTTGACCATGGCATAAGGACCGTGGTCTTTGATTTCTTTATAATAACTGCTAGAATGTTTAGGATGACAATACCCGCATTTAAAATTGCATTCATTGCCAAATGAAATTTCTATATATTGTGGATTAATATTTTGATCCCAATCACCTTCTTTAATCTGTTGAAATCTTTGAGGTGTATATATTGTCGAATTACGTTCTTTACGATCACTGATATAATCTTCGCCTAATGCTTCAATATTCCAACAATAATTGCAACCGCTAGGTTTTTCGCCATTAAGCATTTCTAAACGTTCATGTTTCTTTTGAGTGGTATTATGTAAAGCACTAGCATCAACAATAATTTCGTCTAGGGGAATCTTGTGAGGAGCAGGATGATAACAACTATGTGTTTCACCTGTTTGAAGATAAATGGTTGTATGATGCCATTTAGCCATACAGAAAGTAGGCGAGATTTTGTTCATTATGGGAATAAACTTTTGTATTCTAGCCTTATCGTTCACTCATTCGTTCCTTAATTTTATTAAATTCAGATTCTAACCAATCAAAGTCGTTAATTAATTTTAACCCTTCGGGATTATTTTTATTTTTTTCACCGTAATATTTTCCTCTCAATGCTCCGAGGTGAGAATAAAATCCATATGGTATAGATTCATCTAAAGAACACCATGCCTCTAATCTCTGTTGAGTTTCTGCATCTTCTTGTCTGTCTATGGTTCTACTTGCCAATTTGCAACATTCTCTAAAAGCACTTTTCCAAGTATTGAATGGGTCAGTATTAAATGCTGTAATATTACTAATTTCTAGCATAATTTTAAACCATTGGCTAATACTTGTTGTCATATCCGTTTTTGTTACATCCATATTTTGTGTCAACATCTTGGGTAATAATTTTACACCGCCGTATCCGTATTCTAATCCGTTAACCGGATTACGACTACGCCAAACATGAACACATTCCAAATCTTCTTTGGGTACTACATAATCAAAATTAAAGGTATCTAAAATCTCAGCATCACCATCAACTACCCAGAACATTTTAGTAAAAGACTTTTTGGCAGCTGCAATATGTGCTTGGTGTATGCCTTTAACTCCATGTACACGCTGCGCTTGAGGAAACCTTGCTTTTAATTTTGCAAAGTTTTTGTCTGCATTAGATTCTTGATAGCTAATAAAAATTATATCGTACATTGTTGATAATAAGTTGCATTTAATCTAATAGTCTCATCATAAAGATCTATAGTATACTTGCTTTGTTGAGGAGTTAAAAAAGGCCAATCTAATCCTAGATTATATTTTATTTTGTCTCCTAGTTTTTGAATTTCTAGATCAATATCGGTAATAACTGATACTTCTCGAGAATATAAATCTCGTAATATTTCAAAATCTCGAACCTGTACATAGTCCCAGTCTGTGCAGTTAGCCATCCATGTTCCCATTCTAGCACCAAGAATAGCATACTTACCGTTTTCCTCATGAGCACCAACTGTTGACCACATGCGTAATCTATGAACGTTATGCCACCAAATGCGTTCTTTAATTTCTTGGGGTGCAACACGGACTCCGTCAAGTAAGGTCATTTTTACCCCTTCACGAAATCCTGCTCTCCATGCTTGAAATGGTGATCCGGTAATAATACTTTCGCTATAGACTCGTGGAAAATTACGATATCCGTCTTCCCAACAAAAATCTACTTGGCCTCGCTCAGTGTCTGAGTTTTCATGTGTTCGCATGTTAAGCACGAAATCACGTTTCCAAATTTTTAATCCGCCGTTGCCGTAGCGTAATCCATTAATACTATTACGTCCGCACCAACCGTAGACCTGTATTTTAGGATCTGTCATATCAAGATCTAAATCAAAAAATTTAGGATCTACAATATTATCTGCGTCAACAGTAATAAACCATTCTGTTTCTGCTAGTTCGGCTGCAGCTTTGTGTGCATGATCTGAACCTTTAACTCCGTGAACTCGTTTAGCCCAAGGCACCTTGTTGCACAGATCAGCATAATGCAAATCTGCATTAGGTTCGTCGTAGCTTAAAAAAACAATGTCGAATTCAATAATTTTCATTTGTATGCTATCACATAATTTTTAAATAATCGTCTAGTGTAAACACTAAATTGTTTACAATTAATATTTTTAAACGTTTTTGATTTACCAATTAGATCCTTTATTTTAACAGAAATTGTTTCAAAAAGCACGTTAGGATCATTATAGTCAGTAATAAAAAAATTCATTTCAGTATCACCGTCCCACAAAATTCGACGTTCCTTAACAGGAACTACAGGAACTTTAGTCCCACCAAATTCTGTTGATAACTCAATTTTTAAACTTTTATTTTTTGAATTATAAGTTATATAGATATCTGGTGGAGTATCGTCTGCATATTCTATTGAAATAATTCTATGCAAAACATTATCAATTTTAAAGACAGATTTAATTTCTGCTACTTCTAAAGTATTTGAGTTAATATCGATAACACACGAACTTATTTTAACTTCTCCTGAAATAATAGATTCGGCTGTTTCTTTGTCAACGGGAACTTTATATTTTTCGTTAATAAATGCATGTGACGGTCCAACACTTAGGACTGTTCCTGTTTGAGGATCAAATACTGCCACATACTCAACCGGCGCTGGCTTCCAATTGAGATACCACTGGTCGAAGTCTACGATTTTTTCCATACGATATCCTCAAGTATGCTAATCATTTCTGTGTTAATTTTATCTTTTTCAACATAATGCACAATGTCTAGCTGTTGATAATTTCCTAATTTAAGTTCGGCTTTTTTATTAAGATAAAATCCAATATGGTCTGACCATAGGTCTGCAGGCCATGGCCAGTTCTGTATCATAGGTTTCATATGCACTACTCGTGGAAACTCTAAAGGATAGGCGATTTGATCTTGAATATCTAAAATTTTTGCTGACAGTGCAAATGCTTCGTCAGTTCCTAAAATTTTAGGCTTGTGTTCACTTAAAAATGTATTGGTAAACTCTATAGGATTTTTTATAATCTGACGGCCAAGCTCAAAAAAATCTCGAGCTAGGTCACTGTCTTTTTTAAAGAAAGTATAAAAACTATAAAGATTAGGTAAATTATTTTTTACAAATGCTTTTCGATAATACGAATTGTCAATTAGTTCTCCTCGATAGGTATAACTTTTATTTGCTACATATAATTCACAATTTTCTAAAAAGTAATCGATCCAGTGACTGTAATCTCTCATAAACAACATATCTACATCAAGACATACTGTAGCATCAAAAGGAGACAATTGATCCATCCAAGATCTACCGTCCCAAAATGTTTCTTGGTCCCATTCGATTACATGATCAAAAACCCAAGAGCTTTTTAACCGATTAACTTTTTCTTTATTATCGATGACTAATGCTATTTGATCGTAGCCCGGTTTCTGAGTATTTTTAATGCTGATAGCCAAAGCATAGGCCAAGTTTAAATAGTCAACTGTGTCGTGTTCTGAAACTACTAGTAAATATCCAAAGCTCATAATAATTCCAGTAGTGACTCTTTATTTCTAATAATACTTTGTTTATTCATTACATGTATGTCTGTATTAGAAATCGCTGCTGCACAAAAATTTGCATCGCATCTTGGACTAATCAATACTGTTAATTTTTTATCAGCCAAATAAAGAATATCTTTATCAAGTAGCGTTAGCACTGGTGGCAGATCTTCTGTGTTATTTTGTTCAAACCCGTTTAAAATATGTTTTGCTATGCTAAATGCAATATCATTTCTAAATTGTTTACTGTCAAATCGATAGGTATCTGCGTAATACTGATAGTTATCTTTAATATGTTTTACTAAATCAAAAAATATTTGTGTTTTTGCATTTTTAGTAAACATAACAGTAGTAGCCCAATATAATTTTATTCCTACATCGGAAATATATCGGTCATGATATCCTACTCTATTGTTGTCGTAAATATCGTTTAGTGATTCACCAATCATCAAATCGCTGTCAACATTCCAGTATTCGGCCAGTCTGTTTGAAAAAATTAAAAAATCACTGTCAATAAGCAAAGTTCTATTATAAGGAGTTAAATCCCAAGCAGACGATCTATTGGAATTAATAAAAGGCACCACAAGACTATCAGTACCGTCGTACAATCTTCTACTGTTGTTTGTCTGTGGTTTTTCAACAATTATAATGTGTTCAAATACCTCGCTAGCGATATCATATATTTGAGAATTTTTCATCCAGTCAACAGTAAACTTATCTGTAACTAAGGAAACAGAAACTTTTAGATGTTTTTTAGCTAACCCACCAGAAATTACAGACATTAAAGCGTAATCAACTGACCGACTGTTGTGAGCGTAAATTAATATACCTTGAGTCATTGTTCTAATAACTTTTCAACTGATCTACTTTTTTTCAACAACTGATATGATTCAAAATACTCATAAGTTGACTCAAAGTATCTAGAAAATATTTCATCTCTAAATGTTTCTAGGTCATCTATTAAGATTGGGTTTTCGTTTGAATCTAAAATTACCGCTCCTGTTGTGCGGCCTTTGGTACATAAGATTTCTACAAAAGTTAATAGATTTTTATCGATGTGAAAAAATCCACCATTATAACCATAGGTTAATTTGGCTTCAATTTTTTCTTTGAGCATTCGACGCTGTATTGAAAACGTCTGTTGATAGTTGGCAAACTCTAGAGCTTTTTTTAGTTGCTCGTGCATGTTTTCTCCTTAATTATCTGCGCAGTTTATTTAGCGGCTGATAAATCTAGAGAAAAATTATTATCCTAATGGGCCAAAAGTAATTGTAGGTTGTGTTACAGTAAAACTGCCAAGGGGGGCAGGAACCAATACTCCGGTAGCAAAGACTAATGAAACTGCTATAGAAAAAGTTCCATCTACTTTATCATCTGGGGGGAAATCTGCAGGAGTTGCTGTTTGAACTCCTCCACCAGCGGTACCGATTCCTACTGGTGTTCCTTGAGGGAAGGCAACTGAGCCTGGAACAATTCCCGGATCTACATAGTTGTCATTAAGCAGCACACGAAATTGACTGTTAGCTGCTGCACCGCTAGAATTATCTGCAGTATCAGTGACTCTAGCTTGTAAATTATATGTGTTTGACCCGTATGGGCTTGATCCTGCAAGAGTGTAGTACGTTTGAAACGAATTAGTTAGTCTGTACCAGTTTTGCCCATTCATAGGACTGGTTCCTGTGCCGGGATTATTAGCGCCAAAACTCTGTGTACCGGCACTGTTTAAGATAGTAGTCCATTGAGTATTTTGTGTTGTACCAAGACTTCCTCCCGATCTTGAAGTGGCAATACGAATCTGTCCACCACTGTTAAAAAAGAATCGAGCAGCATTAGCAGATGGCCATTGTACATCTATAGTACATGAGATACTACTATTCCAAAAATCTGTTCCAACACCTGTCCAAGTTCTTGACCTAGGACTACTAGAAGGAATCGATATTGCCGATTGCCCGGCTCCCACATTAAATCTATTTGTAATTAAAGTATTAGCCAGTGCATCGTATGTGGTCACCGGAGCATCAATTGCACTAAATCTTACTGTATTTCCTACTGCAACTGCAACCGTAGAAGGTGCAGATCCTGCCTGATGTACCCAAGCATTGATAATGTCAAATCGTAAATTAGCGTATTCATTAACAGTAACTCGCGATCCCTCCGCTACTGCGGTGCTGTTAAGAGGCTGGCCGTAGCCAGAATTTCCCGAACCAGTACCGAGCACACCGATTACCTTGTTTCTAATATTATTATATTCAGCTTGCGTGATTATGTCGTTTACAGGCATTTTTATCTTATGTTAGTGTGTATATTTAAATTGTTAGCTGGCTGTAATAACAGAAAGTGAGTATGAAGAAGGCCCATTTATAGAAAATGTTCCGGAAGGAAAAAGTATTCCTGCTGCTTTTAATTCTTCTACCGATATGGTTATTGTACCGTCTACCCTATCTATAGTATCTGGCACATCGTATGGGGCTCTAAGACTGTTTCCTGGATCGGTGTACCCGTCTATAAGTGTTACTCTTAGTGTCAATACTGTTGCTGTGCCTGCAGAATTATTTGCAACATTGCAACGTGCTTCTAATCTATAGTTGTTTGCAGAATAAGGCGTAGATAAAGAGCTTTGATAGAATGTTTGAAACGAGTCAGTTAACGTATAATAATTTACAAGAGGATCGGTATCTGCACCAAACGATCGAACACCCACTGAGTTTAAAAAGTTAAACCAAGCGTTATATTGTGCTGTGCCGCTTCCGCCGCTAACTGCGGTTATAAATCTAATTTTACCGCCGCTATTAAAAAAATATCTACCTTGGTCTGCGGTACTAAAAGTCACAGTTAGTGTAAACTGTGCTGACGAGTTCCAAACTCCTGTATAGCTAGCAGATCCTTTTGATGCGACTACAGACTGGCTGGCCGCCACTTGAAATCTATTATTAGTAGCTGTGTCTAATAATGTGTTATAGTTAGAGTTTGGTTGGCCTGCTCCAAACTCAATTACGTCTCCAACATTGACTGTTGCAATATTTGGCAATTCTCCAGTTTGGTGATAGAGAATATTAATAATATCAGTCTTTAGTAAATCCCATTGTGCTCGAGTAATCTGATTACCGGTAAACACATCTGACGATACCACACTTTGGTTGTATCCTCTAGTACCGGCTCCTGGTCCTAATAAAGACTCAGCTTTATTTTGTATTGTAACGAACCCTGCGGCTGTTATATTTGATCCTGTGGTCATATTACAACACCAATGCTTCTATAACTTTAACACCTGTATCATTATTCGACTCTAAGGCTACTGCAAATACAGCATTTGAATCAGATAAACATGCAATTGCAGTACCGTTATCTCCAGCAATTAACATATCGCCTTTATTTACTGTTCCTGTAACTTTAACTGGTACACGACCTTTTAGTGCAATATAAGTTCCGCCTTCTAACTCACTGTTCATCATATATGCTGGATTAGCTGAAACTACTCCGATTGCACGTTTACCAATTGTGCAGGCAGTAACTTCTGCATCGCCACCTATAACTACAACTGTGCCAGTTTCGTATTCTTGATCTGCAAGATATTTTTCTGCTAGATCGGCATACCGAGCTGCGGTTGCTGTACCATTGAATATGTTTGCTGTAATGTTAGCACTTGCATCTCGAGCAGCAATACTGTATGGTGTTGCTAGTAATTTTGCAGTTCTGTACTGTGTGCTAACTGTAGAACCAGACCATGTTGGATCAACCACTGTGTTTGCTGCGTCGATAAATGTTTTGTCTGTTTTTTCTACAGTTCCTATAAACTGATTAGCATAGATATTACCTGCAGTATCTCTTACAGGAATAGTTGCTATTCCGTCGCCGACAACAGATACTGAAGGATTTAGATCGTTTAATTTACTTGAATTAGTAGCAGATGCTGCAGAGCCAGTAACAGATCCAACTAATGTGCCAACAAGATTTGCTCCTGGATAACCAATTTGTTTAGTAGTACCATTAATTATAATTTGATTATCCGATGCTAAAACATTACCTACATGAACACCCGTTGTGTTTCCTGTAAGATTTCCAACAACATTACCTGTAATTGTTGAGGCAAACACATTACTCCATCTTAACAACGGAGTACCTAAAGAATATACACTATCATTTCCTGGAACTGCACCCGTTGATTGAACAACTAACACTTCGCGTTCATCGGTTGATTCAGTGACTGTTATTTTAAATGTTATAGAATTTCCTAAGCGATTCTCAATAATAACTTCGTCACCATTTTCAACACGTACTCGTAAGTCGTTGCCATCACCAACGGTAAATCCTGCATCACTAAAACCAACCTCTCCAGGAAACGCACTGTCGCCTGTTCTAATATATTCGTCAGCATTAAATCCGCCCAATTTAGCAGCATTACTTGCAGTACCCCACATCACATAGTCATCGGTAGAAATACCGGTTTGACTTTTAGCAAGAGTAAATCCTTTCTTAATTACTGAAAAATCTTCAATTGGATTTTGACTGTTATCAAGGGTAAATGCTGTCTTACTGTAAATACCAATTATTTTGTCGTCGGCAAAAACCTGTAGGATAGTATGTGGGCCTATTGATGTTAATGCTGTACCTTTAACCACGGCAGCTACAATTGTAGATGCTCCAAGTTCAGGACTAGACTCTGGACCAACTAATGTAAACTCAGTTCCCGTGTAAGCATATAACTGCTTGGCACTGTTGTCCCACCAAAAGTCTCCTGTGGTCAACCCGCTAGGTGCAGTTGGACTAACCTCGGCTCCGCCTGCTAATTTCCATTTTACGCCGTCGTAAAATTTTAATTTTTTGTTAGCAGAATCAAACCAAATTTGTCCTGTAACCTGTTTAGGTGGTGCTGTAGTATTGGCGAAATTTTCCATTAGATGCAGGAAATTTTCGTTTTGTACTTCTCCGTACCCGGCATAGTTTTTACCTACAAACCGTAAGTCTGAAGAAGTATCAATAGTACCGTCTTCTACTGATACAAAAAATTGCCCGTTAAATTTATCTACTTGATATGCCATGTTTTATGCTCCACCCATTGCTTATATTTATTCGCTTATACTATACGAGCAGCGGCTGCCTGCCTCTGCTGTTCTAATTCTAGATACTGTGCGTCTGTTAAACTTGTTGGTACATTCAGTGCTTTTTGACGCATATGCCTTAGAATTTTCCAATCTGTACTGTTTAAAAATTCTCTTTCAATTCCGTTTAATCGATATTGTTCTTTTTCTGCTAAAACAGCAGAATCAACTGCTACTACAGTTCTAGATGCAACATCAAATCTATGAGTTTGATCTAGTATCTGTTGATGCTGTGAATCTGTAATAGTCGTTACTAATACTGTTGAAGGTACTGCAGGTTCATAACTTTGTATACCTGTAACCTGATTATTTTCTATACAAACATAATACATTTTTTAGCCTCCCCAGACTACAAGATAATTTGCTGCTGGTGTTGAACGTTGTTCTGTATTTTGCACATAAACTCTAATTCTGTCAGCTAGATACGAATATGTACAAACTAGTGAATCGTTTCCGTCTACTCCTCCAGCATAATGTATCTGATTAATTGACGGAATAAATGCTATTAGATTCCCCATCGTTTTGCCAACGGGCGGAAATACATCAAAAAAGTTTGCACCAAAATTCCAGGAACCCACTTGGTTAGTAAAGCCAGCAGTACTGGCAGAAGCTCCCGAAATAATTTGAAATTGTGGTAATCTACTATCAACATATTGTTTTGGAGTAGCGTGTAGCGGCGATATCGGATTGCCGTTTAAAGTTAAGAACCCCGACATCGAGTCGCCAGCTTTTGCTACTTTATTTGGATCTGTGGCTGTAATTGTTATATCTGCAGTGCCATTAAACGATACACCATTAATAGTTCTAGCTGTTTGCAACCTACTTGCTGTGCCGGCATTGCCAGAAACTGTACCTGTAACATTACCTATTAAATTAGCTGTAATTGTGCCTGCGGCAAAATTTCCGCTAGTATCACGTGCTACAACTTTACTGGCTGTATTGGTCGATGTTGCATCTACCGCAATAGTTGCGCCAATTACTCCATCATAACTATCAAGAGCTCCTTCGGTTGTAGTATTAACTAATGTTAAAAACGATCCCTTAGTTAAGGGTTCTCTACTTGACGGTACCCAACTTAGGCCTCCGGCCTGTGCAGTAAGTACAGTACCTGCTGCTCCAAGTCCCAACATGGCTGTTGTGCCGGCTGCAGTTTGATAAGGTATGGCACCTAGGCCGCCGCCAGCTAGATTAATTGCTGTTGTAGCTAAAGTAGCTGTGTCGGCGTTTCCAAACAAATTGTTTGCATAAATGTTGTTAAACTTGTATCCAGGTATACCGAGATTGGTTGTATTGTCGCCTATAATTGCAGGAGCACTTGGTCCTCCTAGAGATAAAGAAGTAGTCGAATCAACAAACGACACGTCAGGCCCCGATATTCCCATATCAAAATTTAAAGTTCCGGAAGTGGATCTTAGAGTAGGTCTAGCCGACTCTACTAAAAATTTTAGAGTTCCTGCAGATCCTATAGATATACCGGCGTCGGCTACCGCTAATGAGTTTAATGTGCCTAGCGATACTAAACTCGATTGTGTAACTGTAGAGTTTAATGTATTTCCTGTAAGAGTCGCTGCGGCGGCAGGTACTGTAATGTTGGCTGTTCCGTCAAAAATTACTCCGTTAATCTGTCTTGGAGTTGCCAGTTGAGTTGCGGAGTTGGCATTGCCAGTTAGTGTAGCCCCAACAAATACAGTAGCTTCTACCGTATCAAACCTACTGGTACCTGAGGTAGCTGTAACATTGCCTGTAACATTGCCTACAAGATCAGCGGTGATTGTGCCGGCAGCAAATCCCCCAGTACTATTTCTTGCTACTACTTTTCCTATTTGATTAGCAGAGGTTGCATCTACTGACCAGGTTGTTGACGAGCTTCCATCAAAATCAGAACCTAAAATATAGGTACCTTTGATTAATCTATTTGTAGTTGATGCGGTAACTGTTATGTCTGACAATCCATTAAAAGGTACACCATTGATTAATCTTGCACTAGACAATCTGTCTGCACTGCTGGCATTACCTATTAGGTTTCCTTCGATTGCAGTTCCTATAGCTAAATTTATACCTCTAATTAACGTGGCAGCAAATCCTGGAATAATCTCATTGTTTCTTAAAGTAAATGCTTCTCCGGTTGTAATAGCAATTACAACATCGTCTATTTCAAACAATATAACAGCGTGTGGAGCACCGGCTAAATCAAATACTACTTTAGAACGAGCTCGAGTAACTCCAAATCCTGCTGCAGCTTCAGGGCCGACTAATCCCCACTCTGTACCGTTGTAAATTTTTAACTGGTCTGAGTTAGAGTCCAACCACAAAGAGCCAGCATTAGGATCAAGAGGTGCTGTTTCGCTTATTTTTACACCTATAGGATTCCAGTTGGCACCATCATAAATATTGGCCAATCTTGTATCTGTATCAAACCAAATTTGACCAGTAAGTGGTCGCTGTGGTGGATCATTATTAGCAAAATTTTCTAACAGGTAAACAAAGTTTTCATTTTGTGTTTCACCGTAGCCAACATAATTTCTACCTACAAGGCCTATGCTGGTGGAGGTATCTATAGTTCCATCTTCTAAAACTATTAACTGCTCTCCGTTAAATTTATTAATTATATAGGCCATTTATGCCGCTCCTGATTTTATTATGCTGGTAACAGTGTATCTGATGTGTGTACCCATACACCTTCTCCAGGTGTTATACCTGCACTTAAAGTAAACAATTTGATAATTCTTGATGTTGATATAGATGCTGCAGCAATATTTGCTGGGGGGAAACTAATATTTGTTAGAGCATTTGACGAAGCACCAGTCAAATGATCTGTAATAAATGCTGCGGTTGATACATCCGGAGGCAATGCATTGATATCTAAACTAGTAGATGATGCACTGACTAATGTACATAAAATTCTTGCCACTGTGCCAATTCTGTATTCAGAAGGAGGATGAAGAATATTTAAAACATTAGTTATGATGTAAGAATTAGGTTTTCCATCTGTTAGATCCATACTAAATCCTATAGATCTCGATTCAATAGTTCTATCAACATATTCCTTGGTAGCAGCATCTTGAAGATCAGTTGGATCAGCCATGCCCGTAATCTTAGGACTACCTATTAATGCTACATTTCCCGTACCGTCCGGAGCTAATTCTAAATTTAAATTATCTTTGACTGTTGAAATACGATTATCCTCTAATCGCATTTCTACGTTTGGTTCTACAGGATCGGGTGGCGCTCCACTAGGACCGATGTCTAGGGCTTTTTGTGCTCCAAAAGTCACAACACCGGGAATCGCTGTGATTGCATTGCCTAATCTATATTCCCCAGTAAAAGGCAATATAGGTTGGATCACTGGAGAATTACCAATTAAAAATGATTTTTCTTGTGCAAGATTGATATCTTCTGAGATGTCTAACCAATTATTAGCATTTGAATAAACAATAGTCTTGTCTGTAGTTCCCTTGATAGTTATTCCTGCACCGTCAGCAGAACTATTGGTAGGACTGGCTACGTTAGCAATTACTATGTTTTTATCTTCTACAGTTAAGTTAGTTGTGTTGATAGTTGTGGTAGTGCCTTCTACAGTAAGATCTCCAGTGACTACTAGATTTCCGCCAACTGCGACTCGGCTGTTTGTAAATCCTGGATATAGTCTAATTTCTCTAGAAGCAGAGTCAACAACTATTGCATCTTCTTGATTAATACCTTTTCTAACGTTAAGAATTAAATTTTTGTCTGTGGCTGCATTTGAAATAAAAATATCGCCAGTAGTCACATATAGATTCATTTGTCCAGCAGATCCAACAACTAACCCTAGATCTGTACTGATACGTATTTGACCGTTAATAATATTAGAGGTATCGGTTCTTACATAGGTAGTAGCTGATGCGCCGCCTAGCTGTTCGGAATTTGTACAAGTTACATTAAATTTTATGCCAGCTAAATTACCAGCGTTAAATCCAGGCTGAATATTTCCGGTGAATCCAATTATTTCTATTTTAGGTGTAAAACTATCTTTGGCAAATATCCCTAGCAGTATTCCATTATTATAAAGATATGTTATTACTCGTGTTTGATTTAGATTATCAAGAATACTAGCAACTTTTAAACCACTAAGTCCTTGAGTCTGTGAATATGCAGGAGCCAGTAATACTGGATCTGTTCCGTCAAAGAAATATAATTGTGCTCCAACATCGTCCCACCATAAGTCACCAATAGATAAAGTTTCTGGCTGTGTACTAGATATTGTAGCAGAACTGACTGGGATAAAATCTGATCCGTTATAAACTTTTAATTTATTCTCTGCGGTGTCAAACCATATTTGACCTCTAAGAGGATAGGTTGGTGCCAGTGTGCTTGAAAAATTTTCTAACAGCTTAATAAAATTTTCGTTCAGTGATTCGCCAAACCCGCTATAATTTTTACCGATCAAAGTAAGATCAGTGGATAAGGTGTCAACTTGGCCGTCTGCTACCGTTGAAATTATTGTACCGTCTGTTTTGTTAATCTGATATGCCATTGTTTATCTCTAATTAAAATGCTGGTGGTCCAGATCTAATAATATAATTGATTGTTAGATAAGGGTTCATTAATCCTATAGGTGTACCTAGAGTAGTTCCTGCTGGTTTTTTAACACCTCCAGAATCTTTTAGATACTGTGCCTGTCCTGGAGCAGTTGGGCCTAGCCCAGTAGTAGCATCAGGATCAATAGTTGTTGTTACTGCAACTGCAGAATATTCTTGTCTTGCTGATTGTAAGGAATGACTGTGTTCTGGTAGGTTAGATAAAGTAAGATTTGTAGAACTCGATCCCGCTGATTGTCCAAGTATCTGAGCTTTGGTATCCGGAACTCGGCCAGCTGTGCCTCCACCTGCATCAATAAATCCTCCAACCGATATCGGAATAGTTCCTGCATTATCCATGTTATCTTTGCCTAAAGCAAATCTGCCTCTAAGGTCAGGCAGTCTATAAGTGTTAACACCTTGTAAGACTGCTGTTCCATTGTAGGTATTACCTATTACGTCAAATAAATCAGAAAATTTTGATTTTTCTACTTCAGAGCCGTCGCAGAATAAAAAACCAAAAGGTGCAGTAGCTCCGGCATAAGGAATTATACCCCCAATAGGAATGCCTAAATCTCCCACAAACGTGTCTCGAGTTTGTTTAAACAATCCAGAACTTGCTGCAGATGCTGCACTAGCTCTATATGTTAATACAAAATCATTTTTTCGTGATATTCTAGGAAACGGTTCCGATTTACTTTGAATAATATCCGAAGTTAATGTTGTATTAAATGTTTTTGTATAGCTGCCAACCTGTCCGTCGAACTGTATTGGAGGCGAAACTATATCTCCTGTAATTTGAAAAGTAGTAACGTCCTTTAAACTAGTTGCTGTATTAGAGTTTCCGCTGATGTTTCCTTCGAGAACACCTGTAATAGTTTCTGCAACAATAGTCTTAGCAATAACTCTATTCCATCGTTTAAGTCCAGTACCTAAATCGTAAAGGTCGGTTGTTTTAGGTTGTACCACATTAGTCTGTAATACTCCAGTGATATCAACCCCATCACCCACTATTAAATTTTTAGTAATTGCTACACCGCCAGCTGTTCTAATAGAACCGTTATTTAGGTTTGTACTAGGTGTAGAGTTTGTTGCAATAATTGCGCCAGTTAATGTGAAGTTTCCGTCTACATCAAGTGCTTCACTAGGCAAGGCCTGATTAATACCCACAGTGTTTTCAACAACTCTAAGAATAGTAGCTGGTATTCCATTTCTATTTGTTTGAAGATCTATAGAACTACCAGAAGCACTGTTATAAATTTTTGCTGCTGTTGCTGAGGTTGAAAGATTAAACGTTCCGTCAACTCCAAGTACTATACCGGTATTGCTTCGTACGTTTATACCAAAGTCTGTGGTATTAACTACGTCGGTTCTTAAAAATTTACCAGCGGCAATTTCAATTCCGCCAATATTTAATGCATCGGCATTTTTTGCTGTGCCGTTTAACTTTGGAAGAAATCCACCAATAAATGTTTCAATTTCAGATGTAGTTGCAGGGCTAGCAATATTGATACCAGACCTAATAACGTCAAATCCGGAAATAACAACCTTAGGGGTAAAACTATCTTTACTAATAATAACTACAGGAATATCTCTAAGATAAAACGTAAGGATATATCTAGTAACGTTATCAGAGTCTGCAATTCCTTCAACTACGGGGCCATATCTTAACCCATCTACTGAACTTTCGCTAGGACCAACTAACAACCATCGTGTTCCAGTATAGATACGCAACTGTTGGTTTGTGGTGTCAACCCATAACTCGCCAACTTTGCTATCTGGTATGGCCGGTTCCGATGGACCTTTCTGTATTCCTGATGCAGCTTTCCAACTGGTATTGTCCCAGATTTGTAAAATGCCGTCAGTACTGTCGTACCAAAGTTGACCTTCTACTGGATTAACTGGTTCGTTAGCCGAAGCAAAATTTTCTAATAGTGCTAGAAAATTTTCAGCAATAATTTGTCCGTATCCTGTGACATTTCGTCCTGGAAATGTTAGGCTAGTGTCTGTGCTTGAGGTGTTGTCAAACACCGTGATTGGTGTTTTATTTTCTCTATCTGTAAAATTAACAATATATGGCATCTATTAAACCTCCGTGAAACCAGTTAAGCTCTGTACACGGATTGTGTAATCAATCTGCAGTAATCTGTTTAATGATTTTTGTACTGGGTGGAATACCACGTGAGTTAATAGCTTGCCGTCACCGTTGGGATTATAGCTTTTTAATCCAAGTTCATCAAACACAAAGTTGCCGTTCATGTCAACGCTGTTGTCAAATGCTTCTTGCTCCAGTGGCTCACCGTAGTCTAATAAACAGCTGATTAAAATATCACTGTAGGTCGCTCCACTAATATGTCGAACTTCCATTTTATTACGTATAGGATCTACGTTTTCTGTGGCATTTTGATCTACTATTTTTGTATAAGTTTGATTGTATAGGCTTGAATTAACACCTATAGTGTTTGGAGTAAGATAGGTAATAAGACCTGTAGGGTCAACTATAGTTCCGCCGCTGCCAAATACCATTTGATAGACTGTGCCTAATCCTTGATTACTCAAACTCTGTACCATAGCCACACTCATGTTTTCATAGTGAATGGCGTTGCGTTTATCGATGTAAACTTCTTTAGTTTCGGGGTCAAAAATCTTAATATGACCTTCAAAATGAAATCCGCCCGTTTCGTTTGGGCGAGTTTCTGGCTTTGTGTTTTGTTGATTTTCTGGCATTTTATTTTCTTCTAACTCCGTCATAGTGTATTTATTCAGGTATACTTGTGGTCTTCTCAGCTATGAATTTAGCTATAGGTGTGACATTTTCTAATAGAGTTACACCACTTGTAGCTGTTGCTGACCCTCTATCATACCATGTTTTTCCTACTCGTTTTACTATTGTTATTCTTGTCCCTGCAGGCAACGGTTCTGTTAAACGCAAGTATGCTGACACGCCATCTACTGAAAATTCTGCTTCACGTATTTCGTCTGCTGATGGGCTACTAGCTCCGTTATCTTCGACCCACACTGCAACAGGATCTTTACGCAGTCTGCGTCCAGCAGCAAACACTTCAATTTGATCACAAGCTCCATATTCTGCAGGAATGGTTGTGGTTGTCCAGGAATTTCTTGAGCCTATTGCAGGTATAAAATCTAATGGACCTACTAACAAAGTACTGCCGTCACTGACAAAATCTGTCCTTTCTTGCGTTTCGTTATAAGGTATTCGATCTTCGTAGCTAATATTAACTACTGATGTACCGATATCATAGGTTTCTCCTATAGCAGTACCCTGCGTACCTCTTCTTAGTTGTCCTAGTACATTGCCCTGCTTGACCAAATATTCAATTCTTTCTCCAGAAATGTAAACAATTCCAGGTTGATTTTTCTGCGGGAGCGGCACTGTTAAGGCAGAAGCATCATTTACTAAGATCGAAGTATCGTAATAATTAAGTGCTGCTGCTAACACAACTGTACCTTTAGAAAATCTGTTAAAATGGAAAATATTCAGCATATCTTTGTGAATTTCATAGGCGCTAGGCAATCTAAATATTTCGGCAGTAAATGTTATAGTTTTAATATCATCGGCAGTAGTCGACGGTACATTGAGATATATTACATTTCTTGGAACGGAAACATAGTATTCTTTGTCTTGAGTCAATCTTACACCGTTTTTATAAACCCATACATAGCTGTCTGAAATAGGAGGCCTTGACAGTTGATACTGCACTTTGCCTCCAGATTTTTGATCTGAAATAACATCAAAGGAAGGATATTCACCAAACCAAGTAATATCTATTTTTACATTATCAGACTCATTGTTGCTAGTCATTGGATAATCTGCAGAAATTATAAGATTGCTGCTGTTTACAGAATATTCTGCTCTAAAATCATTTTCAATCTTTATAATATCACCTACAGACAATCGACTTGGATAGATTGTAATTAGTTTAGTTGGGCCATCAAAAATATAATCAACTACAAACTGCTTTAGAATATTATTAATATATACCTTGACATTGCTAGGTAAAATTGTTCCACCTGATTCTAAAGGATCTAGGCCTAGTGTAAATGTATTATTATTTCCATTGTATGTAGAATAAGTAGTATCTGCTCCTTTGAGCACTTTACCGTCAACTTCAACTATCATAGAGTTTCTTGCCGAACCCCTAGACAACTCAACAAAATTATCTAACTCAAAACTTCTAGTGCTTCCCTCAAAGTATACAGTCTGTGTATTAACTTTAATAACTGCTAGTCCAGATGAATCTACGTCTGCAGCAGCTTCGAGGCAGATTATTTTTATTACATCGCCCTCGGCAGGGAAAAATCCAAATTCAACAAGTGTTTTACCTACAGCATCAATTACATCTGTGCTGTTTTTAAATCCTGCATCATAGAACTCTCCGTTTACTGTGACAAATATTGACGAGGTTGAGTCGTAGTTTGCATTAGTTAAGAATAACGTAGTTGTGCCATCGGCTATAAATTCTTGATAGTCAAGAATTCCAATTCCTCCAACCCCTATAGAAAGGATTTCTATAGTGGTATCGCCTGCAGGAGCTGTTTCAAATATAACTGTGTAGTTGTTTAAATCTAATTGGTAGTCTGTTCCTAGAATTTTTTTAATTTTATCTACATAAACAAAAACAGATTTATTTTCTATTACTCGTTGTCCAATATCATATACTGTGGTTGTTCCGTTGCCTTTATTAATTTTAGATTGCAACGGAGCAGAACCAGAAACAGTATTGTTATAGACTCTGATACTCACGCTTTCCATTACTTGTCCAGGAATATTTTCCTCTGGAGCAGGCACATGGTCTGGTTCGATAAACTTACCGCCGGTAATAGCTATTTCTTCTGCAGTAGTTCCAGTAGCCGTGACATAGGCTTGGTCAATAGCAGACAGTGAGCCGCCACTTATTCTGGTATCTAATAAATTTTCATCTGTGATAGTTACCGATCCGTCGCTTTCTATAGGGCGGAAGATTAAAATATCACCATCACTTGTACTAAAGTATATACCAATAGGCACAACTCTGTTAATTCCATCACCAACAAAAGTTGGCATTTGAGCATTTGGATTAGTTGCTACTGACGAATCCCAAGCATTGGTGTAGTTAGGATCGTCAATTCTAATTATTGTTATTCCGGCATCAGATCCAGTTGATACAACAACCGGAGCATTATCTGGTCCAAATGTGTCAATGTTCTGTGGCACGGCTGGAACTACTCGTTTTAGATAGATATTGATCTGTTGACCAACCGCGGGCACATAAGGTAATGTTACATCAGTGGTACTACCATCACAAACATGGTAATAATCAGAACTGGCTTCTACACTGTCCCAGTTATCCGTGAACCATGGTAAGGCATCCCAGCCGCCTGTTACATCAAAGGTTGTGCCTTGGATCTGCACTCCTCCAAAGTCAATTCCTGTCATTAATTGATTAAGTTCTTTACCAGCCATTCCCGAACCAGGATTATAAAATCTATCTATTCTATTAACAGCATTTAATAAATCAGTATTCTTTTCGTAGACTATATCTATAACATCGCCTGCTAGTGGGGTTTGAATAAATCTTATTTTTCCTTTAAGAAGAGTGTACCCGTCTGCTGAGGAATAATACAAACTAACAGTGTAATCACCACCTAATACTACTTGACCATTTTTCAATATAGAAATTTTAGTCTTATCTCTAGTAGGAGCATAATTTAGATCAAATATAGCAGTTAATCCAGAAGCAACAAAAGTCTGAGACTGTTCATAATTTACATAATCTCCTGTTTTAGAAGTTCTGTCAAATTTAACAGTTAAATTAAATGTCCTTGCTTTAGAATTTTTTAATATTGCAACTGCTCGAGCTTGTGTTGATGTAGAAGGATTTCCTCCAACTAAAGTTATTGTTGGAGCACGGGTGTAGCCTGTACCTTCTGTTAAAACAACAATTCCACTAACTCTGCCGTTGTTGACAAACGCACGAGCGGTAGCCCCTGTGCCGTCGCCTTCTATTAGTACTTTAGGAGGAGTTCTGTAGTCTGTGCCGCCAACTGACACTTCAATTGCGCTAACAGAATAACCGTTATTATCCAGCCACCATTTCCAAGGATAGGATTGTATTAATTCATTAGATTCATTAACCGGCGATACTTTACCTTCTAATATATTGTATGCTGGGGGTAAATCAAAATCTGCTACGGCAGAACCATAAGATTCTATATTGTTATATCGACTTGTATATTCTCGAACTGTGGTTCTAAAAGGTTTTACCTCATTGATATAATCTTGATAACTTTCAAGATTGTCGTTTTTATAGTTTGATTTTTGCTCCAACGGACCTACATTATGTGTAGCATTTAAAAAACTAGTTTTAAATACCCAATCGACATACTGCTGTTCAGCCAGAACATATCTTATGCTAGAGAAAAACAGTTTATTCCATTCAACTGCATGGTCTCCTATAAAGAAGTCTTCTTTCATTGCTCGAAGAATATTTCTTAATTCTTTAGAATTTTCAATGTCATAAGTAGCATTGTCAAAACTCTGTGTGTTATCGAATCCTATACCATACACTCTGGTGTCATAGATAGAAGCATCTAATTCTATAGTTCCATCTTTTCTACCTACCATTGCATAACGATCTATAAAAGTGTCTCCAATGTCAGAGATTTTTTCAAATACTGCCCAACCACCCGAAGTATATTCTTTGATTTTAATTAGGTCGCCAACTAACACTGTGTACTCAGATTCTTGATAGATGCTTAATAGTTCTCTAGTAATTCTAGTGTTTTCACTGTATCCTGATTTCCACCAATCAATGTATGACCAATATTTTGTAGTATCAAATGCCTGAGACTGACTACGGAAGAAGGTTCGACGAATGTCATCCCAAGAATAAATGCTCCAGAAATTATCAATGGTTGAATCATTTCTAACCAGCACTGCAAAGTATCTTACAATTATATTTAGGATATTATATTTCTTACCTCTAGCCGTAACTGTGACTGAAGATATTCTACCTTGATTATCTATAGTGACTTTGGCTTGAGCACCTATGCCGTCGCCCTCAATTACCACTGGGGGGACAGTTCTATATCCGAACCCAGGATCGATAATGTCGATAGTATCTAATTCTCCATTAACTATGTTGGCTTTTAGAACAGCTTGTTTAGTTCTAACTGTACCGACTGCCTGTAGGTCAATTTCATTATCTACTGTAACATCGTATAAATTTAATATCGGGTCTGGGAAGTTATCTACTAAATTTAGATTAGTAAAGTTGACTGTGTCAACGAACGGGTCTTTTCGTAAAATGTCGTTAATTCTAACGATTGCTAATTTTAGTGCAGACAATCTATCAACAAACATACCCTGACGTGGTCTAAAGCTAATTCCGTATTTTTGTTTAGCAGGCAGATTGGTGTCGGGGACGCGATTACCTTGTAGATCAGATCCTACTAGACTGTCAATCCATTTATTTTCTAATTTTTCTACGGGAAGACTATCTGCTACATCTTCAGTTAACAGTTGATATTCGCTGTGTATAGGATTTAATGGTTTTAAATCGTTTCTAAATTTAATGTTTAACAATGCAGTATCTGTAGAAATCGCTGACTGAAAGTTATAAGTAATAAACTTGTCTGTGTCGACCAGTGCAATAAATGCTATTCCGGTGCCCACAGGATTAGCTATAAGTAAGGCAACTTCAGCTGCTGATCGAATACGATCAGGCATGTTTGTAGGCACTACTGCTTTATTTTTAACCCAGTAATAATATACGGTTTCTGAAACAGCACCGGTAGTTGAATTAAAAAATTGTTTAATGCTGTATACGTCGTCATTAGGATAAAGAGGCTGTCCTGAAATGCCTAGCACTGTACCTTCATTGGTATCTGCTAGTGCAGCCCATTCGCTAGGCAATAACGGTGTGCCTACCCATTCATAGATATCAATACTAGCGCCTGCTGCTAGTGTGTTCCAATTTCCTTGTCTATAAGCAATGTCGCCTTGTTCTGCATACAACCACTTAGCAGTATTGGTATTCCACCACAGCTTGCCTACATTTTTTTCATACCAAGCGATAGGAGCATCAACTACAACTTCTTCTGTGCCTACGGTATATACCGCTGGGTCATACGGTGTTTTAAATTTAAGCTCTTGTTCTGCAATGTTAAGTATTTTTCCTTTGGCTGGATCTACATAGTCAACATCTTGTATCTTAATATTATTAACGTTGTCGTAGAGCTCAATGCTTCTGATCTTTCTTAGATCAGTAACAGGTTGTTGAGAACTCAGTGTGTTCCAGGATTCTGAATTTGGGTCTTTTACAAAAAGTCTTAGATTACCTATAAAATTGCCTTCATAAACTGTGGTATCGTCTGCACGAATTACTGGGGCTCGATAGAACGGAGATCCGACTGCTATATAGTCTCCTACACAATCTACACTAAATCCAAAAGCCTCGTCAGGCGAAAGCACTGCCTGTAATTTTTCAGTAATAAAGAATGTCTGTCCTTTTTTATCAAATACATATACTCCGCCTGTGAAGCCTTGCGGACTGGAGAAGAAAGTTCTATTGTTATCAAAGCTGGTTCCAGATAGTATATCAAATGTTATAGGTAAGTTGCTAAAGCTATTTCTTGCGCCCACTGCAATCTTTTCGCCGTTAGGGCTAATAGAAATTCCAAAACCAAAATATTCATCTGCATATGTTTCATAACTTTCGAGTTTTTGTTGAACTATAAACTCGGTAGTATCTGCGTTTAATTCCAGCACATATACTGAACCCTGATCCTGAGAATTTATATCTGCTCGAGGACTAGACACAACTAACGTGTTTCCAGCGGCATCTATATCCATAGAATACCCAAACTGATCTCCTGTAGTAACTACTATTCCGGAGTCTACTGCAGAGAATGAAACTATTGATCCTGCATTAATCATTTGTGTTAGTTCATAGATGTCTGCTTCGTTTCTCTTGTAGACATATATTTTTCCAGAAGACTGTGTGGTGCTATCTCCTACTACCTGCCAGTTAACACTATCTGATGGATCTTCGTTAAAACTTCTATATGTAGAGTCGGCTCCTAGATACTCGTCTCCCAATCTATAGTACTGATATCCGTCGCCCGGTGATCCTTGGAATCGAACTACTTCACCTTCAATGTATTCAACATCTGGTCTCCATAATCCTCTATAGTTTGCAAAATATTGTCCGTCGGCATCAGGAGCACCTATGACTAAAATACTACCGTCAACATTCATGGCCATACTAAATCCAAACTGATCGCCAGCCTTTACAAGCTCTGCCATCTGCGTGTCTGATAGCAATCCCGTGTAGGCAAATTCTAATGTGGATCCGTCGTCCTCTACAGAAATATTTGTTGGCAACGAACAATGTGTAGATACTGGACTAATTTTTAACCAGCCTTCGGATTCTATTGTAAGTGTACTACCATCTGATGTTGAATCTTCTAGTGATGTCCAAAGATTACCTCGAACTCCTTCTGCTATAGGATCTTGTGCAGCTTGCCACACAATGTCTCCAGAATAGTATGAAGTGGTTAAGTCGTATATGCCTTTGTATCTATTATTTTCAAGATGATTCCACGATGTTCCGTTAAATTTATAAAGATAAACTCTGCCTGTGTTATTATATGAGCCTACTGCTGACACAGTAAGATAGTAATTGTTTCCGCTGACCCCTATGGCTATTTCTGAACCAAATCGTTCGTTGTCTGTAGGACGTGGGCTTGCATAGGCGCTGTCAATAATATATCTACCGTTAGCATATTTGTAGATAGCTATCATTCCTTGCTCAAATAGTCCCGCACTTCTTCCCGAGGTTAATGCAGGAATACTTGTAGCTAATTCCCAATCGTCTGTATTAATGGTTATTTCTGTACTTCCGTCGGGCATTGCTGAATTTCGATTTTTAGCTTTCCACAGTCTGCCGGCGTATAATACTATATCGTCTTGCTGGTAAAATACTCCTGCGTTCCATTCTCCTAGATAGTTGGATTTTACACCACTAGCTTCTGGAGCTCCAATAACTAGATATCTTCCATCGGGACTAATAGCCATTTTTTTACCAAATGATCCCAACGCACTGTCAAAGAATCCTGTAGGCGGAGAAATAATCTGTTTTAATTTTAATCCATCGGCGGCTTCTGCATAAACAACAACTATCCCAGATCCTGGAATACTAACAATAGTGTGTCTATTATTGTTGTCATAGATAACTTTTTCGCCTGTTTTTAAAGGAGTAGACGTTCCGTAGTCAGTAATTGATTTTACTGAAAACTGTTTGGTTTTTTCAATTACTTCCCATAAATTGTCACCATTGTTATCTACGAATAGTTTAGAACCATTTTTGTAAAGTGCAGCTACACCTTCAACTAAACTTTCATAGTTGGCAAATCTACATTCTGTTAGTCCTTGTGGATTGATTACTGTACTGGTGTCTAGTTCTGGGTTTTCGATGTCTGCTGACACTTCAAGGTCAATAGTATTGTTAGTTACTGCTGTAATTTTAAAGAACCCAGTTAGATTAATAATTTCTCTAAAGCCTACATACTGCTCAGCTTCAAATGAATGCGGTCTGTTAAAGATTACTCTAACCACTGTAGTGTCTACACGGATTACTTCAGTGACTGCTAGTGATAGAATTTCATTAACTCGTAATACATTCCACGAATCTTTATCAAAGGTTAGCCAAATATGATCATTTTCATTAACTGTGGTAATGTCTAGATCAGTCAACCCTTCTCTAGATACTACTGCTTGATCAAATTGTTCTAAAGTCACATACCCGGCAGTAGCAGTTGGAGCGATTTCAACAGTCAGTGGAATGATATCAGTAGTATAAGGTATTGGTGCGATGGTAAAATCTGTTATTGACAACCTGTAATTTTGATCATTATCCTGTGTAGATCTTCCCGGCTCAATTAAAAATATCTGAGGATTGAGTTCAAATTTATTTTTTTCTATTTGTATTTCAACTTCAGTTAATTGATCGGTGCCGCCCATTCGACCAATTAAAAATGCCCACTCTTCATTTAAAATTACACTGTCGGATCCCGAACGACTAAGTTTGTTAAAAATCTTAGTAATTGCATTGGCTGAACCTTTTTCTCTAATAAATCCCTGATAAATTTGAAATTGAGTTACTGGGTCTTCAGATAAATTTTGCAGATAGTCTCTCTGCTGATACCCTAGAGTATGACGAGCAAGATCTCGTTGACTTTGTCCTGCACCCTGAGATGTTACTTCAAAATAGTCTGAAAATTGATTAACTTTGTAATCAAAGTTTGAAATTAATTCTTTTTGTGGGGTTGAGTCTAATATACTCCAAAATGTTTCATCAAAGGATTCTACGCCCAATTGATTTTTAAGGCTGGTCCAGTTATAAGACTTATAGGCAACAATGTCTCCTAATCGATAGTCAGTAAACGGTTGCCATGGTTGAATGTTAACATTGTCAAACAAGAAACCCGGGCTGGTGTAATCACCGTCCCAATCAACTGTGCGGAATCCCTGTACCTTTATTCGACTCTGACGATAGCCTGTAGTCTTGTCATAGATAATATCATTAAACACTGTTCTATCGTCAAACACTGTTACATGTTCTTTAAGTACATAATATAATTTTAGATAGAAAATGCCATCAGTAGTATTGGTGGTCTCTACCGTAACATTCTGAAACTGTCGATTAATGTTAATAAATCTTGGCTGTAATGGCTTGCCGTCGCCTTTGAGTATTTGATATTCGTAAAATCCATCAAGGACATTATCTGCTACTCCTACAGCCACATTAACATCTACTTTTTCTGCGGCAGGGCTTAGAGCAATTAAACTTCCTATTTCCCAATTGTGTTTGGTCCAAAACATAAATTCTTTCACAGAAGTAAACCAATCTTGGCTGGTTTGATTTTCTGGATCGTATCTGTCAAATTTAAATCCTTGAGATTTTAGATAGCTTTCATAGCCCAGTAAAAAATCAACCACTTGTTGTATGCTAATCAATTTTGTACCATAGCTTAAACGTTTTACTGCTAGAGTATTAAATGACCTTCTTCTCAGTGCTTCTATGGCGCCTATCTTAGGAATATTACCTAATTTCTGCCAAAGAGCCGCTTCAAAGTCTGCACCGCTTCGGTGTGTTCGTACAGCTCTGTAAAAATTAGTAGCAAACCTAACTAGAGTCCCGTTGTTATAACTCTTATCTGGTGTCCAGTCTAAAAATGCCTCAGTGACTCCGCCAACCGATACTACCGGATCTTTCTGATTAGGCATGGCTTGATGATAGTTAAAGTACGGCTCAATATCGTCGTATCCTGTAGCTATCCAGCCGCCTTCTGTTTTTTCTAGTATAACTCCACTATAACTTACACTAGCAATAGGAGCGCCAACATTAAAAATAATGTCGTAGTTTTCAGGAGGAATAAAAATGCTGGCTGCAGAAGCAGAAGGGCTCTTAGAATCTAATAAAAACTTCTGTTGTTGTTGATCAACAAATCCGCTCATTCTATGAGACAGAGCAACATCTAAATTGCTAATTTTATCTAAAATAGTATCAGCGGAAATGCCTCTAGATTTAATATAACCAACAAGATATTTTAATAAACCCACGTGCGGTTCTGATAATGGTCTATCGGTAAGATCGCTTTTAGTTGTGAACAAATTACTGTCTGCATCAATCGATTGATCTAACAGATTTAACACAGTTTTAGATCTATCAAAGCTGTCAGTAATAAACTCAAACGGTTTCATTAGACACATGGCCATAATTACAGCAAATGGCCATTCTGAGCTAGCTCTCCATGCGTATTCAGCTGGGGCAATGTCTCCTAGAATAAACGGACCTCTGTTGTTTATCAAAGAAAAATCTTGTGCTAGTGCAGAATCTAACGGGCTTAATAATTTTCCGTCTGCATCCACCGGAATATGATCCAACAACGATGGACGTTTGTATCTATCTATTCTACCAGCGGTAGGGCCTTGTCGAATTAATCCGTCACGTAGATCTTCCCAAAGAATTAAATTGTTACTGGTATAAGGTGCTGGACCATAAATTTCTTCCCACCATGAAGGCTGTTCTGAAAAACCTAACATTTCCCAAGGACAACGATGTGGGCGATCTGTATCGTAGAACCACTTGTATACTCCTCTCCAATAGCCTGGCAAGTTTACAGACTTAGTAGGATCTGTCATTGCAGAATAGGTATAGGTAAATGAATTTTCAGTATCAAAGTACTCGTTTAGAGTATAATTAATATTGGTGTTTTGAATCCACTTTAAAAATTCTTGATTGACAATATTGTCTAATTGAGACTTTTTATACAGTCCTACTCCGTAATATCCGCCAACAATTTGATCAATGTCGAAGACAGTTTTATCATATTGTTGCTTGATATTGTTGTAGATTCTATGTTCTAATTCTAATAATAAATCATCTCGATAGTCGCCATAGGCAGCAGTAATACTGCCATCGTGCCCTTGTATAACTTCTCTAGGTTCTACATAGGTGTCGTCTATAAATTTCATTGGGGTGTACTTTTTGTACAGACCCATCGATGATGGAGTTGGCGGAATATGGCTGGTAGAGGTCGATAGATATTCTCTAATTTCAACAGTATCCCCTTCTACAAAATCTACTAGTAATGTTACAAATCCAAATGTGGAATCAAATATATACTGTTGGGTGTTTAATAGTTGCTGATCGTTGACATACACATATACTGCTCGTTTGGTTAATGTTTTTAAATCAAATTTTTCAGATAATGAAAAAGTTTTGATTCCAGTGTCTTCAACAACATAAGATATCTTGTTATATGCACCTGCACCGATCATATCTGTGTCATAGAACGGACTGTTGTCTGTTTTAGTTTTTGTTAAACTATTAATAATGTCGTCTACAAAATCTGCAACATTGTCATTATAGTCTATTTCTGCAGCTCGGTTAATAAAATTATTTTTAAAATCTGTATAGGCTTTTTTGGCATACTGAATAGATTTAACTATATTATAAGTTTTATCGCACAGTGTCATAATAGCCAACGGCGCTAGTCCCGAATGTTTTACAAAACGTTTAGCATTTACTTGATAACCCGAAATATCTCTAAGATTACTATTTCCAGGAGTGCTGCCAACAACGGTGGTGTTAAATTCTAGAGCTGTAGTGATATGGTCAACCGATTGTCCTAGGGTAAAAGATTGCAACGGATCATTGAACGGATTTTTTTCTAGTCCTACAGGAATTTCATAATAGCCTTGGTCGGGTTCGATATCCGTGATAATTTTTAATACTACTACATCTTTGGCAGATAGTTGCGAAGAGAAAGTAAAAGTACCTTGATTTCTTGTATAAGAATTTACATAAGGTACCCCGTTGACATATACGTTAATAATTGGTTCTTCGGTAAGTGCAATCCAATCGATAGTATTAAATGTCACCGTGTTGGTATTGTTGACCACTATCTGGCTGTCTATGATTGGTTGCAAAAATTGATCATTCATCAATAACCAAGCGTTATCATAAACTGTGTTAAGATAAAATTTGTAATACCCTGTAGATATTTTCACAGCTTGAGGTTGGCGTGCTATGGTATAATTTACTACCTCTGTGTCCCAATCCCAATTAAATTCTATATCTCCCACGTTGTCTATGTTGAGATAACTTAAGCTAAATCCCAATTCAGAATCAATTCGGCCGTTGCCTACTTTATAGCTTAATAGTTTTGTACCAAGGAATGTGCTGGTTGGGTAGGTTTGCGGATCAGCAAAACTGACACCGTTTTTATCAAAAGCATCAAATAATGGGGGCTGGTTAGCTGTTAGTTTGGCTTGGCTAGGCAACCAGCTGGTTCCATTAAAATAGAACATTTTTCCGCCGTTTCTTGTACCTCGGCGAACTAACACTCCTTCGTTAAGATTAGAAACTGTATCGTCGGTTTCTTGTAGATGTATTTGAATGGAGTTAATGTGTCTTATAAATTTAACTTCATAAATTTTATTATTGGCCAGAGGATCTGTATCTGCAATAACTAGTAGTCTTGCACCTTCAAACAAATTTTCTCCGTCAACGTTGTAGCCTATGCTGCCTTCTATCGTAGAAAATATATCTGCGGTTGAATTATCAATAAAGTCCACAGTTTGTTTGGCTGCTGCTCCATGATTGAATAATTGAAGATTGGCTGCAAACTCAATAATAGGGCGCTTGGCTCTAGCGGATTCGGGAGCTGGAAAATCATCTCCTCTCAGCTTGTAGGCTTTTTCTAAAACGCTTCTATGAAACCATCTGTTGTATCGACTCCATGGATTAGCGTCTAGACTATCTCTAGCTATAGTAATATAATCTTTATATGTAGGAAAAGATGCAGCGTCGTCAAAAGGTTGTGTGTCAAAGCCGTCATTGTCGAATAATATTTCAGGAACTTCTGCGCCCGATAGTTGAGGAACAATCAAATCAGCAAATTTAGTTAGAGTGATTGCACGACCTACTCCTTCTACTAACCATGTGTTATTACTGTATTTTTCAGGAGTGACCATTCCTCTAAACTCAACTACCAACCCATTGGTAAATTCTATACCGTTGGCGGAAGTATAGGAAGACTTTCCTACGATTTCTTTTTCAACATCAATTTTAGTATTTTCTTCAATATCTGCAATTATGAATCTGCCAAAGCAATCCGGAGTAATAAGTCCTTGATAATACAGTGTGCTGGGAGCATCGTATGGAACTTCAAATGTTAGGGTGCCGTTTTCTGTGCCGTTGTTGGTCACGCCTTTATTATAATCTAATGCAGTGCCTACAGATGCTGGCTCTAGATATTCCCAGTCTTGACTATCCAAGGTTATTGAACTGCCGTCTGCAACAGGAATATTTTGTTTGGCTCTAAATAATTTTCCATCGTAGACTGTTAGGTCGCCGGCAAAATATTGATCAAAGGGTCTAAACAATAAAGATCCAGTGTCATAGTTTGTTTTAATAGCAAACCCTTCTCCAGGTGCATTAATTTTAAATTTATAGGTCTGACCGCGATAAAGAGTAATCGTGGGATTATTTGTATAGGAGTCTGGTGTGAATACAAAAGAATTTTTTGTTGCACCTAAAATAACCTTATAGGTACTAGCTACCCCTGCATTTTGACCAAACACTGGAATATCGGGCGGGCCGTTGGGAGTCCAAAAATATTCTCTATAATTAATAAATTTGTCCCAGTCAATAGGGGGATTCCAAGAATAATGTTCTTGGTTAACTATCTTGTCATCTCTGTTATCGTTATTACCAAAAAATTTCAGCTGATTTTTAAAATCTATGTAGTCATAGAAGTTTTCTATTTTGTCGCCGTTTCTATAAATTATTCCAGGCTCTAGTTGATACCGGCTTCTTAGTGTATCGTCTGTATCTACATAAACATCAGATCCGATGTATGTTTTGCCTTGTCTGCGACCAACATAGCCTACTACTTTGTCTAATACACCGGGCTGAACTAAAGGATCTAATACACCGGATAAAAATTTATCATTGGCTTCTGTTTGAAAAACTACCGGCAGTAGTTCTACAGATCGTCTAATTGGTAAACCGCTTTTAGGAAATTTTTTATCTGCCATATTAATAAGTTGCTGTAGTTATATTATTGATACTAGTGCCGATTTCTGCGGCTGTGATAGACTTAACTATGTTAATATTATCCACTGTTGCTCCACTGATTAATATTTCGTCTGATTTACTCTGGATTTCAAACAAGCTGCCAAATACTTGATCTGCCTGCTTAGGCATAATAACAATATTGCTAAGATCCGGTGCTAACGAATTCAGAATGTAAGTTGTTAATTCACTCATGTAAAATCTATCTCCAAAGTCCCAGTTGTTAATATCAAAAAATTCGTTGATAGCAGTAATAATTCTAACCTTTAGATCGTTGTCATTAATAGACTGGTTAGGATTTTTTACCACTTTAAATATTGCCTGCAGTTTAGGATCTGCTTTGTCGCCAAACAACACTTTGTATTTCACAGGATGATAGATAATTTCGTCACTGATAGATTTAATCTGTGATAAATTTGCACCGAATGATGTTCGTAAGCTGTCGGTTGTTGGAGCTTCTGGCTCTACACTAGTGCCGCCGGTCAACCATATTCTATAAGCTTCGTCATAGGATCTTGTCAACAAAAAGATATCCATGATATTGCTAGAGCTAGGATCTATTCTACGATCTACGCTGGCGTTGTGAACATATTGAAACTTTAAATTTCTTCTTCCAATCACAGCCTTATAGGTTCTTTCAAGATCAAAAGTGTTGGTACGTCTATTAACACGTTTAATTACATCTTGATCAATGTCATAAAAATAAATTAATTGTCCGTCGGGATATGTTGCTGTGTCTGTAAAATCAACCACCGATTCTTTTTCTCTAACCAATACAAAGTCGTTGGAATTATCGATTAGTAGATATTGTGTGGTTCCAAATTGATCTACAGTTTCTTCAAAAAATAGATAATTTAATTCTTGATCTGTTCCTACAATTTTTTCAAAAGCTTCAGGATTATCAATTACTCCATCATTGTCAGAATCATAAAATGATAATTTTATTTCTGTAGTGCTTTCAAACCCGTCATCAAATTTAATTGTATCTGCTATTTCAAACGGAACATCTTGTCTAAGTTCTGTTAACAGATCTTGTCCAGTATTAATGCTGAGAATTTTAATTTGATCTTTGACCACATTGCCCAGCTGATCATTATAGCGTTTTTCATTGCTGTCAAAGTAAAAACGATTTTGAGCTAAACTTCCAAATACATAACTAAGTTTTCTAATTCTTACTGTGTAGCGATCTAGCTCTTTAACAAATGCAATTACCCATGATGCATCAACGTTGGTATTGGTCACGTCGCCTGCTTTACCTAGGCTAAAGTTATTAATCAGATTAATATTTGAACCAGTGATAACTTTCCACTCGGTTGTTGTCACATCATAGCGCAGTCCAAAATTTAAATTCTGTACTGCCTGATTTACAATTTCAACTTCTAAAGAATTGCTTAAATCAGAAACAAATCTAGGAACAATTCTAGAAGCAATAGCTCCTGAAGGAATAGGATCGCTTAGTGTAATTGGGCCAAGACCGTTGGTTAGTACTCCTCGACCAGCATTAGTGCCATCTCCTGAAATCCTAACAACTTTGGTCCACAATCTGTCGGTTTGCTCTGGATCTGTAAGATCAATATCAACTATTAGTCCTCTGCGAAATGCTTTACCGGAAGGTGGCACAAATTTAATTAACGAATCAACTGTAAAATACTTTAAGTTACTAGTAGAATACGAAGCAACTTTTAACAAAGAATTATCAATCACATTTTTAAAGAATCCTGTGGCGGTAGTAGTAGTTACTGATTGCCATATAGTATTCGAATCTGTAAACAATATTCTATCAAATTTTGTAAAATAAAAATTATAAACTTCAGAATCTAAAAATGCAGGTTCAATAGAACGTCTAATAAAATTAATAACATCAACTCTGTTGTCAAATTTAAAACTCAACACATTTTCTGCTTCTTCTTTGTAGACGTATCCGTCATCACAGAATACATTTATACTGCTGTATTTTCCAGAAGCGTCTAGTAAGTCATAGTTTCTTGATATTCCGCTAGAGGTTCTATTCACTGATTTAATTTTTACAATATTTTGAGAAGCAGACAACGGTGCTAGATTATAATCTTCTGCCGTGATCATACGATTCTGTGTATAGTACACTGCTGGAGCATTTGTTCTAATTGTGTCAATATCTTCTGAAGCTGCAGAATTAGCCACTGTTGACTGCAATGCAAGGCCAATAGTCAATGTATGATTAACTCCAGCTTTGTTAACATAGCTAACACCAATATTAATTCCTCTAAGCTCATTAGGATAAACTGTGTATGACAGTCCATTACTGGTTCTATAATAAACTCTAAAAGCGCCTTGAGGTAAATTACCATAGACGCCATCTGCAAAGACTAGATCAACAGTGTCGTTTTCTTTAGTGTTGATTGCATAGATATTTCTAATATCTTGACTTATGCTGTTATAGGCAATACTGCTTCCAGCTAGAGCAGAAACCTTGGTCCATTCTTCTAATTGAACTCCTGCAGAATTTAAACTGTATAACCAAATATCGCTATTGTTAATATTAATTGCATCAACGGCAATTTTTTCATTGGTAGTAGGAATGTCTATTGAAAAATCTGCCAGTTCTAATGTGCCTTGTTTAAACATCAAAAAGAAACCGGTGTTCGGTGATCCAGGGCCTGTGGCATCGTTTTTGTAAACAAATCCTAATTGGTTTCCCGGCACTGGTGGTTCTTCATAAATGTTTTCGCTATTCTTAAATGCAGTAGAAACTATCTCAAAACTCATGCCTCGAGCCGCTACTGTTTTACTAAAAGAAAACAAAGGTACGTCTGCACCAACAGTTCTAAATCTATACTGTTCTGTAGGTATTCCTTGTATGACTGCCGATCCTTGACTACGACCAAACTCGGTATTGTCTGCCATAGCGGCATTTAACACAGTGATAAACTGTTCTAACCAGTTGGTATTTGTAGGGTCATTCCATGAGATAATCTGTTGAGACAAATTACGACCATTGCTGTCTACTAGATCTTCTGTGGTGGTCACTGAGGTAAATTTTAACAATCCGCTAGCAGCTTGGTTGCGTTTGGCATTGTAGCTGAGCATACGAGCGATGCGCAACACACTTTCTTTAGTTTCCGCTAGCTCAATAAAGTTTTCACGGCTGGCAAGATCGATACGGAATGCTAGACTTTGTCCTAGAAATGCCACTGCATCAATTAGGGCTAGGTACTCTGAACTTTCAATATAATCGTTGAAATCTTCAGGATAATTTTCACGTAGATAGGTAATAATAACCCTACGTAGGTTTTCAAAATCGTAGGATTTAAAGTCTGCATTTTTAAAAGTCTGGTATATTCTAGTCCAGTCTTGATTTAAAATGAGATTGTTTTGTCTGCTAGTTGTTGTCATATACCATATTTACCTTGGAAAATAAACTGCTTAGATTACTGTAGAATTAGTTTTATCAAAGTTAAATGTCATGCGCTCGTTGACATTAAACGGAATATAAACAATGTCTGCTTGTATCCTAATGCCTTGATCTGTACTGTCTATCTGCACTTCATTTACTGCTATACGAGGATCATAGTTGATAATATCTTCTACGTCTTTGGCAATAATGTTTTTTACATCTTCAGTAAATTGTTCAAACAACATATCCCAGATCACAGTACCAAATTCAGGATTTTCTAACTTTTCGCCTTTGCGAATATAAAAGTGATTTAACAGATCTTGCTTGACCAGATCGATGTCATAGAGTTTGTAATTTTTACTAGATTCTTTAGAACTAAATCCTTTATAGGTAAACGTACCTTGGTTTTCAGAAACCACTGCTGTAGACGACGCTACTGATTTTTGATTATAAAGTTTTCCCATAATTACACATCCCTATCTGTATTGTCTGGCGTCAGCTGAGCTGGTGCTTGATTTTCGTGCAGTGCCCATGGTTCGTGCATAGGTATCCGCTTCATAAAACTCTTAACTATTCCTGATTGATATCGTTTTACTTCCCAACCTGCATTAACGCTAGTTGCCGGATTATCTCGCAGTTCGTATGGACGTACAAAGTCTGCTACTGCGGCAGTTTCGGCATTGGTTGGTCCGTTAAGATTAATCTTGCTGCCGTTTAATTTAAGTTCCGATGACGAACCTACACTAATGTCGCCTGCTGCAGATACTTTGAGTTCTGTATTTGTAGCTAATTCAAAATCAGTATTCGCTGACATTTTTAATGCTGCCCCTACAAGTACATCTAAATTAGCACCTACCGTGAGCTTTGCATCGTTATTAACAAGCCATTCTTGATCAGTGGCAATCTCTGCATGAAATTTACCTGACTCTGTTCTAAGGTTAAAATTTCTACCGGCTTCCATATTGATATCTCGATCGGCCCTAATGTTCAAGTCTGTCTGGGTATGAATACTGATACTGTCTTGAGCATATATGTCAATTTTACCGTTGCTGGTAAGTTCTATCCACGTAGTTCCTCTAGCATTTCCAATATAGATCAAATCTTCTGAGTTGTGCATCAACAGTTGATGACCAGTTCTAGTACGTACTCTAAAATATTCGCTGTAGGGAATTGTTGGCTGACCTTGGTCGTTGCTGTTTTTACTTTCTAGCAAGTCAACGTATTTGACTGGGCCTTCGGCTGCAGATTTTTCTCTGTGATAACGATCGTCGCCATCATCAAATACTAGTTGTGTTCCACCTAATCTACTCACAGGAATTGGAGCAGACTTGCTGTCATTTTTACCTATCACTGCTTTTTTAGCATTGGTTCTTCGATCAACTGGACCTGGGGTTGAAATTCCAAATACCATGCCGGGAACTTCTCTTCTTGGTGATGATGTAGTAGTTCCTCGTATGTCGTCATCTAATAGGCCTTGCTCTAAAAATCTATCAGCTATAGGATGTACTACTTTTTTAATTTTTTCAGGATCTATTTCCTGACGTTCACCGTTGATCCGTTTGTTTATTTCAGCTACAGGCAACGGTTGTTTGGTATTGCCATAACGCTGCTTGTCTGTAGGGTCTAGAGTATTTTCTTTTGAAGCAGCAATTGCCGGTACCATATTGTTGATATTTCGACCGGGCACGCAGGCAAACCAATAGCCTTGGCTAGGGTCTCCGTCTACAAATAATACTAATACGTTTACTCCAACATCAGGAGGAACCATCCACATTCCATAACTTTTCTGTGTATCGTTAAATCCTTCTATAGTTGATGCAGTTCCGTCGTTTTTGCCCATAAACTCAAAAGGTGTATAACCAAAGAACGGCGAAGCATATTTTACAATATAAATCTGACTGTCATCACCAGCGGTGTTGCTTTGATCTTTAAGCAGTGTGACTTCTAGCGATCCCATGAAGGTAGGATCAAGATGACTGATAACTCGGGCAATGTATATGCCGTCGGTTAGTCCACCGGTCCGTCCGTCGTTAGCTGCTGATGATCGTCTGTGTTGTGCCATTTAATATCCTTAGTTTTGTCCTAGGTCTCTATAGTATCTAAATCCTACACGTCTAGGAGCTTCGGTAGATGTATTAACTGTTTTAGCAGCAGCTGAAGATCCATTTCCTGCAGTTGGTGAGCTAGCTCCGCTATTAGACGGTGCTGTATTTAGATTGGGATCATCTGTGGGCGAAGTTTTAGGAGGATCTTCCGGACCTACTTCTACGGCGCTGTTGCCGCTGGCGGATATCACTGTAGGTTGATTACCTTGTGTTAATTTATTGTCTTCAGGGCCTTGTGGTCCAGGCATACGTAGACATTTTAATTTTTGACGCCATTGTCCGTCTGAAAAAATATTTTCGCACATATTAACTCTGTATATGCCGCTAAATGGACTGTCTTTACCTGCCACAGAAAAATCATAAAGCCCTGTTGTTTCATTAATATCAGCAGGGGTTTTAAATGTCAAATAGATATAAACATTGCCGCTTTCATAGTTCATAGTACCGTCGTTGGTAATCTGCGAAACAGGGGCCGGTGCCGAGGCAAAATAATTACCGATTCCGCTGTCTACTATCCAATAAGGATCTCCCATAATCTCAAGATCTACTGTGACCAAATCTGCACTATTTCCGCTGATGAATGCCTGCTGAAAACTTTCAGCAATATTCTGTTCTGTAGTCTTGTCGGAAGTTCCGCCTTTATAACCTGTTAGTAGTTTAGGGTCTCGGTCTGGTCTAGTTCGGCCCATTTGGGCACCTTGGGCTGCTGCTGATTGCCCTTGACCAATCTTGGCGGTTTTATTTTTTTGTTCTGATAATTTTTGATCTTGGTTGTCGGTCTTAGATCCTTGATTTTCAGGACTTGGATTAGTTCCAGCGTAAAATAAATTATTAATGTTAATGTCAAATTTTAAAACATCAACGTTTTGACCTGTATAGATATATTGATATTCTTTGACCACTGTTTTCATTAGTTCAGAATAGCCCACAGGTGCTGAATTTGGATTAGAAAATATACTTTGATGAACATAGTAAGGAACTACACGATAAGTAATTTTTTTAGAATAGTCTCCAGTGAGAGGGTCTGGTGTCAGCAGTTCTATTTGTACATCAAGTTTAAACCATTTGATATAACCTTCGGCAGTAAGTCCGAACCCGCCCTGATCTTTATCTAGTATGGCCTTTTTAGCGTAGTCAGAACTTAGAATTACTTGATTGATCATAGAAGTCAATGTCTGTTTTTGTGCAAATTGAAAAGCTCGCGCTTTAGGATCAATGGTCATTCCATCTCGCTTTACTATTCCAGTTTTGGGATCTATTTGGTCGTCTGCACGTTTGAATAATATATTGCCACCGCGGAGAGCATCAAATCCTAGACTGGCTCGACCTAGATCATTTACCAGTTGATTTGTAGTGTCTTGAGGCTTAGCGGCGCCGCCGGAAACTTTTACTACTGATTCGGTAGCTACTGCTAAAGGATCTACTGTAGCAGTTTTAGCAACTGGCGGTGTTCCTGCAGAGCTTTTCCATTCGCTGGCCAGTGTAGGGAACTGAACAGCATATCGATCTGGTTCAAATATTCTTCCCTCAACTTTTAATTTGTCTTCATTTCGGTTTAACACCGCAGCCAAACTTTCTTTACTAGTAGACAATACTTCCGAAACAATACCTTCGCCACCGGGGTCGCCTGAAATTTTTATGTCGGTGTAGGCTGTATTTACGGTATCTGAAAATCCCTGATGGTTATAAGGTATGGCTTCTACTTTGTAGAGAGACCCGCCTTCATTGACTGAAAATTTCATCGACGTAAGTGCCAAAGTAAAAAATTTAGGTTTAATACTTTTTATTACTCTTCCCAGTTCATCATAACCTTGAATGTCCATACGCAACACATATGGTGTAGTGTTAAGATAGCTGAGATACTTGGCCTTAACCGCAGCGTTTTGCATACTCTGTAATAGCAGGCCCATAGAATGTGGTTCTATAATATCAAAAGTAAATTTGATAGCATTTGAATTTCCAGTTTTTTCATTGGTTCCGATAATACAGTTCATTTGAAAATTATTAATAAAGTATTCAGGAGTTCCAAAAAATGTTTTTACTCGTTGACTGTCGTATCTGCCGCCTGATGAAAATACAATATTTTTCAATGCCTGAGGACTAGATCTATAAGATGCAGGATTATTAAACTGATCTTTATCGAGACACGCTAGAGTCCATAAACAGGTATATGATGCAAACTGTTCCATGGGGTTGGCTACCAAATTAGGTAGATTTTTTTTAGATGAAGAACTAGATTTAGTAGGGTCTGAAATTATCGAAGTATTGCCGTTTCTTAAAAAATCTGTAGCTCTAGATACCCCAAGATTAGTAATGTTTGAAACTGTGCCTGTACCAAGAATAGACTGTGAGCCATCGAGCGATATTGGTGTACCGTCGGGCTTTTTTAAATCTAAAATTTTACCAAGATAGTTAATGGCCATCTTATACTCCTAGGAATTTTTCTAGGTTGCTTTTTTTAGGAAGATAAATTGTGGTCCCAGGAACAAAGTCATAGATGGGATCTTTGATAATGTTCATATTTCGTTGCATAAAGACCCACCACAGTTTAACCTCGCCGTATAGATCATAGGCTAATAAATCAGGACGATGCTTGTATTGATTTTCAATTACATATCTGTAATCGTCATTTTCGGCTGGCACTGGTCTAATATCTAAAAGATTTAGATATAAAGAATTTTGTGAAGTTGTAGCCCAAGGACTAGCGTTTCCATAAGTTGCCATTAGATGTATCCTACTCCACTGCTGCCAGCTGTTTTACCTCGAGCATAGTCTTGTAAACTAAACTGACGCATTCTCTGTCTATTATAAACCGGAGATACTACTACTGTGATCGTACTCAACACTGGTACCCAGGTATTAGTTCCAAACGCATTACATCTCACATAGTTAACTCCGTCGTTGAGGTCAACTGAAAAACTTTTTACAATGACTGGCACTTTGTCAAATATACTTGAACCATAGCCTGTTAGATTACAGATCAATGGAGGATTTCCAGCAAACTCACCTTGTCCAAAAAACATTTTAGTTGCTGTCTTAAAAAATGTTGTGGCTGCTATCCAATAAGCAGCATCCGTTTCTGTTTCACAACTAAACTCACCCGTAATTGTTATATCATCTACCATACTGCTTTTGTAGGCATAATTAGTGTAGTTGCTGTGTGTGGTGCTAAGTGCAGAATAGTCTGCTTTAGTCGATACTGTGATATTTGGCAAGTATGGCCAAACCACACCGCCTGTGTTTTCTAATAGTGCAAACAGCGGACTATTAAAAATATTCCACTGACAGTTAATTCTTACCCGCCAATCGTTTTTTGCTGAGGCATTAAGTTGAATTGCTTGGCCTTGTCTGATAAAAGATTCTGCTCCCGATGGCAGGTTGACTCCTCTCTTTAAACTAAGTACATTGTTTAACATGCCGGCGGCTTTGCTAATAGAACCTGCAAGACTCATGAGACCGCCGCCAAGACTACCTCCGGCTAACTTATTAAGACCGCCGGCAATGTCAGCAGTTAGATTACTGGTTGACCCAGCAACACTTTGTAATGAGTTAACACCGCCGGAGACTGTGCTTGTGATACTATTACCAATACCGCCTAATGCAGTTGCCCCTGGCAGCACGCCGCCAATTGCTGATGTTCTATCAGACAGCTGTCCAAAAGCGCCTTTAGCATTGCTCGATAGACCGTTAAGACCTGAATTTAAACCTCCAGATAGCTGGCCAATTTTTGAATCTAAATTGGCTTTTTCTAGCATATTAGATCCCGAAGCAAACGAAGATGCTTCGTTTGTGGATTGAGATATGCTGGAGGAAACCGAAGCAACAAGTTGAGCAATAGGATTAATCGAAAGTGGCATTTTGAGTGAATTTCCTTGTCATATAGTCTATTTATTCTTGACAAAATGTGCTATTATATTACTAATAGGAGAATTATAATTAATGAATGTACCAAAAATAAAGTATCTTACCAACAAAGATTTGTTGAAAGAAATACACCGCAGCAAAAATACCTACTGTTCCTACACCGACAAAGCATTTGCAGATTATGATCTTATTGTGCCTAGTGTAGAAAAAATTAACATTCGAACTATTGCAGAGGCCAAACGCAATCGTGCTAGCAGACTAGCTAAACTAGCACACGAAGCCGCTGTACTTGCGGGCGGTAAAAAGCTACCGGCTAAAGAATTTGAGATTGATTATAAAACTATCAAGAAAGAAGATGTAGTTTTTAGAGTCATGACTTTTACTCATGTGCCGTTAGCTCCGGGTCGTAAAAAGACACTGAAGAATACTGCAGACAGTCACGAAAAGGTTAATTTTCCTCCATTTCAACATTGGAAGTTTGATGCCAACAACAATTTAATTTGTGTAGGAAAAAGTCACTGGAAGGGAGATTTAGTCACCGGTGAGTTTAATAAGGAATACGGTAAGATGACTGATAATCTAGCTCGTATGTTTTTGAAATTGTGTGAACGTTATGCCACTAGAGGCAACGTTCGGGGCTATACCTACAACGACGAAATGCGTGGTCAGGCCATTTTACAATTAACACAGATTGGACTACAGTTTGACGAAAGCAAAAGCGATAATCCATTTGCCTACTATACTGCTGCAGTGACCAATAGTTTTGTGCGTATTATTAATATTGAAAAACGTAATCAAAATATTCGAGACGACATATTAGAAATGAATGGCATGAATCCAAGTTGGAGTCGTCAAAATTCAGGAGGCAGTGTTAATATTGCTGCTGGTCCGTCTGTAGGTGGTACAGGTGACGGCGGATCGGACTCTGATTGATCTTTTCAAATTAAGGTAGTATAATATATCTATGAATCTATTTAAAAAAGTAGCTTGTTTCACCGACATACACTTTGGGCTTAAAAGCGGTAGCCGTACACACAATCAGGATTGCGAAGAATTTGTAAATTGGTTCTGTGATACTGCTAAGGAGCAAGGTTGCGAAACTGCAATCTTCCTAGGCGACTGGCATCACAATCGTAGTACTACTGATGTTAGTACTATGAACTATACTGTTAGCAACTTAGAAAAACTCAGTCAAAGTTTTGAAAAAGTTTATTTTATTCTAGGCAATCACGATTTGTTTTACAAAGACAAACGTGAAATTAACTCTGTAGAGTTTATGAGACTGTTTCCTAATATCGTTCCTATCAGGGAAACACTTACACAGGGCGATGTGACAATTATGCCTTGGCTAGTAGGTGACGAGTGGAAGTCTGTTTCTAAACTTAAAAGCCGCTATGTGTTTGGTCACTTAGAACTGCCGCTGTTCTATATGAATGCCATGGTGCAAATGCCAGACCACGGGCAGTTGCAGGCGGGGCATTTTGGTCATCAAGAATATGTGTTTAGTGGACATTTTCATAAACGTCAAAGCAAAGGCAATGTCACATACATTGGCAACGCTTTTCCACACAACTACGCAGACAGCGGCGACGATGATCGCGGCATGATGATACTAGAGTGGGGCGGTAAACCAGAATATCGCTCATGGCCGGATCAGCCTACGTATAGAACTTACAAGCTCAGTCAAATTATTGACACCCCAGATGCATTATTGCGTGATAAAATGCACTGTCGTGTTACTATTGACTTGCCTATTACATTTGAAGAAGCTAACTTTATCAAAGAACAGTTTATGCCTCAGTATAATCTGCGTGAGTTAATGTTAATTCCAGAAAAAGTAGAGGTTGAATCTAATGCTGTTCCTATTGATATTAACTTTGAATCAGTAGATACAATTGTTATGAATCAAATTAACGCTATCGAAAGCGATAGCTATGACAAGTCGATGTTATTAAAAATTTATCAAGACCTATGACTATAAAAATTAAAAATCTAACAGTACGCAACTTTATGAGTGTGGGCAATCAAACCCAGGCCATCGATTTTGACAAAGGTCAGCTTACCTTAGTGCTAGGTGAAAATATGGACCTAGGCGGTGATGATAGCGGTGCTCGTAATGGTACTGGTAAGACTACTATTATTAATGGCTTGAGCTATGCTATCTACGGTCAAGCTCTGACCAACATTAAGAAAGACAACTTGGTTAACAAGATCAACGGCAAAGGCATGTTGTGTACAGTTACTTTTGAAAAAGATGGGATCGAGTATCATATCGAACGCGGTCGTAAACCCAACTTATTAAGATTTAGCATCAACGGAACCGAGCAGCAACTAGAAGACCTAGACGAAAGTCAAGGCGACAGTCGTGAAACACAAAAGGCCATCGAAGAAATGATGAGCATGAGCCACGACATGTTCAAACATCTTGTGGCTTTGAATACTTACACAGAACCGTTTTTGTCTATGAAGGCAGCCGATCAACGTAATATCATTGAACAGTTGTTAGGTATTACACTACTTTCTGAAAAAGCAGAAAATCTTAAAGAACAGATTCGTATTAGCAAGGATGCTATTCAAACTGAAAATACTCGTATTGAAACTGTCAAGGCCAGTAATGATAGAATTCAACAAAGTATCGAAGCTTTAGAGCGTAAACAACGCTTATGGGACGAAACTCAAGAAAAGAATGTTGAAAATATTTTAAAAAGTATTGACGTTTTAAGTCACATTGACTCGGAGCAAGAGATATTAAATCATCGGGCACTTGTTGCGTATAATCAAAAGCGTAAGGATATTAACGATCTCACGTCAGCTATGCAACGTTCTAAATTAGAACAAGATCGAGAACGCAAGCGATGCGATAAAATTGAAAAAGAAATTGCCAGTTTAGAAAATCATCAGTGTCATACTTGTGGTCAAGAGTTTCACGATGCTAAACATGAAGCTGTTCTTGCGGCTGCTAGAAAAGATCTCAGCGATGCTAGTGTAGCTTTCGAAGATTTAGGCGAAGTTATTATGGAAACTGAGCTTGCCTTAAAAGAACTAGGCGAGTTAGGTGACTGTCCTAAGGTACAATACGATACACTAGAAGAAGCTTTGAATCACAAGAACACAGTTATTAGTTTAGAAAAAGAATTAACTATTAAGAGTGCTGAAACTAATCCGTATCTTGAACAGATTGAAGAACTTAAAAAGACAGCGGTACAAGAAATTGACTGGGAATCAGTCAATGCTCTAGTTAGAGTCAAAGAACATCAGGAATTCTTATACAAACTATTGACTAACAAAGATAGTTTTGTTCGCAAACGTATTATTGATCAGAATTTAGCATTCTTAAATCAAAGATTAACCTATTATCTCGATAAGATTGGATTGCCTCACATTGTTGAATTCCAGAATGATCTAAGTGTGTTAATTACACAGCTAGGACAGGATCTAGACTTTGATAATTTGTCTAGGGGTGAGCGTAATAGATTGATTTTATCTATGAGCTGGGCATTCCGCGATGTGTGGGAAAACTTGTATCATAGCATCAACTTGTTGTTTATCGACGAGTTAGTTGATTCAGGCATGGATGCTAGTGGTGTTGAATCAAGTATTGCCGTATTGAAGCGTATGACTCGCGAGCGTGATAAGAATGTATTCTTAATTTCACATAGAGACGACCTAACCAGTCGTGTGAATCACGTACTCAAGGTTATTAAAGAAAACGGATTTACTAGTTATTCAAATGATGTGGAGATTGTTGCTTGACAACCGAAGCACACGATAAAATGATTGCTGCTTTTCAAGAATATTTTAAGTGGCAGGAACGGTTTGAATACCGAGGCTCAGACGAAGCAGCTATCAAGGCACGATATTGGCTATCAGAAATACGCAATGAGGCATCAACTAGGCGAGTAGAAATACAGGAAAAGCGAGAACAAAGAAAATTAGCCAGAAAAGGCAAGCTAGGCAGACCACCCAAGGTAATTAAGTGAGTGCAATGGACGTATCAAAATCAACCCGTAGAAGAAATACCAGAAGGCTACATTGGCTTTGTTTACATCATCACGAATCTACAATCCGGACAGAAGTACATAGGCAAGAAATTAGCACAATTCAAACGCACTAAACCCCCACTCAAAGGCAAAAAACTTAAAAGAAGAAGCACAGTAGAAAGCGATTGGCGCGAATACTGGGGTTCATCTGATAGGTTAAACGCAGACGTCCAAGCATTAGGTCCGGAAAACTTCACTAGAGAAATATTATATCTTTGCAAATCCAAGGCAGAACTTAGCTACTTAGAGGCAAGAGAACAGTTTGAACGCAGAGTTTTAGAAACAGATGACTATTATAATGGCATTATAAACGTCAGAGTTGGCGGATCAAACATACTTAGACAGCGTCTTTTAGAACAATCTCAGGCAAAATAAAGCGGTTTTTGGCTTGCACTGGCTTATATCAAGTGCCTAAGAACAACTGGACCTCGGGTCTCAGGGACGGAAATCTGCGCCGCAGCAGTACTCAATCACTATCCTTAACAGGACGTTAATAGCAAAGCCCTTGCTGTATGATTGTTTAGAGAGCGAAATAGGCCAAATGAAGGGAGAAAAACCCTTAGGTTATTATGTATGATAGCGTATATGTAATAATCCACCGTCAGAATTAAGACGCAACTCGAGGTACCGGCTGACCGCCTCTGTAATTGTTGTAACGCTATGTGTACTGTGCGACTCGCATAATGCTTCTTAACCCGGTTCTGGGTTAAGTGTGACTGAACAATCTGCATAATACTTAAACTGCTTCGCAGTTAATATTAATATCACAACTTCGATATAATTCAAAAGAAAAAAAATGCGTTGAGCGCAAGCGAAAACGCAAAAGAGCTTTAGCTCTTTATTCATAATAAATAAAGCATATATTGGAATTACCCTAATTATGAAAATCAATGAACTCTTAGTAGAATCACAACAGCTAGATGAAGGTCCTTTTACTCAAGCTATAGGCAAAGGTGCAGGCAAAGTAGCCCGTGGTATTGCTAATGTAGGTAAAGATCTCAAAGCAGGATTCAAAGCTGGATATTCTGGCCAACAACCTGCTGATGCCGCTGCAACTACTGATACTACTGCTGCTCCGGCTACTACCGCTGCAGCTACTACTCAAACTGCTCCGGTAAAAAAAGCTGCGCCCGCTAAAGCGGCTGCTCCTGCTGCTGATACCGCAGAACCCGAAACAACACCTGCTGCTGCTCCAGCTGCTGCTGATAATGCAGGCGCTGATGCTGCTGCTGTAAAAAAAGAATTAGATAATTTTTTAGCAACTTACAAAAAAGATTTAGAAATGCAAAATAAGAATTGGGAATTTGTCACACCCAAGGTAAATGCTCTGGAAAAACAAGTAGCTGATCTAGTTGCAGCAGGCAGTGCCGCTGCTCCAGCTGCTGAAGTTCCTGCTGCAGAACCAGAAACCAAACGTCGTGGCGGGAAAGTCGCAGGTGAACTAAGTCAAAGTCCTAGTGCTGTACGTCGTAGAGAACAACGAGCAGCGAATAAAAAATCATCGCAGTCTGAAATTGATGCCGACCGTGATAGATTGATGGGTAATATGAATGATTCTATTGAGCGTCATAAACAACGTATGGTTGCAGAAGGTCTGGCCAACGGTACTATCAGTATTTTCAAGCGATGAAAATACGTGATGTAGTTGTTGAAGCTCCTGGAACACTAGATGGAGTTAAACAGAGTTTTCGACAGGGATTTCAACAGGGCTACGATCAAGTAGACCGAGTTCTAAATCCTAAACGATGGGGTGAGGAAGATCGAGTTGCAGAGCCAGCTGCTGGTAAGCCCGTTAACAAATTAGATCTTCGAGATGCACTCAAACTAGCAGCCAGCGGCGGCAATCTTTATCTCAAAGATCAACAGGCAATCAAACAGGCCTATGCGCAGATCAAAAGTGGTAAATTAAAAACTAACCAAGACACCGATGTGTTATTACCTGCATTGAAAACTGCTGGAGATCTACAGAAACTATCTCCTCAACAGCAGCAGACATTGACTGCATTCAGTCAAGAACTTTAAAAGAAATTTAATCCAGTCTTTTTAGTAGTTTCGAGATTTTCTTTGATAATCTCGCCAATAATCTCACGCTCATCCCAGCTCATGTTCATCACTTCTGCATAGCTAAGACCGCGCATATACCAGCACAGCTTGAGACAGTCCTTTTTAATTCCCTTTACCTCTTTTTCAAAACTTTCGCTTAACTGTAAGATCTCCGGTAAAGGAAGACTTAAGATCTTACGGCGAAAAAATTTGATTGGTCCATTGTGATCGGCAATGAAAATTCTTTGCTGCACTCTGCGCACTGTACATCTTGTGCTTTGAGTTCGATCCGTTCCTTCATAGCAGTGATATGTGAGGATACCTTTTCAAAAATGTCTTTGCTGGTATTATTGATAAAGTCTTTGATCATGGCTTGATCAGTTACAGTACCGTCTGGAGTTTCTACAGCAACTATACAGTCAGCTATGATATCCACAGTGAGTTCTGTGAGTTTGACAAAGCTCTTGCCAAACTTGTCCATTTTGTCCTCATCAGACATGGTATCATCATTGATGATTTGAAAGATACGCTGTTGCTCCATGGTCTTAATTGAGGTTTTGGTCAGCTCTCTGTAGTTGTAGGGACGTATTTGAATACGTAAAGGATCTGCAGCCACGTGATCCTGATACTCAAACTGTGACAGCGAACCAAACCATTGTTGCAGATCTATGTCGTATGAATTTTCAGCATTGCAGTGAGGGCAGTTACAACCTACTTCCATCTTTTCACCGTAGGTGGCAATACGAATAGCTATCAATGCAAAATCGAGATCGATGGCAGGCATGGTCCAGGGGTCTAATATAGCTGGAATACAGCTCTTGATCAACTCTACAGTGCTTTGACCTGTGAGCAGAGCATCTGGAGTTTTAAACATTAACTCGTCTTTGGCAGTCATTGCATATACTGGATATTCGCCTGTGGTACTGAGATCAAGTGCACCTTCAGGATAGAAACGCCCGTTGCTAGGCAGTTTTACATAGATCTTAGGCTGTCGGTACCAATTGGCCAACGGATTGCGTTTGGGCATTTGTGGTACAGTTGAGTTCAAATTTTCACTCATATTATCTCCAATAAATACAATTAGTGTAATGATATTTATATGCGTATTTTATCCAGGAAAAATAACCAATGGCAGTGACAATTGACATTCCAGGTATTGGCTCAGTAGAAGCCAAAAATGCCGCCTCAGAGTCTACTCTAAGAGAGCTGCTCAAGGCCATGCAGGGCGTTGAGAAAAAAATTACAGGTAAAAAATCTGGAAAGGCTGGCGGCGACAATGAAGATGAACCTAATAACAAGCCAGTTGATCAGTTTAAAGCCAAGCTAAATGAGTCGATTAAACCTTTAGGTGCGGCCCTCGGTAAGGTATATGCATTTGGTGATGCTATGTCAAGCCTCACTAACATCATAGGAAATTTTGCCAACGTTGGGGACAGTCTTGAACGTGCTGCTCAACAGATTCCAATTTTTGGAGGCATGTTAGGCACTGTGGCTGCTGCTGCAGTTCGAGCTAACGATGCATTTTTATCAGCTGCAAGGTCTGGTGCCGGGTTTGGAGATGACCTAAATGAATTTGCTAGATCAGCGTCGGCTGCTGGGATGACTCTGGACAAGTTTGGAGCTTTTATCAGCAGTAATTCAGAAGGACTAATAGGTCTTGGAGGCACAGTTGGTCAAGGTGTTGATAACTTTACCAGAATATCTAAACAGATTAGAGCCACTGGTTCGGATCTATTTGCTCTAGGGTACTCCACTGAAGATATCAACAAAGGCATTGCAAATTTTGGCAGCCTGTTGCGTATTCAAGGACGTCAAGGAACTATGAACAACGAGCAGTTGGCTGCTGCTAGTAAAAACTATATGAAAGAGATCGACGCCTTGGCCAAAGCTACAGGTGAAGAAAGAAGTTCCATAGAAGCCAAAATGAAACAGATGGCTCAAGATGCTCAGTTTTCATCTTTCATGAGTACCAAGAGTGTAGATGTACAAAACAGTTTTAATTCATTGATCACAAGAATGGGACCAACTTTGGGAAATTTTGCCAAAGATTTTATTACCACAGGTAGTTTAACATCTGAACAGACTCAAAAGATTGGTGCTATGTATGGTCAAGAAGCTCTGGCAGAACTGCAGAGATTGAGAAATCTAGCTCTGGCCAATCAAAAGGCCACAGCCGCAGACAGCGATAGAGCCGTGGGTGTAATGATTGATTCGAGTAAGCGTGTACAACAGCAGTTTGGTCAGGTAATAGCACAGTCAGGCGGAGCAATGAATGAGGTAGCAATGGCCAACGTTGATGCTAATAAAATGCAGAGAGATGCAATGGTTGGCGCCACAGATGAGCAAAAGAAAGCTGCAGCTGAAGGCAAAAAATTCAATGAAAAATTACAGCAAAGTCAAGCAACTTTAGCTAAGTTTAGTAATGATTTTACCATAGCACTGGCCAATAGTGGCTTATTAGATTTCTTAATGAAAGCGTTTGGAGTAATGGCTACACTGGTTCAAACATTTGTGGTTCCAGCGTTCCAAGTTCTTGGTACGTTGCTGCCAGGTATTGCCACAGCACTTGGAATTTATTTAACTGCAGTTCTTGCCAATACCGCTGCAAAATTGTATAATACAACGGCTACTAATAAAGAAGCAATGGCAAAAATGCTAACGCTTACTCCACTAATGAAGTTTGCTCTAATTGCAGGAGTTTTAGTAACAGCATTTAAGGCACTATATGATAGTGGTTGGACTCTTAGCACAGTATACGAAGCTATTGTAGATAATTTACAAAATTTTGCTTTGACCTATGTAGATATTTGGTTATCTATTGCAGAAAAAATTGCAAAGTTTTTTGGCAAAGGTGACGCTATAACAGCCGCTAGAGAAAAAATTAAAGAAGAAAAAGCAGAATTAAAAGAGAAAGAACGTGCTCGAGATGAAAAAAGAAAACTTGCTAGAGAAGAAAGAAATCACGACACAAAAAATCTAGACGAAAAGAAACGAACAGCAGCCGAAGAAGCAAGGATTAAACTTGACACCAATGCCGGACCTGAAGCATTATTAAAACAATTTGCCAAAGCAGAAGGAAGCCCGCTGATTCCAAAAGATAAGAAAGAAGCGCCTTCAGTAGCCGAAGGTGTTCCGATGATTCCAAAAGATAAAAAAGAAGTGGCTGTCAAAGCTGAAACCACCAAAAAAGAAATTGAACAAAAGGGCGAAGAAAAAACTGCAGCACTAAAAAAAGCAGCAGAAGAACAAGCCAAGGCAGAAGAAAAATCCAAAGAAAACTCTAAAAAAGAATCTCCTCCTAAACCTGCAACTCAAGAATCAGCTGAATCATTGCTTGCTAGCTTAAATACTAAGATGGCAGAACTTATTAAAATCAATAAAGGTACACAGGCAGTCAGTGAACAACAGCTCAGTGTCCAAAAAGGTATGACCAGCGACTTGTTTGCTGCGTAATAAGGATACTAGATAATGTCTTGGAAAAAATACTTCACTCCTGTTCAGGTAGATAATACCGGAGGTTCTTTTAGCCCTATTAGCGGCAAAGGACGTCCTGGCCCTGCCCGTGCTAACTATTCGAGTTATTTGCCAGATGTCTATGCAGGTGCTCCAAATCGTGTTGAGCGTTATATGCAGTATGACACTATGGATATGGATTCAGAAGTTAATGCTGCTCTAGATATCCTTACAGAGTTTTGCACACAAAAAGACAAAGAAAATCGTACACCATTCCAAACATTTTTTAAAGGCTCACCTACAGCTACAGAAGTTAAACTGCTGAAAGATGCACTGCAAAAGTGGACCAAAGAACAGCAGTTTGAAACTAAAATTTTCCGTATTTTTAGAAACGCACTGAAGTATGGAGACTGTTTTTTTGTACGTGATCCAGAAACTAAAAAATGGTTATTTGTTGATGCGGCTAAGGTTAGCAAAATTATTGTCAATGAATCAGAAGGTAAGATTCCTGAACAATATGTAATTCGTGACATTAATTTTAATTTTAAAGAAATGGTAGCAGTAACACCGCATGGTACTACAAACACAGCTCCTAGCGGTACTAGTTCTTATACTTCAGGTGGCAGTTTTGGTCGAGGCATGGTAGGTAATGCTAGCCAACCACCGGGCACTAGATTTAGCAATCAACAAAACGAAGTAGCAATTGATGCAAAAAACGTAGTACACATTTCACTATCAGAGGGATTAGATAATAACTATCCGTTTGGTAATTCAATTTTAGAATCAGTATTCAAAGTCTACAAGCAGAAAGAACTGCTTGAAGATGCTATTATTATCTATCGTATACAACGTGCTCCTGAAAGACGTATTTTTTATGTAGACGTTGGAAATATGCCAGCACACATGGCTATGAGCTTTGTTGAGCGTGTTAAAAACGAAATCCAACAACGTCGTATTCCTAGCTCAACAGGTGGCGGAGCAAACGTCATAGACGCTAGTTATAATCCACTAAGTGTAAACGAAGATTACTTCTTCCCGCAAACAGCAGAAGGACGTGGTTCCAAAGTTGAAACATTGCCAGGTGGTACTAATCTAGGCGAAATCACAGACTTACGTTATTTTACTAATAAACTATTCCGTGCTTTGCGCATACCAAGTTCATACTTGCCCACAGCTATTGACGAAAGTCCAAACACTGTAGCAGACGGCAAAGTAGGCACAGCATATATTCAAGAATTACGATTTAACGAGTACTGCAAACGATTGCAATCTATGATTGTAGAAGTCTTTGATTTAGAATTTAAGCTGTGGTTGCATTATCAAGGCATTAATATCGATAACGGATTATTCGAATTAAAATTTAACGAACCACAAAACTTTGCAGCATACCGCCAATCAGAGTTAGACACAGCTCGTGCAGCTACATTTAGTCAAGTTGTACAGATTCCACATCTCAGCAAACGTTTTGCTATGAAACGATTCTTAGGAATGAGCGAGGACGAAATCAAAGAAAACGAACGTCTATGGAGAGAAGAAAACGGAGACAACTTAAAATCTGAACCTGATTCGCAGAGTCAATTAAGATCCGCAGGAATTACTCCAGGCGGTCTAGCAGCAGATATGGGAGCTCAAGAAGCAGAAGCACCAGAAGATCTAGCTGCCGCAGCAGAGCCCGGCGTAGAAGGTCAAGACGCAGCACCAGCAGAACCACCAGCACAGTAATAAATACATTATGCTTCTTAACGAATTTTTTCATTTTAACGACGACACTAACGACTTTGCACAAGATCGCAGATACGATTCTAGCAGAGATAGTTCTGTGGTCAAACGTTCAGACACTAGAAAAATTCGTTTGACACTACGTCAAATCAATCAATTAAGATTGCAAGCAGAAGCACATCAATTAGAACAAGAATCTGAGCTGGGTTTTATTAGACAAATGTATGGAACACCAGTTGGCGAAGAAGCAGCACCTGCAGAATAATGCTGCATTTGTCATAGGCAACGGCACTAGTAGACAAAGTCTTAGGCCGGAATCTTTGCTAGACAAAGGCATAGTCTACGGTTGCAATGCGCAGTATAGAGAATATAATCCACATTATTTGATAGCAGTTGATGTTAAAATGGTCAACGAAATCATAGACTCGGGCTGGCATAAAACACATCAAGTTTGGACAAATCCTAACAAAGGCATTCGTACTAAACACAATATTAATTTTTTTAGCCCGCATAAAGGTTGGAGTTCAGGACCAACAGCATTATGGTTTGCAGCTAGCCAAGGACACCAGTCAATTTACATTTTTGGCTTTGATTATCAAGGGCTTAACGGCAAGTTTAACAATGTATATGCAGACACGTTTAACTACAAAAAATCAACAGATGCAGCCACATACTTTGGTAATTGGTTAAGTCAAACAGAAAAAGTAATTAAAGAATTTAAACACGTAAAATTTTTTAGAGTAGTGGATCCCGGAGCATTTATACCAGATAAACTAGGTCCTAATCTAACTAATCTAAGTCATATCACTTTTGATGAATTTCAACGAATATTTCCTGAAACTATATATTCCGACCAAATTGATCAAAAAACTACCATTTAACGGCGTTTTGTAATCTACGCATTAAATAACTTACAGCCTTGACAATATAGGAGATTCTAACATGGCAGATAACAAACTGTTACAACAGATGCTTGAGCATCTAGTAAACGACGAACAGCAAAAAGCTGAAGAACTATTCCACGAGTACGTAGTTACTAAATCTCGTGAAATTTATGAAGGTCTAATTGAGTCAGAAATTTCTGAAGAAGAAGACAAAGACGACGAAGAAGACGAAGAAATGGAAGAAGCAGCATCTGATGAAGAAGCTGAAGAAGACCAAGTAGATGAGAATTTTGAAGACATCGCTATTGAAGCAGATGATGAAATGCCAGCAATGGGCGGTGATGCAACAGATGATCTAGAAGCAGATCTAGACGCTGATATGGAAGACGAAGGTGAAGAGAAGTCTGAAGAAGAGCTTTTCCAAGACCTAGACGCTATTGTTGACGAACTACAAGCTAAATTCGACGAACTAAAAGGCGAAGAAGAAGGCGAAGAAGAAGGCGAAGACATGGGCGACGAAGGTAATCCATTCGCTAAAGAAGATACAGATTTAGAAACAGTACGTGAGTATGTAGAAAAAGTTGCCCCAGCAAAAATGGGTGATGACGGTGTTAACACTAAGTCAATCGTAGCTGGTAAGAACGATATGGGCGGAACAACTGCTAATATCGCAAAAGGTGGCGAGTCTAAAGGCGAAGGTACTAAAGGCGGATTGTTAAATCCAGCCGCTAAAGAAGATAATGCTGGTAATATCAACACCCCAGGCGCTAAGAATGGTAATGCATTCTCTAAGAAAGAGCCAGGACACGGTGCTGAGAAAGCAGGTGCTAAAGAATCTGCTGATAACAAGCAAAGCATTTTCCGTGGTCGTAGATAATAGGACACTACGGTGAATAAACTTACACTAGCAGAACATTTGAGTTACGACCAGGCTAAGATTGTTCTGGAGAGCGAAGAAGGCAAGGACGGTAAGAAGTCCTTGCATCTAAACGGTATTTGCATTCAAGGCGACATCCGTAATGCAAACCAACGTGTTTATTCTTCTCAAGAAATTGGCAGGGCTGTCAAGACGCTCAATGAGCAGATCGCTGGCGGTTACTCCGTGCTAGGTGAAGTCGATCACCCACAGGATTTAAGAATCAATCTAGATCGTGTTAGTCATATGATTACCAAGATGTGGATGGATGGTCCTAACGGCTACGGAAAATTAAAATTACTCCCAACTCCAATGGGTCAGCTAGTACAGACCATGTTAGAGTCGGGAGTTAAGTTGGGTGTTAGTAGTAGAGGCTCAGGCGAAGTTGATGGACAAGGTAATGTTCAAGGCTTTGAAATTATCACTGTTGACGTAGTAGCACAACCTTCCGCTCCGGGAGCATACCCAACACCAGTTTATGAACACTTGATGAATAATACAGGTGGATATCAGGCATTTAGAATAGCACAAGAAGTCAAAGGCGACCCACAGGCACAGAAATACTTAGCAGAGAGTCTGAAAAAAATAATTTCAGGACTCAAATAACAGTAGGAGAATCACATGCTAGATATCGTAAAACAACTGTTTGAGAACAATGTGATTTCCGAAGAAATTAAATCGGAAATTGAATCGTCATGGAATGGCAAAATTCAAGAAAACCGCGAACAAGTTACTGCTGAACTACGTGAAGAATTTGCACAAAAGTATGAGCATGATAAAGGTGCTATGGTAGAGGCTGTTGAAGCCATGCTAACAGATCGCCTACAAGCAGAACTAGGCGAGCTTGCAGAAGATCGTCAAGGACTAATTGAAGCTCGTGCCAAGTATGCAAAGAAAATGAAAGATGACTCCAAAACAATGGAATCATTTGTTCTACAAAACCTTAAAAAGGAATTAGCAGAACTACACGAAGATCGTAAAGCAGTTGCAGGTAATGTTGCAAAATTAGAATCTTTTATTGTGGATGCACTAGCGAAAGAAATCGCAGAATTCCACAGCGACAAAAAAGACCTAGCTGAAACTAAAGTACGTTTAGTACGTGAAAGCAAAGCTAAGTTTGAAGCTGTTAAGAAAGATTTTATTGCTCGCTCAGCACAAATCATTGAAGAAACAGTTGCAAAAGGACTAAAATCTGAAATGACTCAGTTGAAAGAGGACATTGAACATGCTCGCAAGAATGACTTTGGTCGTAGAATTTTTGAATCATTCGCAAGCGAATATGCTGCAAGTCACCTGAACGAAAAGTCAGAGACAAGCAAACTTCTAAAAGCAGTTGCTGAGAAGCAAGCTGAATTAGAAGAAGCAGCAAAGATTGTTGCAGAAACACAAAAACTAGTAGAAAGCAAAGAAGCTGAATTACGCATTGCCAAAGATAGTGCATCTCGCAAGGAAGTTATGAGCGAATTGTTAGGTCCTTTAGGTGGCGATAAGCGTGCAGTTATGGGCGAGCTATTAGAATCAGTACAAACTGAAAAGCTACGTGTAGCTTATGACAAGTATCTACCAGCAGTAATGAATGGCGGAACTCCAGTCAAAAAATCACAAGCATTAACAGAAGGCAAAGAAATTACAGGCGACAAAGCACAGGCACAACCAATCAGTGGTGAGGAAAAGACCGCTGAGATATTTGACATCCGCAGGCTTGCGGGACTAAAAGTTTAAGGAGAACTATATGTCACAACTACTCGAGTCACGCTGGTCGGAAACCAAAGACGCCCTTTTAGAAGGTCTTCAAGGTAACAAGCGTACCGTAATGGCAACAACTCTAGAAAATACCCGCAAGTATTTGTCAGAAAGTGCCACTGCTGGTGCAACTTCCGCCGGTAACGTTGCAACCCTAAATCGTGTGATCCTTCCAGTGATCAGACGTGTAATGCCAACAGTCATTGCTAATGAACTAGTTGGTGTACAACCAATGACAGGTCCAGTCGGACAGATCCATACTCTACGTGTTCGCTACAGCGATACATTTATCGGTACTGGCGGTAATACTGTTGCTGGTGATGAGGCTCTAAGCCCATTCAAGATTGCTGAAGGTTATGCTGGTGCTACAACTGGTAAAGCTGCTTCAACAGCCGCACTAGAAGGTGTAGCAGGTAACAAACTAAGCATTCAAATCTTGAAACAAACAGTTGAAGCTAAGACACGTAAATTGTCAGCTCGCTGGACATTTGAAGCTGCTCAAGATGCACAAGCCCAACAAGGTATTGACATCGAAGCAGAGATCATGGCTGCTCTTGCACAAGAAATTACAGCTGAGATCGACCAAGAAGTTCTACGTAGCTTGGCTACATTGAGCTCAACAGTATTAACATACGACCAAGCTGCTGTATCTGGTACAGCTACATTCGTTGGTGATGAGCACGCTGCATTGGCTGTTCAAATCAACCGTGCTGCTAACTTGATCGCTCAGCGTACACGTCGTGGTGCAGGTAATTGGGCTGTTGTTTCCCCAACTACATTGACACTACTACAGTCTGCTACTACAAGCGCATTTGCTCGTACAACAGAAGGTACATTTGAAGCTCCTACAAACACTAAGTTTGTTGGTACATTGAATAGCGCAATGAAAGTTTATGTTAACACATACGCTGAGAACGACAACGTTCTAGTTGGCTACAAAGGATCTTCTGAGTCTGACGCAGCAGCATTCTATTGCCCATACATTCCATTGATGAGCAGTGGTGTTGTTCTTGACCCAGCAACTTTCGAACCAGTCGTATCATTCATGACACGTTATGGTTATGTTGAGTTGACAAACACAGCTTCTTCTCTAGGTAACGCAGCTGATTACTTAGCGACTGTTGCTGTAACATCCGCTAACCTACGTTTTGCTTAATCAGTAATTCGTATAACGCAACTTCAAAAAGGCTCTTCGGAGCCTTTTTGTTTGACTTAAATATCCGTATGCATATTGAAAACGATAAAGATTTTTCTAAACTACGGGTACAATTTAGTGAGTGGCGCAAGCGATTTCCTATGTTTGTTCATGATGTAAACAGCATAGAACGTATTGTTGAAGAACATATTAAACGGCACAGTCAAATACTAATTCAGTATAGACAAACTCACAGAAACCGATATTTAGAAGAAGCACAAAAAGAAATAGACACAATTAATCAAGTTATTGCCACAGTTGAAAAAATTGAGCTTATGGCTTTGCTAAGTAGTAGATAAATAAAGTATCTAGAATGATTTATGCGGCACCCACCGCGTAGGCCTAGAACGCTACAAGGAGAAACAAATGGGACGCCCATTAAATAAACGACTGTTTGGCGCAAATGCTGACAACAATATTAAAGTACAATTTCATAACGGTACAGCTAGTGTTAAAGGCTATATTGTAAAACAAAAAGGCTCTAAGAGATTTTTATGTAAAGATGCAGACGGTAATACTGCATTATGTAGAATGGTAGACAAAGCCTCTGCAGATCTAGCAGCAGGAGAAATGACGGTTACATTTAAATTTGACGATGACACAGTTAACCAAGCCACAAAGATCGCAGCTCACAGAATTGGTATTTCTGTTAGCGGCACAAATACTAACTCACAATGGAATTTCAGCACTAGCACCATAGACGGATACTGGCAAGTTGAAGAAGCTGGAACAGATACTAGCTTAACAAGTGCTACAGATTTAGAAGGTGACGAAGGCCCAACAATTCCTCCAGGTATGGATCCAGATGAGCCATTAGCAGGTTCTGGTGGTAGCAACAGTAACGTACCGGGTACATTTGTTGGCGCAAGTGGTTATATCGATGCTTATAACGCAACAGGTATTACATTCCGCGATATTACAGCCAGCGGTTTAACTAGTGTTACAAACACTACAAACGGATTAATTCGTCAAAAGTATGTCGGTAACTTCTCAGAAGATTATATTGACGAAGTTGGTTTTGGCTCAGGTCTAAACATGAACTTCTTTGTTCCTGCTAACGGCCCAATATCAACAGATGCTCTAGAAGTTGATACTTATGTAGGTTTTGGTTTACGAACCGACTTAGACGCAGAAAACAACTATGCTCTCGAGTGGAAGGGTTATATCCAAGCACCTGTAACAGGTAATATGCGGTTCTTTGCTACAGTAGATGATGATGTTGTAGTATGGATTGGAGCCCCTGCACTAAACCCAGCAAATAATAACTATCTATTTGCACAATCAGGTAATGCTCGCGATGGTACTAACGGTGTAACAGTTGAAGCAAATAAGTGGTATCCAGTACGTATTTGGTTCCAGGAATGGGCCGGCGCAGAAAAGATGCAACTTGGCGCAAACAACAGCGTAAACGGTACACTATACGGTTTAGGTACCGGAGCAACACAGTTTACAGTTGCACACAATTCAGCAACTAGAGGTTACTAAATACAATGTCCGACATAGGTCCGGACTTATGGGGTAACCATCCCCGTAGACCTAGAACGTCAAATTAAAGGAGAAACAAAATGGGACGTCCATTAAAAAAAGATGTGTTCGGTACTGATGTTATCGGAACCGGTGTAGACGCAGCCACGGGTGTAAGAGTTGATTTTTATGATTCTGCACTAAGAACAGATGGTGTTATTATCAAACAACGTGGAGCAAAAACTTTTGTTGTTGCACGAGTTGAAGACATCGGCACTACAGCTAATTATACAACAGCGGTACTACAGTCAACTGCACCAGACGCTGCAGGTGAAATGAGCCTAGTTGGTTATGTTGGCGGTAATGGTGTAAACAATCTCAAGTTTATTGCTAAAATTACCAAACGTGTTGCTACAGACTTCGATGGTGTTAAGTACACATGGCGTTTAGAAAACGATTCGTCAGCAGACATTATTGTTCTAACTCCGATCGTTTAATTTAGGATACAAAGATGGGTCAGTTCCTCCAAGTCAACGGCGACTATAATATCAAGACCGCAGAAGGTGCTAAGATTATTCTTGACACCGGACCTTCCGCCTCCGGCGGCACAGTTCGAATAACTGGGGATCTTGTAGTTGAAGGAGAAACTGTATCCGTTGCTGCAACTAATTTAAATGTTGAAGATAATATTCTTATCATCAACTATTATGGCGAAGATCGTGACAATGTTCCTAGCGGAGTAATACTAGATTATGCTGGCATCGAAATTGATCGAGGCGACCTATCCCCAGCGGTTTTGTTGTTTGATGAGCCTGCAGATTCGTGGTTGTTAGCTAACGGTGCATCACCCGGTCCTTTTAACTACGACAACAGCAATCTAAGACTTAGACGGATCTATACCAACCCCACTACCGATAACGGAGATCTTACCTTAATTGGTACAGGTACTGGAGTAGTTAAAGTTTCTGGAACTTCAGACTATGCTCAAGAAATTCTTGACCGAGCAGCAGCATCAGATCCAGAAGCCGACGATATTTTAACAAATAAAAAATATGTCGATGATTCGATTCTAAATAATCCTACGTTTCAAATTGTTGCACCTCAGTCACAAGATACTAGAGTTATTATATCAGACAAAGAATTAGAAGCAGATCCCCCCGATCCATCTATTCCGGGAAGTCTAGCGTATTTTGAATCAATTACTGGGATTAATAATCCTACCGACGAAAGTGTTGTATCTGTAGTAGTTGACGGAATTCTAATCGCACAATTTTATAATAACAGACTAGAAGTGGGCGACCTTGAAATAGGCGGCGGGGAGAATCGCAACGAAATTTCTAGTCGAGCTAGCATTACTAACGAAAACATTTATATAAGAACGCAAGGTACGGCTAAATTACAAACCAACTATGCGCTACAACTAGAAAGATTAGCAGGGGAACCTATTTACGTGTCTGGCAGTACACTGTTATATGCTGCTAGTCCAAACATCGGACAAACCGGACTTTGGTTTGCCAACGACAGTCGAACAGCACGCCATAGAAATGGCGAACTGATAAGTAAAAACAAAGCATTAGTATTCAGTATGCTATTTTAAGAGATATTTATGATTAGAAATTATGAAAACCCAGAAGATACTATTGGACTAATAGACTCTACCGATGTGAATATTCCGGTTAAAGTTTTTACCAGTTCAACTAACGGATCTCCGTTAGGAACATCATTACCAGCAGGACACCCAGAAGGTCCTGGAGTTTCTATAGCAAGAGATCACGCAATAACAACCATTGCGTTCTGTAATACTGCTGCACCTAGTGCAGCTGACGAAACTGCAAATGCTGTGATTGTAAATGTCTATATAGTTAGACGAGGAAAATCATACACTGCCGGAAATTTAATAGTCAGTAATCTCACAGTGCCTGCAGGGGAAACAGTATTCTTTTCAGAGGAAAGAATGGTATTGCTCGGCGGCGATGAAATTTGGGTTGGAACTTCAGCAGCCAGCAGATTGTCAGTTACAATAAGCACACTTCCAGTATGAAATTTCTAAAAACAAAAAATATTTCAAAATTTAGCATTAATGATAGAACATTAATTGCTTACCCAGATGCCAACGGTCCTGCAAGTCGTGTGGTATTAAATGCCAAAGGCGGACTAATGCTACCCAAAGGCACTACTGCTCAGCGACCACAACTAACAGGAGTTCGACAGCCTACAGATGCCAACGGCACTATAAGATATAATACTAGTATTAATCCTTCAACTGGACGAGTATACGGCATCGAAGCTTATGTAGACGGAGCTTGGGAAATTGTTAGATCTCCCGGAAGTGCTACAATTGTAAAACAAACGCTAGGTCCCGGCAATAACGTTGATGTTGATTTTTATTTTTCAGCTAATTACCCACCTGTGGTTAGTGCAGACAATCTAATAGTTCTAGTAGAAAATGTAATGCAAATCTCTACCACTAACTTTACACTACTAGGTGGATTAGACGGTATTCGATTTACCAGCCCAGTTCCGACCGGAAAGTTTGTTACAGTCTATTTTGGCTACGCCAACTAATATCAAATAGCGGTAAATATACGTATCGATTTGGAGATACGTAATGGCCATTGTTTTTGCCGATAAGGTTAAGGTTAGATCATACAGCACCGGTACAGCTGAATTCACATTAGAAACCGCAGTTCCTGGCTTTCAGTCATTTGCAGCTATAGGTGCAGGCAACGAATGCTACTACGGTATCGAAGATGCTGCAGGTAATTGGGAAGTAGGGCGCGGCACTTACGATACAGATAGTACCCAAGAATTATTGTTTAGAGACACAGTAATATCATCTTCAAACTCAAACAATAAAGTAAATTTTCCAGCAGGTGGAAAATCAGTTTTTGTAACAATTCCTTCAAGTGTAGCAGCTAGTATTATAGCCAGTGCTGCTTCCGATTCGTTTAGTACAATTGCAGTAGCCGGACAATCAAATGTAGTAGCAGATGGCACTACAGATACACTAACACTAGTTGCTGGTAATAACATCGATATTGCTACTAATGCTACTACTGATACTATTACCATTAACAACAATTTAACAAGTATATCACAAAATGTTCTACCAAGTGTAGACAGTGACGGTACTACAGGATACACTCTAGGTAGTCCAAGTTTTAAATGGAAAGAATTATTTGTATCTAACGGATCAATTTATATTGGTGATGTTAAACTGTCAAACGTTGCTGGTAAACTTGTTGCTCTTAAAGTTATTAATCCTGGTGAAGATGATGAAGAAGAAGATCCAGACGACAGCGATGCAACCAGCGAAATTGGCGGTGGTGGCGCAAACTTAAGAGATATCCTTGTTGATTCCCCGGCCAATATGTTTGATGATGGTAGTGGAAACTTCGTAAACTTTAATGTTAATGAAGAAGAATGGATGCGTCTTGGAACATTAGGTAATGAAAAATTACAGTTAATAACCAACTATGCTAACGAAGGCGGAAATGTTTGGGAGTTTGGCACAAACGGCAATCTAAAACTACCCTCGGGTGGTGACATTGTAGACAGCACAGGTGCTAGTGTGTTAGGTGGCTTAACCATTATCACTCCAGAAGACTTTGAAGTACAGGGTGTTCGCACACTGGCATTTGCCGGAGCAGGAGTCAGTGTTGATAGAATTAATGACATTCCTACAGTTACTATCGAAGGCGGCGGTGGCGGTGACAACAGTTATACTCCTGAGGAGCCAGACCACTGGAATAGCCCTACGGTAAATACTGTTCAAGCAGCATTAGACGAACTTGCGGCCAAGATGGCAGCATTAGAGAACTTTGAAATAGACGGCGGCAATGCCTATACACCAGCAGCTGGTGAATTACTAATTGACGGAAACGGAGCATAACAAATGGCAAAAATTAAATTTAGACGCGACACGGCTGCGGCCTGGACAGACGCAAATCCAATCTTAGCACAGGGTGAACCAGGCTTTGAACACGATACCGGCCTGTTTAAGATCGGTGACGGAGAGACAGCCTGGACCAGTCTAGACTATGCCAATAGCAGTGGCGACAGTCTCACAGACGATAACGCTGTTACTGTCACTGTGGGCAACAATGATTATTTTGCCATTGTAAATCGTGCCAACAACAATGACAGCGGTGTTGAATCATCCGCAGTGGCCTACGACAGTGAGGGCAACCTAATTGCCCTACACATCAGTGAAGTTATAATTGGCGTTGACAACAATAACAATGACATTTTTCGAGATCGACTGATCATCTCAAAGTTTGATTCCTCAGCCACACTGATCTGGCAAAAACAGATACAGGAAGATATGGATGTCAGTCAAGCACACGATGTTTGCGTAGACGATGATGACAACATCATTGTGGTGTTCAGTATAGACAATGGCCCCCTCGATGACACAGTGGCGGCGATCAAGTATACATCAGCAGGTTCTGAACTGTGGAAGAAAGACTATCACCCCTCAGTTGTTGTAACAGATATTCGAGGGGTTGAGTTAGATTCCGCTACCATCACCTCGGGAACATTTAATGGCACCACAGTTGATGTAGTGACTCTTGTAGCTGACGAAGACAGTCTAGGCGCTCGTAGCGGATGGAGTTTACAGCAAAGTGCCGATGGCGGTGACTCTTGGACCACACTTGAACCAGTACTGGGCTTTGGAGCCTACGATAGTGGCTCCGACACTACTCCTTTGTATCTAGAGGCCAATTCTGGAGTGACTTTAACTCTAGGTGGCAGTTATCGTCATCGTGTGACTCGTCAAGGAGTCAACAGTAATCTAGAACTAGCAGGAGCAGTCACTGACAGCACACATACTTATATTGCCGCTGAATATATCGAAAATGACAGGTTTGATTCAGTTCCTATTAGTTGCCTAATAAAAATTTCCAACAGCAACGGATCATTGGTATGGGCAAAAACTTTTTCTTTTGGTAATGGAGGCGACCCTTATCTTCCTAACAACCAACCGTATGGTATGGAAATAGACTCCAACGGTGATCTCGTTGTTGTGGGGGCTCAGTATACTGGCGGGCCAACCTTTACCTATGTGTCTAAGTTTAATGGCAGTACTGGGGCAGAAGTTTGGACTAGAATGTTAACCACAGAGAGTTTTGAATCCACAGGTGGCGATGTTACCGCAGACAGTCAGGGTAATGTGTTTGTCAGCATCAATGCTCGCATTCAAATTGTACATGACAACAACAATACCTATAATAGAACTGCGGTATACATTACAAAACTCAACAGTTCGGGTGTAATACAGTGGACACGTAGAGTGGGTCCAGGACCTTGCGCCAGCATTGGCACAGGCATTGACTGTGACGCAACTGGCAATGTCTACCTCAGTGCTCTAACCACATCACAGAAAAATCCCAACAGAGATGACAACAACCACTACTTCAATAATATGACTATCGCTCGAGATGTACTGGCTATTGCCAAGTATTCCACTTCGGGCGCTGTGTTATGGCAACGCTATATCGAAGCAAATGGCTACCAATTTTATCAGAGCAAATCTGCAGAAGATGGCACATCAAACTTTGATTGGAACGAAAACTCAGGCCGTAATCTCACTGTCAGTGCCACTGGTAAACTAGCCGTGCAGGCCACTGTGAAAAAGCGTGATCTAGACGATGATGTCTGGAACACTCGCTACTGGGAAAGTATCACATTCCAAATTGACCAAGATGGTCGTGAAATGACCATTGGAAGCGGCGATGAAAAGTTCACAGTTAAAGAAAGCCGCATACCAGGTAAGTTTGTTAACCTAGAGGATCTAGAAGACAGTACACTTGGTGGCATCACAGTTGAGCCAATAGTTGCAACTCTCACAACCGATATTGAAGTTACTACTCCCACAATTACCTACGCTGAGGCTGAACTGGCACAGCAGATAATCAAAACAGCATCTTACGAATATGTATTTGGCAACGATGGCACATTGACCATACCCAACGATGGTGATATCAAACTGACGCAGACACAGATTGGTTGGTTCTCGATATTTGGTCAAGTTGACGACGACAATTTTAATGTATGGAATCGTGCCAACTGTGTGGACCCTGCCACAGGCGATGTCTATGTGACAGGACAGGAGAATAACGGTCAGCAAGGCTTTGTGGTTCGCTACAACAGTGCGGGTGAGATTCTATGGAGCATTAGACTCTATGACAATGATGATGAGCTCCAAACACGCGGTAATGCGATCAAAATGAATCCTGTTACAGGCAATGTCACAGTGTTGGCAGAATATGACGGTGGTGAAAACTCAATGATATTAGAGATTGATCCGGACACTGCCCAAATAGTTAATCAGATAGGATTCAAAGACAGTGCCAGTGGCGATCTATCTAATGCCGAGACTGAAGCCTATGATTTTGACTTCCAAAGTGATGGTAGTATCGTGGCTGTGGGTCGCAAGTACGACGAACGCAGAATATACACATTAACCCCACAGACTGGTAGTACCACCGATGTATTGGTCTTCAACAGAAGTGATATAGGCACTGATGTCTATACCAACGACTGGCAAATTTCTGGTACTGGGTTAACAGGATACAATAATATATCTTTTAATCGTTATTCAGGACTGACTGGCACAGTGCGCCAAGGCTCGGGTGCTACATTTAATGTAACCATTAACGACGGAGATATTGACAGTTACTTTGTTGCGTCTGGCGGCACAAATTATCGTGTAGGACATAAAATTTTATTAAATCGCACCCCTTGGGGAGGTGCTAATTCTAATTCTGATATCGTTGTTACAATTACAGAAATAACCGGCAATGGCGTTATTACCAGCATAACCGCTGAATATCTCGGGGCCGGCTTAGGGAATGATGGAACCTATTCAGGATTATCAGGCACCAACTATCAAACTGGTTCAGGATTGACATTTGATTTCTGGGGTCCAGAAGAAGGCACCAACTATGGCGATTGGGACGACCACGATATTACTAACGGTGGCACAAACTATGCCGATGGAGATGTGGTAGTGATTTCCGGCACACAGCTGGGTGGCACAAGCCCTGCCAATGATCTAACGGCCATTGTTAATGTCACTACCGGTACTGTTGATGGATTTAGTGATTTTAGAGGTACCGGTCAGAACACAACCGTCCGTATTGAAGTAGTAAGCGGATCAAATGTGAACTTTGGTGGTACAGGCACTTGGGCCTTGAGCTATCCTACAAGCGGTGAAGCGTTTGTTTGGTCCAACAGGCAGGCAGGCTGGAACAAAGTAGTAGGCAGTCTAAACCCCAATGCCAGCGAAAGATATTTCTCCGTGGCCACAGGCAGTGATGGCAGCATCTATGCCGCAGGCGAAATCTACACTAACGACAGCTCCACTGACTACCAAGCAGTGATCAGCAAGTTTAACAGCAGTGGTGTACATCAATGGAGTCGTGCTCTAAATACCAATGTCGACGACAATGGAGCTAGTGCCAAGTGTGTGGCAGTTCGTGGCACCACAGTGGTAGTAAGTTATTTTGATAGTTATGAGTACGATACAGTTATTACCAAACTGGATACCTCGGGCAATATTCTATGGCAGAGAAAAACAGATTCGGGTGACGACAGTTCAGTGGCCATTGACACTAACGGTGACATCTACGCTGTGGCAGAAGCCAACTTTGAAAACAAATACGAAGATGTTATCAAGGTAATCAGATTTGCCTCAAACGGTGAACCTATTTGGCGCAAGTTCTTTGGCACATTAGGAATGTACCAGTTTGGTAATAATGACGAATACTTCAAGAACGGTCGCAACATAACTCTAGACGCAGAGCACTTTTATGTGTCGGGTTATACCAACGCCTTTGATGATGATGCTGAAAGAGCATTCTTAGTCAAACTGCCCAAGAGCGGAGACTGTGATGGCTACTACGGCAGTTGGACAGTACAGACCGAAGCCTATGATGTAGACAAGGTCAATGTCTCCGAGGCCAACACATTTACACCAAATATTAGAAATGGCAATTTCCAATCCTGGACTCCAGATATTTTAAGCAACTGGTGGGATCCTAGCAACAACGACTCTTACCAAACTCTACAACCTGTAGTGGATCGTGATGGTGGTGCTATTGAGTTTGCAGACGGTACTAGACAGACCAGTTCAGCACAGCAGATTCCACAACTTAAGATTTTAAATAATGTGGATCATAGATTGTGCCTAGACGATATGGGCAAACATATCTATGTAACTTATCCTAGTATTACAATTAATGTGCCCTATCATTACGATAATCCGCTGCCCATAGGATTTACTGTGGTTATTATCAACGACACTGATGGTGGCAATGTCAACATTGATGCCGATGGTGGTAGTATCACGGTGGTAGTTCCAGGCGTAAGTAGTGGTCAATATTGGGATCTAGCACCTCAAGGTATGGCCACACTGTTGAAAGTTGGTGAAGACCGTTGGTTCTTGACTGGCAATGTTACAGATTAAGGAAACGCAATGCCTATTACACAAATATTATTGACGGCAAACACTGGTGGCGGTGGCGGTGGTGGTGGCGGTGGTGGTGACGCGGTTGGTACCTATACGTGGGACGCGGCACCTACTAGTTATACCAGACCAAATGGTGGCAATGATCCAGCATTGCAATCAGTTTTAATGCCAGACGGCTTAACCACTAAAAATATACACGTCTTTAACGGTTCAAACTATATCTCAACTGCGGGCAACGCTGCTCCTGAATTTTTCTTTAATATCTGGTTCTACCCTACTGCCAACAACATAGCATTGATGTCTGAACAAGGTAGTCCTGTTGAGAACACAGTCTTCTACTACAATATGCTTGAGATAAATTCCTTTAACAGAATTAACGCTGGGGTATGGAACGGTGAGAGTATATCTACTATTACATTCTCGGACACAGTAAATCTTAATGCGTGGAATCATTTGTTTTTTTATTACGGCAGCGGAACACTAGGCATCGAACTCAACGGCGGTACCCGAGCAACAACAACGGCAGCACGAGACAGACCCACAACTTCATATTTTACCGTTGGTTCCAACCTCTTAACAGCCATGACGACAAGTAACAGATTTCGAGGTAGTTTAGGTGATGTTGATATCACCTCTTCCCCTTCAGGATCTAATTTTCTTGGTACCAAAGCAGTCTACGGGTTATAATGTTTGATCAAAGTCATATAGAAGTTGATGATATTGTCGCAGAAGAAGTTGTAAAACTCTACAGAGATCCTAGTAATGCTCGCGGGCATAGATACAGTGTTTGGCACAGCCCTAGAATTAAAACCAACCCTTATCCTTGGTTCGCATCAACATACAATAGAGTAGCGGAGTCAATAGGTGACTTAACCATAGACGAATGGTGGTTTAACTGTGGGGCTCCTGGTGACGAATATCGGTGGCACGGTCATACGCCCTATAAGTGGGCCGGTGTATTATACATACAGACTCCGGAGAATTCCGGGGGCATAGAATTTAAACGGCACGGTGAGTTTCAAGTTTTCCAACCCACACCGGGCGACTTTCTAGTATTCCCTGGCAATCTAGCACACAGGGTATTGAAGAATATGAGCGAGGATTTTAGGATCTCAGTGGCATTTAACTTTAGGTAATAATGCCCTGAGCTCGTAACTTAAACTAGCTAAATATTTAAAAGAGAGCGTATATGAGCAACATTCTAGGCGATGACGACAATTTACTAGGTTCAACACCCAGCGGTAGTGAAAATAACTACGTAGCTAGCCTTGGCCGAATCAGTGGTAAAGCACTAGAAGCTAATCTACTAAGACAAGGCATTGATCTAGCATTTAACGGAGATCTATTATATCTTAAAGTAAGCCCGCAAATACTAGGAACTGATCCAGCCGAGGACGGAGATCCCAACTATCCCGGAGTAACGGGCACAGGAATCGGTATTAATCGTGATGTACCAATTTACGACTTAGACGTAAATTCAAACATCTTTACTCGAGAATTAACTGTAATCGATCAATTATCGATTGATAATATAGTAGTTAACCTTCCAAATACGTTTACTACTTCTGTGGGCGGAATTGATATTTTTATTGCAGGAACTGATATATATCATGATCGATTAAACACAGCCAGCCTAGATGTTAATGACAATTACATTGCTAGTTTTAGTAATGCAAATATAATATTAGATCCAGCAGGTACTGGAATTGTTCAGTTCATTGCCAACACTAATATTACTGGAGATCTAGTGGTTGGAACACCCTTAGCTCCAAGAAACATCAATATCAGTGGTAATCTTTCCAAACAGGGAAACCTAATTCTAGGCGATCAAATAATTGACACAGTGACCATTAACACTGATTTTGCTCAAAGTATTATTCCAGGAGATGATCTAAGATGGTCTCTAGGTGAAAATACCGGAGATTCTAGTCCTAGACGCTGGAGTGAAATTCATGCTACAGATTGGACTAACATTACTACAGGAGCTTGGCCTGGCAGCGGTCTTAGACCAGAGACATTAACAGTTAGCGATCAACTGCGCATAAACGGAATAGCTAATACCATTTTTGGTGTACAAAGCAACGAAGATATCGAATTATTATCAGATACAGGCATAGTTTACATTGAACGTACTAAGTGGCAAGATGGTGACATAACCAACCTAAACAACACTGCACTAACAGTTGCTAGTACAGGTATTGGCTACGTGCTTTTTGCTGGAAGCAACGGCATGGTTATTCCTGCAGGACCCGACGCAGATCGTAGAGATAATCCCGAGTTAGGTGAAACTCGTTGGAATACTACAGCACGTTTAGATCAATATTTAGAAAGTTATGACGGCAACGCTTGGGTATTATCCACAGGCGGAGGAGAGATTGTAACTCAACGTCTAATGGAAGATCTTGGGTTTATTTACAGCGCCATTCTAGGCTAAATTTTCAAAAGATATAAATACTATTACTGTAAAGGCTGACCAGGCTTTTACGATATCAAACTGTGGTAAACCCGCAATGTAAGGTGGTTAACCGTGAAACACGGGGTATTTGGAGAGCGCATGGCTATTGGTCGAATTTCCGGTCCGCTCTTAAAGGCTAATCTTGTCCGTGATGGCGTAGATTTAGCGTTTGAGACTGACCTCTTATACTTAAATGTAACCAACTCCCGCATTGGCGTGAACACTGCCACTCCGACTACCGATTTAGACGTTAACGGCCATACCCGCTCAACAAGTCTCACAGTAGACAATCAATTAAACATTGGCGATTTTCACATAGCTGGTAATACAATTACCAGCGATTCTGCTACTATTAATTTTATAGCGGCAGCAGGAGAAGCCACAGTATATCATTCAAGACTGCAGGTTGACGACCTGCAATTTGCCGGCGGCACAATATCTACTACAGCATCTAATGCTAACATAGAATTAAATCCCAACGGCACTGGAACAGTTAATATTGCTGCTAACACTAATATCACAGGAAACCTAGCAGTTACAGGCAATGTCACAGCCACAGGCAATGTGGTTATTGGTGGAAATATTACCATCGGTGACGCACTAACAGACGTTATTGAAATTAATGCTAGTATTAGAAGTGACTTAATTCCTGAAACAGACAACATATATGATCTAGGTAGCTCGTCTTTTAGATGGCGATCTGTCTATGTCAATAATTTCTTTACAAATACAATTACTGTACCGTCATTAGATATTGGAAATCTAATGTTTCGCGACAACGAAATTACAACCACCACGGGTCAAGATTTATATATTGACGGAAACGGTGCCGGTGGAGTCAGACTAGGTAATTTTAGAATTGTTGATAATGTTATTACTAATATATCAGTAAATGCAATTACACAAATAGCACAAACTGGAACAGGATATTTTAAGATTCAAGGTACTAACGGATTTGTTCCGCCAACCGGTAATAATGCACAGCGACCTATAGGATATCAAGTTTTAGGTATGACTAGATATAATACAGAGTCAAAGGCTTTAGAAGTATGGGATGGTAATTCTTGGGCAAGTCCAGCTGGTGCATCTGGAGCTGTATCAGAAATTCAAGCAAACGACATTTCAGCGGGCTTTGCCATCGCTTTAGGATAAAAGAAAAATGCCAACCCTATTTAGACACGCAGTAACAACATCAGTAGGAATCACACCAGTAGATGTATTACAAATTCAAGACGGTGTTAGAGCTACCGTTATCGGCTGCAATATAGCTAACGTAACAGACTACGACACAGCAGTGGTAAACATGTATGTAGTAGACGAAAACTCTACACAGGCCACGTATGCTCGAGGTATTATTATTCCTCCTAACAGCACTGTAAAAGTTATTACACAAGGTGAAAAATTAATTTTACCAGCTACCTCGGGTATACGCATAGAAAGCGATACAGAAGAAAGTATCGATGTAACCATAAGTTACGTTGAGATATCATAAGGATTAGCATATGCCAAGTACATACTACCTAGGACAAAGCCCAGACGAAGCATTGGGAGCCTCACCAAGATATCTTTATTTGATAACAAGAAACGAGGACGGGGAACTATTCTTATTTCGATCTGACCAAGCTAAAGATAAAGATTCTATAACTATTAACATGCCAGGCGATCCTTCAGAAAATTTTGAAGATTTTGAATCTGGTATTGATTTTTTTGAAGGCGTAACTGCCGACCACGAAATAGAATATGAGAATTTAGTATGGACTCAATATAAATGGGACAACAGAAGTAATTTGTACTATGTAGATGCACAAGGACAATTAGTTTTAAGAATTAACCAAGGCTACACCTATCCAACAGGTGTGTCCGCAAACAGATATACGGAATAAGACATGGCAGAGTTTAAGATCAGTAGACTAAGATACACCTGGAAGGGTGTTTGGGCTAGTTCTATAGCCTATAATAGAGATGACGTAGTTCGATACGGCGGAGGATCTTGGGTTTGTGTCAGACAACACACAGCATCAGAGTTTGCAGATGATCTAGCATTTATCGAAGGAACACAGCCGCTTCCAGCATGGGTCAAGATGACCGACGGTTATCAATTCCGTAATAACTGGACAGCATCAACATTATATAATCCAGGAGATACAGTATTATACGGAGGTGTAATATATCTTTGCGTAATTAGTCATACTGCTGAAAATACATTTGCTGCTAATCAGGATAATTGGACTGTATACGTTTCGTTATTCAACTGGACCAATGAATGGGTCGCAGAAACTAGATACGGTATTGGAGACTTAGTAAAGTACGGTGGAATTGTTTATCGATGCACAACAGAACATACCGCCGGAACAGTTGCTCAAGGGTTGGAAAACGATCAGTTTAAATGGGCAATTTTACATTCAAATATCGAATATCGAGGAGAATGGATACCCAACGGAACTAGATACAAATCAAACGATCTAGTAAAATACGGTGGCAGTATACTAAGATGTACGGTCGGGCATACAACAACCGCTGCAATTGTTAGTGAAAATTTTGCCACAGAATTTTACGGATTTAGTTTTAACGACGAGTGGAATGCCAGCACATATTATGCTATTGGAGACTTTGTCAAACATGGCGGTTATATCTATCGTGCAAATAATAATAACTTTAATAGCTCTCCAGACACATCAATGTATCAAGCAACCAATTCTAATTGGTCTGTTATTTCAAAAGGCATAAATTTTGCAGGTAATTGGACAGCCGATGCAACTTATAAAAGTGGCGACATTGTAAGAAGAGGCGGTTATGTTTATGTTGCATTAGTTGATTCAAGCGACGACGGAAGTTCATTAGATTATCTAGATAGTAGTAACTGGGAAATTTTAATTGTTGGATCTAATTTTAGAGCAAACTGGATTACAAATACTCAGTATTTCATTGGCGATTATATAAATTTTGCGGGTAGTCTGTATAGTTGTAATTTTTCTCACGTATCGAGTGGTGAAAATTATCCAGGCGACAACGGTTCCGGATTTTATTATTGGGACTTAATATTAATGGCCGGTCCTAATGTTGCTATGGACACAAGAGGAGATTTATTAACTTTTGATTTTTCAAGAACAGCAGCAGGCGATACAAGTACTATTGGAACAACTCCAGTAAGAATCTCTCAACTTGATGGCGAACTGTTAATGCCTAATGCTGAGGATAGTTTAGTTTATAATCAATGGGGTGAAATAGAAAAAATAATCTATGTTAGCTCAGATGACAGCGTTGCAGCTGACGATATTACTGATCCTCAACGAGGATTTTCAGTATTCAAACCCTTTAGAACTATTAGATTTGCCTGCGAATATATAGAAAACTATAGACCCACAAGCACATATCTTCACACAATTAAAGTATCTACAGGTAATTACACAGAAATATTACCAATCGTTGTTCCAGCAGGTACAGCAGTAAGAGGAGAAGAATTAAGATCAGTAACAGTTAAACCTAATCCTGCAAATGAATCATTAAATTCTGATAGCACTTATATCATTGCAGTTTTAAATAGAATATCATCAATGGTTGAATCTGTATTGATTACTGAGATGCTCGCTCCAGGAGAACCTACTATGGTTTCTCCCCCAGCTTCGCCTGGAAATAATGAAACTCCGGTCAACAATATTCGAGTACCATTTGTGCCTCCACAATTTTCACCAAATACTACTGATGAATTTGGAAACCCAATTATTGGTGAAGAATTGTTAAGACCGGTGTCTGCATCGATAGAAGCAGTTGACACAATTAAAGTATTGATTTCACAAATTATCAACTATATTAATTATCATATAAACGATGCAGATATCACTGAACCATCATTAACTGGTAGTAATAATCTACATACTGAGCAAGGATTCTTAGATGCTGCAATTTATCTAGACTTTAATAGAGAGTTTTTTATTGCTGAAGCAATAGCTTACATGCAAGATGAATTCTCATTTTACGAATTTGATTTAGACAGATATCAAAAAGATATCTCTAGATACATCGATGCTTGGATATACGATCTACAATACGATGGAAATTATAAATCTCTAAGAGCTGCAAGATATTATAGAAATTTAATATTAGGCTCTGCAGGCGAAGATATGTTCTATGTTAGAGATGCTACCGGCATTAGAAACATGACACTTTCTGGATTAATTGGCACATTGCCAAATCCGGCACCGCCTCTACAGTATCAAATACCAACCGGTGGCGCATTTGTTTCGTTAGATCCAGGATGGGGACCATCTCACGAAGAAGTATGGATCACTACAAGAAGCTGCTACGTACAAAACGTAACTACCTTTGGTTATGCAGCAATTGGTCAAAAGATTGACGGCGCATTGCACAACGGCGGAAATAAATCTATTGTTTCCAACGACTTTACACAGGTTATTAGTGATGGTATTGGTGCTTGGATTACCAATAACGGGCGTGCTGAATTAGTTTCAGTGTTCTCATATTATGCACACATCGGAATGTTTGCAAACAACGGTGGAAAAATTCGTGCTACCAACGGTAATAGTTCTTACGGAAATTATGGAACACTAGCCGACGGTAACGACCCCACAGAGTCACCAACTTTTGGGGTAATTAATAATCGATTAACTCCAGCAACAGTGGTATCAGCACTAGCAGGCGAAGCCAACGACGAAATTTTATTATTTGAATTTGGAAATGCTGGAGAACAGTATACTACTGCAGATTATACAGTAATTGGATCTGGAGTTAATGCTAGCGTAATACAAGAAGAATTTAGAGATAATGCAATATTTGAATTTCAAGTAAGAAATAGCCCAGAAAACATTGGAAGAACTCCTGGCGGCGGTGGCTATTCACTTATTGGTAATAATGCTCAGTCTGGAACATCAACAACCATAACTCTTGCAACTAGTAATGAAAACACCGAAGAAGAGTTGTTGGGATTAAGAGTTATAATAACCAGCGGAGACGGTACAGGACAGTACGGTTATGTAGGTGGATTTAACGAATTAACTAAAGTTGTTAATATTCTTAAAGAAACCACTGGAGAGCCGGGATGGGATCATGTGGTACAGGGTACTCCAATTTTAGGAGCATTGAATACTTCGGCAGTGTATAGATTTGAACCAAGACTAATTGTTGACGAACCCCCATACGTTGTGTCAAGTTCAAACTTAATTACAACACAAACATATGCAAGTATCATATATGGCGAAACTCAAGAAACCTTTACGGCTGTGCCCGCAGACCTTGGATCTGGCACAACAATTAATGTAATACCTTCTCAAGCATTTTTTAATATTTCTAAAATAGGAAGAAACTATACAGTATCACTAGTTTCGGGCGGTGCAGGATATGCCGATGAACAAACATTAATTATACCTGGCTCATTATTAGGCGGAACCTCACCAGAAAACAACATCACAATTACTGTAAAATCTACATCTGATGACAGTACAAACTCTATTTTAACCTTTGAATACGAGGGTGTTGGAGTTAGTGGAAAATTCATAGCGATGCCGGCAGACAGTAATGTTGGAAGATATTCCTATGATGGAACCACTTGGACTTCATTTACATTGCCTAGTTCTGGAGACTGGTACAATAGTGCGGCCGGTGAAAACACCATAGTTGCAATTAGATATAACAGCGATCAAGCAGCTAGCAGTACAAATGGAATAAACTGGACTGCCCGAAGTATGCCAGCTACACGAAATTGGGCTGGAATTGCCTACGGTAGCGGAATATTTGTTGCTATTGCCGACGATACAAATATTGGAGCATATAGTTTAAACGGTACATCGTGGATTAACACAACCTTACCTGCTTTTGGTGACAGTACACGTAACGAATGGGTTGACATTACTTACGGTAAAGGCAAATTTGTTGCCATTGCAAACAGCGGAAATACCGCAGCCACTGGAACATTTGCTAACGGCGCATTAACTTGGGCGCCAACATTAATGGACGTTTCGGAGGATTCCTCTGCATTAGATTGGCAATCGGTAGCCTATGGAAATCAAAGATTTGTAGCGATAAGCAGTACCGGCCAAATTGGTTATAGTTTTGACGGGGTTACGTGGCTTCCAGCAACAATGCCATCACAGGACGGATCAACAGCACATTTTTGGAGAAGAATACGTTACGGTCAAGGAGTATTTTTTGCAATAGGAAATACCGGAGGCCGAGACATCGGAGAAGATCCAACAACAAGTCCTACACAATTTGCAGCTACCTCATATGACGGCATTCACTGGACACCAAGACTATTATCTCAAGCAGCTAATTGGGCATCACTAGCATTTGGTAATCCAGATGTTACTCTCGATGATAGCACAATTTCTAATAACAGACCTATGTGGGTATTGTTATCTGAAGATTTTTCATCACAGGGATGTAAAGTTTTAACCGGTGCTAGAGCACTAGGACGTGTAATTGTCGAATCTGGTAGAGTTAGATCCGTAAGGATATGGGAACCAGGAAGCGGATACGATTTAGCACCATCGTATACAATTATTGATCCTAACAATACTACAGATGTTTATATTAATTTGCGTATGGGCGACAAGGTGTTAGCTCAACCAAGTTGGATAAATCGCGGAGTTTCTTATAAAACTAGTAATACCTCAGTTGTAATTAGAGGCGACGGATATGCTGACATTATTCCTAACGGAAATTTTGTAACTATTCAAGGGGTAACAGTATTACCTGGCCCTGGAACACAATTTAGATTTAGGGGTGAAGAAAATTTCTTTACAGTGACTACAGTTGAAGTAGAAACACAAGAACAAGACGGAACATACACTGCAACATTTAGAGTCAGTCCTCGATTAGACTACGATTATGATCTAGAACACGGATCATCTGTAGAAATTAGAGAAAGATACAGTCAAGTACGTATAACTGGACATGACTTCTTAGACATCGGTGCTGGAAACTTTGTAGATACAAACTATCCTGAATTATACACATCTGGATTACCGTTTTTTAAAGCGCCAGAAAATGAAGTAGTAGAATTTAACGGCGGTAGAGTATTCTATACCTCAACAGACCAAGACGGTAATTTTAGAGCAGGCGAATTGTTTGCAGTTGAACAATCAACTGGCGTTGTAACTATTAGCGCAGACTTTTTTAATCTTGAAGGTCTTACAGAGTTAGCACTAGGCGGTGTTCGTCTTGGCGGATCAGGAGCAGTTGTTCGAGAGTTTTCAACAGATGCATTATTTGTTGCAGATTCTAATAACGTAGTTCCGACGCAGCGAGCCATTAAGGCTTATTTGCAAAACAGACTAAACGTAGGTGGAGCAGATTTGCTTACCGCTAGTTTTATTGCTGGTACTGTAAGAGTGGGTCCTAACCTTATAGGCAATACAGCGTCGTTATCTGTACTAATACCGATAGTGGCTAATTTTGCAGGAATAGGAACATACGGTAGACCCGCAGGCATGAGAGGCAGCTGGCTGGCACAAATCATGTTTATAAAATCGTTTAAGGACAGGTAACAATAATGCATAAATATACGTGCTATATAAATTTTGGAGTGGAAAATGGCAGAGTTTAAACTTGGTAGAATAAAATTCGTATGGAAAGGCGACTGGACAAATGGTACAGTTTACTACGTTGACGACGTAATTAGATACGGTGGTCGTAGTTATATTTGTACAGTTGGGCACACATCAGATGCGGATTTTAATGTAGATCTAGAATACAGTCCTTCCAAATGGAATCAGATGAGTGACGGTCAAGAATGGAAAGGCGACTGGAACACTTCTACCTTTTACAAACTTAACGATTTAGTTAAGTACGGCGGACTACTATACATCTGCTCTGATAGCCATACTTCTGCCGCTAGTGTTGCCCTTGGACTAGAAAATGATCAAAGTAAATGGACATTATTTGCTGAAGGTCTTGATTGGAAAGGTGCATGGTCAACAGCCACTCGATACAAAGTAAACGATTTAGTAAGATACGGCGGTTATACATATGTTTGTAATACTGCACACACTTCTGCATCAACTGCCTCGGTTGGACTAGAAGGAAATCAATCGTCTTGGGACGATTTTAATCCAGGATTGCAGTACAAAGGAGCATGGGCTACTTCTACACGTTATAAACTAAATGACGTTGTTAAGCAAGGCGCAGGCCTTTGGATTTGTACCACTGCACATGCTGCGGCTCTTACTTTTAGCACTGATGTTAATTCTGGATTCTGGAGTCAATTTGTTGAAGGTGTTGAGTTTGAAGATAATTGGAACATCGGCACTACATATCAACCTGGCGATATTGTTCGCTATGGCGGAAATCAATATGTGGCTAAAACAATCAGCACAGGCTCAAATCCATTAACAATTACAGCAGACTGGGATTTATTTTCTGAAGGAATAAAATTTCAGTCCGACTGGGCAAATAATACATCATACAAGATTGGCGAAGTAGTTAGTTATGGAGGATACACATATCTAGCAACTACTGATTCTCCATCAAACACCTATACAGTTACCGCTGTAACAGCAGCAAACGATCAATTTACCATTGCCAGCACAACTGGTATCGTAGTAGGAATGACTGTGAGATTCACAGGTACTACATTTGGCAATGTGTTCACAGGAGCTAGATACTATGTTAAAACAGTTTCTGCTGGAAATATAACAGTTAGTACCACACCAGGCGGTGTAACATTTAATATCACTGCTAATGCCTCTGGCACAATGACCGCAGTTGTATCAGCAGAACCTCCAAATGCTGCATATTGGATTACACTAAATTCTGGTATTAAGTGGAGAGGGGAGTGGGCAGACGACTTTGAGTATTTGTTAGGCGACGCTGTTAGATTTGGTTCAAATGCATATATTTGTGTATTAGCTCATAGATCAGAAGCAGACGACGGTTCAACAGTTGGAGCTACTGGTGGCGGACAGGCAAATAGCAGACCGGACAGAGACTCTACCGGAGTGTATTGGAATTCATTGTCATTAGGAAGCGAAGTTGATATTCTTAGCGTTCGAGGCGACTTGGTTTATTTTGGTGGCGCAGGCCCAACAAGATTGCCCGTAGGAGTAGAAGGTCAGGTTTTAGTTTCAAACGGAACAGATCCAGAATGGAGAACATTGGGTAAGATAGATCATGTGTACTATGTTGCTCCAAACGGTACCGATGCACCATACCCAGCCCACGGCGGAACACTAGACAAACCTTGGAAGACTATTCGATATGCTTGTGAACAAGTTGAGAATGGCGCTAGAAATCCAAACGCACAACATCTTCTAGAGTTAAATCGAGCATTTATACAACGAGAAGTTAGTGCTTGGATTCGATATCAGATTGATAATAATCTATCTCCATTTAGTAAAGTTATAGCAACTTCTATAACTTCTAGTAATACATTAAACACCGCTACTGATCACGGATTAATTGCAGGTCGCACACTTAGAGCCAAGACTACATTAAATGGTATAATTAGCGAACGCGATTATTATGTTATTTCTGCAGGGTTAACTTCAACTGCATTTAGAGTATCGTTAACATTAAACGGTCCAGCCGTCGGAACATTGGTTGACGGAACTGGCTTAACTATTGATTTTGTATTTGACTACGACGAATACAAGTGCGAAAGAGACGTTGGCTATATTGTAGATAGACTTATTTGGGATATTGGTCACGGTGGAAATTTAAAAATTCGTGCTGCCGCACAAAGTCTATTAGGTGTATTGGATGAAGGTCCGTTCTCAGCAGCAGAAGAAGATGTACCTTATGCAACCTTAGCTTCAGAAAAAGAAGAAGGTGTAGCAGCATATCAATATATGACTGAGCTTGTGACTGCAGTGTTGGCAAATACTGCACCAGCAGTTGCCTATCAATCAGTTTTAAATGATTCAACAGCTATTGTTGCTCAACATTTTGTTTCAGACGTTGCTAAAGCTGCAGAAACTGGAACAACAGAAACTGCAGTAAGTTTAATAAACATTGTTGTTGATGCACTATCAACATTAAGCAGCAGCAGTATACCAGAACGTTCAGTGCCTAACAGTACAATTAATGTAAAATCTGGAAGATATCGTGAAATTTTACCTATTATTGTTCCAGCAGAAACAGTTATTCTTGGCGACGAAGTTCGTTCAACTAATGCAGGACCTGCAGGAATCATAACCAGTCGCGACGACGTAAAATATTCTGTAGATGCTCTAAGCAGATTAGAAACAGTAGTCGGGCAAATTATTGTTGGAACTAATGTTACAGAAAGTTCAGGCAATACTGCAATTCAAAGTGCAGCTTGGCCGTATGCTAGTTCTGTAGAAGTAAGCACCGTTCGACAACTGGTTCGAGTAATGGAACATCGTATTGATTTTAGTACTGGTTCCGCATTATTTTTCTCAAGCGCCGACCCAGTTGGGTATAACGTTGGATTCCTGCAAGGATACGGCGATGCTAGAACACTAATAAGAGAAAACAAAGAATTTGTTAAATCTGAATTAATTGCTTATATTGCAGAAAATTTTCCGAATGTAAAATATTCTAAAACAAAATGTAAACGTGACATTGGATACATTGTTGACGCAATGATATACGACCTTACCTATGGTGGTCGTTCTCAAATTTTAAATGCCGGCTTGGCATACTATGATGGTCCTGGATCAAACTTAATGATTGATTCAACTGAAATTGCTGCAACAGTGTCTGCTTACGGTAGATTAAAAACTGTACTACAACAAATCGTATCTAATACAACAGTAACACGATCTACAGGAAACACAGCTACACAATGGACATCGGTGTATCTAATTAATGGCAATCTAGCTAGCACATTTGTAGGCAACGGAATTGATATTGTTACAAATATCATTTCAGGAGATTCGACTACAGGATTAACTCCGCAGATCAACGTAACACAAATTGCTACAAACAATACATTTACATCAGCATCACATGGTCTAGTAATAGGAGATGCAGTTGTTCCAAAAATAACTGCCAATGGGTTGACTGCTGGAGTAAAATATTGGGTAGTTGGAACTCTAACTGGAAGTACATTCCAGTTGTCGGCCACTTACGGTGGATCGACTCTTGCTACATTTGTTAACGGTACTGGATTAGACATCGATATCGAAGTAATCGATTACCCAGTTGCAACTAACGGAGTAAACACAACAACAGCATTAATTACCGCAGCTCAGACATTAGATGCTGCACAAGAAACTATTGTAACAAACACAACAGCATTTATTTCTACAAATTATCCAACATTGGTTTATAATTCAACTAAATGTGAGCGCGATGTAAGATTAATTCTTGAAGCAGTTATGTTTGACTTTATGTTTAATTCAAATGTTCAAACAACCAACGCTGCATATGCTTATCTACGTTCTTCAGCTAGTGATGTGTTTGACCTTGGACAAAAAGCAGCCACAAGAGCAGCATTTGCTTTTGTTAAAACAGCGGCACAGGCAAACGTTGGCGGAAACGCTACGGCACAAGCACGTATTAGTGTGTTAATGGACGCATTAGATGACATCGTTTACAGTGCTACCAATGAGGGATCTGTCTGCCAAACTTCAATTCGTGCAGCCGATCATGCAAGATTACAATTAGAAAGAAACAGAGATTATATTGTATCTGAAATTACTGCTTACATTGGTGCTACCAATAGAACTACTGTAACAGCAGCAACCGCATCAACTGATATCTTTACTTGTACAAGCACTGCTTGGATGCAACGTAATGCTGCTATAAGATTTACAGGCACAACGTTTGGCGGAATAGTTGCAGGTACAACATACTATGTTCAGAATGTAGTAAGTTCAACAACATTTACAATTTCTACCACAAGAAATAGCAATACTGCATTTGATATTATGGACGACGGTACAGGATCTATGACTGTGGCATTGAGTTATAGCACAACGTCTTGCGAAAGAGACGTACATGCATATATTGACGCATTGAAATTTGATTTAATGTATCCTGGAAATTACAAATCAAGAATGGCTGCAAGATACTATGCTAATGCAGTTATGGGCAGTCTTGAAGAGGACATGTACTATGTTAGAAATGGTACTGGAATTAGAAATCAAACTTTAGCCGACCTAAGCGGAGATCTTTTAGCGCCTAACGAATACGGAACATCAAGAGTTTCTGCTGGTGCGTATGTTTCGTTAGATCCAGGTTGGGGACCAAATGATTTCCGTACATGGATTATCAGCAGATCCCCATATGTGCAAAACGTAACTACCTTCGGTCATGCAGCAATTGGTCAAAAGATTGACGGCGCATTGCACAACGGCGGTAATGATTCTATAGTTTCCAACGACTTTACACAGGTTATTAGTGATGGTATTGGTGCTTGGATTACCAATAACGGGCGTGCTGAATTAGTTTCAGTGTTCTCATATTATGCACATATTGGTTATCTTGCTGAAAACGGCGGACGTATCCGTGCTACCAACGGTAATAACTCATACGGAGATTTTGGTTCCGTAGCTGAAGGTTTTGATGCTACAGAAGTTATCGGCACAGGAGTTGTTGATAATAGAAACTTTGTATCAACTGTGGGGTCAGTATTCACTGATGCTGCTGACGATGTATTACAGTTTGAATTTGAAAATGCAGGATCTGACTATACTGATGTTACATGGACTATTGCTGGCGCTGGCGCTAACGCTCGCGTAGAGCAAGATGAATTCCGTGACGGTGCAGTTTTTGAAGTTAGGTTATTAGATAGCGTTGATGATAGTACTACTGCTCCAGAATCCGACGGAAACTTTGGCGGATTTGGTTATGTATCAAATGCTAACACAGCTCAAGGCGGAACAACTACTCAGATCACAATTGCTGCTACCGATCAAGAAATTTCATCTGCATACGTAGGTATGAGAATTTACTTAACTGGTGGCGCAGGCGTTGGTCAGTTTGCTAATATTGCAACATACAATGCAGGAACTAAAGTAGCAACTGTTACTAGAGAAAGTACTGGTGCTCCTGGATTTGATCATATTATTGCAGGTACAACAATAGTAGCACCTGATGCATCAACTACATATACTATCGAGCCTAGAATTACATTTACAGCTCCAACTTATAGTTCAACTGCAAGAACACTAGCTACCAGTCAAACTTATACAGATGTTGGGTATGCACCTTTATATAGAACATATTTAGGAGTATCTGGAACTACTAGCGGCACTGGAATCAATGCTACGTTTGATGTAGTTAGAAGAGGAACCAAATACAGTACAGTTGCATTAAAAACTGCAGGAACCGGGTATGCTAGATTAGATACTATTACTATTGCAGGAACAACACTTACTGGAACAAATCCAACAAACAGCATTACAATAACAATTACTGCTGTTAATGAAATTACCGGGGCAATTTTAACTTATGAATTTGTTGGAACTGCACAAGGTGGCAACTATGTTGCAATTTCTTCTGGATCGAGAACAATTAACACCAGTGTTGATGGAATTACTTGGACTGAAAGACTTAATGCTTTGCCAAGTACTGCTAGCTGGACAGCAATTGCATCCGGAGAAGATAGAACAATAGTTAACGCAGGATCATTTGTAGTTGGCACTGCCTATAAAATAGTCACAGTTGGTACCACAGCATTTACCGCAATTGGTTCTTCAGCGGACGTAGTAGGTAGAATCTTTATAGCAACAGCAGTCGGTGCTGGTTCGGGAACTGCTATTCCAATGGCTCACAGTATGGTCGCTATTAGTTCAGGCGGCACTGCTAACGCATATTCTACTGATGGCGGAATAACTTGGACTTCGGGCGCAGCGTTGCCGACAACAGGCACTTGGAGTGCAATTGCTTACGGCAACGGCCTATGGGTCGCTGTACGTAGCGGATCAAACTCCACAGCATATAGCTCAAACGGCGGACAAACATGGTTGACTGGTGGCAACTTGCCTCAAAGCACTACTTGGTCTGGAATTGCATACGGCGGCGGTAATTGGATAGCCGTAGCATCCGGCGGAGCTGTTGCTGCGGTGTCAACTGACAACGGCGCAACATGGACTGAAAAAGTATTGCCAGCATCTTCTAACTGGACTTCTGTGTCTTGGGGTAATAATAGATTCGTTGCAGTTTCTAATTCAAGCGGAACAACTGCTGCATACAGCTTAACAGGTCAAATTTGGACAGCTAGTGTTATACCTTCGGCACAGTATACTGATGTTAGATACGGTCAAGGAGTGTTCTTAGCAGTAAGTCAAAGCACACAAGCAGCTAGTTCTGAAGACGGTATTGTATGGACTTCAAGAACAACCAGTACAGCAGCCAATGGATTTAGCGCATGTATATTTGGTAATCCTAACCAATCAGGCAGATGGGTAGCAATACAGCGTGGCACAGCTTCGACAGTAGCAAGTCAAATACTAGTTGGAGCTACAGCCCGTGCAAGAGCATATGTAGCACAAGAAAAAATATTTGCTATTAGAATGTTAGAACCGGGTTCTGGATACACTTCAGCACCAACAATGACAATCACTGATCCTAACAATATTTTTGAAGCACCGTTTTTAGTCAGAACAGGCAATGGTGCAATTGCTAATCCTTCATTTGTTAATAGAGGAACAGGATATGTTGCTGCTGAAGCAGAAATATTAACAGGTGACGGCTACGGAGATTTCTTCCAAGACGGACAGTTTATATCAGTTAAACGATTAACTAAATTCCCAGTTGCTGGATCAAACGTAGTGTTTGCTCATTTACCGGATCAAACATTTAAACTAGTTCAGGTATTAACACAATTAGGAACAATACCCGGCGACTATAGAGCATTCTTCCAGATTGCTCCAGATATGAAGAGATTTAGCCCACCAAATCACTTAGATGGAGCTACTACTAGAATACGATATAGTCAGGTTCGTTTAACAGGTCACGATTTCTTAGATATCGGTACAGGTAATTTTGATGAAACTAATTATCCAAACTTACCAACACAGTTGCCTGTTCAAGCCAACGAAACAGTAGACAATAATGGTGGTCGTGTGTTCTTTACGTCGACTGACCAAGACGGTAATTTTAGAGTTGGCGACTTGTTTACAATTGAGCAGTCCACAGGTGTTGCAACATTAAATGCTGATGCGTTTAATATTGCTGGTCTACAAGAACTTACTTTAGGAAATATTACGTTAGGTGGCGGTTCAGCGTCGATTACTGAATTCTCAACTGATCCGTTCTTTACTTCAAATAGTGATAATGTAGTTCCAACACAGCGAGCAATTAAAGCATATATTGCATCACAAATTGGTGGCGGTGGCGCATCCTTAAACGTAAATAGCGTAACAGCTGGTAGTATATACATTGCAGGTAATCAAATTACTACCGTCACAGCTTCAGCAATACAAATGAAGGCTACATTTGAATTTAGAGCTGGCGTTACCGGAATACCTTTAGCAATGTCAATGATGCTTACATAAATATAAACATGGAGAATAAATTATGCCAACAGGAAGATTAGGAAATGCAGACATGTCTGCAACCACAAATACTACAGTTTACACATGCCCAGCTGATACATTCACTGTAGCTACTGTTAGTATTTGTAATAGAAATGCAACAGCAGTTACAGTTAGAGTAGCAATAGCTGGTGCTGCAACCCCCGTAAATAGTGAATTTATTGAATTTGATTCAACGATTCCAGCAGGTGGTGTGTTAGAGAGAACAGGTCTAGTTTTAGATGCAGGTAGACTTATTGTAGTTCGAACTAGTGCCGCTAACGTGTCTGTGGTAGTTATGGGCATTGAGACTTCAACAACCTAAGGAATAATATTATGGGAAGAATCCTTTCGAGCGGGATTGTTAATACAAACGCACCTATTATGGTCATGGGTACTACTACGGAGCGGCCACCTGCTGCTAATGCTGGTGTAACATTTTTTAATAGAACAACTAATCAATTAGAAATTTATAACGGCAGCGCATGGCATGTAGTGGGAGACTATGAACGCATTTTAATCAGTACAAATACGATAGCTGTTTCCAATAGAACGTACTGGGTAAATACATCTGGTGGTGTAGTTACACTTACATTACCGGCAGCACCAGTTATTGGAGATTTTATTAAAGTTACTGATCTTGCTGGATCTTTTGCAACTAACAGATGCGTTCTAGCAAGAAATGGTCAAAATATCATGCGTATTGCAGATGATATGGATATTACTACCAACGGTGCATCTATAAGACTAGTGTATTACGATGTACCCAGGGGATGGTTACTTGAATCAATTTAAGGATTAAAAATGCCGTTTAATTATCAGAGTCTACGGAATTTAACAGGAGCATCGTTTATTGATGGTTCTATTGACACCGCAGATTTAGCTAATACGTCAATTACTGCAGGAAAAATAGCCCTTGGTGCTATTGATTCTTCAAAATTAGCTACCAGCGCAGTTAATACTACTACAACAGTTGTTACTGGAACTTTGCCTGTAAACAAAGGCGGACTAGGAACCACATCATTACCTGGAGCATTTAGAGCGTTTTACAGTGACGGAACTAACCCTGTTGCTAGTAATCACGGGATTGCTAGTATTCAAGTATTTACTGGGTCGTCAACATGGAATCGACCAGCAGGAGTTAGATACATTAAAGTTCAATTACAGGGATCAGGAGGAGGCGGCAGCGGCCACGGAGAAGGTGGAGCTGCTGGCGGATACTGCGAACGGTATCTTGACGTAACTGGAATTAGCTCGGTAGGTATAACCATTGACGGTGGCGGTGGTGGAACATTTTATGCTAATGCGGGCGGCAATGCTGGTGGTTGTAGTTTTGGTTCTTTCTTATCAGCTAGCGGCGGCCACGGAGCCAATAGACAAAATCAACACTCGGGCGGAGTTAGTGGCGTTGGCAGCGGCGGAAATTTAAACATGCACCAAGGTAGCGGATTTAGTCACCATGCCCGAAGCGCACAAAGTTGTGCAGATACATTCTTTGGCGGAGGCGCACCTAGCAGCCATCCTCAGGGCGGCAATTTTGCACACAATCATCAAAGTCATACCTCGCCAGGGACGGGCGGAGCTGGAGCACACTTTCACGGGCACCGCGGATCTGACGGTCGTCCGGGCATTGTTGTTGTAACTAACTATTTCTAAGAATAACTATGCCATTTAATTATCAAACATTAAAAAATATAACAGACGCTGCAATTCTTCCAGGCACGCTTACTGGTGCCGATTTAAATAATAGCGCAGTAACAGACACAAAAATAGCCAATACTACAATTACAGCATCAGAAATAGGTGCAGGAGCTATTGATGTTGCCTCGGTCACAGTCACCGGAGCAACACCGTTTTCTAGAGGAGGTACTGGAGCAAGTGCTGTAGGATCAGCATTTCGAGTACTAGCAGCAAATTCTGCAAATACTGCATTAGAATTTGCACCTACAGGAATTTTTAGAATGGTAGTGTTTACTGGTTCTGGAACATATACTAAAACATCCGGAGTTAGATTTATTTGGGTACAAGTTCAAGGCTCAGGCGGCGGAGCAAGTGGCCACGGTGAGTCAGGTGCTGCCGGCGGATATGCCGAAAGACTAATTGATGCAACATCAATCACTACTGTGGGTGTTACTATTGACGGTGGTGGTGGTGGTACTTGGTACAACAATGCTGGAGGCAATGCTGGCACAACATCATTTGGCGGATTTGTTTCAGCAACTGCAGGTCATGGAGCTAATAGACATAATAATCATAACGGCGGATTACCAGGAATTGGATCCGGCGGAGACTTAAATTTATACGGTGGCGCCGGTGGCGGACACGAACAGCGTTCAAGCGGCATGGGCGGAAAGAGTTTTTGGGGCGGGCCAGCCCCAAGCGGACACCCACAAGGTGGAAATTTTACACACAATCATCAAGGGCACTCTGCGCCCGGCACAGGTGGATCTGCAGGATATTTTAGCGGTCATAGAGGCTCAGACGGTAGACCCGGCTTAATTGTTATTACAGAATTCTTTTAATCTAGGAAAAATATGCCATTTGATTATCAAACATTACGAAATTTAACCGGACAAGCTATTATTGACGTTAGCATACCGGATGCTGATATTGCTAATAGATCAATTCCTACTAGCGACTTAGCAAGCGGAGCAATTACTTCTGCAAAACTTGCAAACAACTCTGTAGATTTTTCACAATCTACAGTCACTGGAGTAATGCCTATTGCCAAAGGCGGTACTGGATTATCTTCTGTAGGCTCAGCAAACACTGTGCTTCGAGTTAATTCCTCTGGAAATGCGTTTGAGTATGCAGTCACTGGTTTTAGCGGCATGCAAGTGTTTACCAGTAGCGGCACATGGAATCGTCCAGCAGGAGTTAGATTTATTCGAGTAAAAGTTCAGGGCTCAGGCGGTGGCGCAAGTGGTCACGGCGAGTCAGGTGCTGCCGGTGGATATGCAGAACGAATTATAGATGTAACAGGTACTAGTTCAGTAGGTGTTACTATTGACGGCGGAGGCGGAGGTACTTGGTATGCGGGTGCTGGCGGCAATGCAGGCACAACCTCGTTTGGTGGATTCTGTTCTGCCAGTGCAGGCCACGGAGCTAATAGACAAAATCAGCATAGTGGCGGTGTTAGTGGTGTCGGAAGTGGTGGAGATCTAAATATGCACCAAGGCGGTGGTGGTTCTCATCATGATAATTTTGGACCAGGCGGGTCAAGTTATTGGGGCGGCGGCGCTCCATCAGGTCATCCACAAGGTGGCAATTTTGCACACAATCATCAAGGACATTCTGCTCCAGGATCTGGAGGCACTGGAGGTCACTATCATGGACATCGAGGTTCAGATGGTCGTCCCGGAATTATTGTTGTAGAAGAATATAGATAAATTAGGAATAAAACATTATGAAAAAAGCACTAGTAGTATATCAAGGTTGGGTACAACAAATAGTTGAGCCCGGATTAGATTATGAAATTTATGAAGGCCCAGACGCTACAGTAGTTTGGGTAGATGCTCCTGACGAAATCACGTTAGATTGGACATTAGAATGGAGTCCTAGCCAAGGTAAAATGATTTGGATAGAACGAGATGCTCCTTTTACTGATCTAGCAGTAGCACGTAAGGTCGCCTATGGCGACGTTGGCGCTCAATTAGATATGTTGTATCATGAGTTAGCAACTAGCGGAAGTATTTCAGCAGACGGAGATTGGTATAATCATATCCAAACAGTAAAATCAGTAATACCAAAACCACCTCCGCCTGAAGCTCCTGTTACAATGGAAGAAATGTTAGCAAGGTCATTGACTGAAGAACCTAGCAAGGACAAGAGAAATCAACCTGCAACTTTAGAAATGCCTGCCTGGAAAAGATATCCAGGATGGAAAGGTTATGGCATTAGTTAATTAACCTAATAAACCTACTTAAAAGGTGCTTTATTATAGGCACCTTTTTTTTACCTCTCTAAAAACAGTAGCTAAATATCTGGTAGTTTTATTTTATTACTATATAATAAGGAACTTTTCATGCATTACAAAACAGTAACTATAGTGGGTGGTGGATCATCAGGATGGATGACTGCAGCCGCACTAGCCAAACTATGTCCTCATTTAGAAATAACATTAGTTGAATCTAAAAAAATTGGCACTGTCGGAGTCGGAGAAAGCACTCTAGGTCACATTAACAAATTTTTAAAATTATTAGATTTAAAAGATGAAGATTGGATGGCCGCATGTAATGCAACCTATAAAAATTCTATCAGATTTACAAATTTTAAAGCCAAAGACGGAACACATTTTGAATATCCGTTTAGTGGAGGATTGGATCTAACCGATAAACCGGCAGGCGAGCAAGCATGGTCTCGACTTGCTGCAGAATATCCAGAAGAATATACCTCAGAAACATTTGCTGAATTTTATTGTACAGGCAATACAATGCTGGCCAAGTACAATAAACAGAGCAAAAATGAAAACGGTATATTAAGAAACTTTTCCTTCGACTGGGACACCGCATATCATATGGATGCGCAGTTATTTGGACAATATTTAAAAGAAAAAATTGCATTGCCTAATGGTGTTAAACACATTATTGGCGAAGTGCATTCTTATAAAAAAGACGATCTTGGCAATCTTTCTCACGTGATGTTAGAAGATACACAGGTTTTAAAATCTGACCTTTGGATCGACTGTACTGGTTTTAGATCACAACTATTAGAACAATGGATGGGACAAGAGTTTCAACCGTTTAGTAAAGTTTTAGCCAATGATAGAGCATGGGCATGTCGATTGCCGTATATTGACAGAGAACGAGAAATGCATAACGTAACTGATTGTCATGCATTAGATAACGGCTGGGTATGGAATATTCCGTTGTGGAATAGGATTGGTACAGGCTATGTGTATTCTAGTAGATTTGTAACAGACGAAGATGCTAAAAGAGAATTTAGAAGACACATTGCTGAAAAGCACAGTCCGGAGCTTGCAGAAAATGCAGAAATGTTTAATATTATAATTAAACACGGAAAACGTCGTAGGGCGTGGCATCAAAACGTAGTAGGTGTTGGTCTAAGCTACGGGTTTGTTGAGCCTTTAGAATCAACAGGCCTGTTAACAACTCACGAAAATATAATTAAATTAGTAGAAACTCTTAATCGAAGAAAAGGGTATGTAACTAGAATTGAACAAGATGGATTTAATCTTGCAGTAGCTACAGAAGTTGACAGATTTAGAGATTTTGTTAGTATGCACTATGCGTTTTCGGGAAGAACAGACACTCCATATTGGAGATGGTGTACACAATATAACGAGTACAGTCCCGACATGATGGGCCCGCATATGATGGTTCAAGCTCAATATCCTAATACTGTTGGCAATATTTTATTAAATCAAAGCTATTGGCATGAGGGCATCGGTCAAATGTTTATTTTGGCAGGCCTTGGTGTTCGAGCAATATCTACTAAAGAACTCTTATATTCTAGAAATATTCCAGATGTATTACACGATCAACAAACGGGATTTACTAAGCGTGCCTACGAAGAATATAAAAATTTTGTTATTGATCATGTAAAACAATTGCCAAGCCATTATCAGTTCTTAAAAGATAACATTTATGGCGGAAAAGATGACCACGCTGTGTAAAAAACTGTTTGGTTGGACAACTAAAAAGAAATCTTATATTAGATTTTATTCAGTATATCCGGGTGTTATAGATCTTTTTCCAATTACAAAATCTTCAATGTTAGATAGAAAATTTTTAAACAGAGAACTATATCCGGATCATATGTTAGCAACTTCAAATTGTCCTGGTTTAAAAAAATTAGTATCAACAGGGTTCATTATTCCGGCACCAGCAGATTTTGAAATAACTACTAATGGCGATAATATATCGATGAACTGGCGTGAACCAATTGTCTTTGATAAAGGAATAGCAGGTACTGAAAGTTATATTGCTACGCACCCCTCTCAGCAGACGTTGCCTTTGATTGATAATACTACAACTTTAGCCACTACAATTAAAGTAGAAACTCCGTGGAGAGTCGATGCATCAAACGATATAGTGTTTCTTCAATTGCCTGTAGCCTACAACGACGAGCACCGATTTGTTGCAGCTACGGGTATACTAGATCCAATTTTTTCTCACACATTAAATGTACCAATGTTTTGGAAAAATCTTAACAGTACAACATTGATAAAGGCAGGAACACCGCTGTGCCAACTTATTCCTATTCCTAGGAAATATTTAAATCTTGCAGAGTACGACATAACAATCGAAAATGCTGACGAATTAGATATGCAACGAGAACGAGCATATAATTATGCTGCCAATTGTGTAATTTTAGAAAAAGACACACTGTCTTCTAGATTGCACAGAGTTAGTAAAATTTTAAAAAAGTTTAAAAGGAGAGCATTATGAACTACGCAGAAAAATTACAAAAAAATATACTACAGGTACAACAAGAACTTGATAAAACAAATAACGAACTTAAACTACTCGAAGAAGAATTTGCAAATGTAAAACTTAATCCATACGGAATCACTTCAATCGACTTTAGCAAAAGACAAGAACTAGCCAAAGATGTAGTTAAAATGGAAGGGGCAATTATGGGATTAACGCTAGCCTTAGAAACATTTAAGGACGACATAGGTGTTACAGCTGAGTAATGGCGGGGTATTTTTATTTCCTCCTCTAGTATGGAAATTTAATTACGATTTTGATTTGGATATATTATATCCAAAAATTAATAATATTTTAAATTTAGTAAAAACTAATTCTTTATTAGAGAAGGGAAATGCAATATCCACAGTATCACTAGATGATAAATTTCAACCACACACATGGGTTGAGCTGTCTGATTTTCAGTTTTGGTTAGGAGAAAAAATTAACGGTATTCGAAAAGAATACGATTTTGTTCATAATCATTCAACAGTACATCAATCGTGGGTTAATCGTCATCTAGAATCTGGAGAAACATTAGAACACTCACATAGTCATTCAACGTTTGTAGTAAGTTGTTATATTAAGTGTCCTCCTAATTCTGGAAACATTGAGTTTAAAGATCCTCTCGAATATCACAAACATAATTTTCCAGTAATTCCAGAATTATCATTTTACAAAGAAGTACAATGTAATACCAATGATGTAATAATTTTTCCAGGTTGGCTTCGACACAGAACTCAAATTAATCATACCGATCAAGAAAGAATAGTAATGACATTTAATATAAAATGATAGATTTTAAAACCTGCTACCCCGACGCTAATAATTTTAAAAAAATTATAAAAATTAAAAAATTAGAGGATTGGAAACTCGAATACGTTAAACTTGATCAAGACATAGGGTACTGGATTGCTGAAAATCCATTTTATGATAACGGATTTGATCTTTTTAGAAACTTAGTTTCTACTTTTCCTATACAAAAAGATAATAACAATCTAGAAAACTTTGACCCTAATCCATTTGATACAATACATTTGCCAGAATGGATTTATAAAGATATTTGTTTTTTAATAAAAGAATTTTATCTTACACAGGTCAATCTTCCAATTGTGGATCCTGAAATACACGAATGGGGAAACGTTTATTTTAAAAATCGATCTAGGCCTATCTCTTGCTGGCGCATACCACATATTGACTATTCATACGGAATGGTTGCAAATTTGTGGTTTACCAATCATGATACCGCCGATAGCTCAACTAAGCTATATAGATATAACGGAGTAATGAAAGATGAAATATATGATTTTCAGGTAGATGAAAATCATAAAATGTATCACGAATGGAAATCAATAGCTGAAAATCCTACAAGATCATCTCAATGGTTTAATATGACAGAAGCAGAATTAACAAGATGGGGATTTGAACATGTTGGAGATGCTCCCACAACTGAAGGAACTATAACTATGTATAAATCAAATGTGTGCCATAGTGCGTATATTTCTCCATCTGTAGATTTTAGGTGGAGTCATGCTTTTGCATTTTCACACCTATCTCCAAAAAATAACCCACTGATGCTCAAGGATCTATTTTTATGAATATAGATTTATATTTTCCTACACCGGTATGGTGGGAACACACCGAAATAAAAACTGAAGATATGGTAGCACTATGCTATCGATTAAGAGAACAGGACCCAGTTGGAAGAAAATTAAGCAATCAAGGCGGATGGCAAAGCCGAGACTTTCGTGCAGGTACCTATCCAGAAATGAAACAACTTGAAGACCGAATTTTAGAACAAGCAGAACAGTGTGTTCGAGATTTTGGTTATCGAGAAGATTTGTGTTTTGTGGATATTGAAAATTTTTGGTTTAATATAAATCACAAAAATCATACTAATGCAGTACATACTCACGATAACAGTTTTATTTCTGGTGTTTTTTATTTAAAAGCACGACACGGTCACGGAAATATTAATTTTTATAAAAGCTACGGGCAAGATTTTATCGTAGCATCACAAGCAACTATTGGTCAATTCACTTCATTGAGTGCATCAGCGATGTCGTTTGTGCCAGAAAGTCAAAAATTAATTATGTTTCCTGGCTGGTTGCCTCATGGCGTAGAAAGAAACGAACTTGACGAAGATAGAATTAGCATTTCATTTAACGTAAAAATTATTAGGACAGACGATGATAGATATCGGCCAACGCATACTAAACGAAACTAATTTATTAATAGACGATAAGCCACATTTTTTCAAAGGATTATTAAAGGATCCTCAGGATCTACTGACCTGGCAGGATGTGGAAGCGTGTATGAACAATCCTCATTTTTATAAATTTGAAATGATTGATCAATACAATAATAAAACTTACATTCCAGAATCTCGAAAAGCATGGATGTGGGAAAATCTTGTTCAAGACAAAGAATTTATGTTTGAAAAATTGCATCAGGGTCATAGTATTATAATAATGAATTACGGATTTCATAATAGAAAAACCACAGAGCTTTTAAGAATATTCGAAAGCATGTTTAACGTAAATGCAGCTATACATGTCTACGGCGGATTAAAGGGTTCTAAATCTTTTTCTATACACGATGACTACCCAGCAAACTTTGTTATTCAAATTGAAGGAAAAACAAGATGGAAAATATTTAATAATAGAATTTCCTATCTTTATAAAACTGGTACAATGAATGGACGCATTGACGAAAAGGATTTATCAGTGGCAATCGACGTTGTGCTTGAGCCAGGCGATGCTTTATATTTCCCATCTAGAATGTATCACGTAGCATACCCAGACGAAAAACGACTATCAATGAGCATACCGTGCTGGAATAAATTTGCAACTGATCCACCAAACTACGACATCGATAGAAATTTTTATAGGATTAATCATGACATTTAAACCAATCGAAATCCTAAATGCTATAGATAAAGATTATCAAAATCAAATTTATAATTTTTTAACCGATATTAAATTTCCTTGGCATTTTTTAGACGATGCTACCAACGTTTATATCAATGATACACAGAACTCGACTCCTAGTTTTGCCAATTTAATATATCATCCTAACAATGATTCAAATCCCTATTTAGAATTCTTTACTCCGTTAATTGACGAAATTTTAAAAAAATCAAATCTCAAGATGACTAGTTTAATTAGAGTAAGAGCAGGATTCCTACTAAACACCAAATATGTATTGCCTAGCATGCCTTACAAATACAACGAGCCTCACAAGGACTTCGAGGACAATCACTATACTGCTATATATTATGTGAATGATGCAGACGGCGATACTGTAATATTTCATGAAACTGAAAAATCACAACAATATCGACCAATGCATAAAAGTAGGCCCGACAAAGGCAAAGTGTTGTTGTTTAACGGACAACACTATCATGCTAGTACGTGTCCTAAAATGTGTACTAAACGAATCGCTATAACAATAAATTTTACAGCAACACCAAATGAATAAAGACTATATTAACTCACTACTTAAGATGGACGAACGAAGTCGTGATCTTATTGCGAGTAAAAATTTAAAAGATGCATTCTTATATCCGTACTTGCCAACTATTGTAATTGATAACTTTTATGAAAATCCAGAACTATGGAGAGACTTTGCATTAGATTTAGAATTTTATAAAGGTAATCGAGGAAGTTGGCCGGGAGTTCGTAGTGATTTTTTACAAAACCTTGACAGCGAGTTATTTAGATTGCTATCATCAAAATTAATGCATGTTTTAAACGATTATGGATACAGTGAATTTTTAGAACTACAAACAACATTTCAGTTAATAGACGAAACCTACGGCGAAGGATGGGTACACGACGACGATCCGCATTTTACAGTTGCTGGATTAATATATCTAAATCCTGACGCACCAGTCGGTGCAGGTACAACTCTATATTCTAATCAAACTGATTTTAATGGAGAAGTATACAGCGAAATATTTATGAATGATGTTTTAGTTGCATCTGACGAAGAAAGAGAAAAACACACAAAATATAGAAAAGATCAGCGAGCACACTTTACTCCTACTACAACTATTGAAAGTGTGTTTAATCGTTGTATTATTTTTGATCCGAGAACATGGCATAGTGCTAATACATTTTTTGGAAAAGAAAAAAATGATACTCGATTAACACAAGTATTTTTTGCAAGAGCAATATGAAAAAGCAACTATCAAATAATATTCCTACAAAAATTATTGATAATTTTTTAGAAGCACCCGAATTATGGAGACATTTTGCATTAAAGCAAGATTTTCATAGCGACGATACACCAATGTTTCCTGGACAGTATTCAAGTCCGTTAAACGAAATAAATTTAAATCTATTTCATGCATTGGCTTCAAAATTAATTCAACACCTGCAAGGGTTCACACATTTTCAAAGATTAGAAACAAGTTTTAGAATAGCAGACGAATCATATGGAGACGGCTGGATTCATCATGACGATCCTGAATACAATGTAGCAGGACTAATATATCTTAATACAAATCCTGCGCCAAACTCTGGAACTATTTTGTATACAAATACAACAGGAACAAATAACTCTTACCAAGATTATAAATTTCAAGAATTTACCAGTTTGCCAGAACATCGTGTTAACTTTGCTAAACACAAAGAAGAACAGCGTTCTTTTTTTAAAAAAAATATGACTGTTCATAATGTTTTTAATCGTTGTGTTTTGTACAGTCCGCTAGTTTGGCACAGTGCTGATAAATTTTTTGGAAATGCCAAACATAATTCAAGACTTACTTTAAACTTTTTTGGAAGAGCAGTATAATGGATGATATTATTGAGATTGAAAATGTAATCCCTAAAGATTATCAAGATCACTTGTTAAATTTAATGACCAGCTTTGAATTTCCTTGGCTTTTTAATCCTAATATGGTATCGGGTGATCAATGTTTTGTTGGACAAGAAAATAATTTATCAGGTTTTAATCATTTCTTTTATGAACATGGCGAAGCACAAAGTCCCTTTTTTCAGTTAGTGTATCCTTTGGTGCTTACTTTAACTAGTCAAACCGGAGTATCTTTTAATAGGCTAATACGAATGAGAGCAAATTTAACCATGCCTAATAAAAGTTCTACACTAGAACATCATATGCCTCATATTGATAGTTTTTTTCCGCACTGGAACGCAATTTACTATGTAAACGACAGCGACGGTGACACTGTGATTTTTAATGAAACTAACGATACATATGATGCTGGACAAGATGATGTTTTAAGAATCAAAGAAAACAAATTCACGATCAAAAAAAGAATCACACCAAAAAAAGGAAAAGTTTTAATATTCCCAGGCAAATATTACCACTCATCAAGTTTTGCTCGAGACTCTAAATATAGATGCGTTATTAATATGAATTTAGAAAAAATTATATTATGACCAAGGATTATATTTTACATCAATCGGATTATATTGTTAACAATCAAAACACAATTTTTGAGGACATTAACGAAGCACATCGACTTTTTAATCGAATGTTTGCATCAATTCCTAATGCCGACTCAACCTGGTCGTATGATCGCTACAATATTTTTGCACTAACTGCGCCATGCTCTTCATTTTATGAAATTTATAAAGAAATGAGAAATGTAATTAGAAATCAACTTGGTGACACTCGACCTCTATGGTTTGAAGCATGGTTAAATTATCATACTGCAGATAGCGTGCTAGATTGGCATACGCATACATATGACTATCACGGGTATATTTGTATTGATTCAAAAAAGACAAACACTGTGTTTGACAACTACAGTATAGAAAATAAAACAGGTCAAATTTATTTTGGTCCTGGAAATAGACGACACAAAGTTGAAGTTTTAGAACCGTTTGAGGGATATAGAACTACAATTGGGTTTGATGTGCATTGTCTTCCAGAACACAAATTAATTTTAGAATATACAGAACGCCCATTCGCTAACTTATCACTGATGCCCTTATTATGAACGAAGATTTTAAAATTATTAGAAATGCAGTTTCTCAAGAACTTTGTGAGTTTCTAGCATTAGAATTTAACATGATGGAAGATGTTTGCAAAACACTATATCCAGAATCGGACCTATCGGATTTTTGCAAAAACAGTTTTGCCCGCTATGCGCCTCTGATGTTCGAAGCCCTAAGCGTTAAACTATTGCCATTAGTTGAAGAAGCAGTTGGAATGAAATTGTGGCCGTCTTATTCGTTTGCTCGAATTTACTATACCGGATCAGAATTACAAAAACACGTTGACAGGCCCAGTAGTGAAATTACAATTTCGGTGTGCATAACACACGACGATACAAATTGGCCTTTAAAAATTCAAGGTACTGATAAACAGATACACGAGATTTTTTTAAATGTTGGAGATCTAGTAATATACAGTGGCAGAAAGAATATGCATTGGAGAGATCCGTTTCAAGGAACTAAACAAATACAAGCATTTTTACAGTATGTGGATGCTAACGGACCTGATGCTTGGTTAAAGTGGGATTCTAAGCCAAAACTAGGCCTAGGTTTTGACTGGGCTAGGCCTGAAGTTCAGGGCGAAATAAAACGTATTGCTGCTATGGAATCGTTAATAAAAAATTCCAATCAAAATTAATTAGGTTGCTCAACTAACATTGGACCTGCTACTACTCGTCCAACACCGTGTCTTTCTTCAAAAATTTTAGCCGCTTCTTCCTTTTTTTCTGCTTCGCAAAAATCAGCCTCAACAGCTAAAGTTCCGGGTGGTTCAGCTTTGCGTAAAATCATTTTCCAAGTTGCCATTATAAAACTCCTTTATTATGTATTTATGCTGTTTTTTAACCAGTCTTCTATGGTTAAACAAGAGTTAGCATAATCTCTGTATCTGTTATAGTTGTTATTTAGTGCTGTTTTTCCGATAGCTAGCAATTGAGATTTGCGAGCCTTTAACGGAGCAGTATCAAATATATCAAGTGCTTGCAAAACCATTAACCATGCAGTTGGTGAATACCCGTTTGATCTTGGAAATGCCCATGCTTCTCCAGCATAGTACTTGCCCCATTGGTCTAGTTTGTCATTGAGTGATGTTGGTATTCTAAATTTATCATAAGCATGACTTTTCCAAAACTCTGTATCTCTGCGCTTTCCTCTATAATGCAATGATATAAAATCTCGTATATCCTCGGTATTTGCAAATACTCGTAGATTAAAAAGATCCTGACGTTGTTTAAAATTAGATTGAATGGTTGGCTTCCATAAATCTTCTATTGCCCATAGTGTATCAATGATAACTTGCACCCCATTGGCCTCTAATGGTTCTAAAAAACCACCGCTCAACCCGACAGCAATAACATTGTTTTTCCAAGTATTTTTCATAATACCCGGTGTAAAACTAAAATTAGCAATAGGATCAATTTTATATCCATAAAATTTTTCTGCTTCTAACACAGCTTGGTCCAAGTTGATGTGGTCGGGATCGTAAATGTATCCGTTGCCAGATCGATGTCTAAGATTTATATTCCAAGACCACCCATATTCCATAGCATTAGCATTTGAAGTTACTGAAGGTTCAGCTTTGTCCCACCAGGCAACCACAGCCCTAGCAGGAAAAAAATTGGAGTAGTCAATTAACGGTTCGTTTAAAACACCGCCTAGCAATAATCGTGCAAATCCAGAGCAGTCAAAAAACCAGTCGCCTGCAACAATTGTGTCATCTTCTAATACTACAGATAAAATATCGCCTGAGGTCGATTGATTAGAAAATTTGTATTTGCCTTCTATTAGTTTTATATTTCTAGATATTCCTATATTTTTTAAATACGCAGCAGCAGCCCTGCTTTCAAAGTGCCACATTGGAGCAATAGATAACGAATCAGCGTCTCCTCCAAACGGAACTTTATTTTGATCAATAAATTGATAAGCATAAAATGCTTTTGATAACGGTATGTCGTTGGCTATTATTGTTGAAACATAATTGTCAGACGTGTGTTCTCTATTCAATCCAGCGATTGTTTGACTAAAAGATGTTAGGTCATTGTCAACTTCATCAAGCCATGGAGTAATATCTGTTTGAAGTGCGTGAATAAATTCGTGTCCAACTCCGTTCCAATTTTTAAATCGACCTCCTAATTTTGGAGTAGCATTGGTATGCCGAACAAAGTCGTCGATTCCTATTCCCAAACTTTTAAGAAAAGAAACAAAGGTTATTGTACCACTTTCGCCAGCAATAATTGGTGGACGATCAGGGTCTTCTACGACTGATATTTCGCATGTTGGGTGCAGTTTCTTTAGATATAAGGCAGTCATCCATCCTGCACTACCCCCTCCAACAATAACCAATTTATTTTTTGTATAAGGTATGTTCATAAAAATCAATATTTTTCAAATAGTGCGTTTGGGGTAAATCTGAATTTTTTAATCTAGTTTGTATCCGAGCTATTATGTCATCAGCTAATTTAAATTCTGAAAATTTTTCAGTGAAGTATTTTAATTTTCTTTGATTTCTAAGAGAATACTTATAACCGCCAACTAACATCGATAACCCAAACCACATGTTGTTTAATTCTGATACACTATACGGACTATGATGTTGATAATCAAACAATTGTTTTAATATAGAATTATTATCAATAACGTTTTCTTTACTTGTGTACCATTTCCAATAGTTGGAATCATCTCTTCTAGACATTGTATAATGTAATTCTACAAAGTCTGCAAATTTTGTAAAAATATCTCGACACTTCCAATTAAAGCTATCTCTGGCAACACCGTCCCAACGATTATGCCCTTCTGTTACATCTAAAAAAGCATTTAAAAATTCGTGTACACTATACAGTCCGCCAGATTCTAGCGGTTCAATAAACCCACCACTTAGGCCAATAGCAACAACATTTTTATTCCATACTTTTTCTCTAACACCAGTAGGCCAACTAATATCTCTAAATTCTATATTTTCACTAATTGTTCCTAGGTGAGTTTTAAATTCTAATAATGCATCCTTTGGAGATATAAATTTATCGCAATAGTTATAACCTGTTCCGATTCTGTTCCATAACGGAACATTCCACACCCAACCGCTACTTAGTGCAGTGCATGTAGTGTAGGGCTTTAATTGTTCTTCTTTGTTTGAATATGGTATTCTTGCAGCCCAAGTTCGATTATTACAAAGTTTGTCTTGAAAACTAATCCACGGAGTTTTAAGAGTTTTATCGATTAGCAATCCCAAAAACCCAGTGCAGTCAAAATAGATATCTGCATCTACAGTTTCTCCACTATCTAATTTTATTGATTTTATTCCAGTGTCATCCTGTACAACATCTATGACTTTTTGTTGTTTATGAATAACACCTTTGGGCTTGGCAAACTTTTCTTTAAGAAAAGTTGCAAACTTAACAGCATCGAAATGGTATCCTGATTCGTTCTCAATAAAGTTGTTGGGAATTCGATTCTGTTCCATAGCCGGAAGTTGATCGTAAAAGACTTTTCCAAAATCGCCGTTTGAAATTTTATTTGCCTCGGCATATGTAAACCAGTGTGCTAGATTACACGTAGATTCGGCCCGTTGACCAAATGGGTAATAAAATTCATCTTCTGCAAAGTCTACAAACTTTAGACCAAATTTATACGTTGCATCGCATTCTGGCATCCAGTCTTCGTCTTTTAGGCCTATAGAGCTGGTCCACTCTCTCATATAATTTGTAGTACTTTCGCCAACTCCTATAATTGGAATATTAGGAGCTTCAATAAGCGTTATATTTTTGTCAGGGAAAGAAGAAATTAGAGTGGCTGCAGTCATCCAACCTGCACTTCCTCCTCCGATTATAACTATTTTAGAAATGGTATTTGACTTCAAGGCCGCGTTCCTTTAGCATATTCAACGCTTCTCTGTGACTATAGGTCTGCAGTTGAGTGCAGTATTCGTTGTTTTCTTTTATAAGTCTATCTGAAGCGTCAGTATAGTGACTAAAATGTGTATCGTATATTTTTTTAATTTTTTCAATATTAAAAAGACGGAGGCCGTGCATAACTTGGGTAAAGTTTAAATAAGAAAATAATTGCAACGGGTGATTAAAATAATGAATATTTGGAAAACTTTCTTTAAATGTATCAAGATACTGATTGTTAAAGTCTGTTAAAGTTAGTTCATTTTTACACCACTGCCAGAATTTACTGTCTTGACGTTGTGTTATATAATGAAGTTGTATAAAATCTACAATATTTTCGCTGACTATTTTCATATCTCGATTATACTTTGATGAAGTAATAGTTTCGTTTTTATTATAAAATGCCAAACTTGGCAGCAATCTAAAACACTGTTGAATAGTAGTTCCTATACTACTAGCCTCCAGCGGCTCAACAAATATTCCGCTTAGGCCAACCATTACACAGTTTTTCAACCAAAATTCTTTAACATACCCGGCACCAAATTTAATTTTTCTTCCAATCTCTATTGGCTTTTCAATCTTTAAAACTTCTTTATAATGTTTTTGTACTTCGTCGTAGGCTTTGGTTTCGTCAATAAAGTTGTCGCAAAATACATACCCGTTGCCATAGCGTTCTTGAGTAGGAATACGCCACGCCCACCCGCTACTTAATGCGGTGGCTTCTGTATAGGACGGAATTTCTTCAGTGTATTCAGTTGGAAATGCCAATGCAGAATTCATAGGCAAATGATGTTGACAATCAATCCACTCTGCGCCTAGCTTACTTCCAATTATTCTTTTAAATCCGCTACAGTCAATATAAAAATCATGTTTATGGGATTTTAATTCTACATCAATCAAATCTAAAACATTGCCTTGATCGTCTAATTTAACATCTACTATCTCAGTATCGATTATAGATATATTTCTTTCACGACATTTCTTATGTAAAAATTCATTAAGTTTAAATGTGTCAAAGTGATATTGAGCTAATATGTTATGTAAAGGCTCCACATGACGGCTGTTTATTGATAGACCCCATGCAGTGTTTAACGGGTCCCAATTTTCTGCAATCATTCGCATCCATGTAGTTGGCAATCCTGATTTTACAGAGTGACTTCCGTACTGCTCACTAAGACTGTGAAAATAGTGTGTGCCGTCGCCGTGCCAATTGGTAAATTTAATTCCTACTTTAAATGTTGCACCAGCTTCTCTAACTAATTCTGGAACAGTAATTCCAACATGTTCTATAAATTTTTTCCAATGCTCTGTGCTGCCTTCGCCTACCCCAATAATACCAATTTGACTAGACTCTATTAGAGTTATATTCATATTAGGATAGGCTTCTTTAATCATTAGAGCAGCAACACACCCGCTAGTGCCACCGCCAACTATACATATTGAGGTTATCATAATTTATATTCTACCCGAGTATTGAAGCTCTTAACAAAGTTAATTGCGTCTCTACAAGTTACCCATTGATCTGTCAACTCTTGATCTGCCTGAGACGCATATTGTTCGTCTATTTGTCTAAGATGACTAAAATGTTTGTCATAAATTTCTTTAATTTTAGCAGTATCAAACATTCTTAATCCATGCATGACTTGTATCCAATTTAAGCAATCATAGATTCTAAAATTACCTGTAATGCCATCTTCTGGTAAAAGCATTTGATTAACAAAGTTAGTTTTAAATACTTCTAAGTTTTCTTTATTAAAGTCAGTCATAGTAATTTCATTTTTACACCACCGCCAAAACTCAGTGTCGTTGCGTTGTGTAAAATAATGCAATTGTATAAAATCTAAAACGTTTGTCATCATGTCATCAAATAACATATTGTATCTTTTAACAGTACCGGTATCGCTCTTAGACCAATTCCATATTGTACCCAATAACATCTGTAGTTGCTTTACTGTAGTAGCAATGCTGCTGGCTTCTAACGGCTCAACAAAATTACTACTAAGACCAATTGATATACAATTCTTGATCCATGCCTTATTGACTTTTCCAGATACAAAGTTTATTTTTCGACCAATATTAATTGGCTCTTTAAAATATTTTTGTATTTCGTCTAATGCTTGAGTTTCGTTAATAAAGTGATCGCTAAAAACATACCCATTACCAAATCGTTCTTGTACCGGGCTTCTCCAGTTCCAGCCGCTATTCATTGCTCGTGCAAGAGTATATGGTGGAAGTTGTTCTTCGTATGGAGTCTGGAACGCAATAGCACTGTTCATAGGTAGATACTTAGACCAATCAACCCATTCAGCACCTAGCTTAGATGACAGCACTCTTTTAAATCCGCTGCTGTCGATAAAGAGATCTGCTGAATAAGATCGAGTTTGATTATCAATAATAGAATCAATAAATCCGTTTTGATCTAATTTTACATCTGTAATTTCAGTATCTATTACTGATACACCGTCTGCTATACATTTTTTTTCTAAGAACGCATTTAATTTTTCACTATCAAAGTGAAACTGATAATAATTACTGAGAGGATGTTTTACGTATCCTTGCATAGGCAACTCCCAGACTAATTTTTCACTACTAATATTGTCTCCTATTAGCCTCATCATACTAGTAGCGGCGCCAGTCATCGGGTCCATGGTTGCTAGAAATTCAGGAACACTGTGAAAATAACTTGTATTATCTCCGTGCCAGTTTTCAAATTTAATTCCAACCTTGATAGTGGCTCCGCATTCGTTTATCAGCTCAGAAATATTAATTCCTACAGTTTGTGAAAACACAGTCCAGTGTTCTGTGCTTCCTTCACCAACTCCGATAGTTCCGATGTTTTTAGATTTTATCAGTGAGACAGACATGTAGGGAAATAGTTTTTTTAACCAAAGGGCAGTCATTAATCCTGAGTTGCCTCCCCCAACTATACATATTGAGTTTACCATTATATTTTTTCTCTAGAATTTATTGAAATATCTGATACAGAATCAGTTGCTATATTATAGTTTATAGACCCAGAAGGTAGGGAATTAAAACTAATAATATATCGATCAAAGTTGTCTACATGAGGAGCAGCGTAGTGAAACATCCAGCTAGGAAAAATAACTAACTTTCCTGGTTCGGGAAAAATTTTTTCAGTAGGCGCATATTCAAATCTTAACACTTCGATCTGAGCTTGTGTCCTATGCAGAACAGGATCTTCAAAAAAAGTAGGAGCCCCTTCAGTAAGATAATAAACGCCACTGAAAAAGCTCATTGAATGTCGATGATAATTAATAGCCATATTAGAATTGGCTAGTGCAATATTAAACCAACTATTGGTAATTTTAAAGTTTTCGCAGTCATATTTTTCTACTACACGGACTTCTTCTAGACACGAGTTAATCCAATTAAACAATTCTGAAAGTTCTGGCTTATCATGTAACAGATGCAACGAACTTAAAATATTACCGCGTTTCATTTTATCGGTATATTTTTGAAGATTTTTTATTAATTCGACATTATCGATGTTTGGATTGTTAAACGTAAAAAAACTAGTGGGAAATAATTCAAGACGTTCCATTAAAATTCAACCCAACCTGTAAGTAGATACTTTTCACCGGACAGGGGAGGATTCCCTCTGTGAGTATGCGTAAATCCTGCAGGCCATAACGCTAAAGTTCCTTCCACTGCAGGCACCCTAATTCCTTGATACAAAAACTCTGTCTCTCCGCCAGATTCTATACTATTAAGATAGATTCCCCATGCGCAGATTCGATCTGCTCGTTCTGGCGAGTCTGATTCAAAATGCCAAATATGATATCCTTCGCCCGGCAATGTTTTTTGTAGTTTCATTGATCGTATTCGATGTTTTGCTGCATCGTTTAATACGCTGTATTTTTGTGTGTACTGCCCGTAACACTCCCAAAATTTTCTTAAAAAATTTCCTAAAATAGATTGGTCAGGAGTCATTTTTAAACTCTGTGAGTCTAATAAAAAAGCAGCACTATCGGCCTTATGATGTGATATTGAATCATTAAGTTCCAATCTTGAATATGTAAGATTTAACTTTGTAAGTGTTTCGTAATGACTTATTAGGGACTGACATTCCTCAGAGGTGAGTACATTTTCCCAAATTCCGATGTCTTTTTCTATTCGCATGACATATTTATATGCTATTATAATGCTGATAAAATTTAATTATAGTTGTTGATAAATACTTGTAATAAGTGGAGTGTAAAAATTAATGTCAGGCGTCCGTAATCCAGTATTTGATAGCATTCGAATAATTCCAAAAGAAGATGCTTTTTTAGATAGAAAGCTGGGATCTCGCGGTGAAGTATTTTTTGATCAAGAAAAAGGAACCCTAAGACTGTACAACGGTACAGTAGGCGGTATTACCTTGCTCAGAGACGACCTATCAAACATTAAGTCTGGAGCAATTAACGTTAGCTTTAATCTAGGATCTGGCACACTTACTGCATCACAATTTATAGGTATACATACAGGTAATGTTGTTGGTAATGTGACTGGCAATTTAACTGGCAACTCAGCAGGTGTTCATACAGGTAATGTTGTTGGTAATGTGACTGGCGACTTGACTGGTAATTCGGCAGGTGTTCATACAGGTAATGTTGTTGGTAATGTGACTGGAAATCTAACCGGAAATGTTAATGGTAATTCTTCAACCGCAACTACTCTTGAAAATTCTAGAACAATTAATGGAGTAAATTTTAATGGTAGTTCAAACATTACTGTTACTGCTGCGGCAAACACACTTTCTGGAACAACAATAAATTCGTCAGTTGTGACATCTAATTTAAATACAGTCGGAACTTTAAATAATTTAACAGTGGCTGGGGATGTTATAGCTAACTCAAATGTAGTAATCGAAACAACTCCTACTAATAGTAATCACGCATCAAATAAAAAATATGTTGATTCAAGAGCAATCGCCTTTGGCGTTGCGATGAGTTAAAACAAGGAAAACTAAATGGCAAAGAAGCAAATTCAAAATTATAAATTTTTTCCAGGAGTAGTGCCTCCAGCATTCGGACAATACACCGATGCAGTTGCATTACTGACAGCAAATAAAAATTTTATAATAGAAGAAATGAGTCAGTATATAAAAAATCAAATTGCTCTCAATGCCGACAACGCACTAAGTCCTTATTTTAATTATGTATATGGACCCACTAGAGAAACAAAATGTAGAAGAGATACCGGATATGTGTTAGACGCATTCATTTATGATTTGACCTATGGAGGAAATTCATTAACGTATGCGGTTGCCTCAAATTATTATATTGACGGAGTTGTTCAAGTGGTGTCTACTGATGTTGAAGTTGACACCCATACCTATTTAAAATCGTTAATTATAACAAATATTTTAACTAACACTCTTGCCACCCCATTAAATCTTGAAGATGTATCTCAAGTTATACTGCCAACAGCAGGCGGTCTACAAAGTATTGCTGAAATTACAACATTAGCTGACTTTTTAATCGATACCATTGACACTGGCCTGAGCGCATTGCCCGACCCGGTTGCCCCTAGCAGTCAAAATAATACGCTGCTATTGAATGCAGTAACACTGATTGAAGCTAATAAACGATTTATTCAAGAAGAGGCAATAGCCTTTATACAATTTAATTCAGCTAATAATATTTCTCCTTATGTGAACTACACTTATAATGTAGAAAAATGTAGACGTGATATAAGTTATATATTAGAAGGTTATATCAGCGATTTTAAACGCGGTGGTAATCGTCAAACAATTTTTAATGCTGAAAAATATTGGGAAAATGGGGTAGCACAGGTTGACGGTGATCGCCAACCAGAAATAGTTGCTCATACCTTCATTCGAGATTTAATAGAAAACTTTATTTTAACAAATACTGTTTTTTCTAATAGACAAATACTTGTTAGTCAAGTAATCGATTTTGAAGCCAACGTTGAAGTATTTGCCGCTACAAGAGTTAAAGAACTTAGTAATATTATCCTCGAGGTAATCGAAAACGGACTGGCTGCCGTACCAACAAAAATTTCAAATCGCGGCTATATTAAAATGCCAGGGTATTTTAAGATCAAAGATTTGTTATTGATCACAAATGCCTCAAGAAATATCATCATGTATAATTTTGCCGATGATAGACTAGCTGCTGAAATTACATATACTGAAACTCTTGATACAAGTTTTCCAGGAGCACTGTACGGTGTAGATAAAATCACCACAGTTACTTTTGACATTGACACAAGTAACATGATGGTCACCGACAACATACAAATTTTTGTTGAAGGTAAAGAACAAATTGTTAGAATGAATTCCATAGCTACTGATGCTATGGAACGTCAACGGGTTGGCATTCCGCAAAGTATGCTTGACGCTGACTTTGAGTATGGACTACAACCGACCAAGTGGCAAGCAATTGGATTGATGCGCAATTATCCTTCAATCTACGAAATTCCGGGAACAGAAATTCCTGTTGTTAACGTAGTTACAAATGCCAGCGCACCTACCGGCATTGGAGCTAGTCAGATAACAGTAACAACTATTGGAAATCACGGATTACTTCCTGGAGATCCTATTACAATTAAAGCATTGAGTAATTCTGTACAAGGATTTAGTCGTGGTGAAGGCAGTTTCTTAGTATCTACTGTGCCAACAACATCAACATTTACATTTTTTGCCAAAGCAAAAGTGGGTACAACAGACGGAGAAATTCTAGCTAGTACATATACACAATTAAGAAAGGGCGGTTATTATACCGGCTCTGCAGTCGGACTACCATCATTTAATGTTTTATCAAACGGTAGTTCTGGAACTATTACTACAAGTTTAATCACTCCTATTGGTAGTACTTCAATAGGATTTAGTTCAGCACCACCTCCGATAGGAGCACCGTTAACCGGCACAGGAGTGGTTGGCGGGTCTCAAATTACAGCGGTAACAGGCGCAGGCGGCACTGCAGCTTCTACTACATTATTGTCAAATGCCACCACCGGTGACAATACTCTTACAGTTACTAGCACAACAGGTATTGGACCGGGATTGATATTTGATCGAGGTGACGGTGTAGCGGTTCGAGTTACTGACGTTACAGGTAATGTTGTTACACTTAGCGGCGGCATTACAACTAATATACGAGGAACAACGCAAACATTTGCAGGATTATCAGGATCAACATCAGGTAACGGTGTTGGAGCAGTGTTTAGTGTATCTCGAACACCAACATATGCTGTTACTACATCTACTCCAGGGTCTGGATATGTAGCTAATGATACTATATTAATTGCTGGAACTGCGTTAGGCGGAGCCGCCCCTGCAAACAACGCAACAATTACAGTTACTTCGGCCACACCTGTTGATAGTGTAGCAACATTAAATGCTGCATCATTAGCCGGCGGCACAGGATATAGTAATTCGTCTGCAGTGATCACCACCAGCTCAGGCAGCGGCACTGGCCTTACAGTTGATATTACACAAACCAGCGGCATTATAGATACCGTTGCAATAAATTCACCTGGACAGGGATATGCAATTGGGGAAACAATTACTATTGGAGCAGCTGGAAGAATTGCTGCCTCAACTAACATTGTAGCAGGGACAGGCTATTCTACAGCAGCTGGATTAGTCACAACAAGTTCAGGAGGCGGCACTGGCTGTATTGTTGACATTGTAGACGACGGCAGCGGTGGCATAGCTTCAGTGACTATTGTAAATTCAGGTTCTGGTTATGCTGCAACTGATGTTGTAACTGTTGTACAAGATGGCGCTGCTGGCGGAACGTTTGAAGTTCAGTCATTATTTACACAAGCAACTATTCAAGTAGCAACAATTACTGCAGGTGGAGTAATTCAAACGGTATCGATTTCTGGAACTGCAGTTACTGCACCCTCAAGAAACTTTATCAGTGCTATTACTATTAGCGAACCTACTACTGCACAAATACTCAGCGACAACACTGGAATCAATTTTTCTGCTATTGCTACCATCGAAGTTACCTTTGCATCTGCTCATGGATTTATTCCTGGAAACACTATCACGACATCAATTACAAGCTCTGGTACTAATGCCCAACTAGCAGCCGGTCCATTTTTTGTAGAACAAGTTCCAACCCCAACAACTTTAAGATATACAGCTCGAGGTGCTGGCCTTGTTGATAATACATTAGTAGGCAATTTATTTGGCCGACCAGACTCATTTTTTATACATAGACCGTTCGACGGCGGAGTACAACTAGGCACTGCTGGTCCAGCACACGGTGCTACCGCAATTCGTATGAGTAAAAAGTATATTCGTTATCAATCAGGTAAGGGTGTTATGTATAATACCGGTGCTTTATTTGCACCAAGCTATGATATTCGCACTATTATATCAAACGGAACTGCAGTTGGCAGCACTATTACTATAATTTGTGATGACACCGATCACGGATGTCAAGTAGGAGGAGTTATAGTAATCAGCGGAGTTGCTACCTCTGGATATAACGGCACATATACTGTGTCAAGTATAGGCAACGAAAGACAATTGTCATTTATAGCAACACAAAGATTAGGATCAACTAGCCCGGTTCTTGGTAGTCCATGTCAAATGTCTATAAAAAACTGGCACGGATCAACAGTTCGTTCTGGTATATTTGACGATCAAAACGGTATGTTCTGGCAATACGATGGCCAACGTATGGCTGTTGTTCGTAGATCAAGTACATTCCAAATAGCAGGAACTATTAGTATTAACGTTAATTCAAATATAGTAACCGGAGCTAATACTAGATTTACACAACAGTTGGCAACAGGTGATCGAATTGTAATTAGGGGAATGACACACGTAGTTACTCAACTAACTAATGATACTTTAATGACAGTGTCTCCTGATTATCGAGGAGTGACTAATGTATCAAGTGTTAAAATTACCAAAGTACAAGATCTAATTGTTCCACAAGAAGATTGGAATTTAGATACCTGTAATGGCGCAGGTCCAAGCGGTTATAATCTTGATGTGACTAAGATGCAAATGATTGGTATTCAACATACTTGGTACGGTGCAGGATTTATTGATTTTATGCTTCGAGGATCAGATGGAAATTATCTTTTTGTACATCGATTCCGTAATTCGAACGTAAATTCAGAAGCATATATGAGAACTGGTAATCAGCCAGTTCGTTATGAAGTGATCAACGAAGGAGCCAGAGGCAGATTAAATGCTGCAATGACTAGTAATCAAACAACAATACCTATGAGTGCTGAGGATTTGTACTGGTTTCCAAATTCAGGAACAGTATATATAGATAACGAATTAATTTCTTTCACAGGAAATAACGGTTCTGCCCTTACTGGTTGTACTCGAGCAGCAAATTTAACACAATTTGTTTCCGGTTCTACAAGAACATTTAGCGCAGGTGTTGCAACCTTACACACTGAAAGAACAGGCGTAGTTTTAATTTCTAATACTATTACTCCGATCATCAGTCACTGGGGTTCAGCATTTATGATTGACGGTCAGTTTGACAGCGATCGAGGATACATTTTCAACTACGCAGCTACAGCGATATCGGCTACCTTAGAAAAAAATACTGCATTTTTAATTCGATTAGCACCGTCGGTGTCAAACGCAGTGATTGGCGACTTAGGCGATCGAGAATTATTAAATCGTGCGCAATTGTTATTATCAAGCATTGCAATTAGCTCGGATACAGTAGCTGGCGGCGGTGCAATTGTTGTTGAAGGGGTATTAAATCCAATTAATTATCCTATTAATCCTGCTAACATTACTTGGACTGGTTTAAGTTCTCAAGCAGCAGGTGGACAGCCTAGCTTTGCACAGATTGCAGCTGGTGGTTCTGTGACATGGAGTGGAGATGTTAGACAAACTACAGCTACAGTTCAAGGGGCATTTACAACTACTCTTACAGCACCAAGTTTTACTCCAGTCACTAATGCATTAACAGCAATTTCATTTAACACAACAACCACTCCGGTGACTGCTGCAAGTTTTGGTCAAACTATTACAGCACTAGGACAGGCCAACGGTCAGCCTTACGGTAATAACAGTTATGTTAGAGCTGTTGATACCACTAGAAGTGATGTGTTGATATCAAATACGCAATTTGATAGTTTAGCTACCCCGCTGGCAGTTAATGATACAATTACTGGAACAGGAGTTAATAGCACTATACAATCTATCACTAGAGGATATCTAGGAGGTACCTTTACTAGAATTGTACTGAACAATTTACCATCAATTAGCAGTGCTCCTGGCGCTGGCCAGAACGTCACACTGCAGGTCAACGGAACATACGGAAGAGCATTATCAGCATCTAGGAATGATTTTTTAATTACTCAAAGTTCATTTGCAGCATTGACATCGACCATTGGAAATACTGATGGCTTATCAGCAACTACATTCTTAGTTGGCGGCCAAACAATTTCTAGTGTTACTCCAAACTTTATTACTATTGCTGGCGTAAGTTATGCTAGAATAATTATGAGTGGAAATGCCAGCGCGAATAGCAACTTGGCAGCTAGTAATGGTGCACAAAACGTTGCAGTGACTATAACTATTCGCGCATCGCAAACTTACAACACAGCAATTAGCGCCAGTAGGAATGATTTCTTAATTACTCAGACACAATTTGCAGGATCAACAATTGCTGCAACCGACGTATTAACTGCGATAACGTTTTTAACTGGCGGCCAAACAATTTCTAGTGTTACTCCAAATTTTGTTACTGTGGCAGGAACAGCATATGCTAGAGTAATCATGAGTGCCAACGGTTCTACTACTAGCACAGCCGGCGCAGGAAATAACATTTCAGTCACCAGCACCAGTGCTGTCACAGCTACATATGGTAGAGCATTTTCTACTTCAAGATCAGATTTTCTTGTAACTGACTCATCCATTGCAGGATCGGGAATAGTTGTTAGTGATGTATTGAGTATTGCTCCAGGAAATAGTGTCACATTGGCCTCGGTAGCAATAACTGGAACGGCCGGACAATTTAGTTGTACATCAACTACCCTGTCAGTTGGTCAACGTGTCACAATTACTGGAACCTTTGGTGGTACTGGTAGCATAAGTGGATATTCTTCTGGTACACAATATTTTATTGTAGCAACTAACGGAAGCACAACATTTACTTTGAGTACTACAGAAGGCGGCGGCGGAGTCACTACTACTGCTGGAACTCCTACTGGACTAACTTATACTCTTACAACATTTATAAATGCTGGACAGACTATTACTAGTATTATTCCGAGCTTTGTTAATATCGGCGGAACAAACTATACTCGAGTTATAATGAGTGCTCCTGCTAATGCATCATCAGCCACAGGATCTGGAAATAATATAACAGTCACAGTAACCGCAGCCGGTACAGCAGCTTCATATGTAAACAGAAACTTCTTATTCTTTACTTCAGCTAGTTGGTTATCTTCTGGAGCTGTGGTCGGTACTCGAATTGCTACCTCAGTAACTAGCTTTCCAGCTGGAACTGCGGTAAACACTGTAGAAACTAGAACCTACGGAGCAACCACAATTTATCGTGTGACATTCTCTCAATCAGCAAATACAACTATTAATGCTTCTTCGACAATTACTTGGCAGTTTGGTGCCTTATATGCATTACCTGGTGAACAAGTATTTTCGTTTATTGCCAACCCGGGAGAATCGGGAGAGTTAAGTTTAGAATCATTGAAAGAATTAACAGCTACAGCAATTGGTGGTAGAGGAGCATTTCCAAACGGGCCAGACGTACTGGCCATTAACGTGTATAAGGTTAGTGGAAGTCCTACAAATACCAGCGTTATTTTAAGATGGGGCGAAGCGCAGGCTTAATTGGGAGTAAGATACCGTTTGAGATTGGTCTCTAGATCACGTCTCAACTCGGTAATAGTTGATTTGATGTCGGTTCCCATAGACGGCAACTGTCTAGTGTATACCATTTCTAAATGAAGACTGTCTAATTTTTTAATTTCATTTATTAACTTTGTTAGAGTGTTATTCATTTGATCTTTAAAATCACTGTCGGGTAATTGAGATATTGCAGATGAATATCGCTCATAGTCTTGTTTAAATCTATCTGATTTGTGTATTTCATTTAGCATTGTTTAACTCCAATATTGTTTCTATTTTAGTTCGAATTAGTATGTTATTTAATGTGACCTTAAGCCCGTTATGCAATTGTTTTGGCAAATGGTCAAGATGGCTCCAAGATATTGTTTCTTTAGCTAGGGTTAAAAACTCTTGGTCAACTAAACATACGTATGTGCCGTATTCAAAACCTCGATCTTGACTTAGATATAGTTCAATCGGTATTATTCTACCCTGACAATATTGATTCATCAATAACGTTGCGTCTTCAAATAGGGTACCTTGCCTAGCGAATGTAGGCACAGTCCACTTTGAATCTTCTAAAATTAATAAAACTCTGCCTGTGGTTTTGGCTAAGAATAATAATCCGGCACGCTGTTGCATGCTCGTACTTAGCTTAGACGAGTTTAAAGTTCCAATCTCCTGGGCCGTACTCGCCTTCAAAGGCTTTGAGCCACTGTTCGCCATCCCACTTGTATTTGATACCTGTACGAATATTTTGGATTACTATGTTAGTATCGGCTTCTGCAGGATCCCAAATGGTACTCCATTGACTACCGTTCCACTCTATGATAGAATTAGCTGCAATCACAGGGTCAGTGCCATCTTGATTTTCCCAAGAGCTGTCGTTGTTGCTAGGTTCACGCCACGCCTGTGGGCCCCTATAAGGAACACTAGTACTATCTGCAGGATTGCTAGGATACTCTATAAAGCCGCCTCGATTTTCGCTGTTGTTGACTGCATCTAACATTAAAAATCTAAGCCCCACAGGAATAGCGGCATGATTGCCATACACTTCTAAAGGATTATATTTGTAAGGATCAATAATAGCATCTACAGTGCCTCTAGTTTCTGTCAAACCTGTAATATCGGTGTTGCCTGGATAGGTATCGGCATCCAGAGTCACAGTTAACACAGTGCCATCTAACGGATTAACTACAAATGTTCCGAGTATTTCTGTACCGTCAGATTTTTTAAACCATATTTCGCTGCCAGGTGTGTAGCCGCCTTGCAGTTCTAGTATAGCCTGCCACTCAACCGGCTCACCATTGGAATATTCTTTTTGATCTAATCCTGTTGCCAATATAGCATGTACAGGATTTACTAGAGTAAGATCATATTGATGATCTGACAGACTGCCTGTGTTAGATTTAAACAGCAACACTCTGTAATTATTTGTGGTTGTTCCAAATTTTCCATTGGCCCTATTAAACACAAGATCGTCAAGGCCAACAATGTCTCCACTTTCTGTAAACACGTTTGAAATTACCGACTGTACAATACCCAATTTTTTAACTTTGGCTGGCGGTGAAATCCACACTGGCATTTCAAACTCCATAGTACAGATATCAATTTCACTTTCTGCACCAGCCGGTATACTTCTACTAGTAAAGTTGGTAGAAGTTAGATACATGGTACTCAAGCTGGTCCAGTCTATGTAGTTGTCAGTAGTCTGAAGTTCTAAACTAGGTGTAAACAGCACAGCAATCTGTTCAAACAATTGTAATTTTTGATCAGTGTTCGAAGTCCATAAGTCTGCCTTCATAGTTAACTTATAAGGAGTGGGCATTAACCGTTCGACTGTGTAGTTGCCTCCTTGAACATTTTGATAATCTCTAGTGCCACCTGCATCTGTGTACCTACGTTCTCTAATGTGTACCTTGCTGACAAAGGTTGGGTCACTTAATCGATCAGTGGCCATTTCTAAACCTGAAATATAGCAGGCAATTCTTGGAACAGAAGGCATTTTGTTTTCTGAGTTTTCTTGAATGATAGCTGCTACCTGTCTAGTCATGTCTCCATAAAGCACAGGCACAGTGGATAAGGTACCGTCACCGGCTTTGTATTGAAAACCTATGAACACACGCATAAATTGTGTGACGTATCGTCTTATCTGCCCGTCATAAAAATAATCCATTATTCGTCCGCCTGTGGTCTAAGTGCCTTAGATAGGCTTTGTTTTTCTTTAACAGTGTGACCGTCAATTTCGTTAGTTGTAGTATTATTAATGAATGTTGTTTTTTGTGTCTGTCGAATTTCTTTACCCTCAAACAGATCACCTTCGCCAACATTTTCACTGCCTAGATTGTTCATGGTCATGCGCACATTGTCTTCAAACTTGACCCAACGACTACCGTTAAATCTAAACAATCTATGTGGTAGATAATCTTTACGCAGAGCAAACTGTCCCTCTACTGGATTGATTGGAAACGCAATGCCTGCAGTGAATGGAGCACCGTTGGGCGGTATGCCGTCTTCGGTGAGGTATCCGTCATAGCCTTTGCCGTCGGCAGTCTGCAACATAGTTGCAGCAGTAATGCCAACATAAACTGCGTCGCCGTTTTCGTCAAATAATAAATTTCCATCTACGTCGGTGGCCTGTGTTTGTCGATCTACACTATATTCAGCTATAATATCATTGTCTACTGTAATCAACTCTGCTCGACCTGTTTCGCTGTCTCGCTGAAGAGTATAGAATTTACTAGTATCATATCCACTCTTGGGAGCATCAGCCTCAGCTTGATTTAATACCGCTTGAGTAATCTGCATCTCTCGATTGTAGGTAGACATAATGTCTCGTAGAGTGTCTGCCAACTGATAGTAGGTGTTGTTAGGTGGCGCAATTCCTGTGACTTCTTGGGCAACTTCATATTTCTTACCGTCTGGACCTGTGACAATGTCTCCAGAGTAGTAAGTAATGTTAGGGTTATATGTGCCTTTGTCTGCGTCAGTATTAGCAATGCCATCGAGAATCTGTTTGTATTCTTGACTGTTTACCAGCGGCTTACACTTGGCACGATATAGATGTGGATACCAAGTTGCTGAAAATCCTTCTGCAGCTCTGCTAACTTCTTCTATAACATAAAATCTTTTTAGTGCATAGCTTAGATCATTGAGTGCATAGTCATCTTTTAAGTGGGGTAATTCAATAACATCACCTGCAATAATTTTTCTTCCTAATTTTTCCACAGTATCGGTGATGTGAAACGTCATAAAGATTGTGTCATTTTGTAAAAACAAACCAAACTGACTTAGATTAAAATCTATATCTGATAGATTATACACTCCTCGTAATACGTAAACATCGGGATCATATTTTCGATCTCTGTTTTCTAAAAACAATAGATCTTGAATATTAAAAGGATTATCGCCACCCGTATATTCTGGGGTACTAGGAGTTGCACCTTGTACAGAAGCTCCTGGCCCAATGTATTTGTGTACTAGTACATCAGTGCCGCCAACCTGGAACATTTCCCAGGCGGTTTTGTCAATAAATTTGAAGTCGTTGCCCTTGTTGGGCCGGTATAAACTGAGTCTTGGCATAGTCATATATTTACCGCTACGATAAATAACAATATGAGCACATCTGATCAAGCAAAACAACAGGTTTTTGACTACTGTAAAGCCATGCTGGGCGAAGGCATGATTGACGTAGAATTAGACCCTATACACTACGAAACAGCATTAAACAGAGCGTTGGGTGTTTTTCGCCAGCGCAGTGATAATTCTGTAGAAGAAAGTTATGCGTTTTTAACTCTTACAGAAAGCCAAAACGAATATATCCTTCCTAAAGAGATACAGCAGGTTCGACAGATTTTTCGCAGAAGCGTTGGATCTAGAACAGGTAATGGCACTGGCGGTACAGTATTTGAGCCGTTTAATTTGGCCTATACTAATACCTATTTGTTGTCATCGACTAACATGGGCGGATTGTTAACTTATGAACTGTTTGCCCAGTACCAAGAACAGGTAGGCAAAATGTTTGGTAGTTTTATTAACTTTACCTGGCACCCACAAAGTCGTAAACTAATCATTCATCAACGCCCACGCGGCGAAGAGTCTGTAATGCTACAGGTTTATAACGTCAAGCCAGACTTTGCTATCATAGACGACGTATATGCTGGACAGTGGATCAAAGATTATACTTTGGCCAACTGTAAAATTATGTTAGGTCAAGCACGTGAGAAGTTTGCAAGTATTGCAGGACCACAAGGCGGCACAGCACTCAACGGATCTGCAATGAAGTCAGAAGGACAAGCAGACATTGATAGACTAACGCAAGAGTTGGTCACTTTAGTTGCTGGCGGTATTGGTTATACATTTATTACTGGATAATAAAATGCGAGCATCAGAATTTATATTTGAGTCCGACGAACAATACTACGAAGCCAAAATGGTGTGGGGTGTTGGTAAAAAAACTGCTCGCAGCGGAACTGCTAAATTAAAATTTCGTTGTACTAGCGGACCAAGAAAAAGTCGTCAAGTAAGTCATCCTTCAAAGTGTCATCAACCTGTAAATCAAGCCAAATCACAGAAAATGAAAACTACTCGCGCTCGTACTAAAACACAGGCCGCGCGGAGAACGGATCGTACTAAGTCGATTAATACTGCCAGTGTGTTGGCCAACAAGCTGAACAATCCTGGTAAGCCAAAAACACCAAAACCTTATTATTAAAGTTTGACAATCTAAAAAATCTATTGTATAATATCTTTAATTGGAGGATGTTATGATTATAGGTGTATGCGGATTTATTGGCAGCGGCAAAGATACTATCGCTGACTATCTAGTAAATTTTCATGAATTTCGTAGAGAAAGTTTTGCATCAACTTTAAAGGATGCAGTTGCAGCCGTGTTTGGGTGGGACAGAACTATGCTGGAAGGTCGTACCAAAGAAGCCCGTGAGTGGCGAGAGCAAGTTGATCCGTGGTGGGCTGCTAGACTCGATATGCCTACATTAACTCCTAGATGGGTTTTACAGTATTGGGGCACAGAAGTCTGTCGTAAGGCATTTCACGACGATATTTGGATTGCTAGCTTAGAAAATAAACTCCGCAATAGTAAAGATCACGTGGTTATATCAGATTGCCGTTTCCCTAATGAAATTAGCTCTATTAAAAATGCGGGCGGACAAATAGTTTGGGTACAGCGTGGCGAATTACCCGAGTGGTATCAAACAGCAATAGATGCTAATCGCGGTAGTAATGTGGCTCTAAACGATCTAAAGCGTTTAAAAATTCACGCTTCAGAAACTGCTTGGGTAGGCACAAAGTTTGATGCAGTTATTGATAACAACAGCACTATAGATGCACTATATCAACAGGCGCAGACTCTAGTAATCAGCGATCAAATCACCCTGGCGCCAAGCAATACCCTCCTTGCCTAATACCTGAGCACAATTACAACACACTGTTTTTAGATTAGTAGGACGGCAGTTATCTAGATTGCCGTCCACATGGAATACCCTAAACACTTCGAGATGTGGGCTACGATGTCCGCATTTTTCACACTGCGATTTTAGGCGATAACCAGCTCGCTGCCATCGAGCTATACCGTGATATAAACCATTAGCCATGCATATCTCGCAAAGCCTACGATAGTAGATTTTATCATTCTTTTTATAGTTGACAGCACAGGGTCGCTGTCCGCATTTGCAAAGCGGTCTCATATTAATATTTACACCTTTTTGCCCCCTTTATCTAGTGTTATAACTGCCCAATTTTAGTCTAACCCGCTAAATAATATGAGCAACTATTACCAGGAGAAAATGGGATGGCACTACAATCACCAGGCGTACAAGTTACGGTAATCGACGAGAGTTTTTATACACCAGCTGAACCTGGTACAACTCCTCTTATCGTTGTAGCAACTGCGCAAGACAAAACAAACGGGGCTGGCACAGGCACAGCATCCGCAACTACTAAAGCCAACGCTGGCAAGGCATTTAAATTAACCAGCCAACGAGATCTAGTGGATTTATTTGGTGTACCGTTCTTTGAACAGACAGCAAGTTCTACACCAATTCATGGATCAGAAAGAAACGAATACGGACTGTTAGCAGCATACAGCCTGCTAGGAGTCAGCAACGCAGCATTTATTGTACGTGCAGATATTGATCTAGATCAACTACAAGCACAGGCAGACGCTCCGGGTGCTAATCCTACAAACGGCCAATGGTGGATTGACACCCAAGCAACTCTCTGGGGTATCCAAGAATGGAACGGTCAAGCAGCCGATACTGTGGGCGGACAAAAGTTTACTCACAAGATACCTTTAGTATTAACAGACGCAGATTTTCCATCTAAGATCGAAAACAATGCTCCAAAGGCATCTGTAGGCCAGATCGGCGACTATGCCGTTGTGTTCCAAACTGTAGAAGGCGATACCATTTTTGGTGCAGAAGAAGAATATGCTAGAATCTATTATAAATCTGCAGGCAACGGCAATGCTGCAGGCGGCGGAACTGCAGTTGCAGCAGGCCAGTGGGTATTAGTTGGTTCCCCAGAATGGAAAGCAAGTCATGCAGTAGTTTCGCGCACTATTTCAGCTACTATATCTGGAACATTAGAAATCAATAATGTTCAACTAGGCGCGGCATTTAGTAATGCAACAGCAGCCGACATTGCTCTTCGTATTCGTCAAACTGCAATTGATGGTATTACCGCTCAAGCAGTTGGTAATATATTATACATTTATTCAGATGGTTACACTTCTGATACGCAAGATAGCACAGCCGGTCAAGGCAACGTAACTCTAACTAACGGAACTGGATCATGGGTTAGCGGTACAACATCTTTTGCAGGAACATATCTAGCACCAAGACTGCAACAAAGCCCACACACAAGTGTACCAACATATAAAATTACAGATAATTCTGGAACTGCTGGTGCACCAACAGGGTCTGTATGGATCAAGACTACTGAGCCAAATAACGGAGCTCGTTGGAGTGCTAAACGTTGGAGTTCAGCCACATTATCTTGGGTAAGGTCCGATGCTCCTATTTACAATACAACTTCAGCGGCATTATTTTATTTAGATCGCAGCGGCGGCGGAGCAAACATCGGCGAAAATGCAGTGTTTGTGCAGAGCAATGCTACTGAAACTTCTGGATTTGATGATTCGCCAACAACAGCTACTTTCCGTGTATGGTATAGAAATGTTGCTGCTAGTGCTGCTACTAGCATTACTTCTAATCTTATCAAGAGTGGTACTATATCTCCTGGTTCTAAAACATTTACTTTAGCAGAATCGCTGAAAGGTGCGCTTGCATTAGACACTGCAAGATCTATTACATTTACAGCCGCAGGCAATGCTACTGATGCCGACACAATTGCAGCACGAATCAATGCAGCAGGATTTACTAATATTGTAGCTTCTGTAACCGCAGTTAGTGTTACTCCTGGGTCTGAATCAAACAGATTAACTATTTCACATAAACTTGGTGGAGATTTTACACTATCTAATACTGTAGGTACAGCAATTGCTGATATTTTTACAGCCTACAATTTAAATTCACGTACAGGCACTGAAAACTTTTACTCCGCACCCGCTGCAGCAGCTTATGCTTATTTGGCGTCCGGATGGAAACCATTAGCAGCCACAGATCCAAGATTTGCAGCATCACCAGATGCACCATTAAATGAACCGCTTGATGGACAGTTATGGTTTAACCAAAACTACTCCGAAGTAGATATCATGGTTCATAATGGTAATACTTGGGTAGGCTACAGACATTCCACGGCACCATTCTTTGATGCTGCTACAACAAGAGCAAATTATGCTCCTATCGTTGCAGCTTCAAATCCTTATGTAAGCGGTGATGTTGGTGTAAAAACTCAAACTGGCGATTTGTGGATTAGCACTGCTGACATGGAAAATTTCCCAACTATCTATAGATACAACAGTAATTTAACAGATATTGCCGATGTAGAACAACGCTGGGAATTAGTTGATAAGTCAGATCAAACCACAGAAGATGGAGTATTATTTGCAGATGCTCGCTGGAATACTGCTGGCACTTCAACTACAGAATCAACTATTGCTGATTTGTTAGTTAACAACTTCTTAGACCCAGATGCACCAGATCCAGCACTATATCCAAAGGGTATGTTGTTATGGAATTTACGTCGAAGCGGCGGAAATGTCAAACAATATGCTAATGGATATATTGATACTACTGTTCAGAATCCAAGAACAAGCGTAGGTACATTAGCAGGAAATGCATTTGTTAGCGGTCAAGGCCAATCAATGGCATCGTACTGGACAGATCGTTGGGTAACTGCTTCAGGCAATAACGAAGACGGTTCAGGAACATTTGGTCGTCATGCACAACGTAAGGTTGTTGTGCAGGCATTGAAGAGTGTGGTTGATACAAGTTCAGAAATCCGTGATGAAGAGCGTCGCAACTTTAATTTGATTGCTGCTCCCGGATACCCAGAGCTACTAAGCAATCTAGTTAATCTAAACATCGACCGCGGTGTTACAGCGTTTGTTATTGGTGACACACCATTGCGTTTGGCCAGTGATGCTACAAGTTTAACCACATGGGGTACCAACGCTAATCTAGTCACAGACAACAGTGATGATGGTATTGTTACATTTGACGAATATGCAGCAGTTTACTATCCAAACGGATTTACAACTGACCTAAGCGGTGCATCAGCAGTTGTTCCAGCATCACACATGATGTTGAAAACAATTACACTAAGTGACAACGTAAGTTATCCTTGGTTTGCTCCTGCAGGAACACGTCGTGGTGGTATTACTAATGCAACAGCAGTTGGTTATATTGATGCATTAAGCGGTGAGTTCCAAACAGTGGCATTAAACGAAGGTCAACGTGATACACTTTATGATCTAAAAGTTAATCCAATTCCATTCTTTAACGGTGTTGGTTTAGTTGCTTATGGTCAAAAGACTCGTGCAAGAAATGCATCAGCATTAGATCGCATCAACGTAGCACGTTTGGTAGTATATCTACGCAGTCAGCTAAACAAACTTGCTCGTCCATACATCTTTGAACCTAATGATAAGATCACACGTGACGAAATTAAACAGGCAGTTGAAAGTCTATTGCTTGAATTAGTAGGTCTACGAGCACTATACGACTTTGCGGTTGTTTGTGATGAAAGCAACAATACTCCTGCAAGAATCGATCGTAACGAATTATATGTTGACATTGCGATTGAACCTGTTAAGGCAGTTGAGTTCATTTACATTCCATTGCGTGTCAAGAACACAGGAGAAATTTAAAAATGGCAATTACATCGCTTAACAACCTAGGAATTCCAACTCAAAACACAGCAGGCAGCACGCAAGTGCTGCTGATGCCTAAGTTAAAATATCGCTTTAGGGTCACATTGTTAGGGTTTGGAGTTGCCGCAGCAACTGAACTTACCAAACAGGTTCAAGAAGTTACTAGACCAAAAGTTTCATTTGAAGAAATGACACTGGATGTTTATAACTCTAAAGTAAAACTTGCTGGTAAGTACACACTAGAAAACGTAACGTTAACACTACGTGATGATGCCAGCGGTCAAGTACAGAAACTAGTTGGTCAACAGATCCAGAAGCAATATGACTTTATGGAACAGGCATCCGCTCGTTCAGGTATTGACTATAAGTTTACTATGCGTATTGAAGTATTAGACGGTGGCAACGGTACATTGGTTCCAGAAACACTAGAAACATTTGAACTGTATGGCTGTTTCCTACAAAACGTAGACTACGGTGATGCCAACTACGCTACCAACGAACACATGACCGTTGCACTAACAATGGCCTACGATAACTTGGTACAGTTTGCAGCAGGTTCCGCAGCAACTAGCCCAATTGGTGGTATTGGTGCAGCAGTAGGCCGTACACTTGGGTCAGCTGTAACTGGTGCTTCAACAACACAAGGGTAATTAAACTTGTACTCAAGAAAAGCTCGATTTATTCGAGCTTTTTTTGTGACATAAATATTATTATGTCCAAATATTTTACAAGGTTTCTAACCGGTGTCGCAGAGGGAGTACTAAATCCCAAAGGGCAACATGCCAATTGGCAACACGCTACTCGACTGTTCATAGATAACGGCATGAGGCTAGCGCCTCGCACCAAATTTAACTATTATGTGAGATTTGAGCTTAACAAGTTTGCTATTAGATCACCTTCTTTTGTAAACAATCATGCAGAAGAAATAGGACTATTAGTCAAAGCTGCAGACTTACCTAAATACTCGTTTGACTCTGTGGTTAAGAATCAATACAACAGAAAAAAAATAATTTACAAACAGATCAATTATGATCCAGTGAATCTTACCTTTCACGACGATGCTGCAGGAGTAATCAACGCTATGTGGGCCATCTATTATGGCTACTATATCGGCGACAGACAAAATCCAATGGCAGCTTATGAAGCCAATCATCTACGTCCAACTAAAACAGTCAAAGACAATTTTAGATACGGTATGGATAATGACATCACTGAGCCTTTCTTTAAAAGTGTGAGTATCTATACCATGAGTCGTAGACGATTCCTAGGATACACACTGATCAATCCAAGAATCAAATCGTGGAGTCACGGCAGCATGGACTATGCTGCTTCAGAGTTTAATGACAACACCATGAGTCTAGAATACGAAGCAGTAAAATATTCTGCAGGACAGGTTCGTTATAATAATCCCAAAGGATTTGCCACTCTGCACTACGATTCAGTGCCAAGTCCTATCTCCGTAGCAGGCGGAGGAGTAGCAACACTCACAGGCGATGGCGGTGTACTTGACGGCATTGAACAAATATTTGGAAGTATTGGATCGGGAGTAGCTTTTGATAGTGTTGGTGGATTCCTAGGCACAGCCATTGGTGCTATTAATACCTATAAAAATGTTAGACAGCTGTCGTCAGCACAGCTGAAATCAGAAGCTATTAATATTCTTAGCAATCCTCGAAACATTGGCACAGCAATTTCAACCGTAGGCGGAGTTGTAGGCAGCGTGTTTCCAAAAAGTGCATCTACCGAACCAACCACTACCGGTGTACGACGGAATTTACTAGGCGGAGATTAAGATGGCAACTAATTTACCAAGCCAACCGATTGAAGACAGTGCTGCCGGTACAAAATTATATTTTGGATCCTACGGTGAAGCTGCACTAGAGTTCAATGCCAACGATGTTAATTACACACAGGCCTTTTTTGAATCTAAAGGTTTTGATGGTGACGCAGCTATTACAGTGAGTATGACTCTGCTACGGCAAGCAAAAATAGACGGCACGCCAATCGGTCAAATTCTAGACAGTCTACAATCATTCACTGGATCACAACTTAGTCAAGTGGTAAGTGAAATTCTTAACAACAATCGTGTTCCTACTTCTATACTAGGATACAAAACCACAGACGTAAAACCCAATCAAATACGAAACATTGCGGCCTAACTATGAAATTTGCACAGGGTAAATTTGAAATGAAAAATCCTGCCAAGTATGTAGGAAAGAAAATGCCGCTGGCTCGAAGTTCGTGGGAATTTGTTTTCATGCGTATGTTAGACGAACATCCCGGAGTACAGAGTTGGGCTAGTGAAAGTATACAGATTCCCTATCGTGATCCCTTAACTGGTAAGAGTACAATCTATGTACCAGACTTTTTTGTAGTATACATAGACAAGAATCAAAGTAAGCATGCAGAAGTTGTAGAAGTAAAACCGTTAAGTCAAACCAAATTAGAAAGTGTGGGCAAAAGCCGATACAATCAAGAACAGTATGTTAAAAATCTAGCTAAATGGGAAGCTGCGGGCGCCTGGTGCAAGCAGCAGGGTATTAAATTTCGCATAGTAAACGAAGGCGATATTTTCCACCAAGGTGGCAAACGGAAATAAGTACAGTATGACTAAAAAACTAGAAGAACTGTTCAATTTAGACACTACCGAAACAGTAGAACCTGCTCCCGAACCTGTAAAAGTACCCGTACATCAGGAAGTTCGCAGTATCGACGATCAATATCGTGCAGTTCAAGAAATTACCCGCGGACTGCCGCAGATTAAAGAATTGGACGAATTAGACGATCGAGAATTAGATCACTTAGCTACCAAAGCTGAACAGGCCTATGACGATCTAATGGATCTAGGTATGAACGTAGAAGTTCGCTACAGCGGACGTATTTTTGAAGTAGCAAGCTCTATGATGGGCAATGCTATTGCAGCTAAAACTGCCAAAATTGACAAAAAACTCAAAGCAGTTGATTTACAACTTAAGAAGTTAAAAATTGACAAAGATTCTAACGATGACCCTAACGATGTTATCAATGGGCAGGGTTACGTAATTACTGACCGTAATGAGCTACTTAAAAAATTAGGGCAAAAGGACTAAATATTACTATGAAAACTTTTAAAGAATATCTTACCGAAAGCAAAAAAGTCTATAGCTTTAAGGTAAAAGTTGCTGGCGAACTTCCTGAGAAATTTCAAGAAGGACTAACTGCACGGTTGGGCCGCTGCGGTGTAATGACTGTTAAAAAATTAACCACAACACCAATACAAGAAAGCCCACTAGATTTCCCAGAACTGACTAACATGGAAGTTACAGTGTTTGAAGTTATCTGCGAATATCCAGTTACTAGTCCTGAAATTACAGTAGAAGTTAAAAACATGGGTATCGACGAAGCTTGCTTTAGAGTGCGCGGCGCAAATGAACCTAGCGAACAAGAGCAGATATTAGCTGCCGCTGAACCAACTGGCGAAGCACTGTTAGACGAAAACGATCTTGATGCAGCAAATACAAAAATCAAACACAAAGATTACTTTGGTGATGATTTTAACAAAGGTTTCTTAAAAGATTTAAGCAAAACTGCTAAACAACAAAAAAAAGAAAGCGGACAAGGGGAATATAAACTACCTAAGGCCAAACAAGATAAGACTGGCGTTAAGAGCGCCTTAGGGAGTTAATAAATGGATTTTCAACAATTACTAGCAAAGATGGTTGAGTTAGATCAACCAACAACTGAAACAATAGCAGCACCAACCGCAGATGTAGACGAGTGCGGTCCGATGGGAATGACTCCTCCAATGGCAGATCAAACTCCACCTCCAGCACATCCTTCAATGAGTGTTAATCTAAATGCTCAAGGTATGGACAACATCGAAAGCCTAATGAAGTTGATGACCAAGGTTAATCCTGATATGATTAATCAGCCACAAGGCGGTATGCCTCCAATGCCTAGTTTAACTGGTCCAGGACCAAGCATTGATAGCATCAAACCAGAACTACCACCGTTAAAGATGTTGCCTGATTTAGATGCAGACAACGATGATATGCCAGGCGGCGAGAAAGACATGGAAATTAAGGGTCTTGATCAAGACGGTGACGGCGACCATGACATGGATGATCATGACATGGAGAAGAAAAAAGACAAAGAAGAAGCATTTGGTAATTCATTAGATGATAGCGAACCAGAAACTATGGATATGGATGCTGCAATTCGTGACGGCGACGATCTACACAAAAAGAAATCAATGCACAAAGCAGCAGCAGGCGGTGATAACGCAATGGCTGCAGAATCAACAGACTTACGTAGTCAAATTCGTGCAGAATTACAACAAAGATTAGCAGAAGCTAAAGGAGCAAAATAATGGCTGATTTATACGGAGTAGCAATTGGTGGCGGCGTATCAGGTAATGTTGATGCCAACGCAAGAAGATTATTAGGCGATGGAGCCTCCGGTGTTGGACCTTACACAAGATTTGGAACACCGCAATTACAGGCCTTAAAAATTGTCTCTGCAACAATTAATTTTACTACCACTCCAACAGTGGCTAACAGCAACTTGTACAAAGCAGTTACAGCTCTGCAAGATCTAGCCGAAGTGTATTATGTTGGAATTCCTACAGCAAGTGGTGCTAATCAATTTATTGCACTAGTACATCTTAATAAAACAGATACTGGTGACGGTTTTGGAGCATCAAGCTCAGCTGACGGTAGCTACGAAAACATTGAAGATGAAATTCGTATTGCGCTAGGAACAGCTGAAAATGACGTTACAGTGACTAACAGTACACTAACAGGTTTGTCATTTAATTAATTTTATAAATAAAACCAAATAGGCTCTTCGGAGCCTATTTTTTTCAGTAAATAAAGTATGGGAAAAAGTCTCGACGGTAATTTAATTAAAAAAGCTCATGCTCCTCAGAAATATACTCTAGAGGAAGTCAAGCATCTCGAAGCCTGCATGGATCCAATTACTGGTCCTTTGTATTTTTGTAAAAACTTTTTAAAGATTCAGCATCCAACACGCGGTTCTATTCCATTCGAACCGTATGAATTTCAAGAACGGCTAATTGAATCTTATCATTCTAACAAACAGTGTATTGCTATGTTGCCTCGCCAAATGGGTAAAACTACCTGTGCTACTGGCTATCTGTTATGGTACACAATGTTTATTCCTGAGGCACAGGTACTAATTGCTGCTCACAAGTATGAAGGTGCGCAGGACATCATGAATCGTTATCGATTTGGATATGAGAACTTGCCTGACTTTATCCGAGCGGGCGTTTATACCTATAATAGAAATTCAATCGAGTATGATAACGGATCACGTATACAGGCAACTACTACAACTGAAAATACTGGTCGCGGTAAATCTCTTTCATTGATCTATTGTGATGAGTTTGCGTTTGTGCAACCGCCAGAGAAAGCCAAAGAGTTTTGGACTGCGTTATCACCAACATTGTCAACAGGTGGTAAGTGTATTATTACATCAACTCCAAACTCGGACGAAGATCAGTTTGCGTTAATCTGGACTGAAGCTAACAAAAGATTTGACGAGTACGGTAATGAACAAAAGTTAGGCACCAACGGATTTCATAGTTTTTTTGCACATTGGAATGAACACCCAGATCGTGACGAAGCATGGGCACAAACAGAACGTGCCAAGATTGGTGAAGAGCGTTTCCGTAGAGAATTTGATTGCGAATTCTTGATCTTTGATGAAACTCTAGTTAATGCTGTACGTCTAGCAGAAATGAAAGGAGTTGATCCAACAATGACCATGGGTCAAACTCGTTGGTATAAAGACATAGATCCCAAAGCAACATATCTAGTGGCTCTTGATCCTAGTCTAGGCACAGGCGGAGACTATGGAGCCATACAAGTATTTGAAATGCCCTCTATGGTACAGGTAGCAGAATGGCATCACAATCTAACACCAATACAGGCTCAAGTCAAACACATGCGAGAAATACTAAGGTATATTAACGACAGGGGAGTCGAAAAAGGTGGGACTCCACAAATTTATTATTCGGTAGAAAACAATACTCTAGGTGAAGCAGCATTGATTGTTATTAGCGATCTAGGTGAAGAAAACTTTCATGGCTTATTTCTAAGTGAACCTATGCGTAAGGGTCATGTACGTAAATTCCGTAAAGGATTTAATACTACTCATCGTTCAAAAATTACCTGTTGCAGTCAACTTAAAAACATGTTAGAAACAAACAAGATGATATTAAAATCTAAACCGTTGATTTCGGAGTTAAAAACCTTTGTAGCACACGGTGTTGGATTTGGAGCAAAAACCGGTGAGCACGATGACTTAGTCAGTGCTACCCTATTGATTATACGTATGGCCAATGTGCTTGCAGACTGGGATCCGCACATTTACGACAAAATGACTGAAAAAATCTCGGAAGAGCAGATGCCAATGCCTATCTTTGTTAGTATGGGCCTTTGATAAATACACTTATGGACGCAAGAAACAATATCGCACAAGATTTATTCTATAAAATTCGCAGCAGATTTTCTGGCCTTAAACTGGGCGCAGAAACTGGTGCTATTACTATCATGCCTGAAGAAGCCCGCTTCTTCGATTTTGACTATATGGAAGGTGAACAACCAATTGGACATGTTAGCATTAGTCTAGCAGAACCCAATTCTATGAAAGTTTATTTCAGCAATGGCATTACAGAATCAATGGATGATGGTCAGAAAGACAACTGGTACGGTTTCTTAAAAGAATTACGGACGTTTGCTAAACGCAGACTATTGAGCTTCGACACTAGAGATATTGCTAAAGATAATCTTGATAAAAGAGATTATGCATTCCTAAGTCAAAATGCACAACCCAAACAAACAGAACCAAACACTATACAAAACCCCGTCGGAGAAAGTATTATGAGTGAAAGCACAATGTACGGTACTAAAACAGTTAGCTACCAAAAGCTGGAAAACACACGCCTAATTATCAAACACAGTCAGCAACTAAGTGACGACATGGCACCTGGTGCTAGAAGTCGTAATATTGCTGGACTATTTGTTGAAAATGCAGACGGTGAGCGTTTTAAATATCCGTTCATTCACCTAGCAGGTGCTCGGGCAATGCAACGCCATGTAGCCAACGGTGGTGTACCTTACGATGCAATTGGCGAAAGCATCATCCGTATGAGTGAAGAGATTGCACAACTCAAGAGCTTTGGCAACTATGTTGTTCGCAATGACCTAATGAACTCTGAGACCAACAATGTTGTAGAAAGATCATCTGAGCAGTTAAACAGATTGCGTGAGCAAGTTAGAGCACTGTCAAAGCAAAGTCATTATGAGGCTTATAAAGAATCATTTCAGGAGCAACAGCCATTAGAAGTTCCACAAGATGTAGTAGAACAATTTACAGATCAATTCACAGTTAAAAACTTTAAAGAAGATATCGCAAGTGTATTTCCGGTCTTATATAGACTAATGAAAGAAGGAAACACAATAGGCTACGACGACATAGTCGCTATGACCACACAAGAAGAAATAGCCAATGAAGATGTTGAAATCGATTTAGAAGATAATGACCCGTTTGCCAAGTTTGAAAATTGGGTTATGAGCTTAGGTGAAGATTCAGCCATCGTTAGCGAAGATCCACAAGAACAAGCGGCAGCAATTCAAAATCTACAAGAGCTAGTTGGAGACGTGTTTCCAGCAGGTGTAGATGGAACCAATGCTATTGAAAGTCTAAAAGGCATTATCGAAGATCCCTCACTATACAATCAGATCAAAGAAACAGCTAAACAAGATGCAAACGCAGATGTTCGACAGATTGTACAAGATTGGTTAAATGCCAATGCTCCAGAAACACTAGAACAAATTGATTTTGGTGACATTGAAGATCCAATGGCCTATGCTGATCAAGCAGCAGACAACGATGCAGTTGCGTATGGACAACAGGAAGATGTTAAGAAAAGCGATGTTCCAGCATACCTACGCAAGCAAAAAGGTGAAGAGCCATTGACTTTAAAAGATCTTGAAAAAGAAAAATCAGCAGGCAAACTTAGCCACAAAGATACACTGGCTAAGAATCGCGGCGAAACAGATGAAGGCAGCGAAGAACAAGAGTCAGGCAAAATGAATGTTCAAGAATTAGCAGAATTTATCACTTCATTTTACGACAAAGATTCAGGCACATTCCCTAAGGGACCAGAAGGTGTTTGCACAATGGTAGGCAAGAAGTTTGGAGAACAGGCAGAACACGTTGCTCGTAAATTTGTAGAACGCATGGCACCACAGCAAACAACAGAACAAAATCCAGAATTAGCTGAACTAGCTCGTATTAAAGAACTATCAGGCATGTAAGAATTCGTCGGCAGTACTAAAGAAGGGGGCACTAGGTGCCCTTTCTTTTTGGTTAAATTGAACCAAAATATTTTGCAAAATCTTTGACTTTGCTAAATAAAAAGCGCATAATAGTTGTTATGCGAAAGGCATGTAGTAAAAACCATTTTAGGCTTAGGAGGCAAATACAATGGCAACATTAGCAGAAATTCGTGCAAAACTTCAAGAAGCACAATCAAAGTCCACAGGACAATCAACAGGCGGCGGCGACAACGCAATTTACCCACACTGGAATATGCAAGAAGGCAAAGAGGCGGTAGTACGCTTATTGCCAGACGGTAATCCAAACAACACATTCTTCTGGGTAGAACGTGCAATGATCAAACTTCCGTTCGCCGGTATCAAAGGTGAAACAGATTCACGTCCAGTACAGGTACAAGTTCCATGCGTTGAAATGTACAACGATGGTTCAGTATGTCCAATTCTTTCAGAAGTGCGTGGTTGGTTCAAAGACAAGTCACTAGAAGAAATGGGTCGTAAGTATTGGAAGAAACGTTCTTACATTTTCCAAGGCTTTGTAGTTGAAGATCCTATCAAGGAAGACAAAGTTCCAGAGAACCCAATTCGCAGATTTATCATTGGTCCTCAGATCTATCAGATCATCCGTTCAGCATTGATGGATCCTGAGTTAGATGAGTTGCCAACTGATGCTCTCAAAGGTCTAGACTTCCGTATTGCTAAAACCAGCAAAGGCGGTTTCGCAGACTACTCTACTTCAAAGTGGAGCCGTCGTGAGCGTTCATTGACAGCAGAAGAAACTGCAGCTATTGAAGCACACGGTCTTCATAATCTAAGCGATTTTCTTCCTAAGAAGCCAACTGATGTTGAGCTTAAGGTAATGAAAGAAATGTTCGAAGCATCAGTCGACGGCGAAGCCTATGACATGGATCGTTGGGGTCAATACTTCAAACCAGCAGGCATGGGACAAGTGACTGGCGATCCTAACAAGCCGGCAGCAGCTCGTACTCCGGCAGCAGCTCCTATCGATGATCAAATCGATGATGAGCCAGCACCAACAACTAGTGCTCCGGCAGCTCAGCCAGCAGCATCAGCAGAAGGTGCTAGTCGTGCGCAAGACATTCTTGCAATGATTCGCAATCGTCAGAAGTAAAAGTGATTGTGGGGGAATAATTCCCCCACATTTTTCTATGCTGAATAAACAAGAAAATATTTACTGGTGCCCATTTTTGCTCAATGGGGATTGGCACAATGTTGGGTATTTTGAACCAGAACCGATTATAAAATATCTAGTTTCGCAACGTAATACTGATGTTGAATATTTAAAATGTCCAGCCTTTCAGCAATACTATGCAAACACGTTTGTAATAAGAAGTCCGGTAGACTTGGAATTAAAAATTGAAAAAGACAGTGATGGAAGAAAAATATTAATAACTAATAACTTTAATCATAAATTTTACAATGATCATATTTTTCCAAGACTAGCACAGAATACTGCGTTCTCAATGTTTAGTTTAGAATTTTCATATATTTTTTACAGCAAAAATTCTGTCATGCTAGAAATGCTTCCTGCTAATATGGAAAAAACAAACTTTATTAGAAACACTAACTTAATACCGGGGGAGTTTGATATCTCAAAATGGATACGTCCAGTGTCTCCTGCGTTTGAAGTTGTGAATGATTTAGAAGTTATGTCAATAGCAAGAGGTGACCCGTTGTTTTATGTTAGATTAAAGTCAAACAAGAAGATTAATTTGATTAGAGTCGAACAAGACGACACTATAGAGTCATTAGAAAAAGCATGTTCGAGATTAAAGTTCTTTGTACCAAAAAACAGTCTCGAAGAAAATTACAGAGCTGCACAATCTATGATAAATTTATATAGATCAAAATTATTTAGAAAGAAGTGTCCGTTTCGTTTTTGGACTAAAAATTAATAAAAGGCAAACAACATGACAAAAGCATTCGATATATCGAAATTTAGAAAGTCTATTACTAAGTCCATCGATGGATTAAGTATTGGATTCAACGACCCAACTGATTGGGTCAGCACCAACAATTATGCACTAAACTATTTGATTAGCGGCGATTTTAATCGTGGTATTCCGCTAGGTAAAGTGACAGTATTTGCAGGAGAATCTGGTGCAGGTAAATCGTTTATCTGTTCAGGTAATCTAGTAGCAAACGCACAACGAGCAGGAATCTTTCCAATTTTAATTGATACAGAAAACGCACTCGACGAAAAATGGCTACACGCACTTGATGTCGACACAAGTCCGGATAAGTTGTTAAAACTTAACATGGCTATGATTGACGACGTAGCAAAGACTATTACAGAGTTTGTTGCAGAATACAAGACAATGCCCGAAGACGAACGTCCTAAAGTATTGTTTGTTATTGATTCGTTAGGTATGTTGTTAACACCTACAGACGTTAATCAGTTCCAGGCAGGTGATTTGAAAGGCGACATGGGCCGTAAGCCCAAAGCATTAACAGCACTGGTTCGAAATTGTGTGAATATGTTTGGTTCATTAGGTATTGGATTAGTAGCAACTAATCATACATACGCAAGCCAAGACATGTTTGATCCTGATGACAAGATCAGCGGCGGTCAAGGTTTCATCTACGCTAGCTCTATTGTAGTTGCTATGCGTAAATTGAAATTAAAACTTGATGCAGACGGCAACAAGACCTCAACTGTACAAGGTATTCGTGCAGCTTGTAAAATTATGAAAACACGTTATGCTAAACCGTTTGAAAGTGTACAGGTTGAGATTCCTTATGAAACAGGTATGAGTCCATATAGTGGATTAGTCGACCTGTTTGAAGCTAAAGGCATGCTCAAGAAAGAAGGTAACAGCCTTGTATACGTGACCAAAGACGGCGAAATCATCAAACAGTTCCGTAAGGCATGGGAACGTAATGAAAAAGACGGGCTCGATCTTGTAATGCAAGATATTGCAAAACACGGTGAAACTACTGATTCAGAGATAACTAATAATGTTGAACCTGAAACGGAGAGCGCAGAATGAAAGAAGATTTAATTGCTGACTTATGGACTGTAATCATTGAACACATTCCAGAAAAACATCGTAAAGATGTTGCCGCAGACTATGTTAATACACTACTAGACTATGGTGTTAAGGATTCAGTACTAGAAAGTCTGCAAGGAGTAGATCCTTATCTAGACCAAGCTATCGAGTATGCTATTGATGGTGAGGAAATTGAGGAAGATGATGAAAGTGATTACAACGACGACTACGAGGACTAAGTGAACTGGTACGATAAAGTTTCAAAAGATATTTCAAATATTCCTGATGCAGTGGCTTATTATGAAGCTGAGTTGTTAGCAGCTAAAATAGATTGTAAAGTGTCAGGAAGTCTTGAAAAAATCTCGTCAAACATGCCTGGCATTGTTGAAGAACGGTTTAATCAACTTCAAGAAATTGAAGGTATCCTTGAATACTTAAATATCGAACTTCGTAGACTTCGTAGTCAGCATTTTCGCAAGTATCTTGAAAACTATCAACGCAGCTTGTCCTCTAGAGACTGTGAAAAGTTTGTAGAGGGCGAAGCTGATGTTGTAGACTTTGAAAAGATCATCAACGATTTTGCTCTGTTAAGAAACAAGTGGTTAGGCATTATCAAAGCCTTAGATATTAAGCAATGGCAAGTATCAAATATTGTCAAACTTAGAACTGCAGGATTAGAAGACGCAACATTATGATTATTTTGATCACAGGTGATCAAGGATTTATTGGCAGTAATCTTAAAAAATATTTAGAAGAATTAGATCATACTGTAATAGGAATTGATTTAAAATCTTCTCAAGACATCCTTGACTGTGATTTTCCAAAATGTGATATAGTAATACATTTAGCTGGTATTGGTGGTGTTCGAGAAAGCATAAACGATCCTGCTAAGTATTGGAAAAATAATGTAGAAGGAACGGCCCGGGTATTAGATTTTTATAAAAATAACAGAGTCCTTGTAGCCAGTTCAAGTTCGCAATACGAACCTCATTTAAATCCTTACGCTGCTACCAAGCACGTTATTGAAAAAATACCTCACAGTAATGTATGTTTTATGAGGCTTCACACAGTATATGGCCCAACTCCTAGAAACGGAATGTTTTTTCATAAGTTAATTAATAATACATTAACCTATGTAACCGATCACGAAAGAGATTTTGTACACATCAGTGACGTATGTGAAGCAATCAACCTACTAATACATTCAACTATTACCGGCCCTGTTGATATTGGATCTGGGCAGTCAATAACAATAAAAGATATTAAACCAGATTTACCTTTGAATAATAATACGAAGTTTGAGCGTAAAAAAACATTGGCTGATTTAACAATTTTAAAATCGTTAGGATTCGTTCCTAAAATAACTGTTCAAGAATTTTTAAAAACTCTAAACAAACAGCACAGTAATATACGCAGATAAATAGCTGTATGAAACGTATTGTACTGATTACTGGCGGATTCGATCCGCTCCATTCTGGGCACATCGCCTATTTTAAAGCTGCAAAACAGCTAGGCGATATTTTAATAGTAGGAGTCAACTCCGACGCATGGCTTACTCGTAAAAAGGGTGCACCGTTTATGCCTTTTGCTGAACGTGCAGAAATTGTACGTAATATTGTTGGCGTAGATAGTGTCATCGACTTTAACGACAGCGATGGGTCAGCCAAACATGCTATTCAAATAATTAGACAACGTTATCCAGCTGATCAAATTATATTTGCCAATGGTGGTGATAGAACTAACGACAATATTCCAGAAATGGATCTGGTAGACGACAATCTAAAATTTGTATTTGGTGTTGGCGGATTCAATAAAGCTAATTCTAGTTCGTGGATACTACAAGAATGGAAAGCACCTAAAACTGAACGACCATGGGGATATTATCGAGTTTTACACGAAGTTCCCGGAATGAAAGTTAAAGAGCTTACAGTTAATCCTGGCCAAAGTTTGTCAATGCAAAAACATAGGTTGCGGTCAGAATACTGGATAGTCAGCGACGGGCAGGCAGTGGTTAATCGAGCTACTCCATTAGATTACCAACTACCATCTGCAGAATTAGATAAACATGATCAATTGCATGTTGTTAAACAAGAATGGCATCAACTTACAAACCCTTATGATAATCCTTTAAAGATTGTAGAGATACAGTACGGAGAACAGTGTATTGAAGAGGACATTGAAAGACGATGATTCCAATTTTTATAGGCTTTGACCCAAGAGAAGCCATAGCATATCATGTATGTACAAACAGTATTATTAGACATTCAAGTCAACCGGTCAGTTTAAATCCGTTGGCATTAAACATAATGAAAGATTATAAAGAACATCATACTGACGGTAGTAATCATTTCATTTATAGTAGATTTCTTGTACCCCATCTAATGGAATATAAGGGTTGGGCAATTTTTATGGATGGCGATATGTTGCTACGTGATGATATCGAAAAGCTATGGGCACTACGTGACGAAACTAAAGCAGTTATGGTAGTCAAGCATGATTATAAAACTAAAATGACTGAGAAATATCTTGGTTCAAAGAATGAAAATTATCCTCGTAAAAACTGGAGCTCTGTTATTCTTTGGAATTGCGGTCATCCTGCAAACACTGTTGTAACTCCTGAGTTTGTACAAAACGCTACAGGTGCACAGGTGCACAGATTTAGTTGGTTAGATGATTCATTAATCGGCGATTTACCTATTGAATGGAATTGGTTGCCTGATGAGTTTGGTACTAATCTTGATGCTAAATTATTACACTACACGTTAGGTACTCCTAGCTTTCATGAATTTGCCACGACTCCAATGGGTGATGAATGGCATCGTGAACGAATCTACACAGAATATTGTCTACAACATGATCTTCCTAAGTAAAGACGGACAAGACGAGTATATCAATATGTTGGCTGCCGGCTCTAAAGGCAAAATTACTAACACTGAAAACTTTGTCTACGACTCCAGCACAGATCCTATTGTAATGAGAGGAATACTTAAAAAGAAAATTATTCATAAATGTTGGGAAGATCAAAGAGATTTCTATTATGTAGATACTGGTTATTTTGGTAATGAAAGAACTTCAACAAATCCTAACGGGTGGAAATTTTGGCATCGAATTGTAAAAAATGATCTACAGCACGGCGAAATAATTCCTAGAAAAGATGATCGATTTAAAAATTTTAAAAAACAATTTCAGCCTTGGAAGAAAAACGGAAGAAAAATTCTTATAGCCAAACCCGACGAAAAACCTATGAGATTTTACGGATACGATCTTGACATTTGGTTAGACTACACAGTGAACGAAATTAAAAAATACACAGATCGACCCGTAGAAATAAGAGATCGTGCGGCCAAACGAATAGATAGAACTGTACACGATACTCTGCAACAAGCACTGGACGATGATGTGTTTGCATTAGTGACATTTAACAGTGTAGCAGCCACAGAATCAATATTTCATGGAATTCCAGCATTTACTTTAGCTCCATCAAATGCTGCTAGTCCTGTAAGTCTACAGGATTTATCAAAAATTAACGAACCCTATTATCCAGACTCGGATAAATTATATGCATGGGGCTGTCACCTGTCGTACGGACAGTTTCATAATAGTGAATTACGCAATGGCAAAGCCATGGAGATTTTATTAAATGCAAGATGAAGATTGCTCATGGGAAGGTATTTTTCGTAAAACTATACCAGGGGACGCCCCTCCTATTTTTAGAGGAATCACCAGTAGAAAACATATTCACGCTTGCATTAACAGGGGTGAAGATTTTTATTACATGGATACTGGGTATTTTGGAAATTTTGTCAGTGAAGGAAATCCCGGTGGCCGAAAAATTTATCATAGAGTAGTTAAAAACGAATTACAAAAATCTATAATACAATCAAAGCCGGCAGATAGGTGGGAAGCATTAGTTAAAGGCGATAAAAGATTGCGCTGGCCTGGGTGGAAAACAGGAGGGGATAAGATTCTGTTAGTAGTATCTAATCCTAAATCTTGCCATTATTTTGGATACGATATGCAGCAATGGTTGGACACAACAACAGCAGAAATTAAAAAATATACAGATATGCCAGTTATTATAAAGCATAAGGGGTCAAGATCCGCTAGACACACAAACAGTATATACGATGTATTGGATACAGGAATATTTGCTACCGTAGCGTTTAATAGTATTGCTGCCATGGAATCTATTGCCTACGGAGTCCCGGCGTTTGTGACTGTGCCGTGTGCAGCGTCTCCACTGGCGTTGACCGATCTTTCAAAGATCTCTACACCCTGGTATCCAGATTCTGCATTGGTTGCGCAGCACTGTGCTGCTTTGGCATACGGACAATTTACCGGTGAAGAAATAGCCAACGGCACTGCATGGAGATTACTTAATCAATGAAACTTCTACTTAACGATAAGGAAATAGCTAATTATCTAACCAGTCTAATAGATGTGCGCAATGAAGTTAGTTCTGTAGAGATAAAAAATACATACTTAGAACCTATTATTAATTGGATACTAGAAAAAAAAGGACGCGAAGGCGGTCTTAATATTCCCAAATTTAAATTAAAGTTCAAAGAAAAACTTCATGTAGCAATTCGAAAAGATTTAGAAACATACGTTAAAGAAGTTAACGAAGTTATTAGTCTGTATAGAAAAAATTATTATACAAATATTAACGATCACACTAACTATTTTTTAAACAAGTTAGGAGAACAGACAGTAATTGATTTTTACAAAGAAAGTAAAGTAGTTGGATTTATTAAGTCTGTAGGACTAAATTTGGATCCTAACGGAGAGTTAGTACGACGAAAACATTTTAATAATGTTCAAGAAGACTGTCTTTTAAGAAATACAGTAGGCAATGAAAATATTATAGTTAATAAAATTGATAATAATTTTCCTTTTTGGTTTATAGACAGCGGATATACTAATTTTATTGAGTCTAATAAAAAGTGGCATAGACTTACTCGAAATCACTTACACTTTAATGCACCTTTCGTGGCTCCCGCAGATAGATTAAAAAACTTCACAAATTTTCCAAGGCCTTGGCGCAATGATGGCAAAAAAATATTAATTGTTGAGCCTGGACCCTTTGCTGCTAGTATCATGCACGTAGATGCAAAATCTTGGACTGAGCAGGTTATAAACGAATTAAAAAAATATACAGACAGACCTGTTGAAGTACGATCAAAAATTAACAAGAAGACTAGAACTAGCCTTTATCAAACTCTAATCGACGGCGATTATTACTGCACTATTAGTATTAATTCTAACAGTGCTGTAGAATCTATATGGGCCGGAATTCCTGCAATCACTCTCGATAAACATGTTAGCAACTCAGTCACTAGAAATAGTCTTTCACAAATTAATGATTTGTATTATGGCCCGGTGGGCGACTGGTTAGCCTGGCTTAGTTACTGTCAGTTTACCTATGACGAACTAGTAGACGGTACCGCGTTAGACATTATTAGGAAATATCACAATGTCTAAATTAACTGCAGTGGCCTATTATGCCGGAATTCCTCCTAATAATCGAAACTTAGAAAAACCTCAAATTTTAGATTATTTTTGCCAAGGCGTTATTGCGGCAGGAGATTCTGCTATTGCTCATCGAGGCCTCAATGCTCTACCCTGTGATGTAGCATTAATACAAGGATTTGTACATGAGCATGGAAAGTCTGCGCCGCATCTACAACTACGACAAAATGCAGTAGCATTACAAAAACAAAATCAACGTAGATCTTTAATAGTAGATAGTAGTTTATTTTTGTACTCAAATAAGTTAAACCCTCTACATTATCTAAGATATAGTTTTGACGGAGTATTTCCTACCACAGGATTTTATTTTGATCAGGACATAGATCCTAATCGTTGGCGACAAATTAGTAGAGATTTGGGAATAGAGTTGAAACCTTGGAGAACCCAAGGTAATCATATTTTAATTTGCCTGCAGAGAAATGGCGGTTGGAGCATGCGAGGATTAGATGTAATACAATGGATGAATTCAACCATTTTAGAGATAAGAAAATATAGCAAGCGTCCAATTGTAGTTAGAGCACACCCTGGAGATAAAAAAATTGGCGGTTATCTCAAAATAAATCACAAATCAGTATCACTTAGTACTAAAGCTGATCTTAGAGAAGATTTACAAAATGCCTGGGCTACTGTGGTCTATAATAGTAGTCCTAGTGTGGCCAGTATTATAGAAGGAATTCCTGCGTTTCTTACAGATCCCCAACCTCAGTGCAGCCAAAGTTTTGCGGTGGCTAACACTGATATAAGTAGAATAGAAGACCCAGTGATGATCGATAGGCAGACATGGATAGAAAGATTGTCAATGTGTCATTGGAATTTTGATGAGTTAAAGTCAAGCGCCGCTTGGCAGTTTTTTAAAAGGTATATATGAAATTAATGCACAACGGGTGGTATGTTCCCGACGACGACCAAAAAATAACTAGAGTATTAGAAAATGACAGTGATAAATCTGCTCCTTCGTATGAAGGAAAATATCGAGAACAAATTTTAGAACATTTACCTAATAAAAGAACTTTTATTGATGTAGGAGCAAACGTTGGCATATGGTGTTTTCCTATGATTGGAAAATTTTCAAAGATTATTGGTTATGAGCCATCTAAACAAAATATTGAATGTTTGCAGGCCAATGTAGCAGACGGTATTGAAATTAGAACTAAAGCAGTAGCTGACTTTCAAGGTGAGGCCGATTTTCATCAGGCCGGAAAAAACTGCGGTGACGGCAAGCTATGTAGACCAGGAGTTAAATCTGCATATACAGTCCCAGTGGTTCGATTAGATGATGAGCAGCTGACTAATGTTGATCTTATAAAAATTGATGTTCAAGGTTGGGAACTAGAAGTGTTGCGAGGAGCTGAACAACTTATCAAACAACAACAGCCGTGGGTTATATTTGAAGTAAATCAAGACATAGATGTCTGTTGCGAATTTATGCAAAATCTAAACTATGAAACTATTTTTACCAAAAGTAAAAGAGTATTTTTATGGGCTCCAAAATCTGGGCATAACAAGCCTGCGGATTCTAAACAGTTTGGTAGGTATCTTGGGCCAGGACCGTATGCATCACGATTCGGTTAAAAGTAAATTCCAGGCCACACCAGATGCTAATTCATCTTTAGTAAATTGACAATACGATAGATGATTTAACCAGGCCTGTTTTAATTCTTGATCTGCAGGGGTAATTAATTCTATATCACTCAGTGAAGTTGTGTAAAGACTTTTAGTGGAAGAATGTCCTAAACTAATAACAGGGATATCAACCATTGCTGCTTCTAATAGGGCGTTAGACGAATGTCCAATAACACACCAAGTATCGTTGATATAATTTAAAAATGAATCGCTCCCCATCCTATCGCTTCTGCTTAAAGGTCTATATCTAACACGTATCGGCCTATCGGTATACTTTTTAATGTCGGATATTGTCGCACTCACCCACTCATCTTCTGTGCCAAGTCTTAATGCTTTCATTTTTTTTGGATCAGGCGGAACCACAACTATTGACGAACCTCTTGATATAGAAACAGTTGAAATATTTAAATTGGTCCAACGATCATTAGGCCTTGGTTTTATAGGATCACAGTTTTGAAAACCATTAATACTTACTCTAATAATGTCTTTTCTTTTTGTATTTCCAAAGTATCCTGTATCTAAATTATAAAATATTCTCTTTTTCTCCAGACAATGATGATACAAGAGTTCTTTATATGAACCAGCCCAGCACAGCGGAATAGATGTATCAGACTCTAGTGCTTCATCTACCGTGACAATTTTTCCATTACTGCCTTCAGTAAATTGAAGACATCCGTATTTGTCGCCTCCCACACACAAAAAATTATACATGGATTACCTCTGCCAATATGCTTCTGTTCTTTGAACTTTTAAGTCTTCACGTTTACTACGACCTAATTTCTTTCTACCGCCTTTGAGATGATCCAGCCAAGCACCCCATTGACTATTAATTAATGGATGGCCTTCTCCAGAACTCATGCCCGGTGCTGGACGCAAGTCGTGTAGGTGTGCCGCCCAGTCTAGTTGTTTCATCTGTGGAAATTTTACTCTCACTGCATCAAAAACAAAACTGTCATGCCATTCAGCTAATTGAAAAATTCCTTGTTCTGCTTGATCATAGTATCTTTGAAATTCTTTTAAGAAAGCCTGCACATTAGCACTACGTAAATTCATAGCATACAGTCCGCACTCCGAATATTTTCCTTTTCTTCCTAAATAACACAGTTCAGAATCCGAAGGAATCATTTTATATAGATCTTGCATAGTGATAGGACTGTGGCAAATGGTGTCTGCATCCATCCATATTAAAAAATCTGCATCAGTTTCTCGAGCACAGTCAAATATTGCATAGACTTTGTGTGCGAATCGAATAGCATGCCACTTGAATCCTTTTCCTGAATCTTTTCTTCGACTTCTAATAGGATCAGCACTAACATCTCCGTTGGCTTTTGGCACATCTTTCCAACGATTTTTAAATGCCATTAACTCTGGAATTTCTTCAAGCCGTTTTAGTGTCACATGATTGTGATCTTTAATTGCAGGATTACACATTTCTGGATAAATGTGTAATTTTACTTCTGCAGGCCAGTTAGTACAGAATGTTTCAATCATTCTTTGGCCATATTCTTGTAGACCCTTTTCGTGAAATGTTGTGACTACCGCAATTTTCATTTTAATTTTTCCCATACATGGAACAATCCCTGTTTACTAGTACATCCCCACCCGGTATCATACAAAGGCTTAGAAAATTCTCGACCAATTGGTTCATCTCCTTCGATAATTACCTTTGAATTGTTTCTTTGCCAAAACTCTTTGACCATTTCGAACCGATCAATCCGAGATAAATCAAAAAATATTGCGTTGACTTCTGTGATTGCGTTTAAATTATCGAAATTTTCTTTATAGACCAGATTTTTCGCCTTTACAGTTGAAAAATTCTCATCAATTACAAACACAGTGTTGTAAATTTCTAAAATATTTTCAAGATTGCCGAAAGCAGTACCTATGACCACGGCATTGCCCTGATTTTTATTAAGTTTACGTAATCTTTTTTGGAATTTGTTCATAATCATTAAATACTCAGTTATTTATAGGACTTTATGCGCTTCAGATTATATCGCGAACACGGTGCGTTAAACAGTGTACCAGTTTTTGATGCCTTCGAGCGAGGACTTCAAGCTCTTGGACACGAAAGTGTCACAGACAACGAGGATGTTGTTGTGATTTGGTCAGTATTGTGGGCTGGCCGAATGAAAGCTAACCAGCAAATCTATTATGAATGCAAAAATCTCAACAAGCCTGTAATCATTATCGAAGTAGGCAATCTCAAAAGAGGTGAAACGTGGCGCATTTCTTTGAATCATATCAACAATCAGGGAATATTTGGCAATAGCACCGAACTCGACAATAATCGACCATCTGTTTTAGATGTAAAATTAAAATCTATCCCAACTCATCGTAGAGGCGAAATACTAATTGCCTGTCAACACCAGGATAGTCTGCAGTGGGAGGGTATGCCGTTGATGAAAACGTGGTGCGAAGAGACTATAGCCAAAATAAAACAACATACCCACCGAAGAATCATTGTTAGACCCCATCCTCGATCCTCCTTTCCATTTAAAATGCCGGGTATTTTGTTTGAACGTCCTCAACGTGTACCAAACACTTATGACGATTTTAATATTCTATATGGATATCATTGTGTGATTAACTATAACAGTGGGCCTGCAGTACAAGCTGCTATTCAGGGCATACCAATTTTATGTGATTCGTCAAGTTTAGCAGCGCCGATGTCAACAAATTGGAAAAATTTAGATAATCCTCAACTACCTGACAGAGAAGAATGGTTCTTAAAACTTTGTCATACAGAGTGGACAGTTAAAGAAATTGCACAAGGTATTCCCCTTCAAAGACTCTTACCAGAAATAGTCAAAAAAATCAGTTGACAACCATATTTTTAGACAGTATACTGTTTAAATGTTAACATCGGTATTCGCAGAAGATCTATTTGAATCTTTCTATGAACTATATCACAAAGAGAATTTACCTTGCCAACAGCAAGATCTTTCTCCTATGGAAAGTTTTTATCTCAAAATAATTAACGGCGAGCCGCTGACTCAAAATCAGGCAAATTTTCTCTTAAAATTACTGGAAAAATACAAAACCATTGCCGCAATGGCAGGGTTGGATTATGCCAATACGTTGTCTGTTGTACAGTGGAGACAACCGTTTAGAGTCTTAGACCTGTCAAAGAGAATTTATGTAGACAAAGACGACAAAGGTCAGGTTTGGGTTTGCCTAAAATTTCCATATCAGCTAAAAAAAGAGTTTGACAGTGAAATTCATGGCGGTCTTGACCATCATACAACATCATTCTGGAATACAGAAAAAAAGGTTAGGTGTTTAAGTCTGTATGATTTTAATCTTGTGCAGCTTTATGAGTTTGCACAAAAACATAATTTTGAAATTGACGATACTTTTATGATTGCTCTTAGCGATGTTGAAGAAATTTGGCAAAATGCTGAACAAGTTTTGCCGTTTTCTACCGCAGTAAACGACACAGTCGTTCTCAACAACGCTACAGAAGATGCTGAAACTTTTTGGAATAAAAAAGCTGTTGGCAGCTACGGAGATAATTTATTGTTGGCGAAAAGCATGGGGTATTTGTATCAAGGACAGCCAACAAATATTGTAGAAACTATTGCTGCTAGTACTTCAAATTCATTTTGGATTAAAACTAATAAAGAACTATTTTCTTTGTACAATTCAATCACAGGCAAGCTAGTAGTAGTGTTGGACCGAACAGGCAACACGCTTTCGTGGTTAGATTATTTTGTTAGAGATGCCGATCTTGCTGGGGTATCTAGAAGTGATATCCGAGTATGTTTTAGAGAATTAAAAAATGCTGATACTGGAATTAACGGTTGGATAAAGAGCAACGGTGTAGGCGGCAAGGTTGAAGATGGAAAAATTTTAATATTCGAATATAAGCCGGCTAAGTGGTTGTTTAAACACACAGAAGATGTTAAAATGTTAGTGACTAATAACTTGTATCCGCCTACAAGTCAGATAACCAAAGACTGGTTTGAAAGCCATCCTTGTGTGATTTATCTAGGGGATATTAAGCCGTCAGAACAAAGAGGACAACAAATTGTCGAGCTGTAAACTTACAATTAAAGACGAAGTAAACATTAAGGTAGAAGGCCTAAGTGTAGAAACACGAAGAAAAATAGTCAACAAATTAAAGTTTGATTTGCCTTACGCTCGTCATATGCCCGCATATAAACTAGGAAGATGGGATGGCACAAAAACATATTTTAGCATTGGTGGCACAGGTTATCTTGCTCACCTCGATATTATATTACCTATTATAACCGAAAGCGGCTACGAGATAGAAGTAGAAGACTTACGTCAGCCGCAAGATATTAAATTTACGCCTGTGACAGAAAATTACTGGGCTGACCAAGGCAAGACTTGGCCTAAAGGACATCCTAATGCAGGTGATCCTATTATATTGCGTGACTATCAGTATGATGTAGTAAACAAGTTTTTAGAAAATCCGCAAAGTCTACAAGAAGTAGCCACAGGAGCAGGTAAAACAATTACCACAGCGACTCTTTCATCCTTGTGCGAACCATATGGACGTACTATGGTCATTGTTCCTAACAAAAGTCTAGTAGTTCAAACAGAAGAGGACTATGTCAACTTAGGATTAGATGTTGGTGTATACTTTGGTGATCGAAAAGAATTAAACAAAACACACACTATATGTACTTGGCAGAGTCTTAACGTCCTAGATAAAAAAAGCTACGACGAAGATAGCCTTTCATTAGCTGAATTTTGTGAAGGTGTTAATGCAATTATTATCGACGAGGTTCATCAGGCCAAAGCAGAAGTGCTGACAAAACTATTAACACAAAACTTTAAGAACTGTCCTATTCGTTGGGGACTAACTGGTACTGTGCCTAAAGAAGCATGGGAGTTTCAAGGCATACTAGCTAGTATAGGTCCGGTAATTAATCAGGTATCTGCACACGACCTACAAGAAAAAGGTGTGTTAGCAAACTTGCAAATTAATGTACTACAAACTAACGATGTACAGGTATTTCGAAGTTATCAAGACGAATACAGTTTCTTAGTCACTGATCCTAATAGACTAGACTGGATTAGCAAACAGATTAAACAAGTCAGTTTAACTGGCAACACACTGGTGTTAATCAATAGAATTGACACTGGTAATAAACTTATGGATTTAATACCGGATGCTGTGTTTGTCAGTGGCGGAATGAAACTGGATGATAGAAAAGAGGAATATGATGAAATTAAAACTAGCGATGGCAAGATTATTATTGCTACCTATGGTGTTGCTGCTGTCGGTATCAATATTCCTAGAATTTTTAATCTTGTACTCATTGAACCGGGAAAATCGTTCGTCCGTGTCATTCAAAGCATTGGTCGCGGTATTAGAAAAGCTGAAGATAAAGATCATGTAGAGATATGGGACATTACGTCAGCATGCAAGTATGCTAAACGTCATCTCACAGAACGCAAGAAATTTTACAAGGATGCAAAATATCCTTTCACAATAACCAAGGTAAACATATGAGAATTTTAACACTAAACAACACAGCTTTTGATCTAAACGAGCTGCCAGATGAAGTAGATGAAGATACAAGATTTTCAGTATTAGATAACAGTAATCCTAATGATCCAGACTTTTTCTTTATGCCTTTGATCTTTTTAGAATCTTTTAACAGTCCTGCCATTTTGCTGAACATTGGCGGCTACGAAGTACAGATGCCTTTGGATTGGTGCATGGTGGTAGGAGATAAAGAATGTGGATTAGATCCTGAAGTGCTGCCATTAACATCAATTAATGAACGAGGCTTCGACGCATTTGTTTTTAATCCAATTAAAGGATTTAAAGCAGAATTTATGCCTATTGAAATTGTAAACATTTTTCAAGATGTGCGTTGGTATTTTCCTAAGATGAAAAATGGTCAGCTACTAACTGTTCCCTTACACGACGGGGATAATCCACCATGCGCATATTTTGTTAAAGAAGTTAGCAGACAGAGCGAAATTTTACAGATGCATAAAGTGGTATGATGGGGCACAGTTATGTGGGCAAAGTTAACGGCGACTATCGATGGAGTCGGTCAATTTGGGAATATAAATTTATTATATGGCCAAGACAGTGCGAGATAAGTAAAAAGTATATTTGGTTAAAATATGCTTACAAAGGAACAAGAACAATTACAGGTCCTGGTACACCTGTATTTGAATACAAATGGCTAACAAAAGAAGAGTATTTGTTAGCAGCAATTAAAGGAAAATTATGAAAGCTGGTAAAGTATGGGGTCAAACAGAATTATTAGAAGCCAACGGGGTGTTAGAATTTCATCGCATCGAAGCCAAGGCAGGCGGAGTTTGCTCTAAACATAAACATAAATTTAAATGGAATGGATTCTTTGTTGAATCAGGAGAAATGATTATTCGTGTATGGAAGAATAACTATGATCTAGTTGATGAAACATTGTTAAAGCCTGGACAATATACCAAGGTTGCTCCCGGCGAATATCATCAATTTGAAGCTGTTACTGATTGCATCGCATTTGAATTGTACTGGGCAGAATTCGATCATGACGATATTGCTAGGGAAACTGTAGGTTTCACAAAATGAAAGAAAAAATTCTCTGGATAGTTCCTTCTAGAAATAGACCTGAAAAATTAGAAAGATTTTTAAATTCTTGGGTAGCTACTACTGGTGGTCTATCAGATATGTTAATTGCATTAGATGATGACGACCATAGTTGCGATCATCTAATTGAAAAATTTTCTACAGTTATATGGGAAAAAAATCCTAAGATACCGGGATCGTCTTTCCTTGCTATTCTTAATTCTGTTGCCATGCGGTATGTTGATCAATACAAATATCTAGCATTTAATGAAGACGATTGCATTTTTCATACTGCTAATTACGAAGAAAGATTTATTTCAAAAATGCAGGAATTAGGAAAAAATGCGATTGTCTACGGCAACGATATGATTAACAAGAAGGGTCGGATTTATTTTCCTGTAATGGATTCTAGTATTGTTAAGCGATTAGGATATATGGTTCCGCCCACTTTACGATGTATGTATGCCGACGACTTTTGGAGAGATATGTCTAATCATCTAGGATCTGTATATAGATTTGATGATGTAAAAATTCAACATCTACATTATACTAGAGAAAATGGTGTTGCCGATGCTGTTAGTATTGATGTAGACAATTCAAAAAAACGTGATGCAAAAGCCTACGAAGAATACTTACACACTTCATTTGCTACAGATATGGAGAAATTAAAATGAAAACTATCGTAGAAGTTGGTGGACACAAGGGAACCGATACAGTACAGTGGACTACTGACCCAGATAATATTGTCTTTGTATTTGAACCAAATCCTGCATATGTTAAACGATTAAATAAAATCTTTAATCAAAATAAAAATGTTCACATAATAGCAGCAGCCGTGGACTTAGATGAAACAGATAAAAAATTTAATATATCAGCGGGTGTATCTTCTTTACATGAGTTTTCAGATGATTTAAAAGAATCTTGGCCGGACTTAAAGAATGCGACATGGGAATGGGAAGGAAGTGTTAATGTGCAATGTATGAGACTTGATACACTTATAAAAAATAAAAATATTACGAAGATTGATTATCTTTGGATTGATGCTCAAGGTAATGATTTTAATGTATTAAAAAGTTTAGGTGATTATATTTCAATAGTACAGGAAGGTAGATGTGAGGCTGCCTATAACATTGCTCTTTACAAAAATACCATTAATGACGTAGAATCCATATGCACATGGTTGACAACCCATAATTTCGAATACACTGTTGTTCCTGACCAATGGAATAAAGAAGCAGATATTCATTTTAAAAAAATAGTATGACCCAACTGCACATTATAGTCCAGGCAGGCGGCCGCGGTAGTAGGCTACGCCACCATACTTGGAATAAACCTAAATGCCTAGTTAGTGTTAGGGGCAAGCCTCTTCTGTATCATTTGTTTGATAGATTTCCAAATGCACATTTTCACATCATAGGCGACTACGCTTTTGATCAACTTGAAAAATATCTTCAGGTTAATCCTCCCGGTATTAAATTTACACTAACACAGACCAAAGAAAAAGGTACTTGCAGTGGGATTGCACAAGCCCTTAAGGCTGTACCTGCCGATTCGGAATTAATGATTATGTGGAGTGATTTAATTATTGGAACTATGCCTGACATTGTAATTAAAGAAAATGTTCCATTGGTGTTCATTTCTAACGCATTTACCTGTAGATGGACTCAAGGTAATGACGGCAAACTATACGAGCAACCAGGCCCGAATGGAATACCAGGAATCTTTTATGCAAGTAGAGCTGAATATTTTCCAGAGCCGCCGGCTAGTGGAGAATTTGTTAAATGGTTTAGCCGCAATGTTCCTATCTTTGAAACTGCGGTGTGTAATGACCTAGAAGAGCTTGGCGATTTTGCAACAATTGAAACTCAAAACGATCGTGCAGGTTTTAGTAGATTCTTTAATGAAGTTAAGATATTAGAAAATACTGTAGAAAAACGGGCCATCGATCCTAACTACGCACACTTAATAGACAAAGAACAAGCGTGGTACAAGAGTGCTAGTGAATTAGGCTTCAGAAGAATTCCAAAAATAATTGCTACCGAGCCGTATGTAATGGAACGTATTCAGGGTCAACATGCCTATCAAATGAATGATCTCACCGAGCGTGAAAAACGTGCAGTTCTGGCAGACTACTTAGATGCACTAGTATCATTACACGATCTCGGTACACAGGCTGTAGTCGAAGAAGATGTCAAAGAAACATATATTACAAAAACAATTACTAGAGTAGAAAGTGTTTCTGGTATTATCCCTAACTTTGATCAGAAAGCTATTACAATCAACGGAACAAAATGTAAAAATATATTCCACGATAGTAATAGTATGGATTTAATTTATTCTCTTATTAAACCATCATACTTCACTCCTATACATGGAGATCCTACATTCAGTAATAGTCTTATAGACAAAAATCTTCGAGCATGGTTTATTGATCCTCGTGGATATTTTGCCAAGCCCGGCATATGGGGCGATCCTATGTATGACTTTGCAAAAGTGTATTATTCAGCAATCGGTGGGTATGATACATTTAATCGTAGAAAATTCAAACTACATGTAGACAGCGAAACTGTGGAAATTTTGATGGAAGAATCTACATTTACAAATGTTGGCCATGAAATATTTGCAGATTTCTTTGGGCAAGATGTTGCCAAGATTGAAATATTACACGGACTTATTTGGTTGGCATTGAGTGGATACGCTAAGGATGACATCGATAGTGTCATTGGAAGTTTTTATCTCGGATTATATTATCTGGAACAAGGATTAAAAAAAGCATGATACCTTTTAATCTTTCTGAAAATCTAGGTCATACTTGGTTTATTGATCTCGACGGTACAATACTAAAACACAACGGTTATCTAACTAATAATGATGAGTTGTTGCCTGGAGTGAAAGAATTATGGGACTCAATACCAACAGGCGATTATATTATAATTACTACAGGTAGGTCGGAAGAGTATAAAGAATCGAGTCTAAAGATTTTAAAAGACAACGGTCTTCGATACAATCACGCAATATTTGATCTACCGCTAGGTGAACGAATCGTAGTTAATGATCCTAAACCGGGTGGCCTACAAACAGCTATTGCATGGAATGTTGTAAGAGATCAAGGATTTCTATGAAATCATTTATTATTAGATTAAGAGATAACGATCATTCTTGTAAAATTGCAAAAGAATGTGTCGAGCAGGCTGAAAAATTTAATCTAAAAACCAAACAGCTATTAAAAAGTTTAAACTATAAATTTGTAGAAACACTACACGACTTAGATAAGGAATTTGTACATGAAAACCTATATAATAAGATTAAAAAATAATCCTATTTCAGAAAAATATGCTGCTGAATGTGTTGAGCAAGCAAAAACTTTAAATATTCACGTGGAATATTTTGATGCAATAAATGGTCTTGATTATCAACAACACTTAGCTCGATTAAAAATTCAACCCAAATATAAATTTAAAAAAGGAAGAGCAGGCGTGTTTGGTTGTTTTTTAAGTCATTATTATCTTTGGAAAAAATGTGCCGACGAAAATGTTCCCTATGTTATTTTAGAACATGATGGTTATTTTATTAACAGATTGCCCGATAATGTCTTAGAACAATTTCAAGATGTATTAAAGTTAGATAATTTAGATCCGTTCTCTAGTGAGTATAATCATTGCATTGAAAATCAAGCAGGTTCTAAAATATCAATCAATAAGTATAATAATCCAACAGCTAAATTTTTAGAAAAAAATCAAACAGGCAATTATATGCGAGGAGCATATGGATATATTATCAAACCTCATGCTGCTAAAAAATTAATTGATTGGATTTCAATAAACGGATTTGTTCCGGCTGATAACCAAATTGGCGATGCACTAGTTGATATTCAAGTAATTTCTCCTACCGTTGTTAGATTGCATCCTGCATACTTTAAAAATATATCAGCATTATCCTTAACTGGAAATCCCGAACTGCTATAGTTATCAACATGGGATCACTTAAACCGGGTGCTACTTATATCTACGAACATGTAGACGGTATTACTTATGCTCGAGAATTCGGAGCATCACATTCTGAAAGGTTTGAAATTGGTAGAACTTTTATTAAACAACAAAAAGATTATGTTGAACAACAAAGTCAATTTTGGACAGATGTGGTCGAAGCAGCAAAGGAAAATAAAGTCTTGCAAGATGCTATAGATCGTGTTAAAATACTATATGAACTGAGTAAAGATAATGGGCAAAAATAAACACGTAGACCTTTTTAAAGATATGATTCCAGCAGTTGACATGGGATTGAAAGAACTGTGGGATGCTGCTTCAGAAGATGGCCGAAAAGAGATTAAGGGCGACTTATGGACTCTTAATCGATATATCAGCAATGTTAAAACTAATAACAGAGAACTACAAGAACACTATCTGTTAACAGTCAATGAGTTTTACAACAAACACTGGAATGACATTGCCAAACATCCCAAACTGCAATGGCAGACTTTATGCATGTGTAGTCATGAAAGCAAAAAGACTCAGTTTCACGAGTGGTTGCCTCTGAAGCGTGAAAAGAACAAGAAAGAAGAACTTCTAGCAGAACTATTTCCAAATATGAAAAGGAGCGACATTGCAACACTTGCAGCAATTAGCACAGACAAAGAAATCAAACAATACTGCGAAGATCTTGGCTGGGACAAAAAAGCGATCAATGGACTTAAGTTATAAGTGTGAGCATTGCGGTAAACTTTTTGCTAAAGAAAAAACTTTAGTTGTGCATGTCTGCGAGCAAAAACGTCGACACCTTGGCCGAGATGAGCGTCACGTACAGGCCGGACTGCTAACCTATCAGCGATTCTACGAGCTTACACAAAAAGGCAAGACAGCTAAAACTTTTGAAGAATTTGCATCTAGTCCTTACTATACTGCCTTTGTTAAATTTGGCAGTTTTATGATCAATACTGCTCCTATCTATCCAGAACGATTTATTGACTATGTGATTAAAAGCGGAATAAAGTTAGATCATTGGTGCCGTGATGAATTGTACGACTCATACATTAAAGAGTTGATTAAAATAGAACCAGCCGACGGTGCTATACAACGTACAATTAAAACAATGATGGAATGGGCAGACTCTAATTCTGCTCCTTGGGAACATTATTTTCAATATGTTAATCTTAACCGTGCTACGCACGATATCAAAGAGGGTCTTGTAAGCCCGTGGTTAATATTAAATACCAAGTCGGGCAAAGAACTGTTGCAACGTATGAATGACGAACAATTAGAAATTGTAGGGCCTATTGTAGATCCTCAATTTTGGATTCGTAGATTTAAATCTCTGCCTGCAGATGTGGAACTAATCAAAGATGTTGTTAAAGAGGCGAGGATAATGTAATGCCAAAAAGACCAGAAATAGAAATTGTAGAAGAAGAATTAGCCGATAACGAAGAATTTATTTCTCGTGACGACATTGATATCGAAGTAATGACATCATCGGACGAGGAACCAACAGTTTATGTAAAGTTTACAGGATTCGAATCCTCAGAAGACGCTGAAGAATATGCAGAATTTTTAGCAGAAACTCTGCCCTTACTGCTTTTTGAAACTACGAGATTACAATAATGACTAGAACATTAATCGACGGAACGATAGTGCCTGAACTTGTTAAACCTCAGACACTAACCATAACTACTAAGTGTGTAGAGAAATGGCTGCTAGTGGATCGCGAAACCGGCGAAATATATACTCCGTATACCACTCCAGGAATAAATCAATGGAAAAAAATTGATTATGCTACTTGGGCCCCTCCAGAGATCAAAAATGCCTGATATTGACATAGACTTTCTAGATAGAGAACAAGCTCTAACATTATTCAAACATGTTAAAGCTAGTCGTCTAGAAGATAACAAACTAGTCAAACATAACACAGGAGTGTATCTTCATGAAGTACCGGTGAGTGCTATAAACAACTTGTGTGCAATACCTTACGACGAAGCAGAAGAGCAAGGATATTTCAAAATAGATTTTTTAAATGTTGGAATCTATAAGGGTGTTCGAGACGAAACACATCTTACGGAGTTAATGAACAAGGAACCACTATGGGATCTACTAGAGGACGACAGCTTCAGCAGTCTATTGTTTCATGTGAACGGACACGGAGAGATTCTGAGAAAGATGAAGCCAACTACGATCGAGCAGTTGGCTGCGGTGTTGGCTATGATCAGGCCCGCCAAGCGTTATTTGATTGGAAAAGATTGGAACACTGTGTTAAACGAGGTTTGGAAGAAACCCGAAAATGAAGAATACTTCTTTAAGAAAAGCCACGCAACTGCTTACGCTGTGGCCATTGTTGTTCAGATGAATTTAATCTGTGAACAGCTTAGTTATGAATATAGTTAACTAGTTTTTCTAACGAGTGTAATTGACTTACGCTTGATTCGTTTTACAATAATATCATTTAAACTGGTACACGGGCCTAACAATACTTTTACGTCTTTGGTGCTAAAGTTTCTAATAGCATATCGAAATTCAACAATTTCTTTAAGTAAAAAAATGTTAATAGGTATTTGACGGTTTGATTCCCACCACCATACTTCGCCGAGTTCTAAAAATCTTGCTTTTTCTTCATCAGTGCGTATAGCTGCATAATCATATACGCTGGTAACTTGAGCATCTTGGTTGATGATTATGCCCACGTATTCTTGATTAACGTGATTTATAACGCTGATAAATGGAAAATTTTCTTGTAGGTTTTCTGTTATTCTCATTCGATAAATAATGCTAAAGGTATTCTAATGTATGCAATTTAATCCTGTTTATTTATATTCAAATAAGTTAGACGTGTTTACAAACCCGTTAGATTCCTGGACGACAGAGAGGTATCGTAGAGTGTACAATCGAAATTTAAAAATATATCGCAGTGTTGATAATCGCATTGATGTTCAGGTTCGTAACAGTGATCAAAAAGCCAGCAACATAACTGGTTCTACTTTGGTATTTAATCTCATTACTAGAGAAACAAAAGATTTAGTTTTTCAGAAAGATTTTTCATCTATGGATCTAGCCACAGGCAAGGTCACGGTTATTCTAACAGAGTATGAAATGTTAGATATCGATCCTGGATTTTACGACTATAGTATTATCAAAGAAGTTAGAGAAACTGTTGATTCTACAGATTATCGTGTAACTTCTAGAATTGCTATGTATATGGACAGCCAGTACGACACTCTTGGAACTATTGAAGTTCTAGGTGATGTTCTAGGTGAAGTTACACCTAGTGTGTCTATTGATAAGTTTGAATATATAAATCCCTTTACTGCAGGCAGCGAAGATCCAAAAATTTACATCAGCAGTATTGTTGATGCTAAGCCAACCTTTAACAGTGCAGGCGGACTGCACACATTTCAATTTTACTCTACAAACTATCGCGGAACTGTGACCATCCAAGGCAGCTTAGATGAACAGGGAGCTACCCCATATAAATGGGTTGACATTTCTACCGTTGATCTTACTACACAGCGATATAAAAATATTACCGGCAAATACAACTGGTTTAGAATCAAACATTTACCGACACAGAGCTCTTCTACTGCTACATTTACTATTGCTCAGACCATGCTGTTAAATTATAATGTGTCCGTTGGAAACGCTGGTAAAGGCTACGAAATTGGCAATACTATTCTAATTCCAGGTAATAAATTAGGCGGAGAATTAGTCACTAACGATTTAACTATCACAGTATCAGCTGTAAACGACATCGGCGGTATTACTGGAGTTAATTGGACAGGATTATCCTATAATGGGGTAAAAACATTTGTTTTGGCTGACACCAATATTGTTGTTGGATCTCTTGACAAGGTGTTGTACAGATAGTATACTTGTGCTATGACTTTAGTCGTAGACAAATTTCGAACACTACTCCCTCCGCGAGCTAAATCGAGCCCCAGTGGTTGGACTAGTTTTAATGCACCATGTTGCGGGCATCGCGGGCATAGTCCGGATACTCGTAAACGTGGCGGCATTCGGTTTGACGGCGATGGCATAGTCTTCAACTGTTTTAATTGCAAATTTTCTACAGGATGGCAGCCTGGCTCACCGTTTGGTGAAAAGATGAAAACACTTAGTCGCTGGTTAGGCGCTAACGAAGACGATATCAAAACAATGATATTCGAAAGTCTTAAAACCGAAGGACCCGAATATAAGCCAGAGCAACAACAGCCTAAGATAGACTTTACAGACAAGCCATTGCCAGAAGGATCTTTGTCATTAAAAGAGTGGGCAGAGTTTGGCGCAGACATGCCTGCAGAAATTGTTCCTGTATTAGAATATGTTTACAATAGAGGTTATAATCCCTTAGACGGCAATTTCTATTGGAGTCCTAATTCAGGCTACGAGCAAAGAGTGATCATACCGTTCTTCTATCAAGGACGCATTGTAGGTAATACCGCCAGAAAAATTACAGACGGAAAACCAAAATATCTATCAGATCAACATCCGCATTTTGTATTCAATGTTGATGCACAGAAAGAAGAACAAAAATATGTGTTCGTCTGTGAAGGTCCATTAGATGCATTAGCTATAGGCGGAATGGCTCTACTCACTAACGAAGTTGCAGATCAGCAAAGTCGAATAATTAATAGTCTAGGCAGCGAAATTATTGTAATACCTGATCAAGATAGTGCAGGACTGGTGCTGTTTGATCGTGCAGCAGAATTAGGCTGGGCTGTGGCAATGCCTACGTGGGAAGACGATGTTAAAGATGTTGCCGATGCTGTGCAAAGATATGGTAAATTATTTGTCATTGTTGATGCTATTCAGACTGCACAACACGGCAGTATTAAAATTAACATGGCAAAGAAACAGCAGGAACACAAATTACAGAGATTAGAATATGCTAAAGAAAATATTTAATTTTTTATATAGTCCGATACAACGGTACCGTGATTACAAAAAATTAAAAAAACGAATTGCAGAACTTAGGAAACGGGATCCGTTCATTTACAAATGATTACCTGGGGAATATCTGCAGCCAGCCATAATGCTGCCTTGGCCGTGTTTGACAATGACAAATTAGTATTTGCCAGCGAATCAGAACGGTTTAGTAAACTTAAGAACGATCCAGATCTCAGTTATGAATTAATAGAACATGCTCGAACATTTGGTAAACCTGAATTAGTTTGCTGGTACGAACGTCCTTGGTTAAAAACTCTAAGGCAGTTAACTGCCGGGCAAGGATGGCAGAATAATAATGTAAAAGATTATCTTAGAAAGTTTAATATTCGAACACCGATTAAAACTTTTGGACATCACCAAACACACGCAGCCGCAGGTTATTACACTAGCGGGTTTGAAGATGCCTGTGTACTAGTAATCGATGCCATTGGCGAATTTGAATGTCTAACACAGTGGGATGCTGTTGGCACTAACCTACACAAACGATACATTCTAGAATATCCAAACAGTTTAGGATTGTTTTATAGTGCAATGACACAACGCTGCGGCTTAAAGCCCAACGAAGAAGAATATATCTTAATGGGCATGGCAGCACTAGGAAACCCTAATAGATTTATCAGAGACCTATTAAATGATTTTGTTAGTTTTCCTAATGATGATTATGAACATGTTTACAGGATTAAACAAAATTTACATCGAGGATGTAATTGGTGGCGTCCTGAATTAACAACACAGCAAGATTTGTACGATATAGCAGCAGCTACACAAGCTGTATACGAGATGGCATTTGAGCGAGTCTTACAGCAGGCCGTTAGAACCAGCTCAAGTAGAAATCTAGTGTTTATGGGAGGATGTGCTCTAAACTGTGCCGCTAACCCTATTGCCTACAAATACTTCGATCGTGTTTGGATAATGCCGGCACCCGGAGATAGCGGCAGTGCAATTGGTGCAGTACTTGCTCATAAGAAAACGCATATAGATTGGCAAGGCCCGTATCTAGGATATGATATGGGCTATAAGGCTAGCAATAAAGAAATTGTTGCTCATCTGCTCGAACACAAAATGTGCGGACTTGCTCGCGGTCCTGCAGAGTTTGGTCCTAGAGCCTTAGGAAACCGCAGTTTGATAGCAGATCCGCGTGGTCCGGAAATAAAGGTCGCAATTAACAATATAAAGCACCGAGAGCAGTTTAGACCCTTTGCCCCTGCAATATTAGAAGAATTTGCAAATCAGTACTTTAAAATGCCAACAAAATCAACAGCTTACATGCAATTTATTGCGCCTTGTTTGGAATCTGAGTCTTATTCGGCCATCGTACATACCGACGGAACCAGCCGTGTACAAACGGTCAGTAAATCCGATAATCCGCAATTTAGAGAATTATTAGAGTTATGGTACGAAGCTACGGGCTGTCCTATGCTGTTGAATACCAGTTTGAATATCAAAGGGCAACCGATGATCAATGATCATGCCGATGCTAGGACCTGGAGTCAACTACATGGTTTACCTGTGTTTAATTAGAGTGTATAATAGTTAATATGATAAAAGATTACGGATTCGAAGTACAAAAATTATATCTTGAAATCATGCTGGCAGATGCAGAAGTGTTTGTCCGCTGTCAAGGTATTTTTGATCACACGCTATTTGAACGTAAACTGCAGGATGCTGCAGAGTTTATGAACGAGTATGCAAAAAACTATAATGTGTTGCCAGACTATGAAATGGTCAATGCCAGCTGTCGCACAGAACTTAGACGCCCAGAAGATTTAAAAGATGGTCACATGCAATGGTTCATGGACGAGTTTGAATCGTTTACTCGTCATAAAGCATTAGAACGTGCAATTATTAGTTCAGCAGATCTACTAGAAAAAAGCGACTACGGTGCTGTGGAAGTTATGATCAAAGAAGCAGTACAGATAGGACTTGCTCGTGATATGGGCACAGACTACTTTGCTGATCCTCGTGGTCGATTGTTAGGCATCAAAGATAAGAATGGCCAGATTAGTACAGGATGGCCTAGCATGGATCGTAGACTATTTGGAGGAATGAATCGTGGAGAACTTAATATTTTTGCAGGTGGATCCGGGGCAGGTAAATCTTTATTTCTTGCTAACTTGGGAGTCAATTGGGCACTTCAGGGACTTAATGTTGTCTATCTAACATTAGAACTTTCAGAAGCACTAGTATCGATGCGTATTGATAGTATGCTTACTGGAATATCAACTAAAGAGATTTTTAGAGATCTTGACGACGTTGAAATGAAAGTTAAGATGATTGGCAAGAAGTCAGGTATGCTGCAGGTCAAATATATGCCATCGGGCAAGACTGCTAATGATCTAAGAGCATACTTAAAAGAGTATGAAATCAAAGTAGGTAAGAAAGTAGATATTCTCTTAGTAGACTATTTAGACTTACTAATGCCTGTTAGCAAGAAGATTAGTCCAGCAGATTTGTTTATCAAAGACAAATATGTGTCAGAAGAACTGCGTAATCTAGCAGTAGAAAAGAATTGTGTACTAGTCACTGCGGCACAGTTGAATCGTGGTGCGGTTGAAGAAGTTGAGTTTGATCACAGTCATATTTCAGGTGGCCTATCTAAGATTCAAACTGCGGATAACGTATTCGGTATCTTTACAAGTCGAGCCATGCGTGAACGTGGACGTTATCAAATACAGTTAATGAAAACTCGTTCATCAAGTGGTGTGGGTATGAAAGTAGATCTAGAGTTTAATCTAGAAAGCCTTAAGATCAGCGACTTACCAGAAGACGAACAAGAAAGTACTAGTGGCGGTAATCGTGGTACTTCTAGTATTATTGACAGCATCAAACGCAAGACTGAAATACAGCGTGAAGAGCCCACAGAGGGTGCATCAGTAGGCAAGGTTAGAGCACAGGTCGAAAGCACTAAATTGCGTGAAATTTTAAACAACATGAGCAGTGATGAAGACGCATCGTTTTGAACTAGCTCGGTACTTTGATCCAGAATCAGACGGTACGGGCAACATATACATAGATTGGCCAGCTGTACATCGGCAGGCCGGAATTGATCACATACAATGGTTAAAGAGCCAAGACTCTAGAGAATGTCAAATGGTTGTAGAACAAAAACCCAGTGATCCGTATACCTATGTAGTTGCAGAAATTTACTCAGATAAATTGGCCAGCTTGTACAGCCTAATGTGGGCTAAATAATGCATGCGTCTAAGAGAATTAAACGAATCCGCTGATATAGTAACAGTAAATCGTCGTCTAAATCCTAAAATTTGGAACGATGATACTCTAGACATTGAAGTTGCTGCCAAACTAGAAGATATAGCCAAGGCTTTTCAAGAATTTATTGGCATTGACATCGATGTGATAGATCACACAATCACTGGATCCAATGCCAACTATACCTGGACTGAATACTCAGATCTAGACCTGCATCTGATCATTCCCGGAACTCCTACAGACGAACAACGTGAACTGTTCACAGCTAAAAAGGCCTTGTGGGCAGAACAGCATACAATCACTATTCGAGGTTTGCCTGTAGAGTGTTATGTGCAAGGCGAAGACGAACCGCATCACTCAACAGGGGTATACAGTCTGATTCAAGGCAAGTGGCTAGTTGAACCCAAGAAAGTTAAACCCACACTAGATGATGCTGCTATAGAAGCTAAAAAAGATGCAGTGCTAGCTCAAATTGAGCAGGCGTTATTAAGTAAAGATCTAGACAAACTGCGCACAGTCAAAGACAAAATTACACAGATGCGCAAAGCTGGACTGGCTCGTGCGGGTGAGTGGTCAGTAGAAAACCTAGTTTTCAAAATACTTCGAAACCTAGGTCTTATTGATCAAATCACAGAAAAAATAAGAGAGCTGGAAGATGCCGAGCTCTCTTTAGAACAACAGACTAACGTTTTAAATTAGTCGTTTCTATTACCAAACAACTGTAGCAAACTGAGGAAGATGTTGATAAAGTTCAAGTATAGGCTCAGTGCGCCCATGACTTCTGCTTTGCCGTCATTTTCATACGTGACCAATTCGCGAATACGCTGTGTGTCATAGGCAGTCAAACCCAAGAATATAATAATAGCAATTGCTGACAGCGTCATGGCCAATACAGAACTGCCAATAAAGATATTAACAATGCTGGTAATGATCAGAGCAATTAAACCTACCAACAGGAATGTTCCCCACGAACTTAGATCTTTCTTGGTAAAATAACCATAAAAGCTCAGTGTGCCAAACAGCACAGCAGCACCCATAAATGCAGTGACTATTGAACCAATTTGATAGACCACAAAGATAGTGGCAAAACTCAATCCCATCAGTACTGCGAACCCGTACAGTAGAATCTGTATGGTGTTCTTGCTCATACGCTCATATCCCAAGCTCATACCCAATATGGCAATCAATGGAGCAAACATTACGACCCATTTAAGCCCAGTGCCAAACAACACAGCCATTAGCGCAGGTGAACTGGCTACCAGCAGACTGGCCAGCATGCTGATTACCACAGCCACACTCATGTGACCATAAACACGACCCATGGCAGAATTGATTTCTGACGCAGATCGGATTGTACTTGTTGCAAACATTTTGAACTCCTTGAAGTTGATTATTAGTACATTATACAGTAAAATATTTACTCGGTCAATGACAAGCTGAGCCAAAAATAGGATTTTTTTGGTCTATTAATAAATACGCATATTATACCAACCTGGGACACGACATGCTACACATAATTAGAGATCTATCAGACAACCTACTCAATCTTATCAAGGACGATCCTGTTCGTCCGGAACTGCCACCTGAATTTCGAGTTAACAAAAACTCAGAAATATATGTGCTCAAAGACGACAACGATCAACCTTTGGCAGTGACCTGCGTGAAATTTTTGGATGGAATTCCGGCAGCAGTGGGCGACCTAGCCGAAGCTGCGGTGCATACCAATACAGCGGTTTTTTATACAATATGGAGTTATGCTGCAGGAGCGGGTCGTACCCTAATTGAGCAAGCTCAGGCTGAAATCAAACGACAACACCCTGAAGTAGAAACCTATGTCACGCTCAGTCCTAAAACCGAAATGGCTCGTAGATTCCACCATAAAAACGGTGCAGAAACCTATAGAGAAAATCCTGACACTGTAAACTACCTGTACAAGTAATTAGACTCGACGCTGCGAGGGAGTATAGGCTTCGCAGTAACCCACCCACGTGTCGCCTGTTCGTTCAGTCATTTTGGCTGCCAATTGATCAGCAACTTCCTGACATAAAAATCGCTGTGTCAACAAAAATCTAGCGCCTGTTAGATCCTGATTCTTAACAGTCTGTCCTGTGATTGTGTTACGAGCTTTAGATATAAGATATTGTTGTTCCATGATAATATTTATACAGTTTTGTGCTGTTTAATGTCGAACAACCGAGCCAACGGCACTGCAGATCCTGTGCTGATCAAGCTCATGATCACAACTGCAGCAAACATGTCACCTGTGATAATCTGTGCTTTGAGCAACACTGTGGCTAGGAATATTTCCATCAGACCTTTGTTTTGCAGCAGAGCTGTTTTGAACATGACCATGCGCATGCCCTCGGATCTATAGGCTAGCCAAACGCCCACAAACTTGGTGATCACAGCAATTAGGTACATGCCAACGGCAGCGCCAATGATCACAGCCAACGGACTAGACCACTGTACTTTGAGTCCGGTCCAGATAAAGAACACAGGCATTAGCCAATACATCTGATGTTCAGCCATGCCGCCCAACCAAGCTGTGGTGTGTCGAGGTATGATCATACCAGCTAGGAATCCGCCCAATAACCAATGTAGTCCAGCCCAATGGCTAAACGCTGCCCAAGTAAAGACCAAAGCCACTGTGAGTGTGGGCCAAGAGCTTTCACCTAACCAATCCATAAGTCTAGGATACAGCCAATATACCAGTGCAGTGGCTGCAAAGAATAGGGATGCCAGCATCATGGTTTTGCCAAAGGCTATGATCAAACCTATGGTCAACCACAGGATAAGATCGTCAAAGGTCACCAAGGCTAGGAGTCTGCGATATAGATCAGTGCCATAGATGCCCACGCTCTTTGAAGCTATAACCAACATGGGCAGTGCAGTTATACAAGTGGCCACACCCATTGCCCAAGCAAACTGTACTACTCCTGCACGAGGATCATGCCACACTCCTGAATCAAAAAATGCATAGAAACACACCGCAGCTAGTGCAATAGGCAGAACTATAACTTGAAAGGCCTTGAGCCAAATGCCCTTGCCTTCTGTGGCCAATACTTCACGAGGTTTCAATTCCAATCCAGCCATAAATGCAAACACAATGATGGCCAGAGTCTGTATGGTATCTAAACTGGCTCTAACAGGCTGAGTGAACAGCTGAGTAAACAGTTCCGGATGATAGGCTCCAAATGCTGAAGGTCCAACCAGTATGCCGCAGAATATTTGAAACATGGGCAAGGGCATCCAAGATTCTAGTCGTAGAATTCGCCATACAATCCATGGCACCAACACCATGGCAGCAATAATAAAAAATGTTGTGATCATAGTAGCGCACCAATCATGGTTAGGGCCGCAAGGGCCATTAGAGGAAGGGTAAGAGCAACAAGGCTCATGAATAATACTAGTAGTCTAGGCATGAGATATTTAACTGCGCACATTTTAACGCTGGCCGAATCTGGCCAGGCCCTGCACAGTTTCGGAGATCTGCCTTACCCATTGTGTGTCCCCAGTGATCTCAGTGTCAAAGGCCAAACTCCATCGAACCTGCTCACTTTGGTTGATCTGTGTTTGATGATCCAGCACACTGGGCGTGATGATCAGCAGTCCTCGCTCACAGGGCATGCGCCAACTGTGACTGTTCCACAGATTGAGTGTGTGAACATCCCAGCGATGATTGCTGCGATGCGGACTATAAAACTCAATACTAGAAGGATGATCACACAGCATGACCACACCCGAAAACACAGAATTCGAGTGAAAGTGTCTGGGCTGTGCCTGCCCCTGCAGATAGCGATTGATCCAGCTTTGTGTGATGGTCAGCTCTACACCCTCTACTGCAGACAGATAGGTGTGAAAGAACTCGCTGAGACATCTGTTGATTTGATCACGCAAGGGCCTCCACGATTCATGATCTAGTATGTGATTATTGGCACTTTGGCTGAGATCCCAAAATTCTGTAAACTGTGTTTGTGCGTGATCAGGACAGTGTGCAAGATCCATTAGATCTGTGTACATGGGCATACTGAACAAGGGCGTGATTTGACTCATGGGGTATTTAAGAGCAGATTTCAAGCTGTGGCTAATTTATGATAGCGAAGCGACAGCGCAAAAATTTTTTTGCGTAATTACGAAGTAAGCTGCGAAGCAGCGCAGCGGTAGCGCAGAAACAGTAGATCTCGTAGTGGCCCCGGATCTTTGATCTACGGTGCGTGTACAGTGATCCCGAAACTCAATCAAACAGTGTGCGTATAATTCTACTTTGTTCTGGATACTGTAATAACCATAGATCAGCGTACTGCGCAGTGCTGAACAACAGCCACCAATCAGTGGGAATGGCTGCGTTATATAAATCCTGCTGCGACCATGATCTAGGCCATGCACGAACGTGTGTGCCCCAGCTTTGTATCAACTGATATTGACGCTGTTGAAATGGCTCTAGATATACTATAAGCATATCCAGTATTTACTAGCCTAGAGCCAATTGACTATCTAATAGGGCTAAATTCAAAGTATAAAGCAATTGCGCTCAACACCAGTATCACAACAATCCAGCCCCATTGATCCCATGGTGATCGATCACAGTGTACAGCATAGTAGCAGTCATGATCTGGGTCGTAGCGATAGGTCTTACCGTGACGTTCAATGGTTTCGTTGTAGAGATCGTTCATAGTATTATATATTGCCCAAATGGGTCTAGCTAGAATAAAAAATGGCCGCGCAGTTTTTTTACAATTGAAAAACAGTGAGGGCAAGGCGATTTTGTATGAGTTCTAGTAGAATGATAATGTCAATGAAATCTAGAGTGGGATACTGTGTGGGAATTTGCATAGATTAATATGTAGCCCAAATGGGTCCTAGAGGCCTAAAAATTAGAGCGCAAAAAAATTAGGGTGGAGTACTTTTCATTTCAAGGTGGTGATTTGCTACCACTACTAGCTAAGTTAGCAGCTACTAACATATAGCCCCAGCCACCCCACCACCACCTGATGGTCCACCGACCGACCTCAACACCTCGGCGTCTGGTGTGCAGAACACTGTCTCAAATGGCCACAACACCTCTTGAGTGCAGCGCCATCTTCATTGGGTATCTGATCCAACAGTGTGCGGCTGCCCTTAGGGTCCCAGGGCGCATCCCTACGATCCTGCTGCAGAATGCTACAGCCTGCTGTACTACTTACTGCTAGTACGACTAATACAATCTTTAGCCAATTGCTCATACTCTTCTAGTCCTTCCTGTTGTTCAATTGATTCCCATATGGCCATCTGCAGTAGACTGTGTGCATCACGTGCATCAGCTGCAGGCAGTGTACGGATGAACTCCTGTACTCGTTCTACACTGTCTATGTCCCACATGACTGTGAGCAGGGCCTTTTGTTTGGGTGTTAGTCCACTAATAGTAATCATAGTTCTTATAGTCCCTTTGCTAGTCCTACTACGCATAACACAATAGCCACTACATTAATCAACTGCTGCGGACGGTTCCGAACACGCACAGTCCATGCAAAGAAGCTGGCTGCACCCAACAGTCCCAACAGTTGTATCAGTGTTGTGTTTGTGGGTGCTAGGTTCATTGCAGCGTACATACAGAGCACAAATACTGTGCCCGTCCATTGAATTAGTTCGTTTAGCTTTTGTGTGTTCATGTGTACATTATACACAGAAACAGCCAAAATGTCAACCGATTTATGTGTTGCGTTTTTGCAACAGATCAGCGCCGTCTGCAGAATCTATGATTAGACGTACATCCGTCATACGCTTTGATATACTATCGATCAGGCCCTCACGATCTGTGCCCTGGCCTAGGAACTGTTGGTTGTCCTTGCGGTAAGCATAGAGCACGCCCTGATGCTGCTCCAGGACTATCTCTAGGGGTGTTAGCTGATCCCCGGATTCAGTGCTCTCGTTCACAGCTGGGAGTTCTATGCCCACATCCTCCGCCAAAGCACGCAGTTGTGAGTTCTTTACCCCCAAATCCTGGAGGATCTGTCGGAAGCTCAAGGCCAACAGGTGTGTGGTTATCCAGCTGCCCGCGTACCAACCTGCGGCAAATGCTATTAGCGTAGCGATCAATAGTTCCATAGTATTATTTACTCTGACGCTCGCGGATCTCGTCCAGGGTTCGTAACTGATCCACACGCAGTTGGAACAGGTTGTAGCCCGTGTAGGTCATTAGGATTAGACCTAGTCCAATTAGGATCTGTGCCACTGTGAAGTACAGGGCCAGTATGTTCATTGTGATGCTGACTGCTACTACGATGCCCGTAATTTTGACGAGGTCTAGGGCTGCGGCCTTTTGGTATTTGTTCATATGTTCTTTCTTTCTTTTCCGAAGTTAGTTAATTTGTACTACATGTGTAGTATAACACCTTTTGTCCAATTTGTCAACCGCTTTATGCAACAATGCTCCAGCCCTCGTAGCTGTCTACTCCTACTCCGCCGTTAGCTTTACAGTGTTTAACAACGTCGTAAAACTCCGCGTCCTCAAACAGCTCACTGTCCCAAATTAAACAGTCCTCTAGCTTAACAGTTGTAGTGCCATCTGTTAAGTAAATGTCGCTAGTACTTCCGCTAGTTGTAGCACTAACAAAGTACCTGTTATCCACTGTGTCTACAATTTTAATTTTATTCATTTTCGCTCCTAGTTGCTTAGTTTATGTGTACATTATAGCACACATTGTCCAAAATGTCAACCTAATTGTGCATTAGCACGTAAGTAGCCGCCAAATTTATAATTGCTAGTAACACGCACTCTGTTGCTAAATCCGCGTATACGCAACAACACGTTAACACGTGCCTCAACACAGCCTATGTCTCCGTCTCTGCCAACTCTGTCAATTTTAAACACTACATAGCGCATGTTAGTTCGTTGTTTGCGTTCGTGTGCTCTTCTGTCAGTCCAAGTAGTCCAAGCTGCGCCGCCAACGTCCGCTAGCACTTCTCTAATAATTTCACGTAATTGTGTTGTTGTTGTTAGCATAGTCCGCTCCTTATTTCCAGTTGTCAATGTATTCTACAACGTATTCCTCTAGTGTAATGCAGTCGTCCCACTCATGCTGCATAAAAAAGTCTATGTCAAAGCACTCACAGCAACGCATAACACGCACTTCCCCAGCTTCGTCCTTAAGTACAGCATCAAACAGTTCGTTGCCGTCCATTTGCTCGTTCCACATAACTTCTTTTATTAGTGTAACTCGTTTATGTGTTGTGTTTAGCATTGTTAGCTCCTATGTGTTAATACTGTTAGTATAACACAACTTTGTCCAAAATGCAATCCAAACGGTGTTGTATTAGAGCCACAAAAAAACCCAGGCTTTTTAGGGCCTGGGTGTACCACAAACTGCCAATCCCGGGAGCGAATCGGTTTAGGCAGTAACTGCTGCTGCCTTCACGGCAGGAGTCTTCACAGCTTCTGGAGCTGGATTCTTCTTAGCTATATAGCTAATAGCTGCTTGTACAGCTGGAGATCCTGAGCCAAAACCAATGCTGGTCAAGTGTGCTGCGATCTCACCCTTGGTCATCTCGTGTGGGAGGCTGACCAACTCAACGTTTGTGTGTCCGTTTTTAGCCAAGATCTTGATGCGCATTGTATCGTTGGCGAAACGAATCTTAGTCTTACCTGCTAGAGTTGAAACACCTGCTACTGCGAATTTCTTTGCTGTTGCCATTTTAGTCTACTTCCTTCTGTGTGTGTTAAAGTTAAGTTACTACTACTCGAGCTACTATTATAACATAGCTAGCCCAAACAGTCAACCATTCAATTATCCAATTCTAGACACCTGAATGGTCACTGCTTCTTTCTCGTCTAGGGCGGCGACAAACTCGTCGTCATAGACCAGATCCTGCATGGCCAAATCAATCATGGATTCGACCAGTGTGTCATCTGCCCGGCCTTCGCCGGCGCAGATCACTGTAAATTGGAACTTCATCTCTCTCATTGTGCGATCAACCCCAGTTTCTTGTTCTGCTCAACACCGTCTTTGAGCCACTCTGACAATTCTTCTTGGTTGTCTGCTTCATACTCACGCATGCACTCTGAGATACCAAAGCACTCGTCGATTTCAGGGTAGTCACGCTCGATATCGTCTGCACCCAACTCGCTGAGATCAATGTAGTCGTCGTTGCCGTTGCTCCATGTGCCAGCATAGGCCATACCACCTTCGTAATACATGGCTTCTACACCAAAACCCATGTCCACTAACTTCTCGTAGGCATTAACCGGAGGGCTCCACGCTGATTCAAAGAATGTGTGTAGCATCCGACCGCCTGGGTGGATATCGCTGTTGCCCTGCTCACCGCAGTCCCATTTGGTTCCCCACTCACCTACGCAGAAGTCATACCAGTTGCCGTAGCCCAACTCTTCTAAGTTGCGAGCAGTGTCTGCTTCTAACTTAGCCTGCTCTGCTTCATCACTGACCATGCCAGCAACAATCTTAAGTTGCTCAGGAACTGGAATGAACTCACTAAGGAACTCGCCACGCTCAAGTGCATCATAGGCACGCTTGATCATTGCTGGATCTTCGTGTGTTAGAACTAGGTTGTTTGAACACCAATTTGGCATACAGGCTCCTTATTGTCCGAATACTTCTTTGTTAAGAATGTTGTCTTCAACCAGTTTGTGTGCTAGGTTAAGACTCATACAAGCAATAGTCATTGCCAGGGCTTTCTCTGAACCGTTGAACCGATCCAAGTAGTCCATCAAATCCTGATATGATTCAGGGGTAGCAAAGAATCCTGTTTTAGGAATCGGGTTAGTCACAATATCATACATCGTCGCTCTCCTTAGTATGTGTATATTATACTACAGTTTGGACAGGATTGTCAACCAAAATTTGTTGCGTAAAAACAACACCGCCTTTTAGGTTCACATACATCTGTGCCACTGATTCGATATAGAACTGCTTGATCTTGCCCTGCTTTGTTATCACTGTGTATTTCATCTTCGCTCCTAATCTCTCAGTGTTAATAGTATAACATCAATTGCTCAAAATGTCAACCAAAATCACGATGATAAACTGTAAATCTTTGGGCATCTACCTTACGGGTAAAGCTGGGATCGATCTGATGTGTACGGGGTCCACGGTAGACTATCCTGGGATTCAGCCCTAGTTGCCTAACCAGTTTCTTAACTCGATCCACGTGTTCTATAGGGATCTGTTTAAACAAGCTGGTCTCATTGCTGGGACTGCGATACTGGGCTAGGAGTTGCTTGTCCTCTTCTCTGAGCACAAACCAAACAAACTTATCAAACCTGTCTGTCATAGTCTTTAACCATACGATATAAAGGGTCTAGTTCTTCAACGTCTTCGATCTCGTAGGTACCTGTGGCCCAGTCTACAAACTCTGTATGAACCGGATCGTGGCACCCATCCATGAGCTGCTGATAGGCCTGTTCTTCGTTCTCTGCCACTACTTCGTAGAACTCTGCCACGATAGAGTTGCGCCAGTAGGTGTACTTCTTCATCAGTAGCTCACCACGCGATCAACCTGGGTGAGGTAGGCCCAACTGCCTGCGTAATCGATCCCTGGGCGGCCGTTCTTGATATCGGCCTCGACAGCTTCTACAACCACTTCACGTGGACGGCCTTGACCAAAGTCCCCACGGACGATTACGATGCTGCCTTCACGGATGTCTTCGAGTTGTACCATTTGTTCGCTCCTTCTAGTTAATCTCTTAGTGTTAATAGTATAACATCAAACAACCAAATTGTCAACCAAAACGTCTGTGTGTTTGCATTTTCCTCGGAACGTGAACCCCGGACAGGTACATGAATGCAATTCAGGATCTACATAGTAGACGGCACCCTTGCTTCCCTGCACTTCGATCAAGTTCGTGCTAGCGGACTGCTCAAAGAGACTCTTGTCTGCGGGTACAAACTTACGGCCTCGCTTGTCAAACCCTTTGATGCCTTTGCTGAAGTAGAAAGGCTCGGTTTCACCCTTCTTGATGTAGGCAACAAGTGTTGTACCATCTAGCAGATAGGTGTGACCAGGCACTGCCCAATCAGTTGTCTCTCTAAGGGCTTCCATTAGGAGTAGTCTTTCTTGTGGCCGTACTGTTCGTTGTAATCGTAGCCTGCCAAGTACTCTTCGATCTCTGCAGGGGTCAAGGACTCCACTGGCTCGCCTTCGTAGCTGCCCTCAGGATACCAATGCGGATCACGTGGGCGGCCATAGTATGAGTCTGCTGATCCACGATCGTATAGGCCACCGTGGCGTTTGCGATCAAACTGTGGGCCACGTAAGGCACGCACCACAGTCTGTTGTTCGTCTTCGGATAGGATTTGTAAGTACATCTTTCGCTCCAAATTGTTTACTATACCTCTAGTATAACACCTTTGCCGCCATTTGTCAACCCAATAACCTTACGATGCTTAGGGTGATTCCTCTTCTCCAGCTTCTCCCGCTTGAACTCCTGTGCCACGTAGTATTCGCAGAGCTTGTTGCGAATCATCGTAGGCAGATCCATGCCGTGTTCGTCTGTGACTAGGAACCTTACAGGGCAACGTCCCCAGGTGTTAAACTTTAGGAACTCTGCGTAATAGCGTCTGTGCTCTTTGTTATCCGCATCGAACGCTACCCAAGGGCGTGAATAGTATTCTAGTCTGCTCATGAGTTCACCGTGACATAAGGGCTATAAGAGTCTGCCATCTCGTTGACTTCTTGTTCAGAGGGCATTTCCTGCCAATCGCCTTCGTTAGATTCTGCATCGTCGTAATACTCTGGATCTTCGTATGTAGGTCTGTAGCTCACTTAACAGTCTCCTTCATAACTTCTTGTGTCTTGCCTACAGCCTTGTCTACTGCGTTGGCAACACCAGACACTCCCACAGTTGCCACGAACATCCCTGCTGCGAATGCTACAATAATTTTAAGCATGATTACTCCTGCTCGAAGTTAGATTTAGGGTCATTGCGATGTTTAAAACGATAATACATAGCCTGCGGAATGCCCAAACGCCAAGCCCACAATACATCCATTACCACAAGTCCTGCTACGAATGCTATAAGTAATTCCATCTTCCGCTCCTTACTTTGTTAAGTTATAAACAGTATAGCACCAATTTGTTCTTTTGTCAACCATCTACCTAGATGCACGCATGCGTGTAGCAGCGGGGTCTGTTGTAAAAAAGCCACACCCGCCGGCACTCTTCAAATAGGTGGGCGCAGAGTTGGCCCGCGTTTGAGTTGTCTCTGCATTAAGGATGTTCCCTAGGACTGCCATCATCCGCCCGTAGCTCTTATGCTTCTTTTTCGTAGATCACTGTCTGGCCGAACGGTGCTTCACAGTCCTTATTGCCTTTGACAATGAACAGGGTATCACAGTAGTTCTCGTCACCCCACTCACCACATGGGTAGCCGTCTGTGAACATAATGAACTTCTTAGGCTGTATGCCCTGCTCTTTCATAAACTCCCAATTGGCCATAAAGTCTGTGCCACCGCCACCCTCAGGCTCATAGTCTAGCAAGTCCTGATCGTTGTCGTGTGTGATACGCTGATGATTGTAAATGGATGTATCAAAGCACCAGATGTCAATGGCAAAGTCCTGATACTGATCCATGATACCTTTGACTTCTGAAAGGAATACAGTTGCATCTTCTTGCCCAATACTGCCCGACATATCGATACCAATGGCCACATCAATAGTTTCGTCTTGCTTCATACCTGGGAGGATAGCACCACTCATCTGGCCCTTACGGCTGGGTCTGCTGAATGAATAGTCATTACGCACGATGCTCTGAATGTTCATACGCACCAGCTCACGCCAGTTCATCTTAGGCTCAGTCAAGTCCTTGATCATACGCTGGATACCTGCGGGTACCTTACCAGCACCTGCGGCCGCGGCACTCTGGATCATTGCTTCTTTGATCTCATCGCGGATCTTCTGTGCGTCCTCTTTGCTGATACTAGGCTTGCCCTTGCCTTCACCGTTCTGATCACCCTCACCCGGGCCTTCTTCTTTCAAATGCTCATCAAGTAAGTCACCCAGTTGCTTTAGAAGCTCAGGCATTGAGATCTTCTCTGCTTTCTCGTAGAGCTCATCGTAGATCTCTTCCCAGGCCTTACCACGATACTTTGAATCGTAGCAGATCTGCACTTCAGTGATCTTCTCGCCAATGCGTTCGTCTACAAGGATCTGATTGACAGCGTAGTCCTGTGCGATGTTAGACAGCATACGATCACGGCTACCAACACGGCCAAAGTGATCAAACACCGCATGGCAGATCTCGTGTGCGAATAGGAACTCTAGTTTCTTAACAGATAGTTTAGTGACAAAGTCTTTATTATACATAAAGTCACGGCCATTAGTTGCCGCTGTAGGACACCAGTCACTAGCGTCGATCAAACGCATACGAGTTGCCATGTTGCCAAAGAATGGTGCTTTAAGGAGCAGGCCTACTCTGGCAGTAGTTAGTTTGTCAATAATTGGGTCCATTGCTCGCTCTCCTTAGTATATGTATATTATAGCACCTTTTGGACAATCTGTCAACCCCTAATAGGTTGGGTGGGCCAAGCCTGATATACTTGCCCACCCTTGCTATGGTAGAGGTCTTAATTCTCCATAGCACTGAGAACATACTTGCCGAAGCGTTTATGGAACTCGTCAAAGCTCTTCATCTTCGTAGCGTCCAACGGCAAGTCATAGTTGGTAAGGGCTGTCTTTGCACCCATCACTACCAACTCTGTAGGGAAGTTATCCATCATATAGCGGAAGAACTTATCTGCCATATCATCCCACTTGGCAGTCTTCTTCTCTGCACGATCTTTCAACTCATAGCACAAGGATACAGTCAAAGAATACATCGCTGACACTTCTTTGATCTCGAGTGTGCTAACCTTGCCATCAAGGATGTCTGCTGCCTTAGGCATACGACCTGCTACCTTACGGTGAGCCATGAACTTAGTTGCAAGGCCATCACCTACGGCACCCGCGATCAAGTTGTGTAATGTGTCTGTATCGCAGTCATCATCACCCAACAAGTCTGATACGAAACTCCATGAACGAGGAGTTGCAAATGCCTTGCTAGAGCTCTTAGGATCGTAGTCATACAAGTCCTGCTTGGCAAAGCCCACATAACCTACAACCTCTGGGTGCACCTTGTTAAGGGTAGCCCAATCCTGCCAGTCATCAAAGTCCACTTTGGCTTCCAAATGAACGAAGCGGTTAGCCAACGGAGCAGGCATACGATAAGTCACACCACGGTCACCGTCGCGATTACCAGCCGCTACAATGTCTACACCCTCGGGCAATTTGTATGTGCCTACTCGACGGTTAAGGATCAACTGATAGGCAGCGGCCTGTACTGCTGGGGGTGCAGAGTTCAACTCATCAAGGAAGATGATTGCTTTAGAGTCTGCGTTAGTAGGAAGTTCTGCAGGAGGAGCCCATGTCATAGTGCCCATGTCTGCATTGTAATAAGGAATACCCTTGATGTCTGTGGGTTCCCAAAGTGCTAGGCGAACGTCAATTACTTCACGACCAGCGTCATCGCCGATCTGCTTAACGATGTCTGACTTGCCAATGCCTGGAGGGCCCCAAAGGAACACTGGACGACGCATCTTGATAGCACGGTTGATGCTTCGCTTGGCGCTCTTAGGACCAACTTGGCGAACGCTGATATCTGTAGTTTTACTCATTTAAGACCTCACTTTAGTACGATTAATATAACTGCTCTCTCAGTGTTAATAGTATAGCACCAATTGGGCTAAATGTCAACCGATGATTTTCACAAAGTTTAGGGCTGTTGTATTATCGCCACGCTGTTCTTTTACCTTTGCTCGAATGGTCACGGCACCTTCTAGTCGACTGCCGAACCAGAAGCTCACGTAAGAATCGCCCAAACGAGCCTGGACGATAAACTTATCGTAGGTCTGATTGTAGTCGCATTTGAACACTTCGATTTCGCCCGTGATCTTGTCCCCCACCTCGGCCTGCAGTTGTGTGGAGCTGGAGATCGCGTTCTTAAGCTCCTTACGGCTTTGATCACGCAGCATCACTGATGGCAAGCATGATACCACAGAGAACTCTAACAGGTTCTTGCTGCTGAACTCATCCATCTGTGCTATACGCAGCGCGGTGGCTTCGAAGTCGTTGATCTTGCCCGCGATCTGCTTGAGCAAGTAGCCGTTGAAGTAGTTGCGAACCTCACGGCCACGTTCAACGTCTGCTGCTGTTGCGGGGTTCTGACCATTACGCAGCCAGCCCTTGACCATGGTCTTGTTGGCCTGCTTTTGGACTACATCGAGGTTCTCAGCGTAGATGTCAGCTTTGACATAGCCCCCGTTTATACGATCGGCTGCAACTGCTAGGCCCCACACATGATCTGCTGTAAACATACTCGCTCCTAAGTTCTAACTATACGGCTAGTATACTATCATTTATCCGATTTGTCAACCACGGGAGTGCCGGGGTCTGTGGCTTTTTCGCAACACCTAGGTCAAAAAGAAAGGCCGCTTTTGCGACCTTCCTCAAACCCGCCCCGGGAGCGAATCGGTATAGGTTTGAAACTGCTATTAAAGAGTGATGCCCAATGCTTTGGCTTTGTAGCCTAGAGCTACGATCTCACGTGATGGCTGACCCATTTCGTATTCACGAACAGTCACACCGTTGCCAGCTTTGCGTGTACGAGCGTACACTGCATAGCCATTCTGCTTGATGCGGCTAACTTCTGCGCTCAAGTTCTTTACACCAAACTGCTTCTCAGCTTGGCTGGCAGTCAACTTAGCACCGTTGTACAATGCGTTGAAAATCTTAAAAGTCTTAGTGTCTTTGTTAATACGTTTCATGTTTGTATTTCCTATTAGTTAATAAAAGCTGATTACTTTTCTTCAGCGTGATACTAGTTTACAACAATCTAACTTTATGGTCAACATCAACCTTACCGTTTTAGTCTTTTTTGGTAATCTTTACGTTGCCACGGATAAACACCCCAATGATCAACACGGCCAACCACGTCCAAACTGTGTAGGGTATAGCGTACAGAGCCCCAAACAGAGTGTTCCATGACCATAAGACCAACAAGGGTCCTGCTACTACCAGCACGATCAACAGTGCCGCTACTACCAAAACAATGAATGTATTCTTAAACATTAGCAAGTTCTCCCTCATCTGCTTCCTGCTGTGCGATCAATCGTTTGAGTTCGATGTCCGCGATTTCTTTCTCAATGGCCTTTGTGTTGTTCTTTAGGTTAGAACTGCCCTTCTTGTAGACCTTGTAGTAGTGATCTGAACAGTAGCTCTTGCCCTCTAGTGTAGCACACCCACAGTAGGGTGTGGCACTCTGAGTGTAATCCCAAGTACGGCTATCGTACTCGGGGCCTAGGTATGTACAAGCACCCATTACACACCTCGCTTCATAACAGTGACTTCAGCCATGGCCTTCCAGTTAGTGGTAAAGCTCTTACGCAAGTCTGCGATCTTCAGTACAGTACGCAAGCTCAACTCACGCATACGGTTGCGATTCTCCATAACGAAGTCCACTACCTCATCGCGTTGTACATCCTCAAACTCGTATGAGTCCAGCATGCCGTCCTGTACGATCTGCTTGATACGCAGGCACTTCTCGCGATCTGTGTCCATTTGGAGATCAATGTAGTGGCAACGACTCTCAAGAGCAGCCAAGTGATCCTGCAACTTCTTAGATCGTACATTCTCGAACTTGATGTTAGTAATAAAGATGGCTCCTGCACGGAACTCAAACTTATCAGGTACACCCTCATTACGCAGGATACGGCTGTCAGTGTTCCACGAAATAGTACGCTTCTTAGAGCTATCAAGAGCAGCCTTAAGAATGTTCAAGCTCAGGTCGTCCAAAAGAACGCTGTCACAGTCATCGAACACGATAACATTGCCCTTCTCACTGTACTGATAGAGCTTAGTATACAGGCCAATGGCACTCATAGCACCCTTGACGATCTCGTACTTGGGCTTGCGTTGTCCTAGGGCATTGAACAAGTCGTCCTTGCTCAGCACTTCATCAACACCGAAGCTCTTGCCCACACCCGGAGGGCCTGTGACAATCATAGCACGCACATTGCCTTCTTTGACTGCTTTGGTCATGTCTTTGAGCACTTCGAAACGCTGGCGTAGTCGTTCTACGATCTCTTCGTCTGTCTCGCTAGCAACAACTGCATCTGACACCTTGATCTGTTCCAAACTCTTATCTCCTGCTGGTGTTGCTGGCACTTCACCTGACACAATCATGTAGCTCTGTGCTGACTCGCACTTGATCTTGATGTTGCGATCTGGAATACCCGAGTTCTTAGGCTGTACTGTGCCACCTGCTACAGTCACATAGCCCCCAGAGGCACCCTCTTTGAAACCCTCTACAAGCTCAAAACGGAAGCCACTCATGCTAGTGTCTGCTCCGCGAATCTTGTAAGTACCTTCGCTAACTTCTACAATTGCTGGCATATCTTCGCTCCTAATTAATTACAATACCTCTAGTATACTACCAAACGGCACCCTTGTCAACCCCTAGTAATAACCCTAGGGGCTGCAGGGTTATTCAGCAGCTGCCATACCCTCTTCGATCAGTATGTCCGCTAGCGCATCTATGAGGGGTACCAGCTGTTCTTTAATCAACCCAGTTGTGGCATATACGGCACCCGCATACCATACCCCGTCCTTCATCACGTAGTAATACTCACCCCCACAGTTGTGTGTCTGCTCGATGAGTTCTTCTAGGCTGTGTGCCACTTGCCAGCTCACGTTCTCTTCGCCACGATCTGCATAGAAGTTCATATCGTCTAGTTCTTCGCGGATGCCACTGTTGTCTCCACGTGCAACCAGTGCATTGGTCTTGACTGAATCGTAGTGCTGCTGCAGGATCTGCCCTGTGCAGCTAAGATAGCCGTCATAGTGACAGTACACTGATTTGAGCACGTCACCGTGCATGATGCCAACTCTGCTTCTTGTACCCATAGCTCGCTCCTATGTTGTTAGTGTAAGTGCTAGTATAACACCTTTTGGGCTAGTTGTCAACCCCTGTTTAGGGCAGCCCATACCTCTTCCCGCACTGCTGTGTCCATGGCCTCTGATGCTGCTGTAGGGTGGGCTCGGGCTAGAAGCTGCAAGTGCCGCTGTGTCTTGTCCCAATCCCAGCCCTCACGCTGTGCTGCTGTGACCACCCCGTGGACTAGTTCGTTGCCACGTGGGCTAAACATTGCGTAGTCTTTCATCCCATGACCTCATCTAGACGCTGTAATTTGTGGAACAGTGTTGCTGCTGCTTCCTTGGCCTGCTCAGTTGCGCAGCTGATCATGTCCTCTGCTGTGCCATCACGTAGTACTTCACGTGCATCTTCGTAGAGGAAGCCCCCCACGTGTTCTGCAGCTAACTCATGACCCTCGAACAAGACACGTACACGCAGCATAAACCAATCTAGCTCACAGCGATCGATCTTAGCGCATATGTCTTTGATGTCTGTAATGCTTTCGTCAAAGCAATCGTTGGGGTGTAGATCTTCCCAAGTTTTGTCTACGATAACCGTAAAGGGCCCACGTTGTTCTTCTAACAGTGTGTCGTAATGTCGCTGCATAGTTCGCTCCTATGTTGTTGAATTTGTGGGGGCTCTCTCGTTGGCCCCCGCCACGTTACTGCTTGGGTTCAAACATCTTACGTCCTGCATCCATAAACATATTATACGCTACTTTGTCTTCTTTGTCAAGATCATCGTAGCAGAGCTGCATGTCCTTAAGGGCAGCCAGGACATCGTTGTTGGTGTGTAGCTCAGCGTACTGCTGTACCAGTTCGCATGCATCCCCTAAGTCCATATATAAAGGTGTACCCATTACATTCCTCTCTTGTCTGTGTTTAACTCTGGATTGAACAGCCGAATAAGCTCACGCTCGCGCTTATGTGCTTCAGCTTTCCCGCGCAGTGTTTCATGTACTAGTACTTCGATGTCGTTCTTGCTCGCGAGCGAACGCAATGCTGTACAAAGTGCCCAATTCTTAGCTTCCTTTTGGGCTCTGTAGTAGTGCTTGGCTGCCCTAGCAAGTACACTCTTATTAATAGTGCTCTCTGTTTTGGCTGTGACGCCAATGTAGCTAGCACCGTTAACACGTAGCTCATAGATGATATGAGTACGGTCTGTGCGCTTTTTACGAGTGGGCTTTTCTAAGTTCATGTTAACATTATAGCATAGGCATGCCAAAATGTCAACCAAAATGAATGACCCTGAGCTCGCTAGGGTTTAGTCACCCACACCAGGATGGCCAGCACTGTGATCCCTGCTGCAGCATCCGCAGCCCACCGTTCCAGGGGCCATAGACCCCGCCGCCACCGCAGATAGGCCGCTAGCGCAGCACTGATCTCATGCATGCTGCTGCCCTACTGCTGTTAACACTGTGTACGAATACTGTGCTCATTGTGCGCCTTTCACGCTGCCCTGCTGCTGCAGCTAACGTTTGTTGTTGGTGGGCCGTGTAGGACTTGAACCTACGACCAAAGGATTATGAGTCCTCTGCTCTAACCAACTGAGCTAACGGCCCGTATACTATGCTGCTTATTCTCTATAGCCCTGCCTCAGCTCTAGATCTGCGTCATGGTCCACACGTAGATCCTCGTTTGAATACTGTAGAACCATTTTGTGCAGGGGTTCCATACGCTGCTGTAAGACATGAGGGGCCGCCGCTTCTAGCTGTGCGAGATCATAACTTCCGGGATAGTGACGCAGCGCAGTCATGGCCCTGGCCCGTACAGTGCTGGGAATCCTGGGAGTCAATTTGGGATCACAGAGGTCCGTTAATAGCTGTTCAGCCATTTGGATAGCACGATATCGTTCATCTGGTAGGGTCATGATTCTCTCTAAGAACTACTAAACATGTGTATATTATACAGTCAAATTGGTACGATGTCAACCACAAGCAGCGGGGCCTATGTAAACTATTTGCTCAGTACAGGCGTTATATACTATATGCACAGACCTTTATACTACAGTGTAAGAGAATGTTGGGAACGCTGTCATGATCTTGTTCAGGTCAGCCGTAGACTACACATAAGCGTAGACAGTGTTAGACAGCTACTGGCACACACTGTATAACTCACACTAGAACCAATATCACACGCAGCGGGGCCACTGTATAAGAGTGGTTTAGACAGTAGTACACGCTGGATTCAGGATGGTAAATGGTAGAAAACGGTTCAGAATCGTTAGATTACTGTACAAGAACATAGGGTTATTAGAATTTCTCTACCGTGGACTATGAGGCATTATAAAAATTCACACAATTCTACACTTTTTCACACAATTCTACACAAATATATATTTTATATATACGCACAACCAGCGCAGCGGGGCCTGTATGCTGGTTTCCTTTTTGGCTAGGCTCAGTAAATCACACTTTTTCATACATTTCCACACTATAGCTAACTTTTCTCTACAGTAAAAGTCTACTCTGCTTAGACCTCAATGTGCATGGAGTTCTCAGCTCAGTAAATCATTCCAATACGTCACTGTAGTCTATAGTACCTTCTACTATACAGTATGTGGCTTCCACTATGCAGCCATCTACTAGGCACTGTTCTACTTCCCAATTGTCCCCTAGCTCTACTCTTTCTATACGCAGAACAAAGCCCAAGCGAGCATTACGCGAGCGTTGGGCTATCCTTGCGCCAGCAAGGCTACTATAATATCTAAGTCTTTCATTAGTGTCTCGATGTACTAGATAGTATACAGTCTTTTGCATAGTGTATTATTCTCTTGGCTCGCGCAGCGTTCTTAGTCTACCATCTATACACTGTAGTGCTAACGTGTATGCGCTGTCCGGGTATCCCACCTATACCATTATCTACTGTACTTTGTATATTGGCACAACCCACTAGACAGTATACTAGCGTGATCATTGTTAATATCCATAGAGCATGTACGAGTCTTTTCATAAGAATATTTAACTGTGACTTGGCCACTATGCAGAATTTGCATACCTGATATAAGTATTAATATAACCCGGGAGCGAACTGTGTTAAAATCTCTGATCACACTACACTGTGTGAGATACGATCCATATTACTGTAGTGTAGATCCAGAACGTCTTTGGGCTGTGGTACAGAGATCAGGAGGTCATGTACATGCAGGCGCCATGGGCATCCTAGACTTCTATGTACCTGACCGAATCATCACACAAGTTGCGCTCATGGATTCGGGATTACAGCTACGCACAGCTGATTCTTACATATAATTAACAGAGTAGTTTATTCTTGGCTACCCCTTAAAAAATTTTGCGCTTCGCGCAGCTCTTCGAGCTGCTTCGTGAATCATGCGCCGCCTAAATTGGACGAATGGGAATTTCCCCTAAACTGATCAGTCCTGTGTAAATATACTATATGAAAAGAATATTATTAATTGCCAGTGTGGTTTTACTATCAGGTTGTGCCAGTGTACAAAACTGGATCCCGTCGTTCTGGGACGATAATCAATCTAAGAAGATCACTGATGTACGTCTTACAGTAGATCGCATAGACTGTGATCGTCCTCAATTACCACAGGCTACACAACTGCGTGATCAGCTACGTTGGTTTGAACTGTATAGTCAAAGCAAGGGTAGTCTACAGCGTGATGTTATTCAATTGGTCAAGCCCATACAAGAGACCACTGAAGATTGGTACAAGCGTAGTCTAGATGGGCAGGGCACTGTGGGCTATTGCAACATAAAGAAAAAGATACTAGAGCAACAAACAGCTCGTGCCGCTAAGGGCATACTAGGGAGATGGTAAATGCGTGAACAACTACAATGGCTAGCTGCTTGTGGCAGACCCTGGGCAGAAGAACGTGCTCAATTTGCCTTGACTATCACTGATCAATTAGCTCAGGGTCAGATATCGGAATCAGAGTATCAAGAGCTTATGCAGGATCTAATACGTTCAGATCGCTTAAACGAGTGTGCGGATGATCAAGAAGTTAAGAATCTATTGGTGAGCTGCATAATGATTGGAGCCAAACTGGCATGAGAATACAAGAAATCCTACAAGAAAACATCTTTACCTGTGACTATAAAAAGGTCATGGATGCAGTGGCCACACTGTACAAAGAACACTATGACATTGACATTTGGTCCAATGCAGATGCTCACGATGAAGCGGCCAAAGTGCTGATGAAAGAGCACCCAACCCTAGAAGAACTGGACTATATCATTGACTCAGCAGAGTTGCCCGAGCGTTTCGTAGATCTAGACTTTCCCCTAAATGACGATCTTATGTATGGCGTCAGCTCAGATGATGAAACAGTCTCAGAAGAGCCAGCTAGCCGTGCGCTGTGCCAAAGCGGTAAGCCAGACTCAGCCCTGGGTGCTAGCCAATTGAGCAGTTGTAAAAGTCAGGGCTATCGCAGCCGTGATGGGGGTAAGAGTCACAAGGTGGGCTCAGAGCGTGTTCGAGTACGTGGCAAGAAGATCAAGGGCAAGAAGTATGGGGGCCCTTTACCAGACTGGAGCTAACACATGGTCATACCCCAGGACACTGATCTACTCATTGCACCCCCTGGATTACCAGACCATCGTTTTAAAGACTGTGTATTGATGTTGACCCATCATCACGATCAGGGCAGCTTTGCTCTGTGCGTCAATCGTGAAAGCCATCATACCCTACAAGACCTAATCAAAGAAGTAGATCTCGATCTAGACTGTGAACTGAACTTTCCCCTATATTGGGGTGGGCCCATGAGCCCTACCACCATTTGGATGCTGCATTCTGCAGAGTGGTCAATAGAGGGGGTCACTGTGAGCATAGACGATCAATGGTCAATGACTTCAAACATGGGCATGTTCCAACATATCGCAGACGGAGACTACCCCCAGCATTTTCGTATCATGTACGGCTACTGCTCGTGGCAGCGTGATCAACTGCTGGGTGAGCTGGCAGGCAAGGCACCCTGGCGTAAAGAACATTCTTGGTTGGTGGCCCATAACCTAGGGCCCGAGTGGTTGTTTGAACAGCCCATAGAAGACCTATGGACCAACGCTACCACATTAAGCAGCCATCAGGCTGTGGACAGCTGGCTTTAACTCTTAGATTTAAGTTCTTTTACCACTAGATCTCGGGCACGACTATCGAGCTCTACCTGCTCTGCTTCCCACATCTTGCCCGCCACTAGGGTCATGTATTCTGCTAGGGCAGCCTTGCCCTCATCAGTCCAGCTGTTGTAGGTGCTGTTGACCCCTGAGTTATAATAGTAATGACGATTACGCATCAGTTCTACAATGCCGCCATAGAGTAGGTCTTTGATTGCTGTTCTATCCATTTTAGATCTTTTCACCTTTGCTAAAGCCGCGGAATCTAAGGAAGCGTGGAAAGCGGAGTGAATACGTGTCCTCACTATCTTGGCTCCTAGTCGCTGCATCCGCACGGACTTCCACCACCTGACCAATGAGTGTATCTTTTGCTGCCCAGAACTCACTGCGCTGTTCATCGCTAAACCCAGACCCAACGTTGACCACAATATATTTGCCATCATCTGTTCCTTCAACTACCAATGCACCTAGTTTATCTTTATTACGCCCTGTACCTTCTTCTACTGCTGTGACTGTGAGGCTGACTTCAATAAAGGGCTTGCTCTTCATCCAAGATGTGGTACGCTTGCATTCGTACAGTGAGTTAGGATCTTTGATCATAATGCCTTCAAAGCCTTGTTCTACTGCTTTTTTATTGTAGTCTTTGTACTCAATCTCACCCATAAACTCGTCTAGATTAACTTCAATCTGCGGAATGATTTCAATAAAGCCCGAATCGTTGAATATGTTCTCAAAGTTCTTGAGGAAAGCACTACGACGTTTCTGTGCCATAACACTCCGGCCTGCTTTGAACTCTACTAGGGGTACAATATCAAACAAGCACAGTCTAGCATCTGTGGCCTGCACATTGTCTTTGCGATGTACCTGCTTCATTAGATCTTGGAATGAACGACTAACTACTTCTCCGTCCAAAATGTACGATCTGCCGAACTCTTCTATAAAGCCTTCTAGATACCCTGTGATATGCCCAAAGTTTTCTAAGACTTTACCGTTGCGTGTGTACATGGTCACTGTCTTGGCTTCATAGTCTACCACAGTGATAGCACGAACACCATCTAGTTTGGGCTGTAGAATTTTACTGCCTGTGAGTTTGGCTTCGTGATTAGCAGAATCGTGCGCTAGCATACACTCAAACACAGGCACAGCATACTGGGGCTTCTTAGCTTTCTTTGCTACAGAGTTCACACTCTTTTCACCGAAGCCAGCTCGCATGTCTTTGATTAGGATTCTACGGTAAAAGTCGTTCCATTGTGTCTGTGTGGCCACATCCATAGCTAGTTTGATAGCATCGCGAGCACTATGCCCTGTGAGCTCACGACGTCGTAGACTTTCAGCTAACTGTTTGAAGTTAGTCCAACTCAGTCCTTGACCGGCCGCTTCTTCTTTAACTGGAACTTGCTTGACACCAAAGGTGTAGAGCTTGTCTAGGGCCATAGCCAGTCCTTCAAAGAACTCATCTAGGCCTTCTTCCATTGCTTCTTTGAGAATGGCTTCTTTGGCTAATCTAGAATTGTCTGCTTCAAGACGCTGTATAATAACTTCTGGCTGTGTACGCAAGATCTGCTCCTAACTGTTTAATATGTATATATTATAACATCATTTGAGCAACTTGTCAATCAAACAAACTGTCCACAATATTGGTTATTTTGGGTTGGGCAGCTTTGGTTGACTTTGGATTCAATGTGTTATCTAACCTACGATGGCAGAATGCAAGGTACTCAGAGTCAATGTCTGTACCGATACCGTACATTCCATTCTTGACAGCTGCCAGCACTGTGGTTCCTGTTCCAATAAATGGGTCATAGACTTTGCTGCCCTGTGGAATTCCGCTGAACTTAATGCACATTTCGGGCAGCGTTTCTGGAAAGGTTGCAGGATGTCCGCCTCTGCTGCCATCACGGGTCCCTGTATCGTTTTCAGCACCCATTTCTTTTGCCAGTTTAGAAGTTGGTGTGTATGGAATGAACCATGCATTTCCGATACACTTCTTTTTGTCTGGATCATATGGATTTTTCTTTAGCAGTTCTGCAAGAGTAGTTTCAAATTCTAGAAGCTGCTCAGCAGTGCCCTTGTCTTTGATATCCATCCAATTAACAAACCCTAGACGCCTAGCAGCTTTTCGTCGATGTGTTGCCACATGTCTACTTTCGCTGTACAGTTCAGGGTACTTATATCCTTCTGCTTTGTTTCTTTGTCCAATTGCTAGTCTGTCAACCTTGACAGTACCGTCTTTGGTAAAATGAAAAATTGATTCGGTAGTAGCACTGGAAAATCTGTCGCTGGAAATAGGTTTGTATTGGCCATACCCTTGATCGTTTACTGCAATGTGTTTGACCCACGTGATGTTGTTTTGCAGGACAAATACTTGCCGGAACACCTGTGCCACATCCATAGCTACCCAAGGGTCTATATTAGAATACCCAACGTTTAAGAACAGATGTCCGTCGTCGGCTAAAACTCGTTTCATAGCCACAGCCACATCGTGTAGCCATTTTAAATAACTTTCGCGAGGCAGATCGTCAGCGTACTTGCCGTATTTGATATCGAGATTGTAAGGCGGGGATGTGATAATGCAGGGTATAGACTTCTCTGCTTGAGAGTTCATCCAGTCTACACAGTCGTATAGATGTAATTCATAGTTCATAGTGTACCTTTTTCAGTTAATACTATCGCGGCATTTTCAGCAAAATCGATAGTGTGTTTATTTATTTGTAGAGTTTAACCAGTCAATTACTTGTTCACTGTTGCCAACAAAAATATTTTTTTGATTGCCTATCAATTCTCGCAGTTCTGGGATATGACTTTCTGCTTCTCCGCCGTCTAGTTGTGCAACAAACAAAATAGTTTTATCTTTGATTTTAAAACATTCTTCTAGCCAATTTTGTGTTTCTAAGGTTTGATGTGACTGCCCACTGCCTGCGACCTTTGAATACTTTTGAAAGATCTTTACCTTACGGTTTGAAATCTCACCAACTGCATCAACACTGCGAGCTTTAATTTGTTTGCCATTAAGACCTACTGCTTCTTTTTTTGAAACAATCTTACCATTGAATGGAACTTCCTTGCCATTAGAAATATTTTCAAAAGAGTCGTTAACGTATTTTCTAAGAGTAGCCGTCTGAACACTTTCATCGATACTTTGTCGAGTACTGTCGCGACAGTAATCAATTTGGAGATCCTTGTCTGCTTCAAGATATTTCTTAGCCATACGTTGTACTGCTTTGAAATCAATGTCTTCTTTATTTTTAAAACCGTAATACTCATAGTTTTTTTCTAATCGGCTTTTAATGGTAGGAATCACTTTACTCTTAGTATCACCGTTGACGATTTTCTGCCATTGCACCTTATCCTCATCGAGATTTGAGATATTGGTTGCCCGTCGACTTTTGTCAACGTTGTCAGCTCCGTTTTTAGATTCCACAATAATTTTTTTAGACATATAATCCTTGGCTATCTGTTCTAGCTGTTATTATATTACGAATTGTACCACAATGTCAACCTAGCCCAAATAGTCGGCCCAGCTAGGATGCCCATTATGAAAGCCACGTTTGCGACGTTTGTCTACTAGCTCCCAAAAGTGAGGCTTGTGAGGAGTTCGTTTGGGTTTCATTTTAGTTGATGCTGCCTTGCGATAATTGCAGGGCTTACAAGCGGTGGTACTGTTTTCCCAAGTGGTCTTGCCACCTAGGCTCTGTGGTATTACGTGATCCAGTGTGGCATGAGGCTCTGTGACTTCGCAGCCGCAATATTGGCAAGTGTACTCATCACGCAAGAATATGTTGCGTTTGCTCATACGAATAGTGGCTTTGGGCTTTTGGTAATCTTTGAGCATGATCACAGCAGGCACACGGGTTTCCCAACGTGCTGAACGAACAATCCAATTGTCATGCCATTCTAACACAGTAGCTTTGTCCAAAACCATGTAGCGTATGGCCTCCTGCCAATCTACTGTAGATAGCGGTAATAGGCTAAGAGGTTGCATGTCTGCATTTAATAATAGTGTTGACATTGGAAATAATCAGCTGCAATATTTAACAATTATATACTCAGATATCTTGCAAATCAATCTTTTTTCGTATAAACTATTAGAGTTATCACAATAAAGGAATCATATGTTAGTACCAATGGTAGTAGAATCTACAAGTAAAGGCGAACGGGCCTATGACATCTACAGTCGTTTACTAAGAGAGCGTGTAATTATGCTTAACGGTCCGGTAGAGGATATGATGTCTAACAGTATTGTTGCCCAATTACTGTTCTTAGAATCAGAGAATCCAGACAAGGATATTAGCCTGTTTATTAATAGTCCAGGAGGCGCAGTCACAGCAGGATTGGCTATCTATGATACCATGCAGTTTATCAAATGCGATGTGGCTACCTATGTTATGGGACAGGCCTGTTCAATGGGCAGCTTCTTGTCACAGGCAGGTGCCAAAGGCAAACGCTTTGTGCTACCAGAAGCACGTACAATGATTCATCGTGTGAGTTCGGGCACACGTGGTACTAGTGGATCAGTTCACGTACAGGATCTACAGTTTGAAGATGCCAAGCGTTCATTTGAAGAATCAAAAAGAGTTAATGAACGACTAACACAGTTGTATGTGCGACACAATACTGCAGGCAAGACCTATGAGGAACTGTTTGAAACTATGAAGTTCGACACATTCCTATCAGCAGAAGAAGCAGTGGAGTACGGGCTTGCTGATAAAATTATCGATAAGAGGCCATAATGACATTACAAACACTAGGCAAGGTAGATAAGGGATGGGGATTTGAATTGGTATTTGCCAACAACGACAAATACTGCGGTAAGCTATTGGTGTTTGATCGAGCGGGTGCAAAGACCAGTTTGGTGTTTCACAAAGAAAAAGCCAAGAGTTGGTTCGTTAACGCCGGTAAGTTTAAAATCAGTTATATTGATGTAGCCACGGGCGAAATGAAACAGAGTGAGCTCAGTGAAGGACAGACCGCAGACTTTGGACAGTTAGGGCCTCATCAAGTGGAGGCATTAGTGGCCAACTCGATTATTTTTGAAGTTGGAACTTCAGACCAAGTTGAAGATCGTTTTAGGCTTGCTCCGGGTGACACTCAAAACTCTGCTTCAGCGCAGTAATTAAATCTTCAATCATACCATCATCGTGAAACGGAGTAGGTGCAATACGCAACCGCTCCGTGCCTACTGCAACGGTAGGTGAATTGATAGGCTGTATGTAGATATTATGTTCATTTAACAGTTCGTCACTGATAGCCTTACAGCGTTTGGCTTCACCTACTAGAATAGGCACAATATGAGTAGTCGAACATTCCATGGCAGGCAATCCAGCTACAGCTAATCTATGTTTGAGCTTACGAGCTCGCTCTTGATGTTTATCACGTAGCTCAGGATGATCCTTCAAATACTTTACCGCAGCCAGCGCACCTGCACAACTCACAGGGCTCATCGAAGTTGTAAAGATAAAGCCTGCGGCCACTGAACGGATGGCATCGATTACTTCTGCATCGGCAGCAATATAGCCACCTTGGACTCCATAGGCTTTCCCTAATGTACCATTGACTATGTCAATACGGGATTGTAGCCCAAGCTCTTCAACTTTCCCACCACCGTGGGGACCATAGAGTCCTACCGCATGTACTTCATCGATATATGTAATGGCACCATACTTATCAGCTAGGTCACAGATCTCTTTGATATGCCCTACATCGCCATCCATTGAGTAGACTGACTCAAATACTATACAGGGCACATTGCCTGTGAGCTGTACAGATGTTAGAATATCTTCTAAGTGATTTAGATCGTTATGTCTAAACACTGTCTTAGGAGCCCGGCTGTGGATCATACCCACAACTAGACTGTTATGATTTTCACTGTCCGAAACAAAATGTATGTTTGGAATGATCTTAGATAATGCTATTAGGGTCCACTCGTTGGCCACATAAGCTGACGAAAATAACAATGCTCGAGCTTTGTTATGTAGTAGGGCCAACTCGTGTTCGAGAGCTACGTGATAGTGACTGGTACCGCCAATGTTGCGAGTACCGCCAGAACCTGACCCTGTGTGATCTAAGGCTGTGTGCATAGCGTCTAACACAACTTTATGCTGACCCATACCAAGATAATCGTTGCTACACCAGTTTACAATGTTTTTGATATTGTACGGGCCGTACCACATGGCATTAGGGAAATCCCCTGCTTCTCGTATAATATCGTTAAACACACGGTATTTGCCGTTGTCTTTGAGTGTTTTAAGCAGTGTGTTAAAGGGTTTCTTATCTATCATTCTGTATTTACATAAATATTAGACTAAGGATTTCGACGAATGGATATAGTTAAATTAGATGTGCCACTGTTTATACGCTTGCTTGAGCTTGCTCGCGAGGACGTTAAACAAGATGCAGATCTACACGATTTAGCAGAAGCTGTGATCAAGTTAAGTCAGGAAGATGTTGCTACAATGGCCGACTACGACGCTATTGTGGCATTTATGAAACAGCAGGGTGGCGATAATGCTGAGCTTGATCGCATTCGCAAACTAGGTGGGCTATAATGGCAACTATAAACTATTGGGGACTTACTGGAGTTAAAGATACTGTAACAGTTAATTTAACTATTACTATTGATCAACTTATTGCTGCTATTGCCACAGACGAAGGATTGCCTACTGATTATTATTCTATCAGCAAATTAAACGATCCTTCTATTAATGATATTACTTACGGTGACAGTTCTACAACATTAACAGCCATGGGAATTGTCGACGGTGATACTATCCTTTGCACAACTAAGCAAGTTGGTACTAAACAAGATCGTCAAATACAAAAATTAGAAATCGCTGCTGCTGCTCGTGCAGCAGATGGAAATGCTAGAGCAACCTACGATATTACACAACTACCTAATCTCTACAATGGAAATGTTGTTGATCCAGATGAAAACGCCAACTCAGACGGACTAGTCGAAGGTAGACCATGGATAGCAGTAAGTTATTCTGTTGCTCCAAGAGCAGGATCAATAAACGAAGGAAGCGGACTAGTATTTGATGTTACCACTGCTGGTGTGGCAAACAGTACAACATTGTATTGGACTGTGAACAACGGTACTAGCAATAACTCTGACTTTTCAGCAACATCAGGTTCATTTATTATTACAAGTAACGCTGGATCATTTACAGTGACTCCGACGGCTGATAATATAACTGAAGGTAGTCAAACATTTACTGTACAAATTAGAACAACATCAACATCAGGCACAGTTGTAGCCACAAGTGGTTCAATAACGATTAACGATACTAGTTTAACACCAGCAGGATTACCAGTTAATTGGTATGGAGTAAATTACTCCTTTGTTCCAACAGGATCATATTCTGTGGCAGGAACAGGTGTTAACCTACCATCGGGATCATATGTAAATTTAGCACGGAACTTACAAAGTACAACATTTACAATTACAGTTGATGCTAACTTAGATACAGCTGGTGCTCCGTGGGTAGTATTATGGGGTAATGAACGCTATAGTTTCAATGATGGTTATATAATGTATTGGGTTGGAACCACATCGGCACAATTAGGCATCTTACAAACTAGAACCCTTACGTCAGTGACACCATCAATTACTTCGATGGGGAGAAGAGTCTACACCAGTGTTGTAGACGGATTAAATGTAGCGTTCTATATCAACGGAACACTAATCAACTCTGGAACACTAACAGGAAGCCCAACTACTATTCCAAATAACTATCTTTATATTGGTGCTAGACACGCTAACAGCGGTGCAATAGGATCAGTAAATGATGCCAAAGGCGGCATTTACTATTCAGCCAAAATTCAAGGAACAGCATTAGATGCTACTGCTGTGTTAAATGAGTACAACGCCATAGTGGCAACTTGGCCCTAATTTATGCGTGAAAAAGCAAGATTTGGATTATAATATTTAAAGAGAGAAAACAATGAAATTATCAGACATTATGCGAGACATTGCAGACTTATTAGATCAACAAGGTGATGATCCGCAAGGTGGTGCTACTAACTCGCACCTAAAGCCAGTACAGGCACCGGAGCCAGAACTCAGCGATGAGCCATTGATGGTACCACCTTTACAACAGAAACACGAACTGTTGAAAAAGGTAGCCGGTGTTGATAACACTTATGGCAACAATGATCAACCCGAACAAGGCGATGACCTAGGCCGTATGCGTAAAATGGCTGGCATCGTTACTGCAGGCGACGAAAACGATATCAACTAACCAGGAGCGGTAATGGCTATTAGAAAGTTTCGAACAGGGCAGATGTCGTATGCTGTTGGTACCTATGTTGGTACCGCAGGCACTTTATTCTATGACGAGGACACCGGAGCTCTGCGTATCAGCGACGGTGTCACTCCTGGCGGTAGTCTAATAAGCTATCCCGTTGCTTCCACTACACAACTTGGTGGTATTAAACTAGGCCCTGGCGTTGTGCTAAACGGTAGCGGTCAAATTATTATTGATAGTGAAGGCTTAGACTTTAGTTTTGGCGACCTTGCTTCTACTACGGAAACTTATCCAGTAGGCCACCCACAAGCAGGGGATGACTACGCTGTTCTATCTACAATTAATGCCAACGAAGATTTGTATTTGGTATCTAACGGCACAGGCAGTATTGATGTCATTGGCGAGTTTAACGTATACAAAACTGACGGAGATGTAGAAGGAGCCATTTCAGTCCCCCCGATCTTCACTGTAAAAGGCGATGGACAGATACGAATGTTAGTGCCTGGAGCAGACTCAGCAGAAGGTGCATTGAATATTATTGGCGGACTAGACGGAGTATTCCAGGCACCAGTTAACCCTGGAGTTATGCTTCACATCACAGGTATTGCCGGCTCGCCTGGCGTACCATCTAGAATATACAATGATGCACAAAATGCCTTTGCGGCCTTTGTTGCTCGCAGATACAACAACACCGCGGCAAGCCCTTCAGCAGTATTAGCCAATGAAGAGATTATGCGTCTCAGCGGCACAGCACACAACGGCACTGACATTCCAGGCACAGCCAATCAGCGTATTGTCTATGTGGCCCGAGGCAATCAAACACTGACCAACCAAGGCGGTGCTATTGAACTATGGGCTACACCCCTAAACTCTACTACATTGGCCAAAGTGGCCACAGTGGACAGCACAGGTATCGCTCTTGAATCAGGCAAGGTACTAACAGGCAATGTAACTGGTAATGCTAGTACAGCAAGTTCAGCCGCAACACTAACTACTGCTCGTAATATTAACGGTGTAAGTTTCAACGGCAGTGCCGACATCACAGTCACAGCGGCAGCAGGTACACTGACTGGCACAACACTGAATGCCACAGTGGTCACAAGTAGTTTGACCAGTGTAGGTACATTGGGCAGTCTAGCAGTTACTAACAACATAACCGCTACTAACTATACTGGATTAGTCACGCACTCTATTAGAAATGCAGGAGCAGTTGGTGGAACTACACTAACACTTAATGTGACCACAGACGATATTGTTAGATGCACATTTACAACTGATTTTACTGTGGCATTTAGTAATATTGTTGCTGGTAGAGTAATTACACTTATTGCCACTAATACGTCCGGCGCAGACACTGACGTTATTACTTCCGGCATAGCCGCATTGAATACCACCAGTGCTGGAACGTTTACTGTTTCTCCACAAACCACAGCAGTAATCACCTACTACAGTCTCGACGGCGACACTGCCAACATCTATGCTTCGGCAGTTTACGAGTAATAAAGTTTATAATGTATAGAAAATATATTAACATAGTAGAAGCAGCCAACAAGGGCTGTCCCATCGCTACCTACGACATCGATGTTAATCTAAAGAATCGTCAGAAAGCCATAGACGAATACCACTACGGTCCTGCCAATCCCGAAGCACCAGAATCATACTGGAAGGACGCTGCTGATCGTTGGAACATCACAGAAAAGACTGCCAAGACAATGCTGTGTGGCAACTGTGCAGCTTTTGATGTTTCAGACAAGATGTGGAAGTGTATTGAAGACGGTATCAAGGGTGATGAGAAAGCAGTAGACGGAATGGCCACAATACACAAGTCAGACCTAGGCTATTGTAACTTCCTACATTTCAAATGTGCAGGCACCCGATCTTGTACAGCTTGGGTCACTGGTGGTGCTATCGATGACAAGGACAGAACAGAATGAACATTAGAGAACTTATTGACATAGTAGAAGGCAAGTTCCGCAGCAAGGACATAGAAGACTTTGTGCCCAAGAACGATGACCTTAACGATCTAAAGTCACAGTACTTGCCTGATTGGGAAATGTTAGATCATCGTACTCTACAGGCCAAGTACGTGGCCAAAGATCATAGACATGCACTGGAGTTTGTGGAATTTGTAAACAAGCTGTCAGAAAAGATGGATCACTTTGCTGAAGTCACACAAGATGTAGCAGAAGTCACAGTTAAAACATCAACCTTCGATGTTAAAGGATTAACTATATTAGATTTCAAACTGGCGCTGTATGTGGACAAGTATGCTGAAAACAATGATATAGAACAAGTGCGTATGTCGGGCAACTTTGGCATGCACGACTAAACAAATATCACAAAGGAGCGAGCGATGACACATGAACAAGAGGGCACCTACAAGCCCTACACCAGTTTAGGTTGTGATTGTGCCTGCGGCAAACATTGTGGCATTAGTTGTATGACTGATGGCTGCGACTGCACAGAATGCCGATGTTATGAATGTCAACAAGAGACTAAACAGATAGACTAATCATGTTTGCTAGACAAAACATAAAACTAATATCTAATCCTGTCTGTACCGAACCCGCAGATCTTGAGCCCGTAGATTTTCAATATTACGACAAAGACGGATTTGAACTTAATCAAGCAGAACAGAAGTTTTACGCTGCTATGAATTATCCTATCAACGATCCCATACTCAATCATCGTTGCTGGCAACAACCGTGGTTCCGTTTAGAACGAGATGATCTAGGCTTGATATTAGATCATGCAATTTTTCTGTGTCGTTGCACATATAATGGTCAAGCTCGACAGCAGCTAGAGCAGATAAAATCTACAGTACCCACAGCAGACTATCTACTGCGTACCCGTGCCAAATGGGGGTTTGATTTTGCTCTAGACGCAGTGTCTGATACTGATACAACCTTTGAAGTACTACACATAGAGTTTGACAGCAACGATTACGATCACTTTAAAAATCGCATGTTCATGATAGAATATGCTATCCGCCACACTGACTGGCAAGATGCTGCGATCCGTGTTTGGGCACAGCGTGATCAATGGCAGCAACTCAAAGGCTTTGCACAGAACGACTGGAAGGCTGAATATCTGTTGGGTTGGAAGAAATGTGAATATACTGAAAAAGCAGTATAAATATAAAACATTGGAACAGATATGAAAAAACTACTATTATTATTGCTGGTTGTACCTACGCTAGCATTTGCACAAAAACAACCTAAGGGCGTTATGTATGACGCACAAATTCTAAGAGTGAGTGATGGCGATACTATTGTAATCGCTGCTCCCTTTCTCCCACAGCCCCTTAAGCCAGAACTTGCTGTACGTATCTACGGAGTCGACACACCCGAAAAAGGATTTCGTGGACAATGCGATTCAGAAAAGCAACGAGGAGAAGCAGCATCAGTTTTCACCAAAAATCTTGTTGCAGCCAGTCAGCAAAGACAAGTGGTCCTTTATGGATGGGATAAGTTTGGTGGGCGTGTCTTGGGCGACATCATTCTAAACGGACAGAGCTTACGTAGTCAACTAATTGCCAACGGATTTGCCCGTGAATACTACGGCGAAGCTAAACAAAGCTGGTGTAACTAATATGAGTCCTGAATCCTTTAAACTGTTTGCACAGATGTGTGAGAGTGTGCTAGATGAAGCTAGTACTTCTTTATCACTAATACAGAACAATCCTGGTGGAGCTGAAGTAATTAAAAAGCTACACAAAGATATGAAGTTAGCACACGATCAGAATTACAAGCAGATAGATAAAATATCTTGGAGTGATTTGAAAGGCAACTGGAGAGGTGCTTGGGTTATTATCCAAGGCGATAAGGGCACAGGAGCAATCAAAGCATCAGGCGGCAACACTGGAGATTATACAGCAGTGGCTAGTTCAGGTGGTGAAACTCGCAGCATGAACGACGGTCGCGGCGGCAATGTTATAGACTTCCTCAAAGGCGAAATTGGTAAACTGCAAAAGTTTTATGTAGGTTCAAATTCTACCGCGGTCTCAGACAAACAAAAAACTCGTCAGTCACAACAAGCTGGCGCAAGTACTGCACAGGTCAGCAATGACACATTGATTAAAAAGTTTAAGCCTTTATGGAACAGAGCAATCACAGCAGCCATTGCTGACATTAAGGGCCACATAGCCAATCAGATTAAGAATGATGCTTTTGAAAAAGCCACTAAGAAATTAGAATACGTTGGCAGACTGCAGAACAGTGCAGAAGCTATGGAAACCGGCACGCTTGAAGATGCTCCAGACTTTCTTAGAAGTGCTGTACAAACAGCAGTACTAATGGCGGCTGCACACTACTATCCAGAACAGACCGGTGACATCAACAGAAGTTATGGTCGTACTTATGCATCGTCTAGATCAGAAGGACCTCAACAGTTGTTAAAAGATATCACTGAAGGCGATACTGCTAAATTAGGTACTGTGCTTGCTTTCTTTAAAAGGGCTTTGATTTCAGGATGAGACTAGAACATATTATACAAGAAGCCAACGTAGCGGCTAAGATCAAAGATCCCAAGACCATGAAGATGCTGGGCATTGCCATGCGTCACGATGGTACATTGCCCAAAGGCAAAGTAGCCGCACTAGGACCAAAACCCACAGACGAAGATATACTAAAGTTGTGGAGCGATATACTAGACGCTTCACTACGTAGCACAGACTACGGTGATGTATCAGCAGACGGCAAGTTTGATGAGTGGTTGACTCGCATGTACATGAACGGTATAGTTGACTTTGAAGACATCAACGGTGAAGGTGGTGATGCACTAGGTGCATGGAAAGCTCTAAGCCTCCGTGGTAAACTTGCAGAGAAACATCAAGACTTTAACAAGTTTAAGAATCTGCGTCAAATACAGGCCATTGTCAACGATAGAGCATATCGTGAAGAGCTACGCAAGATCAAAGATGCTGAAGTAATTGAAAAGCACAAGAAAGAAAAGAAAGAAATTACCATCTATGATGACGAGCGTTATCAAGCAGTTGTGCCATTTAACTATGGTAGCTGCTATACTTTCAACAATTCAAATGGTTTCCCTGCAAGTTTTTGTACAGGATCCAGCGCAGGACTCACATGGTTTAAACGTTATGCTGAAGACGGTGTAATCATCAGTGTGATTGACAAGCAGAATATGGACGATGTCAACGGCAAGTGGCAGATACACGCAGCAACTAATCAAATTAATAACGGTAATCAAACTGTGCGTTCAGATGAAAAGTTTGCAGAACTGTTTCCGGGACTAATGAAAAAACTAGTAGCTGGACTCGAAGCCAATGCTGCAGACATTAAAGCCAGTTCAACAGAACTCATGCGTGACGGATACGACATTCCTAAAGAAATTGCCGATATCAAACGTAGATTTCCATTGAGCTATGCATCCAGCGATGAACCGGAGCCAGAAGCAGAACAGGATCCTAACGATGGTCCAGGCACTTATAATGTGACACAGAACGCCACTGGTCGTACTGCTCGTATTGAAGGTGAAAGCCGTCAAGACATTATTACTAAACTAACAACACGATATCCAGATTCAACTGAAGCTGACTATACAATAGAAAAGGTTCAGGCGTAAAGAACACACTACCTTAGGACGTTATGCGTTACTAGTGTGGACCGGCTGCTGGTCTAGAATGTTTGGGAGTCGTGCCCCGGAAGGCATTCTTAAAGTGAGCATTTTCTTTGTAATAAAACTTTAATATTACAGTAATCATTTTGTAATCTCTTTGTAACTAAGTATTTTTGTGCATGAGCACATTCACTTAACACACAAGGAGATTACAGTGAAAAAATTACTGACACTACTGGCGGCAATGAGCATTGCTGTTACAGCACAAGCAGCAGACATCACAGGAGCAGGCGCAACATTTCCATATCCGATCTATGCTAAATGGGCCGAAGATTATAAAAAGGCCACAGGTGTGGGACTTAACTATCAATCAATTGGAAGTTCAGGCGGCATCCGTCAAATTCGAGCTAAGACAGTCATATTTGGAGCCACTGATGCTCCTATGAAAGGTGAAGATCTAGACAAAGATGGTCTGGTACAGTTTCCAGCAATTATTGGCGGCACAGTTCCTATCGTTAATCTACAGGGATTTAAACCAGGCGAGCTACGCATTACAGGGCCGGTAATGGCAGAAGTGTTTATGGGTACGATTACCAAGTGGAATGACCCTAAAATTACTGCATTGAATCCAGGCAAGAAGTTACCAGATCAACCAATTACTGTAGTTCATCGTGCAGATGGCTCAGGCACAACATTCAACTGGACTGATTATCTTTCCACAGTATCTAAAGAATGGGCAGATAAGGTAGGTAAAGGCCCGGCAGTTAAGTGGCTACCGGCTACAGCAATGGGAGGTAAAGGCAACGAAGGTGTTGCTGCTAACGTAGCTCGTGTAAAGGGTTCAATAGGCTATGTAGAATTTGCCTACGTTAAGAAAAACAATTTAGTCTATCTACAGTTGCAAAATAAATCAGGCAAGTGGGTACATCCAGATGACACTACATTTGCCGCCGCAGCCGCAGGTGCTGATTGGTTTAGTGTACCGGGCATGGGATTGAGCATTGTTGATCAACGTGGAGATAATGTATGGCCTGTAAGTACAGCTAGCTTTATCCTTATGTACAAAGATCCTAAAGATCAAAAACAAAGTCAAGAAGCACTCAAGTTCTTCGATTGGGCTTTTAGAAATGGCAAGCAGGCAGCACTAGAATTAGATTATGTGCCATTGCCTAATGATCTAACAAATCAAATTAGATTGAGAGTTTGGAATCAAATCAAATAATCGTACACGTCTATAGAGTGTAGCTGGAACTCGTGCCCAGCAAAAAGCCCCTTTCGGGGCTTTTTTATTCGTGTGCAATAACTAATGCTACTGCTACTGCCACAAACACTCCTCTGACCCAAAGATCAGTTTTTGTAATATTATAAAGCGGCTTTCTCATGATTGTCCTCCTTAGTTTTCCATAAGCTATAACCAACTCCACCTGCCAGTAAACCAAAGGTTAGACCTAGGGTTAGCAGTGCAGGCAATTTAATACCGATCATCATTAATACGATCTTGACACCAATCAATACTAAGATTAATGCTAGAGCATATTTGAGATAGTGGAATCTATGTATCATGGCAGCTAGAGCAAAATACAAAGCTCGTAGTCCCAAAATAGCAAAGATGTTTGATGTATAGACTATAAACGGGTCTTGCGTAATAGCTAGGATAGCAGGTACACTATCCACAGCAAAGATGATGTCGGCAAAGTTGATCAACACTAGTGCAACAAACAACGGAGTAAACCATCTTACTCCATTCTCTATGAACCAGAAGTCGTGACCTCTGTATTCTTTGCTTAGATTCATTTTACTTTGCATCCATTTATACAATGCGTTATTCTCAAAATCTGGACCATCATCGTCTTTGGCCCATAACATCTTGACCCCGGTGATGATTAAGAAGGCTCCAAAGAACCAAAGTACCCATTGCCATTCTGATACCACTGCGGCACCGAATCCGATGAACACAGCACGTAGCACAAGAGCCATTAAGATACCCCAGACTAAAACACGATATTGATATATTCTAGGTATTCCTAAGAATGTGAAAATCAGTGCAAACACAAATACATTGTCTATGCTTAATGATTTCTCAACTAAGAATCCTGTGTAGTAGAGTAGAGCATCTTCTGCTCCACGCATCCACCAGACACCTAGGCCAAACAGCAGGGCCACAGCAATATAGAAAGCACTTAACCACAGGCTTTCCTTTATGCCAATTTCATGATCTGTTTTATTGAGAACGCCCAAGTCGAATGCCATGAGCGCAATAACGATTACGAAGAACGCAATCCAAGGCAGTACAGCCGCCGATAACAACATTTCCATACCTATCTCCTAGTTATGGTCTTGCCGCTTTGTTTACAAACCGGGTATTGCTACCGTATTGACGATTTGTAAATCCCTTTCAGGATGGCTACTCCCCAAGAGTATTTAGCCTACGATTCTATCGTAGATATCTTTCCAATTTCGTACTCTAGGAATTTCGGGGTGTTCGTAGTCCATGTTATGGCCGTGTTCCATAATTAAGGATTTTAGTCCTACATTGTGTCCTGCTTCGGCATTGGTAATTTTATCTTCAATCCACCAATAACCTTTATCACGGTATTTTTCTAAAACTTCGTCTTTGTCTGCTCCAGTTTCTAGAATGATAAACTTAGTAAAAGCAGTCTCGCCAAACAGTTTACGCAGATTCATTTTGCGTAATTCTTGTGCATTTTCATCCGAGCTCATAGAAGTTATACAATGAAAAGTATAACCATGTTCTTCGTGTAGTCTTTTTACATAAAACATAGCATCACGCAGGGGAGGAAGGAATCCCATATGCGCTGATTCGTTAAACATTTTGATTAGTTTTTTGGCCTGATCTTTTTCAATGCCATATCGTTTACCAATGTCGTATTTGAACTGGCTGTCTTCTACAGTTTTAAATCCGTGTTGTTCCATCCAAACTGAGAAAGCATATTCCCAATCTAAAATTACACCATCGGCATCTGTTAAAATGATTTTTTTCATACTTGTATTATATACTCAGTTAATAGTTTTGTCAATACCTGCTGCAATGCCATAAATACAAGATGGAAATTATAATTGCAACGTTAGTGATGACGCACATCACAATAGTCTGTGTGACATTATATCTACACAGAAATCAAGCACATAGGGGAATTGAGTTTCACCCTGTACTCAGTCATTTTATGCGGTTATGGTTATGGCTGACCACTGGCATGACCACCAAACAATGGGTAGCCATTCATCGTAAACATCATCAAAACACTGATGTTGAAGGTGATCCACATAGCCCACACGTATTTGGAATTTGGCAACTAGTCTTTGGCGGAGTTAAATTTTATAATCGAGCAGGCAGCGACGCTCATATGATTATAAAATACGGAGCAGGTACTCCTAAAGATTGGATTGAACGCAAACTTTATACACCCCACCATCGCCTTGGCATTCTTGTAATGTTAGTTATAGACTTGTTATTATTTGGGCCATGGGGATTCTTAGTGTGGGGTGTTCAAATGATATGGATTCCGTTTTGGGCTGCTGGTTTTATCAACGGAGTTGGACACTGGTGGGGTTATCGCAACGGCGAAACCAAAGATCACAGTCATAATGTAATGCCTTGGGGTATCTTAATTGGTGGTGAAGAACTACACAACAACCATCACCTCGATCCTGCTAATCCTAAACTAAGCCGTCGTTGGTTTGAATTTGACATTGGCTGGATGTGGTTTAAACTATTTGAATTTTTTAGAGTTGCAAAACTTAGAACGTAAAAAAAGCACCCTAGGGTGCTTTTTGTTTGAAGTAGTTTAAATTACTTCTTTGCACCTGTGTTAACAAATGCATACATTTTTTCCGCAGTTTCTAGAACTTTATCAAGTCCTGGGAACTCTGGCATGCTAACTGTGTTAATAATTTGACCAGTCTTCTCATCGCGAGTAGCAGTCATTTCCCAACCTTGGAATTTGGCATGGAAGTCGTCTTGTACTAGACTCTTAGCCATTCCTAAGATGTCTGAACGGATTTCGTAGCCGTTCTTGTTGAATTTTACTTCTGGTAGTTTTGGTGTTAAATCTGACATAGTTTTCTCCTTGTGTGTATGTGTATGTCTTTACTTTTACTTCTGTTGGCCTAATGGCAAACTCTGTACTGCAAGCTGACTGAATGTCAAAGCATTTTTAGCCAAAGTTTTAGCAAACTCTGTTTGTGCTTCGATGATTTCAATTAGACCTGCTTTGATTGTTGCGTCTTGTACGAATGTACTTACAACTTGTTTCTTAGCGTTTTGTACGCTGTCGATAAGTGCGTCTGGTGTAAACATTTACTTCTCCTTTGTGTGTGTTTGTGTTAGTATATATATCTTTTTAAAATTAATCAACTGTTTTGTGAGCTTTTCACGGGTGCATTTTGCCATTCCCATTCTTCGTCCGTTACGGGCCACCAATATGTGTGTGTCATTAAAATCTCCTGTCTTGTTCTATCAACTCTATTACCTGCTGACAGTCTTCCCAATCTGTAAATCTATGCACAATCTTACGTCTGCTAGGAGTAATACTTTTTAGTATAATATCATCTTCATCGAATTGCGCCACAGTGGTAATGTAGCCCCAATGGTTTTGCCAAGGCCCCCAAACTACATAGGGGACCTCTTTGAATTCTAAAAGTGCATTACCTTTGAACATATTCCTGAGCTTCGCGATACTTGCCATTACGGGCTAGTTCTGCTGCGTGTCTTGCTTCTGCTGTTGCAATGAAAAAATCCCAAATACCTTTAAAAACTGCTTTCATTTATATCTCCTTGTGAGTGATACTGCTGATAGAAACTCATGGTTTCTACTAATAAGTATTTATACCGAACATGCTGCATCTGCACATAATGCGGCTTGTTTGACCTAAAGACAAATTTACTGTACAATAGTTTTAATTTGAGTTAAATATAGTATCAACTGGAATAATGATGAAACTTAGAACAAGATCAATACTACAGGAATTAAATGAGCTGGCTGAAGTGCGCAATATGGA